TATAACATTTCTCCCTTAAATACAGGTTTGTTAGCATCAAGAGTGGTCTCAAGGAGAGAACTACTAGATGTACTCACAATCTTGTCGAAGACATCCACCCAGCGAGGGTTTATGTGCTTATCCCAAAGGAGATTATTGGAAACCATTTCGAATGCGGCTTTGGCTCTCTTCTTTCCCTCATCTCTGTTATCGTGAAGAATAATCAGCTGCTCCACCATCTTGTGAAGATGTCCGGTGGGACGAGGAACCTCATTGTCGTGAGGAAGAACAGTAGTGTGATCAATATCTCCACCACTGGGGTAAGGGAAACCGGTCTCTTCGGTAATATATTCTCCTAAACACGTGTTGTTCGGGAAGACTACCGGAGTCATGGTCGCCATGGCCTCAGTCCATGATAATCCCCACCCCTCACCTACTGTAGTGCTAACAATACAATCACTTGCATTGTAGATCATATTGACTACTTCCAATGGGAAACCATTGGAGGGAGTAAAATTCTGGGGTAGGATCACATCTTCTTTTATATCCAGACCGTGTGATTTGATAACCTCAGGTAAATTCCACCCCTGATCAACCGCCGCCATGTGGAGATACAGGACAGAATTTGGACGCAGCTTCTTGAAATCCTGGAAAGCTCGGATTGTGGCAGGGATATCCTTACGTTGCTGATTCCTATTCACATTGGTAATGATGAACTTGTCAGCCTGTGGGCCAAAAAACTGTTTGCGGAAATTAAGTGTGTCTTGCTCGGAAAGCGGAAAGAAGACATCTGGATTAACACCGTGAGGCATAACCTGGAGCCTATTAGCAATCTCAGGTACCAGTCTAACAGACTGTTCCCGAGCGAATTGGGAATAGGTTACGGGAAAATCTACTGAGTTGGCAGCCCGAATCCACTCCTCCTTAGGAATACCATCTACCGGATAGTAAAAGACACTCTTGAAACGCTTACCGGACTTCTTCAAATTGTCTAACAAACCGGGGACAAAATCAAGAATGAACGTGTCCTGTAGAAAGAACAAGATGTCATAGTCTAGATTGGGGTCAAGTAGGTGCTGCTGCAGGCGCTGCCGTCCATAAGGATCGCGCTGCTGATTGACAGCCATGGGCCAAATATTGAAAGGATACTCATGAGGATCTCCCCAATAATTAATGCCTAAGATATCAACTTCGTAGCGTCCGGAATTGTACAGAGCGGGAAGGATGTTACGCGACACCTGCCCAAATCCCGTGGCACATGTAGGTGAATCTCCGTAGAAAATAATCTTAGACTTCTTCTTCTTTTTCTTACCGATATTTGGATCCATTCTATCTAAAAATTTCGGCTCGGCCATCTTAAATCTAACCTCCAGTCAAGAGCAACAACGCTCTCTTAATTATACGACGTGGGACGTCGATTGTGTCTTTATTTTTATCTTCAAGGTAAATTTTATACTGAGTGAATTTAACCACATACCCAAATAACTTAGACCCGTCAGCACATTCTATACCCATGAACGGATGATCTAACTCCTCAAGCTGCGCTTGCGTTCTCGTTATCTGAGACATCATCCACCTTATGCTCCCTCACTTTAAAGACAGGAGCATTATAACTGACCTTGGCTACCTTAGAGAGCGGATCTTTGAGCTCCGGCCTGTCTTTAACAAAGCGATCCAGTTTGGCTTTATTTACTACCAAAACGTTGAAAAGATCTGCTTCGGGAATGATATTTATGACATCCTCAAGATCGTAATTAGTTCGTCCTGCTTGAGTACTGTAAAGTTCCCGCTGGGCGGTGGCAATGGTCTCACCTAGAACTGCCTTCTCGGAAGCCATCATCTTCATCTCACGCTGACGGTTCTCCAGGATACTCTTCTGACCTGCGACATGCTGCCAGTGCTCCAAGAATCCGGCAGGATCCATATCGGTAATAGAAGTAAGAACCCTACGACTATCTGCGACAGTGTCGGCATATTCAGGGCAATACACGCTATAATCGCACCACCCACATAGATTATTGATCCGACCTTTTTGCTCCGCATCAACGATCTCATTCATGTGCTTCCAAGTACTTACCAAAAACCTACGGAACGTATCCTGCTGGGCGGCTGTCCTGTAGGAAGACACACTCTTATTGATTCGAGGATACTCCAAGGTAAGAATCCTATTGGAATACTGCGGCCAAACAATACTCGCTGCTAAATCATACATGGAGAGCTGGATATCATCCTTCAGCTGCCATGTAGAAAGAGCAGTACGTGAGGTCTTATAATCCACAACCTCAATAGTATCTTCATTGATGATTCTAACCTTATCAATTGCACCTACAATTGGGATGTCATCGGGAGTATTGATCTTGAAGAAATGCTCAACTTCTAAGACCTGCTCTGCGGGATCCCACCTGTCGATCCACTCAGTAATCATGGTCTTCCCGTCTTCATAGAACTCCATGTTAGCCAGACCGATGTCTGTCGCCTTATCCATGAATACGGTGACGGCGAACTCATAATCTGACGGAGCCGGAAAGCTCTTCTTTTCCATCATACGACGTGTAAATTGCTCAAGTGCCTCATGGACAGCAATACCCACACGTGCATGGTCATTCATTACTCTCGGAATTTCACGGTCGTATCGGAACACCGTCTTCAATTTACACTGAAGAAAGTCCTTAATTCCCGTGGCAGATAATCCTCTAATATCCATCTGTTATCTCCTATTTTTCTTACGCGTCTTCTTTTTGGTGGGTTCCGGCCCGGCCTTGATTAGCCCTCGGTATCCCCACAATAACGCCATTGCGTCTGTGATGTCATTCATCTTGTTGAATGTCCAATCGTCCAAATCATATTTGGTCTTGAAAAATTCAAAGACCTCTTCCTTCTTGAACTTACCTTCTTGCTCACCACAACAATGCTTCCTAGCAGTAGTAGCGGTAATTATCTCCACCTGAATACCTTTACTTGTACACAACTCTTGTGCCACACCTGCAAACTTAACTAAAGCCTTGAGGGTGTGGATGCTACCAAAACCAGGTCGGTAGTACGCGTCCTCCACGACCACAAGGTCTGGTTTGTATTTGTCTAAAATCTCTTCCAACTCGATTCGAAAAACCACCAGCTTGTCATTGAATGATAACTTAGGGTTAGGAGCAATTATACCACAGGAGCGTTTAGCTATGAACCATCCAGTACTTTTAGTAGAGACATCCAATCCTAATATTTTCATTTGCTAAATAGCTGACGCAGCTTCTCCTTTTCTTCATCTGCGATACCCGACACGTCAGGGTAATTAATTTGAACCACTACCATTACATCTCCCCGAGGGCCTCCATTGAATCCCGCCCCTCCCTGGCCTGCCAATCGCATAGTATTTCCATGTTTTACTCCGGACGGAACTACCAAATTAAGTATCTTCTGCTCAGGGACAACACCCTTTCCATTACAGGGGGTACAGGGAGTCTTTATTGATTGTCCTTGCGCCTCACATTTATCACAGCCCTGCTGGATGAACATACTGCCATGCTGCTGTTGAATAAACCCACCGCCCTTACACTGATCGCACATCTCAAACTCTGTCCCACCCCTACCAGAACAGGCAGAACACCCAGAAGTTAGATTATAATCCAATGACATCTCTGCGCCGAACAGCGCGTCAAACACGGTAATCTCCAAAGGAATCTGAATACTCTGACCCTTCATGGGTGGGTTCTTTTGGGGAGGGCCGAATGGAGAACGTCCTCCAAAGAACATACCAAAAGGATCACCTGTAGTTCTGAAACCTCCAGAAGAACCATTAGGAGAGCCGGTCATGTCATAAGACTGTCTCTTCTCAGGATCAGACAGCACCGAGTAGGCTTCGGAGATCTCTTTGAACTTCTCCTCCGCCCCCTCGGCGCTGTTCTTATCGGGGTGCCACTCCTGGGCCAATGTACGATATGCTTTTTTCAAAGCATCGGGCGCAACGTCCCTGGAAACCCCAAGTGTGTTATAATAATCCTTAACCATTGGGCGTTCCGGCAGCTTCAATGTGTACAACTACGGTGTTACCACAAGCCCCACAATTGTAGACAATCTGCTCACCTTCACGGCCGACTGACCACTTACTAGAACTGTCGCAATAGATACAAATCGGATAATCTGCCTGTCCCATAATTATTCTCCTGCGGATTTGATGATCTCACCGTGAACGATAACTTTATCGTCATTATGTTCTAGTCCGGCGATGCTGAAACACTCATCATCTTTCAATGACGGATACTGCGAGGTAGCGAAAAGAACCCTATTCAACTCGTACATCAGAAATACATTGTCTTCATAAATTGAAAACTCATCAGGTCCTGGAACCTCAGACGTCGGCGCGCCTGGAAGCTCGCTGATCTTACCTCTCAGAGGTACCTCAATCTCATGTCTTCCTCCCAACTCCCAATCATAATCCTTAGCTGGGAGCAGAACGGGACCAGAAACTCCTTTTACATTACCCATACTATGCTCCTACTTCACCGGCGGTGAAATTGGTAACAACCGCATCAGTAAAGAAACGCGTCTGTCCGTCCGGCGCGTTCCACTTTCGCTCCTGAACATGGCCGGAAACCTTAACAGCCCCCTGCTCACCTATCTGATCCAACTGCTCAGCAAGCTCATCCCATGCAGTAATTCTAACATAGGAATGTCGTAGTGTTTCTGGATCATCGGCGCGGTAATAGGGCACCTTAACCTTAGCGTGAAATAGAGAAGTATCCTTACTCGGACCAACCTTCTTCAGCTCAGGCCACTGCAAAGTACCTTCCAAAACAAAGAGGTTTACTCCTTCGTTGGAATTTTCCACGACCTCAGCAGAATCCACTACGAGATCCGTAACATTTCGCTTCTTGCCCTCATGAACATAACTTCGCTCATTGATTCGGGTGTTTGCCTTGATAATAGTACCCTCAGGCAAACTTCCCAACCACTCTGCCCAATCTTCCCACGCAGTGATGCGAAGAACAGACTCCCGGGCATCGCCGGAACGCTGATCGGTAGTGGGGATACCAATCTTACACTTAAACAGAGACTTCCCACCACTGGTTTGTTTAAGTTCGGGCCACTTAATTGCCCCTTGAATTACTGCACTGTTTGTTCCTACTGTCATTTTATCCTCCAAGATGTTCTCTGACATCGTTATAAGTAAAGTCCTTAGGATCTTTACCATCTGGTAAGCCAACAACTATCGTGCTGACAAAAGGTTCGAGCATTTTATTCACACGCTTCGCACCTTCTCTTCCTGCCTTATCTGCGTCCAACATGATGGTCACATTTTCCGCATACTTAGAGAGAAGACCTCTCTGTATTGGTGTAATGTCTATTCCCATAGCAGCAACAACATTATACACGCCCTGCATTGCCAATCCCCAAACATCTACAAATCCTTCTACCAATATTAAAGTTCTATCCTCGCCTTGTAGAACATCACCGACATACCATTTGGCAACATCCAGATTATATAAAGTAGTTCCTTTGTTTATGTTCTTCATCAGAAGATATTTGGGATCTTCGTTGGAATCTGTTCTACGACCACTAATGGTAAGTAGATCGCCATTTTCGTCCCGAATAGGTATAGTTTCTCTGTGAATTCCCTTACCATCAGTATAACCTCCTATCTCATAGAAGTCTAGGAGTTCTGCAGGGAAACCACGATCTTCAAAATAACTGGAACGATTTGATTTCAAATCTTCTAAGACCAACTCTGGAAAAAACCGGGTAGTTGAGGAGACGGGGGTACTTGCTTTGATTTCCCTTTGTACCTCCCGCTGTTGTTTCATTTCTAAATACTTGTCAGACAGAGTTTCTTGATTGTTTAGATCAATACCGGCTATATCCGCTAAGAACCTAACAGCATCGACAAAAGTTACTCCCGATGCCTTCATCACCAACCCCACTAAATCCCTGTCACCCTCCCCCTCACAATGTCGGGTGTAACAGCACCACGTTCTGGTCTCTAAATTGAACCGGAAACCTGTGATGTTATCTCCTCCGTGAATTTTACACGGGCCTCGGAGTTCCCGACCACTCCGCTTGACTATATTAAAACCAAGGTGGTTAAGAACACTCTCAGGATCAACCGAGAGCTTAACATTAACAATAGTTTCAGGCTGGATCTTCACTTGATGCTCTCACAATCTGTTCAAAAACTACCCTAACATTGGTTCTAAGTGACTCATCACTGATATTAGGCACGCCGCGGACACCCGCGTCTCGGTACCTCTTAAGTTCTATGGACAAGAACTCAAAAACATCATCCTCCACCTCTTCGAAGCTGGTGTTAGTAGAATCTGCTAAAGTGTCTCTAAAAAAGTCAGCAAGTCGGGCAGATACTTTCAACGCATCTGCGGTATCGAACTCACTCGGATCGTCCTCAACCTTGGATGCTGCCATATTAAGAAGAGTAGATAGCGGTATGGATTTTAAGATACGATCTACCCACATCTTAACTTTGGGATTCTTAAAGTAAAAGAAAAAAAGTAATCCAAGTCCCGCTGTCGCTGCTACCGTACCCACCAGATCTAGAATTTCTCTAATATCCATTTCCATCCTCCTCCCCGTCCCCACCACTAGACATCAAGTCTCTGAGCTGGACACGAGATTCCTGCATAGTCAATATTTTTTTGCGGAAATTCATATCAATTCCGCTGAAATTAGTTCCACCTGCACGGGTATCCAGGATCTGAAGACGATGCGTTCCCATACCAAGTGCATTATCTCTACCGTACTCCTCCTCCAACTTCTTCATTTCCTCGTGTGTCTTAGGAGCCAATCCTAAGAGGGTGTTTGCATACCTGAGGATACGATCTGAATCTGCGAAGTCAGTCGCAGTGACGCGTCCCTTGTTGGCCCCCTCCCTGCCAATCTGGGCTGCAGTCAAAACTGGTATCTCCAATTGCCCTGCTAGATTCTTGAGCGCCACACACAAATAACCAAGGGCCTGATATTCTTTCACCTTTCCCATCTGCTGGAGATCCGCATCTGGGAGTTTAATGTAATCAAAGATTATACAGCCAATACCGTGCTGATGCTTATATTTTCGTGTGAGAGCACTCACCCCCTCAGCTGTGAAGTCGGGGTAGTACTTGTGTAATATCTTGCCTCTCTGAGCAATGTCGAGCGCCTCATCCACCGCCTTGTCCCATTCGGGGTTAGATGTATAAGTTCCGTTCTTGATCTCCTTCTCATAAACACTAGACAAAATAGACAACAAACGAAATTGCTGCTCTTTGGTGCTCATCTCAGTATCCAAATACAGGACTGGGATGTTCTCCACATATGCCAAATGCTGAGCGATATTCATAAGAGTGGCTGACTTTCCCGCCTTCGGGCGGGCTCCCAGAACCGTCAGAGTCCCGGGCTCCAGGCCGTTGATGGCGGTATCGAGGAGTTCGAATCCGGTGGATAGTCCTCTAACGCTGGTAGGATCTGACTTCGCCTCCTCAACAAGCTCGGCCAGTCCCTCTGATATATTTACCGCATCGGTTCCTTTATTACTCTCAACCGAGATCTGGAGGAACTGCTCCTGGGCATGACCTACTATATCCTCGGCAGCCAGGGAATCTCCTGTAAGGACCCGGTTCTGATCGGTCATCTCGTGGATCTCTGCGGACGCTTTTATGATCTTGAATTTAGTGCTGGCATCCAAAACTCTCTTAATGTAGAACTCTATATTGTTAGGCTCCACTCTCTTATCGAAGAGGGCATTAACGTAATCATATCCGTAGATCTTCTCCTCAAGGCCCATGGTGCCCGCCTGAGTTAGAATAGCGGCAGCATCTAAGGTAGCAAGATCCTCCCGCATCAGACCTTTTATGATAGTCCAAAGAGCACGATTGTGGGAAGTTAGAAAATCACCATCACTTAGTTTAGCCTCGACTTCGAAATAATTTGTAGGATCTTTGAGAACACACGCTATAATCGTCGCCTCATTACCGGCATGTGAGAACTTAACTTTAGTTTGTTCCAAATCCATTAAGAGCGTTCCCTAGAAACAATAGTGCGTTCATCCCGGCGTCTATTATTTTCAGCCTTGATCGCATTCATAAGTTCGATAATGGGCTTATCCACACCATCGAGGAGATCCCTTTCCGCAGTGGCTATAGTAAGTTCTAACTCCAGTGCGCTCAATTCCCCAGAAGAAGCAATCGCATTGGCTTCTCTCTCTTTAAGAGTACCACCGGGTATGTTACCTGATTGGATAAGGGATTTGACTCTTCGATCCAACACCTTCTTCTTTGTACTCGACTCAACCCTCGCAACATTGGATCTATACTGAAGAGTAATAAGGTACTGCCCCAACATGACTACATACTGGGACAAAACCTGGGAGGAGTATGCCTCCATGTCCCGCGCGTTGAAGTTAAACACCTCTTCGATCTGAGAAGGAGGTGCGGCGGCATGAAGGGACAAATCATTCGACACCTGCTTCAATCTGTCTCTGACCGACTCATCCATCATTCTGCGCCTCTTCTATTTTGATTAGAATATCTTCTGTAGTGATCGGAATTTCGTCAAAGTTTATACGAAGAAGAGTATTGTCATGTAAATCACACCACTCCTTCTTCATCTTATCTCGTTTCTTCTGACCTTTAAAAGCCATAGCGTCTTTGTGAAAATGTTTATTGAACGAAGTGTGTTGTTGTCCCTGCACTTCCACATAGAGATTGAGTGTGGGTAGATAGAAATCAAAAAACAACCGCTGTCCTTGGAACTCCACGTACTCCTCGTGCTTGATGAGGAGATTAGGCAGCGCTTTTTGAAGACTTTCTAGTACGCTTTTTGCTAGATGGCTTGTCATCTACTTGCTCCCCCACAATCTCTTTTTCTGGCTCGTCAGGAACATCAACTACCCCACCTGTAATTATAAGACGTAATTGCGCTTCCAGGGAAATTTTCAGAGAAATATCTTTCTGTAGTTCCAATTTAGCTCTATCTTTACCCTGCCACTTATGCTCTCCATAAGTTAGCCACGAACCGCCCTTCTCAATAAGACCCATATCCACACCCATCTCTATCAACTCGCCATCAGTATCATAGCCCATACCGTAGATCAAATCTACTTCGGCTGTTCGCCAAGGGGCTGCTCTTTTATTCTTCACCACCTTGAAGGTGGTTCGGTGACCATACACCTCACCTGTACCCGCATCCAGAAGCTTGCTGGCCTTAGACTGCCCTCCTCTAACATCTATCCTGTAAGCGGCATAGAAGGGAAGGGCCCTACCTCCGGTAGTGGTTTCTGGATTACCATAGGTTCCGATCTTATTTCGGATTTGATTGATGAAAATTAAGAGCGTGTTAGTTCTCTTGACTATAGGTAAGATCTTCTGAATTCCAGCACTTAGGAGACGGGCATGTTGTCCTATAGACTGCTGGTCAAAATCGGCTTCCATACGTGCTTCCGGAACCAGGGCAGCAACGCTATCTATCATAACAATAGCAAACTCGCCTGTCTCCATGAGCTTCTGGGCTATACTTAAATTGGCTTCCCCGGTAGGCGCACCGTCTACAACCATGACTTGGTTTTCCGGAAGGCCGAGTCTTACCAGAAGTTCGGTATCTAAAGAATTCTCGGCATCTATGATGGCGCATTTATGACCACGGGCACAGGCCTGCAACATGGTGGCGTAACCGAGAAAACTCTTCCCCACACCTTCTGGTCCGAAGATCTCAAGAAGAAGTCCCCGTTCAAAACCACCGCGACCTACGGCGTTATCCAAACCCAAACATCCGGTAGAAAGATACTCACGTTCCTCCTTCGCAGCTTCTCCCAGCCACTTAATTACATGGCCGTATTCCTTTTCAATCGCTTTAGTGGTGACGTTAATTACCTGATTATTATCAGTCGGTGTTATCATTTAGTTTCTCCAAAATCTTCTTTCTTTTCTTTGCCGCATTCTCGAAATCCTCCTGGGAATTTTCACGATCCAAGACTTCGTTTATCTTCTCAATGTACTCATTAGTTTTTAACTCCTCCACCTCACTCACATCACCATTGACGAAATTACAAACTCTATCCATGATAGAACGGGAGGTTAGAATAGTCAAATGATTTATCGGCTCGCGAAGTTTCAAAAACTCCTCATACTTAAACAAAGCATCTACCAACTCGGCTGACTCTCTAACAGCATTTTTCCTGCTGAGCCCTAACTTCTGACGTGAACGAACTAAATCGGCCGCGTATAGGTTATCCTTACCCCAGTCTATAGATGCGGGGAATTTACGATCTTCATTGTAGTAGAACCGGCGAGCATAGAAATACTCTACCAACCTCTTAACACTGGTTACCGACTCAGTGCTAGGAAATTTTACCTTAATGACTCGATAACCCCGATCTTGAAGAGACTTGACGGCATCTTCCTCATCAAAGTATAATCCAGACACTAATCAACCTTTTTAAGGGTACAAACAAAAGCCTTGAAAGCGTCATCCTCAGGCTCTTTCAACAGAACACCACGAGCATCCGAAGTAAAGTAAAACTCAAACTCCGCACCCCTCAACTGGCGCAAGGAATTCTGAAGCAACATGGAATCGAAGTGTAGTATGAAATCAGCAGGAGTGGAAACCTCAAGATCGGAACTCTCCGCCTCACCCGTCACGCTGGAAGTTGAGAGGCTGGCGGTTCCTTTCTCGGCAGCATCCACTACCAGGCGATGACTCTTAGCATCCACAGATGGCTGCATTCCCTGGAGAACAGACATAAATGCTTCTCGGGGGAAAGTTGCCAGTTCTAAACCGGAAGTAACCATATAGTCAGTATAGTCTGGAAACTTAGTACTAATTAAAGTACCCACCAAAGTAGTACCACCGCTCTTCAAGAAAAACTGGTCATCCTCAACATACATATTCACAACATCGAATGAAGGATTGACCAATTTAGATGCGACGGTTGCAAACTTAAGCCCCAAAATGAAAGAGCCGCGAAGGCCATTGACCTCCGCGTCTCGTCTAAACTCTGCAATTTGAATGCCGTCTGTTGCGGCGAAGACAACTTCATCCTCGGTGAGGGTGAGTTGGATACAATTAAAGTGCAATTTGGAAACATCTTTGGATGCGGCATGTCCTACCTTGGACAGGCCGTCCATGAACTGAAAGGCTGGAAACTCAGTGGCCAAAGAATCATTGAACTCGGGGGCCTCAATGAAGAAACCAGAATTCAGCAGTGGGAAGTTCCGCACATGCTTTAGAGTATGCTCTTCAGACACACGATTACCACCAGAAACCTTGAGAGTACTCTTGGAAGTGGTCGCGAGAATAACATTATTTGGTTCGTTATCAAAACCAAAGTCCTCAAAGGTAGCAGTAACGGAGGTCGCTACCGCACCTGCCTTAACTAGGGCCTCCCCCTCTTCCTTAACAATTGCGGGTACTTGTACCCTAACACCTAAATTATCGTCAGAGGAAGTAAAAACCGCAGTGGATCCTTCTGCGCGAACAAGGACACCGGTCTTCTCCTCTGCGACGGCAGAACTAGCGGGTGCAATTTCGTTGCACGTGTTCAGCGCCCGCTTTAAATCTTGCGCAGCAATCTCAATCTTCATATGTACCTCTCCATAAGTATTAAGACAGGAGTCTCCTGTCGCTACAAATCAACTATACGACATAGTCCCCTCAATGTCAAGTATTTAATTTCGCGGATTGAATTACGGATCACCTGTAATAGTGGCGCTTAGATCTACTGGGAATACTCTATTGGCTAGAGCATTCATATCGAAGAAGTCCCGGACAGCGGAGACTTCTGCGGGGAGGGAAACTGTTCCACCAGAACCCGTAATAATTGCTGACATGTCGAACTCTCCTTGAAGTCCAATTACGGAGGCAATGCAATTTCGTACCGCCTCATCTAATGTAGCGAAAGAAGTAAGGTTTCCTAAGCGACTTACCCGACCGGCTGCGAAATCTCCAAACAATCCGGAGGTGATTTCACGAAAGGATCTAACATTGATCTTCCAATTCTCTGTACTGTCACCGATGAACGCATCCTGAGTACCATTGACGTAGAAGTAATCTAGGAGCTGTCCTTCTAGTTGTATTCGAATCTCCTGAATATCTAATTCTCTGCCCCCTCTGAGCTCCGCTGCGGTTATCGAATTGCGAGCAGGTGACACACGTGGGAGTCTACGTAAAGCTTTGATACGTGCAGGGAGATCTACATTTGGGGCACCTGCTGAAATAGCCGCACCTAAATTCAGACCACGGAAAGGCGAGAAAACAACACTAATAGTATCTGTTGTCAGGAATGTGGGTAGTTGCGGAAGCATAGGAGTGAATCTAACTAAAATAGAATCCATTGTATAGAATATTTCTTTCTGGTTTATAGTAGCGCCGAGATCGGCGTCTATAAAAGACAATATGTTAGCACCCAGATCACCTACATGTTGTGCGGTCGCAGTTGCGGAAAGGGTTAGGTTTGCGGAACCTCCTGCACAAGTGGGGCTACCTATGGTGGCGCGGATGTCAGACGCATTGAGGGTACTGATAGTTAGAATAGCAGTAACGAAAGTCTCCGAGGCCCGGAGAAATGCAGAAAGATCTGCGGTGTCACGAAGAGATTCGATGGTCGCGGGCAGGTTGTGAAGATTAGAGTTGGAAGAAATAGAAGCAAGAAGATTACTGGGGTGGAAAGGCTCTAAGGTGGCTGCCAAAAACCTATCGTGCTCACCCAAAAGCCAAGCGCTTGTGGTGGCTGCGAGAGTCTTAGAGGAAAGGAAAGTAATGGTGGCTGGGAGATCCGCTTCAACTTCTATCTCCAGACCGATTGTGGCCTTTAGATCAGCAGGGACGAGACCCAACAGCGACACAGGTAGATCTATCAAATCCTTACTGGAACTTAGGAACGCCGAAAGATCCGACTCATCAAGGGGATCTCCTGTAATGGTGGCTGTTAGGAAATCCTCCATGCGGGAAGAAAGGGTTGCTGGTATATTTAGTTGGGCCGCTGAAAAACCTGTAACATATGCGAATAGCTTAGGGGCCGCGAGACCAAGCATTGTTCCGGGCATATCCCTATACTGAAAGGCAAAAATGTCGGCGGGAACATCAAATTTCTGAACTGATTGGATAAGGCCTGGAAGATCGTGGGGAGCCCAGATAATAGCACCCAAGTTGGTTCCGTGTTGGGAGAACACAGTTGCTGCCAGATCAGGAGCTGCTATCCCTAGGATTATTCCTCCCAAATCTTTTTGGGTAATCTGTAAACGAGCACCGAGATCAAGTTGTGCTAGAACACCTGTGATAGAAGCAGGCAAATCTGAAGAAAACAGTCCGAAGATTACAGCCTGAAGTTCTGGTAGGAATGCTACTGGAAAAACACACGCGGGAAGATCAAATGCTTCCTGAGCCCTAATAAACAAAGCCAGATCTTCCGTACCTGTCTGTACGGCACGCATAACTGCGCGAAGATCTGGAAAGTTATATGCAATAGGGGGCTTGCGAACGATACCTTCGATAATGGTAAAGTCTGAAATAAAAGAAATACCAGACTGAGTTTGATCTGAGGCTGGAGTAGGGGTACTTCCCAACACGGCCTGGATATGAGGGCCGGTATGGGCAGATATAATAGAGCGTATCAACGCCCCCGCGTCTTCACGACCGGCATTATATAGGGCACTATTATATGTATTCCTATTATAAGTACCTGCCAATTTTATCTCCTACAATTATTCTATTTTATATGACCCCTCTCAGTTATTAGTCGGGAGTAACCTTCAATGTGTGGCCTGCTGAAATATCCACCCAAACATCCCCAGCATTCAAAGAACCCGACGACGTAGGCAATCCTGGCAAGTTCAAGTTTTGAGTGAAGGTACCGCTGATAGAAGAAATGTCATTAGGCGTGGAAGCTACCGGATCTATAACCTCAAGACTAAAGTGAATAAACGTATCAGGGGAGGCACTAGAACCAAGAGTGAGGGTAGTACCCTGTGTGTGTAAAACACCGGGAGTAAATATATCACCCTCTACGACGTCAAGAACAGGAGTGATTGCCTGTTGCCTCAAATCAGATGTAAGATTAGGAGCGCCTCTCCAAGAACCCACGGTGGCACCGTTCTTACTAATAAAGAATGTTCGATCGCCGGTCGAGCCTGTAGGGAAAGACCCTCCATAACTCACCCTTACTTTATTAATTCCTGCGGGTATGACAAATCTTCCCTCCTGCGCAGTGTCAAAAAAACCATCCGTATCAAAATGTACAGTATCAAAAGAAAGTGTGCCATCGCCGTTAAACGCGATGGCGCCGGAGTCAACGTCGATCCCACTAGAGCTGGCTACCTTCGCTCCCCTGAAACCTGCGGAAGAGCCGGGGCTAAGGGGAATACCTTGAAGAGTTATGGTGTCTGAAAATATACCAGATGCAGTGATAATAGATTTATCATCGATTGCCGTACTTGCGGTACCTATTGTGATACCATCGGTAAAGGTACCTGTTACTGCAGTAAGTTCTCCAGTACCATCTAACTCAAGAGGCTTGCCGCCCGCTGTCGTTATAGTCCCATCCCCGCTGTCATAAGCGTCTTGAAGAGTTCCACCCCCGCCCCCTCCGCCCCCGGTAGTAATCGTTACCTGACCGCCGCCGTCATCTGTTAAAGTACCAGTAGTAACTACAATGGTATTTACATTAGATACAGTAGGAACACCGTCAGTTTCTTTGACAGTCAAAGCGGCGCCGCCACTTGTACCTGTAGAAACAGGAGTTCCTGAGATTGTCAGAGAGTCTGAATATATACCCGAAGACAAGACGAGGGGGTCAGACACACTCGCTTGCTCGCCACTGACCGTCATGATCTGTCCATCTTCTGTTATGGTTACTGAACCTGCACCTGCTGCAGTAACCGAACCGGTGATGGAATTGATTTCAGTAACTCCAGAGTCTGTAGAAACAGGAATACCCGAAACAGTCAGGCTGTCGGACACCGCACCGCTAGTGGTTGTAAAATGAACGGCATCTAGATTCTCTACAGTTGCGGTACCTGTAACTGTAATATCAGTAAATACGAGAGAATCGGAGAGTTCGGTCATAACCGGAATACCCGAAACCGTTGCTGACTGGCTGATCTCTACAATATCTGCATCAAGCTGGTGAGTAGTAATGTTATCACTATTGATGGTAGTAAATGACACATCCGGCGATCCGGGGGGAGGCGACATGCCCCAAATAATCAATGAGCCATCCGTATTAGTAATGGTACCCCCGTTTGTTCTTCGCGCATATAAATCGAAATCCTTGAAGGTAAGAACATTATCTAAAGTGCGGAACATCATAGTAGGTCGATATAAAACATCATCAAAAACAGATCCCTCATTAAAGGGGTGCTGTCCTGAATCTACACTATAATCTTCTCCATCTGTAACATTTTTTATCTTGTATCCAGCGGCAGTGGTATCCGTAGTCGTAGTAAAACCAGCAATTCCAATAACTAACAACTGTTCTCGTTGGCGAGGAGTATACGTCTGAGAATATGCATTAAGTTTAGCGGACGTGGAAGATGAAATAGATTGATCCGCGGCGTCCCTAACTCCCTGAATCTGATCAAACGCTGACGTATTGACTACAAAAAATCTAGCTCTCTGTGAAGCTGAAGTTGAAGAAAATGCAATATTAGTGCTCTGCTCCATCTTCAAAATATGAGAACCCGCTGTTAGGGTTTCAATAACTGCGCCTGGGCAGGGGGATTTAAAATTGTTACCTGACTCTGCCTGAGTCATCAGCTCGGCACCGTCCAATAAGAATCTATTTCGACCTTCAAGTCCCGCACTAAGCTCACTCCCAAATAGTATGAGGTATTCTCCAGTTTCGGGGGCGGTAAAATTAAGCGATGAGAAAAATTTACCTGTGTTATCAAAATCTTCAAAGGCGGACTGGTCGTGTGTTTGTCCTGTATCACTTCCATTAGTAAACCAATAGTCAGTCCCCGACACAAGACTCATCTGCTCAAGAGGAACAGAAACAATACCCATTGCGCCGTATTGACCGGTATTAGCACCGGAACCTAACTTAACTTGAATCGTAGCGGCAGAAACAGCGTCACCTGTAATGACCTTAAATCCCGCAACCTCAGCACCGCCCGTATGCCCAATTTTTACAGAAGACTGGGCGGCGCCTTCAGCCATGACAGACGTACCAAACCGGGCACGTATGTCCAAACTACCCGTGCTGGCGCTCGAAGTATCAAAACCAATATTACCTCTATAAAAAACAAGAGACTCGCCTGCTGAAATAGGGGCCGTCGAATGAACTGTCGTAAATGCAGCTGAGCTCATAGTGCCGGTAGAGTCATCAAAACTACCAAGAGCTGATGGAAAACTACTAACAGGTATTTCTCCAAAAGTTGCAATACCTGAAACAGTCACGTCTTCCTTGAAATCGGCCGGGCCAGAAACTACCAATGACCCCGATGCTGTAATCCAACCCGCCTCGATTAGATTATCTACGGTGAGAGTACCTGAGATATTAACATTACCAAACTCATCTTTTGGAACAAACTCTGGCGAACCTGAGATACCTACAAAAGTTTCTAACGCAATGATGGCATCCTTAAGTTCGTTGTGGTGCTCCGCCATGACAGTGAAATCCACATTATCATTTTGGTTATGTGCGACTGCGGTCGTGCCTCCGGCCCCGCGCTCAGCCCCACTGAACGTGGTCTCCGAGAACCCGTCGTAACGAATAGCCTCCGCCAAAGTTATGTCGGAAGGATCTGAAAGAATAGTAATGAATCCCGCAGTCGGATAGCCAGTCGTAGTAACAACGGGTATCGTAAGCGTAGTATTGTCAATAGAGGACGTTAGTTGGGTACGTCCGTTATTGATCGCTAAGAATAACGAATCATTATCATCTTTAGAATTTGGAAAATTAGGCATTAAGGTTCTCCAAGAGGATCAAGGAAGTTCTGGCCATACATCTATATCCACCGCACGAATGACATTCGAGATACCCGTAACCGTAGTGATACTTCGCGTGCCTGATTCTGAGGTATGTATGGCTGAAACATTATTTTCGGACATATCAAATACTAAAACAGCACCACTGGTGGCAGTGTATAAACTACCACTTGTGTAATAGGAACCTAAACTGAAATCCACACTGACGGTAGGATCAGTAGTTAGAACGGTATTATTAGCAGAGGATTCACTGCCCTGGTCTTCTTCAAATACAAAAGTGCCCCCCGAGGTAGCTACCCCAATTGCAGGGAGCTGCCCGGATACTTCGGAAAGGGTTATGTCAAAGGGAGGTTCCGCAGGAAGTGCGGGAGATGAGGTATTACTATACTCAAAATCTACATCAATTATATTTGTTCCGGTCGTAGAAAGCAAGTCGTAATTGGTCTCCACAGAGCCTTCATGTATTCCAGACGCAGTAGTCCAATATCCTCCCGCAGCGGTCAATCTTACAGAGTCGGATCCGCTGACCACAGTACGAGTGGCATATTCTGATTCATCTGTAATGAAATCGACCCCCGACGCGGTGCCAATTAGAAGGCGTCCTGGGCTCGCATCTAAGTCCTTTATGTGGTTATCCGACACTGGAGGACTAGTTAGAGTAGTAAAACGCTGTACAAACTGATCTGAGAAGTCTGAGCCCGGTGTACGGATGCGTATGTATTCCATATCGAAGATACCACTAGCCACAGTGCCTACATACAATTTACCCCGCAAGGGGTATGCACGCCAATCTACCGCAGCAGTAATGGGCTCTGAGGGAAGGGTGCCGGAAGAGATCACGTACCCCTTGAAAAGATCCACCACGTCAATGCCGCCGGAGGTAACGACGACCGCGTAGCGTTCCTCCACAATAAAGACATCGCGAGTGGCTGTCCCCGCTCCCGTGATCAAAGGCGTAGTGATCACAGTTCCCATTAGTTCGGCAACTCCCAGAAAACTTTCAGATTACCCGTCTGATCGCCCAAAGACTGACCCTCGGGGATATCAGTGCGAAGATAAAGATCTGTGGTTCCAGAGGCGGGGATAAGTCCGACCCGCAATCCCTGATCCAATTGGGAAGTCACGAGTTGAGGGCTAGTAGTGTGGTCAGGGCTAGAAGTCAGAGTGTATTGAACCTGTGCGTATCTTCCGGTAGGGAATAAAACACTTCCCTCCTGAAGAGAATCGTAAGCCAAAGTTCCAGAGAGGGCACCCCATACCGGATCTATTCCGCGCGGAGTTACTGGCGTGATTGCGTATTCCAGATCGGGGCCTGCGGAGCACGAGTACATAAACTGAATGGTCTTGTGGTCATAACGCCTATTGTTGTTAATCCTATCACCAATCTGTATGTCATAGTCTTCTGAGAATTGTGCCTCTCTACATTGGAGCAGATTAAAAGATTCTCTCTCGGAGTCATAGGTACTAGCTGCTAGGAAAAGCAACTGGCGGTCGGAGAGCAACTCCGTAGCATCCGATCCCGCCGCGGAGGTGCCCGAGAATCCGGAGCGTCTCATTCCTAATTCTGCCAAACTGACACCATTGCGCACCGACACGCCTCTCGGATCTACCAAATCTACCTTGGTAACAGAGACGAGGGTACCCGCAACCAGCACAACTCTCAGTGCGTACATTTCGGGACGTCGGTTTGCGGAATTATTGACACTGTTAAGGGGGTTTCCAAAAAAAAGATATAACAAACCATCTATTGGATTATAAACACATTGCATAGCATTGGGATTACCATCTGCCTCTGACATACCAGGAATGGTAGATAAATCTATAACCACTGACTCTGATACCAGTGTGTTGTCTTCCGTTACTAAATCCCCTCTCTGGATAACCATCAAAAGATCACCAGAGGAACTATCCACAGTATCGCTAGTAAGTGCGTAAAAATAAGTACCATCGAAAGTTAGGCAACTCATGTTATTCCAGCGCGTTGAGGAGCCCCCTATAGAATCTTCTCGCCAACTACTACGAAGGAAGTTACCCTGAGTATCCATTGTAATTGCATAATAGATAACGGTGTTTACGAAGAAATAGGGCTGTCTCTGTACTATATGAATCTCATCGAATGCGGCATCCCAAATCATACCCACAGGTTCGAATGTTTCGGTCGCAGTGACGGCGGCTTCATAACTATAATTTATCTGGCCTTGGAGATGATCTGTTCTCATATACTCAAATGAATTGGGATCATAGACATCCCAGATAGGACGTAAATCACTAGGGGCTGTACCGCTCAGCAACACATTGAGCACCCACAACTCATCATTGTCTGGGTGATACATCATGGCCCCACCTAAATTCTTAATTGTGTTGGTACCGGCGACTTCTCTACTGGTAACAAATCCATTGTTTTGGTTTATGATCCAATCATTTCCGCCGGAAGCATATTCCTCCTCATTAAGCCACTTGGCTGTTGGATAAACCCCAAGAGCAGTTGAGAGTTGATTGGTAGGATAAGTACTATCTGATCCCCAATTAGATCTAATCAATTCCTGACCTATTACAGGTGAGGAAATGGGCGGAGTATCGCTTGCTCTGGCTCTGATAGTCTTGAATGCTGACGCGGTGTCACTATCTATAGACGACTCTCGGGTCTCAATGGACGTAAAAGAAGAAGACACAAGTGAAGGCTGGGAACCGCCATCAAAAACAGGAGTCGTGTAGGTACCTGTAGCCAGGTAATCCCCAATGGGGATAGACTCAAACCAAATATTTGTCAAGTGGGTAGCCTCAGAAACCCAAGTCGATGCGAAATTAAGATCCTCTTGACACGTAGCCGCATCATTGAGAAGTATCGATCCGTTTCCCGGGTCACTTGCATCGGCTCTCCAGGTCAAAGCACCTGGCGACTGGGGACTATACCAAACATCTGCATTATTTTCTTCGCTGGAGTACCCAATAAAATCGCCGGGGGCTGCCTTCCAAAATACAAACGCCTCCTGGGATACTGGATTTTGGCCTCCGATCTGTTGGTATTGTGCAGTATTCTTGACTATGAAATTAGTACCAGAGGCTGAAGGAAAGTTAAATTGAGGATTATCCTCATCAAACCTGAACAAGAAACAGCCCGTTCTGGTAGTATTAGCCAACGATGCTATAGACATTATCTTAGTAATAATACAAGGTTCTTTTATCCGAGTATTGAGAGATAAAGTCACACCCTCCTGACGATGAAAAGAAGTACCATCATTTACCATCGAGGGACGTATCCCCGACGCAACCGTGCGACGTTCTAAAACAACACGATCTGCTCCAGAACTATGAAAAGCCTCGATCTCGAAGAAATCGACATCAATGGCGGTACCAGTAACCGCAGTAAAGGGCTGGACACTAAGGCCTCTGACCGTGTGAAATGGAGCACCTGACCACGTGGTCACTGAGCCTACATCAAATATGAAATCCTGGATCTCCCCACTTAGATTATTATAAGGGAACTGACTAAGTACGGAATTTTCTACAGGGTAAGGATCTCCCCCAGCATCCTCCACCCATCTCCAGCGGAGACGAGGGCCCTCAGACACATCATTAACTCCAAGAGGCCCCCCACGCATGCGGACGCGGACGCGGTCATAAAGATCGGTATCTATCAGGACATGATTGTTATGGGGACCAAGAATATTACCAATGCCCGCAGGCTCTGACATCAATAAGGCTTCGCCGTCAGTATAATCACCCACGTTAATAAAGCTGGGGCCGAGACCTGTGCTGGTATACCCAGCAGCACCATCGAGAGTAAATTCTCTAAACGATAGAGCACTCAATCCCCAACCAACGACATCCTGAGAATCTGACCATCTATGGTAAAATCCACTAGAAGTCACCGTGCGTGTGCCTTGCAAAGTACCGGCTGCCCAGGAAGTAACTGCGGGCTGGGAACTCTCAAGAACCTGACGGCCGAACCAGGGGCCGTTAGTACTGGTGGAGATCTCAAAAAGTTCATCCGCGTCTGTACCAGTGTCATCAATAAAGACAAACGCAGACCCCTTCTTGGGAAAACGATTGAAAAGTTTGAGAATCTGTACGTTATCAGAGGGCCTGCCCACGGGAGCATCTTCTATCTCTACCTCTGTTTGGTTACCATCAGCTCCGAAATCTACAAGAGTATCGTCATTGATGGCTTTCCATTCAAATGTATCGACATCTCCGGATGGTGCATGTGTGTATCTAATATATCTTGGGGCTCCTGAAATTGTAGAATCAGCAATATCTCCAACGTACAAATTAGGGGAGCCAGTTAGTGTAACAGGGAAGTATGCAATATCATCATCGCTTATGGCCATCTCAGCGGTTGAGGCGTCTTCGGTGTAAAGCTCAATGCGATTCAGCTTCCAACGCGCTCCGAGATCCGCAGTCAGTACAATACTCTCAGTGGCGGAAACGGTGACTGCTGGAACAGAAATAGCCCCGTCCGCCATAACAGTCATCTGCTGTTCGTCTAAGAGCTGACTACCAGAGAATGTAGGATCAGTGGGAGAATTAGCTGTGTTTCTAATAAACCCTTCCCGAATCATATTTCGTTCTACCATATCATCCTTTTCCTAATCACAATTTACGAGCGGGGTCTTCCACCTAACCAAAAGGGAAGCGTCACGATTCTCGTTACCTGTTATATCCTTGGGTATGTTGCTTCTAATATATATAGTAGCCTCTTCCCCGTCTTCTACTCCCAACGAAACCAGAGGCAAGTCGTCAGAGCCTGAGCTGTGGAAATTAACATTGTCCAGAGAAATCTCAATCATATCAGAGGGCTTTAGTAACTGACTACGTAATAGATCTCTATCAAACCTGTCGCTGAAGTCTGTCTTAGCATAATTATAAATCTTAATGTTCTCTAAAAGTGCCCAAGTGGATGCAGTATTTGTAGCAGGTTGGGTAGGAACTGGCGTGAAAGTTGTCGCTGTTTCGTTTTGAGGGGCTGCGGCAATTGCCTGCCCGACCTCACCCCCAAACATAACAGACGCGCCTCCCTCCCTCACACCTTCCCAGGAACGATTACTACCATAGACTATCTCCCCATCAACGACTATCTGGACAGTAGAGTTAAGTGGCCCAATACTCCCATTGACATCCCACACCAAAGCAACGTGCATTGTCTGATACTTCGCGAACGTGTAATTCTCTATCTTAGATTGGAACTGATACAACCTTTCCAAGTCATTTATGATCACAATAAAACCAATTCCAGGTCGGAAAAAGAAAGTCATGAACTTACCATCAGGTCGTGTTATTTTGAAGATACTGGGAAGTACATCCGTGAATTGATTAACTCTACCAGTCTCTCCCCAATCAGGCTGGAACCAGAACTCAACAGTACCTATGGAAATATCCAGACCTTCCTGATAAATAGTAAAGGTCTCGCTGTTATTCAAATAAAGGGATGGGGTGAAGTTACAAACGTCGTCGAAGTTATTGCGAACAAATTGCATATCATCCAAGATTAATTCTAGATTCCTGGAACTACCAACGCCCCGGAACTCTAACTCAAAGTATCGTATTCCTGGGGCATCAAAGACATTCCTTGTGTAGTTACCATCCACCGAGGAGGTTATCACAAAGTCCGCAGTTACGAAATCTACCTGACTCTCCCCTGTATTTAAATCATAACTCGCCCCGGGCTGAAAAGGAATCTCAGATCGGTCAGCCGCTGATTTAAATTGAAGTTTGATCTCATTCCAACCAGATTGCAATGATAGTTCTTTCATATTCCACACATAGGAAATATCGCGATCGTTTCCTAGGCGTATAGTTCCGAAATTAGTATCAAGAAGTGCTATATCATTTATCTTCATCCAAAAAACAAAGAAATCTCGCTCGGAGAAATCAGCATCGTTGTTAGCATCTATACCATCCAGGGACACAGCTGCGACTGCGACCGAATCAACAGCGTATGTTATCTTAGTGCCTCTTTGATTAGTACTGTTAGGATGTACCTCTGGAACATCAGCCATTTCTACCAAAGGAGTCAATTGAATCTCCGACTCCAGCAAACGAAATTCATGAATAACTATAGAATTGGCATCCTCACCCTGACCTTGTACTGAATCCACCTCTAAAGTCCAGGTATCTGCAGTTATTGGAGGATTCAACGTACCGCTGAAAGTCAACCCGACGAAATCCTCCTCGGTCAGGACAACCTGCTCGACAGAACCAGGGTTAGCTTTGAGGGTAAAAGTAGCGGGCGCGTTAGTACGTAAGCCCGTGCCTACCTGCTTGGCATAGCTCTCGTCCATCTCCCATTCAAATCTGTTTACGGTTTTAGGCTCAGCAAGAGTAACAGTAAGGGTATCTGTAAATCCGGTAGCTTGCCAGAAAGTCCCATTATCGCCATCCACCATATAAGACGCCTGGTGTTCGGGGACAAAGGTTAGAGACGATGCCGTAGAACCCCAGGCATGGTTGGTCTCGATGAGTCCCTGTATATTAGCGGAAGACACGGTCTCTTCAAACAACTGAATAGACACAACACGTGTCTGGGGACCACGACCAATACCAAACTGATTGGATTGTCCTACTTCATTGGGCTCATTGAGAACAGACTCATCGGGATAAACACTGTCTTCTACATAAACACGCATTCCTGAGGTCTCTATGGTATTGATAAAAATATGTGTAAAGCCAATACCCTCATTATAACTATCCACTCCTGTAAAAGACGCCTGATCGATGTCTAACCAGCTGGCATCAAGTGTGGGATCTGATTCTGAATTGGTCAAAGTTTGGATCTTGAAGTCTGTGGGGTAAAATTCTGTGTCGTACCCCAATACAGTAATGGCTTTAATCTCTTTGGTAATCACGTCACCTCTGTACGCGTCATGGAAAACTCTCCAAACATAGTGGGGAAATTCACTGCCCGGTACCACAAGATCAGTCAATGTGTTCTTAGTAAAGACACCCCAATAATCATCTTCGGATATCTCATCGAACTTACCATCCCAAAGGAAGAAGGGGTCACCTATAGTATTGACATCAGAAGAGTTATGGCTAGCTCCATAATCCACACCCTCCAGCAGACTATAAAGATTGCCTTGAGTATTATTAAAGGTGGAGACATCCTGTAATCCTGCACGGGTAGTACTAAACCAATTAGAGTTCTCCGTGAATATCTCTGGTTGGGCCGGAGCAAAATTAACACCAAACAAAGTACCACCCTGCGTGTTAAAGTTATACTGCTTAGGCTGGGAGGCTAAATCCGACTGCAAGAGATTACTATCACCACGTACGGCCACCCATCTAATTGCGGTAGAGGGAGTAGCAGTACCCCAATCGGAATACTCTACATTCTCAGGGCTGCCCACTCCAATAAATGACTTATTGGAATACGTAAAATTGCTATCATCATCTACATCCCAATAGCCTTTATCGTCTGTTGCGGGTTTAGCTCCCGGTGTCAGTAAGTCTCGTCTAAGTTCGGTGGCTGCGGAAAACGTACTGAGTCTGTAGGGCCTATTTAAATCAAAGCATATTACGGGATAGTCTGAGTAATTGATGGAGGTGGTGTTTCTGTTGTCCGTAAGCACATCTCCCAAAGGATCCCAAAAATGGTTTGGTCCTTGATGGGGTATGGCTGCCTGAGTTATCCGAGGATATATCCTCGCTTGGTATAAAATGGCCTGGGGAAAATTATCTATCTGGTAAGGAGACTTACCCTCCGTGGTGGAGCCCCCAGTACTTCCCTGGACGTTAAGCTCAAATTCGGCGGCGGCTGAAGATTCAAATCGAATCCAACGGGCAAAGGAAGAAGAACCTGCCCAATCAACTAGGTTGGGATCAGAGACGTCATCCCCACTAAATAGCGCTGTGTTGGGCCAAGGGGTCTGATTTAGAGTTTCGGAAATTAATTCAAAAACACGGGAAGCCGTGTCGATATTAAAGTGTCTTCCCAGATCGACTGCAACATGAATGACACCACCCACTCCCCCACACTCCGCTACGCCGGGAGTATATTCCCTATCAACGGTGTTGTCTACGGGCAGTGTATTCCTCCCCACCGACTCCAACGCCATGAACATACTTGCCCGAATGCCTGTATTGGATTTAAAATCAGTGTCGATGGTGGAGTTATCTGGACAATCTAAGGCTGCACTAAATGCGGGATATCCCGAAGGCCCCAAAGGAAACAAAGAACGTTCGAAGGTATCACAGTTCCTGAGATATACAATTCTAATTCCCTCAGTAGTAACAGGCGTTAGAAATATAAAAGTGTTTATCTTGGACTTAGTACCCCCAAAAGTAGACGTAGCCAGCTGAAGCTGTTGGGGCTCGTCATCCCTTAGAAGTGCCCTAACCTGACGGACAGTCTTCCAATGGCTGTTCTCATTTACGTCGGGGGGAATACCTCCCAACTCTGCTTGTGTTTTTAGGGCCTCGATATCCCAATAACGGGGATAGTGATCTGCAGAAGTACAATCAAGCGTAGAGTCTCTAAAATCAGTATGTGCTATTCTAATACCGCCAATTACTTTCTCACCGCCCCACTGCATTCCCAAAATACCAGGATTGGTGGCGGTCATACGGGAAAATGACTGAACCCCACTATTTCTATCCTGATTGAACGCATTAGTAAATCCAAGACTCTGGGACCCATCGGGGGTATCTATGTCTAATTGACGGGCAGGTTGGTACCAATGACTACTTCCTGTAACAGTAGTTAGCAGTCCAGTATCTACCGGAACATACTGAGCGTCAGTAAAATCTTTCACGCCCGTGAGATAACTCTTATACCAGTTGGCGATCGTAACCGCAGGTGCATTAAGAACCGCCCCATACGCATCCATATGCCATATCTCTCGTCCAAGCGTGGCGGAAGTATCGGCACCGGTTTTATCCACCTCAATGAGCATTCTTACGAAACGGGTACCAGATTTCAATAGTGTCTGTCCATTGAAAGTGATGTTACCTGTGCTTGCATCAGCAAGTCCGGTGGACTCCCTGCCCGCAAATATAGAAAGCTGATTGCTCCCATAATCACCCACTACGTGTCCGGGATCTTCCAGGACTCCCGACAAGGTAGGACTACCTAAAAGGCGGAAGCGGGGAGCGCCGCCGGTTCCATAATCCGCATAACGAAAAGACCACTCCAAGGTCGCAGCGCCCTGATCCAGACTAGCAGCATACTCAGTGAGATCTGTCGTCTGTGATAAATCAAAAGTAACCTGAGTAAATTGCCCCTCGTGAGAAGGATCCTCCAGATCGATGTTAAAACCAAAAGAGCGACTACCTCCCTGAATAGCTCCCGAACTATACTCAGAGAAATCAGCGACCCTTGGAATCTGGAAAGGCAAAGATCCGGAATTAACAACTACAAGATCCCACCCAGTGAGATCTCCCGTCTCAAAGGCACCATTAGTAGCGAGATTACCTGTCTTAAAGGACTCCGTACCGCTCACTAAACTAATCAAACCATACGCCTGCGCACTCAACGTAACGCTAGACTCCTCCTTCAAAACCTTATCCTCTGTGAAATCGATTCGGGCAGGAGGGCCAATTTGAGGGCTTTGTATGTCTGCCAAAGAGTTCAACTGATTGAAGTAGAGAAGCTGCCTGGCAGATTCGATATCCTCAGGAACATCTACTATTAGATCCGCCTTCTGCCCTAAGGTATTTATCACCTTGAGGGGCACACTGGCTCCTACAGAACCGACCCTAGCATCTGTCAGATGTATCGAATTCTCTATTCTACCTTCCTCTCCAAAACAAACCTGGTCTTCTTCGAAGCGCACCTTAACATCGCTGATGGATGTTTGGAGAGTGGGTCTGATAATTAAACGGATGAATTGAGGAGAATTGCCTACCTTAAACTCAGCCTCCTTCTCATTAGCATTTAACAATTCTCCGGATGAGAAAAGCTGTCCATCTTCGGAAAAGAATATCTGAACATTATCCGCCAAGGACTCATCAGATTGAGAAACACCATAGATTTCCATCTCAGAAATCTTAGTACTCCAATGTAGATCACTCTGCCACCTAATGGCAGTAGTTCGGACAGGATCAAAGACCCATTCAAATCGATTCCACTGCATGTTGGAAAATGCAGACTGCTCTCGAAAATTAATGCCTCCCAGCTCCGCAACACTCTTAACGTAATCTACACCCTGAACAGGATTGATAGTACCATCCGCAGCAATGACGTCCAACCTGGAAGGATTGGAAAGTAACAAATCCATTCCTATGTCTTTGAGGGTAGAACCTGGTGGATAGTTTATAATCTTCTGCTGATCTATCTTGACATGTTGGATAGAATCCTCAGGTATAACAGAGAACCCCGACTTAGAACCATCCCCACCTTTCCCCCCATCCGAAGGTGCGTAGTCTAACTGCCAGGCACGTTGGTTCTTTTTATCCTTGAAATACATCACAATCTTACCAACAGACTTACTAGGACGAGGAGTCTGGCTACTAAAAAAACAATCTATACCCACAGCATCTCTTTCAAAATCATAGGAATCCGGAGACTGATTTACAAACTCGAAGGTCTCAAAGAATTCCCCATCCCCATTGGTGTAGAAATAGGTAGCGCCGGCAGAGGTGGCTCCCCCCGCACCAGTAGGTCCTGGATCTCCAAATGCAGACACCCCATTCTCCGCCAAACGAACACCATCGTTGAGTGCCTGTATATTGAAGCTCTCGTTCTGGCGCTCAACACAAACTCGGGTATCGGGGGCGGGGTTATAGCAGATGGTATGGGAACCACTAACATCAGATTGATAAACAGCGGAGGTGGCTATTCCTAGGTTGTATTCTAGATTAGTCTGATCTTCTTCACCAGTAATAAACAACTTGTCGATATTCAAACGTCTCTGCAAATCAATATCAATGACTGCTCGATTTTTAGTTTGAAGACCGTGCGCATAAACAGAAATCCCCGTCTCACCCGCACCTTCAGGAGAGGGCGGGGTAAATGTACCAACAGCATCTCCAGAAACTTGGTAATATAAAGCATCTGGTTTTAGAGTAGTCCCCGCACCTGCGTGGAGATCCGTATTGTAAATTCCGAGGAGATCGCCTCGGCGAACAAAGATTTCGGAAGTAGTCACATCCGCAACGAAAACGGACGGAGCGGGACTCCCCACTAGACCCCCGTTAGGATCATCTGTAAAGTCCTTCAGACCAATAACCCCCTCGGAGACTAACGTAAGTTTGCCATCCAAAGAGGGTCGAAATATTTTCCACTTACTGGAACCGCCAGTGTCGGGAGAACCATTCATGAATATACGATCCACCTGACCCTCATCACTGAAGGGATGGTTTAGATCTATAAAAGTGAGTCCTACACCTGGGAAAAATCCATCCTGTTCAAACTTAGCACCCTGAAGTCCTGTGTTTCTTCCCTCAAAAACAGGCTCCTGGGTGATCTTCTGATTCACTACATCGAAATGGACGTTACCTCCCTGGACAATATATTGTTGGGGAGCCAAACTAAATGCTGGAAGAGAATCATCATTGTCAAACAGTGCTAGAATCTCTAACGTCAGGGGCCTATATGCAGACAGGGGGACATAACTAGAAGACGGGTCGGTGCCTGTTCCCGTAGTACCTACAAAAAGTCCAGCCGCTGTTGTGAGCCCCAAAACAAACGCTGCAGAATTAGAGCCATATTCTATAGTGGCTGAGGAATCAGACGCTCTAGTTCCAGATTCGATTCTAAGAAGTTGAGAATCTGTAAGGAATGCTTCAGCCCTAGGATATCCCCCGATAGCAACCTTACCTAACTGCAAAGAGATGTCGCGAGCAATGAGGAAAGCCGTAGATTCTTGAGGAGTTAGAGTTATCTGAACATCACCGTATCCATCTAAATTAACAATTAGCTTATCGTTGACGTCCTTCTCGATAAGCACGGAACCTAGTATGGGACTACCTCCCTGAACAAAACCAGCAGACCCGGCGTCTTCAGAGTCGAAAGAGAATTCGAAAGCGTTAGTTCCTATTTCAAAAAAGCCCAAAAAGAATTCATCATTAAACGCGCCGTCTTCACAGGGATGAAAACGTACTCTAGTAATCTCACCTATCCAATCGAAACTCTCACCCATATTGATCTCGTAAAGATGCCACTTACCATCTGCATTGATGTCGAAGGTGAGGGATTTAGTCTCATTGAATATTGGATCGGATGAGGTAACCCACGCTATCTTACCAAAAGATGTCGGTGCTGTGCTGAGAGGACTCTGGTCGTATTTCATTCGGAAAAAGACACGATCATTTACTAACGCATCGACTGCCGCAAAATCACTAGACGGGCCAATGTATCCACCAGATTCAGATCTCTTTGTACCGAATAGGAAACCTCCCCACGCACCGATGACATCCAATTCAAAAAAGGTATTCCAGCCTTTCAGGTCTCGGTTTTCATCCCAGACTACCTGATACTGAGTCGAGTCCGACTTAAGCGGCGCGACCGAATGTCGCACACGTGCTTCGGAGAGAATAGAATATACCATTATTTTTTCGTATATATCCTGTCTAAACGTTTAGATGTTTGTTTCCTAAGAGCAGTAGGATCGGGTTCTGAAATGATACGGCCCATCTCATCAAAATCTATATAATCCAACTTGTCAAAATACTCTCTTAGCCTCTCAGATTGTTCGCTAAAATGCGCCCTTACTTTTTTCTCTATGTTACGGAAAGTGAGACGCTCAAAAGTACCACACCTATAGCAAGCGTAGACTAGGTAATCCCAGACTATAGTAGCTTGATTTATGAAATTATCCTTGTCTCGACGACCATCCTTATGATATTCCCGAATCGTGGCGCCGTGATCGACGTCTAAACTATCCCCACACTTATCACACCTTACAAAATCTAAATAAGGCATTGCTCCTCCTATTATGTTAGTAGTGTGTCTGAAGTATATCCAGTCAAGATTAAGTTGCCCGCTTTATCCCTTCGCATCCCACTGGCGTTAAGAACCTCAGCCGAGATTGGATCTCCATTTTGGTCGAAAAGCTCCCTCTCCCGCATCTGTCTAACGTCGGGAGTTGCTTGGGCCGAGGGCAATACGGAAGACGCCCCTCCCTGACCCGAAGAGAAGTCAGACCAAAACCCTGTCGTTTCTATCGGATCAAGGTCGTCGTGTAAATGTGCATACTTATACTCTACCAATTGGGAATGTCCGCACCCATCGCAGCATTCATTATAATTCTCATTTAGATCATGAAGCCAGGCGTGTCCGGGCGGGTGGAAGACACTTCTGGACGGCACCTCCCCATAAAGAGACACATCAGTCTCATAGGTGGTAACATCCTCGATGTTATTAACAGTCACTGATACCGTGGTTGTCCACGAAGGCAAACTACCTCCCAGAAAAGTTAGCCATCTCTGCTCGTCTAAAGGGGTGAAACTGACAAAGTCAAACCTGTAAGGAGACGACATTAGATTCCTGGCTTTCCCATATTCCGCAGCTTGTAAATTCTCCAGCGTGGTCACATCCCCTCCTATAGTAGGCTGACCTCCCCCCTGACCGGTAGAAGATTCATTCGTTATCTTCGCGGACCACGCATACGCACGGTGCCTATTACCTCCCCGATCGGGGGCGGTGGAGGTGGATCTCCAGTACGCAGTACAGCTATCCATTCCCGCGAGGTTTTCTTCTGGATTTTTACCGGGCGGAGAAAAACTATTAGTATAATACCTACGCTCAGGTATAAATATAGTCTCCGTTAGAGACGTATTGGATGTAAGAATATCAGAAGTAAACTGTATGGAATGAATACCCATGGAAAGTGTATTGCTTCTTCTACCAAAGACAAGATGAAATTCTTGATAAAATTTATCCCAAAACACCACATCAGTGAGATTAGGAACGATAGTGATGGAAAACAAAACCTCACCTGCCTGGATGTCGGCAGAATTAAAACTACCGGGGACGGAGGTGTCGATGGAAACGGTTTCGGACTGGCCAAGGAGTCTTCCACTCCGTGTTGTAACAAAATCACCTGTTCTGGCTGCGGTAGGAATACCATATAGAAAGAATTTGGGAACCTCCATTCCCTTTCCAGCTAAGAAATGTACGGTAACAGATTTGACAGCGACAAAGGTATCGAATGTCCAATCCAAAGTTATGGTCTCCGACTGTCCTTGGGACTCCTTATCTTCACTTACAGGCACCCCACCCAGCAGTTTAGGATCATCATCTTTAAGCGGGCCGGGAACCAAAATACCAATACTATTATCAGATAGAACCTTGGCAGCTTCAGTAGGTGACGGCCAGAACGCAGTAACTAAGGTACGATCTAATCGAACAGCTCCTGTCTGTGGTCTTCTCCGGAGCACCCCACCCCCATTACTCTTCAAAGCTATATAATCCTGTGCCCTATTTTCCTGACCCGAAAAAATACCATCTATTGCCAAGTTAGAACCAATACCGTGAGGTACCCTACTCCAGGTGTATTCTATATCGGTGAAAGTGGTAAGTGCGGGGTCTACATTGATCGTTAAAGGTAGAAATGTAGAACTAAGTCTAAAGTGAATCTGCTCCAGGAAATAATTACACATACAGCAGGGGTCTGAAAGATCCGTGCGGGTGATGTCTGTGGGAAATGCAGGCCCCATTTCATCACTAACATAAAGAGCCACAAAATCTCCAGGGGCGAGCGAATCTCCGTGTATAAAAATAGCAGGGAGTTCATTGCCTGACGTATCATCCTTATTACCCTCACAACTACACAGATTGGCCAGTTGAAGGTTACTGGACGCCCTGGACTCACAGGGCAGGGCATCGTCTCCTAGTACCTGGGAGGTGTCATATACCGTACCGGGCATTAACGCGGGTCCAAATTGTCTGTTGATAAAATCTATAAGTATCTCACGCGGCGGACCCGTACCTAACCGCATCTCCGCATTCTGCGAGATTGTACCATCTTTATTATACGAAGGCGCTGTATATGCCACTACGTACTCACCCTCAGCAGGCCTCAACCTAACTTCCATACGACGGTTATCTAGAAAATAATCGGGCGGTAGAAAAGACATCCCGATCAACGCATCGGAACCCGACTGAGCTCTCTTAATGGGCTTGTCCTGTTCTCGCCAAGCCCATGAGGTAGTAATTGCCCCCACAGGCACTGGGGCTCCGGGCGCAATTCCCTGGGCTTCAGGCTCAATTCCTAACAAAGCATCTGGTAGGAATGTAGGATAATAAGGAACATAAGGATAATCAATTCCGCCGGCAGGCCTATTAGTAATCAAAGACGTGTGTGTATAGCGATCACTAGATTCATTAGGAGTATCCTCCGAAAGACCCCCCAACGGACAAGAGGTGGCTACTAGTCGAAGAGTAGCAGGCTCAAGCGACTCACCAAATAAACCCGCACCCGCGCCCATATCTTCACGTTCTGGAAACACGGGCATCCAACGAAAAGCTACCGATTCGGGACTAGGTGAATAATCACCTCTCTTTGTAGCAACCTCACACATGAGCATGTTGCGCCCAAAGTTTCCAAATGGAGGAAATGCCCATCCCATAACATCAAACCAGAAGGTGTCTACCTCCCCCCTCTTACGAGCATATCCCGAAAAGGAAGCCCCTCCTACCAAAACTGTATTACCATAGGTATATCCAGAAAGACACGCACGAAGGGTGGGATGAATATCTAGAATACGAGCAGTGACTTCATCATACGCGTGGTGTGTCTCCGACGATTGTTCCGCAAGAGGTCCCTGGACCCCCGCACCTGCCGAGAAAGTACCCGCACCAAATTCTCCGCTTGTTGCCCCCGAATTTGAGGTCGTTATGTTAATCAATTCAGTAGTGTCTGTCTGAGCCTTACCCATCATTGTCTTATTGTACCGAGGTTTTTCACAGGTAATATATGGATACCACAAAGTTCCACGTTTTAACTGCCAGACCGACTCTGGAGGGTGTGTAAACGCAATATCAACGCCCGCCAACGATTGGCCCGCTGAGGGGTAAAATGCCTTTTGAGAAACAGGATCACCGGGGTCGGATCCTCCGATATTGCCCACCACTTCAAACTCTTTACGGGTCTTTGCCAGTCTAAGAACCTCATGATCCCCACAATTGGGAATATTAGTACACGGTCCGCTTCCTACCAAATTTTTAGCCCTGTGTCCCAGGGTCAGGTCACTGGAGTCTATGGTCGCGCGTAGATCACTTTCCTTACGTCCATTTGATCCCCCCGTAGCTAGGAACAGGTCGGGTATAAGTCCATAAGTGGAACAAGTACTGCTCCAGGCATAGAAGATCTCCACATTTATACACGCTAGATTATAATAGGTCACCAGAAAACGTACATTTTTCTTACCAATAGGCCTATCTGTAGAATCTTTGAATACAAAAACATAATCTTGTTGGTCTTGTGTGATTGCAACGGGGCGATTACCCCCCGCCACCAACCCCGTGTCCGAAAACGTAACATCGTGATTGTGCGTTCTAAGACGATCACCATAAAAGTTATTACTAACAACCTCTCCCGCACCTTCCGGCTCGGTGGCCACCTCGCCAGCACCCTCTTTTTTGTGCGTTTGAGACCTAAGATAAGTATACGTAATAGTTAGAGTATCTTGGCTGGGGTCGGGTCGTCCAAATAAATTCTCATCGCCGGGGGCCGGACCATAAATACCATAGTTAGCGGGGAGGCCGACTCCATCTTCGTTTCGATAGAGAAGAACCATATCCTTATCTTCACCACCAATGTTAAGGACAACACTTTCCGGAGCCCACGGAGCAACAATACTACCAGTAGCACCGTTGTTTACTAGAACAGGGGAGAGTGCCTGAAACTCACCTCTCTGATTAGGTAAAGGCATAACCCTATTGACTTCCGGATCTGCTATCTCAGCCATGATAATACCACAATCATTGATCAAATACCAATTATCTATCGTCTCCTCTGCTCGGTATTGCACAACTCTGTAAGATACATTAGTAATAAAAGCAGAAGCATCAGACTCGGTAACGAATGCCGTGTTATCGCCACTTACAGAATCCTCAGGAACTAGGTCACTACCCGCATTTAAAGTGCTAAATCTAAGATTTCTGTCTTTGAAACGCCAAGCATAATAACCATGATCTATAAAGACAGGCTCCTCTCCCAACACCTGATGCATGGAAGCAACTATTCTGGCATTTGCGACCTGATTTCGAATCGCTATACCCAACTTAGTATCATTGGTTCCCAAGTCGTTGATCGTAAAATCCCGAGAAGTAAAAGAGTCCTGACCAACTACTGCGTGAAGCACGCGGTAATCTACCTCCACACTATCAAATATGAAGGTACCAGGTCCTGTAAATATGAATACGAATATCTTGTTTATTTCATTATGCACCAGATCTACCTGATTTATAGAATCCCAAAAACCTGTCCTACTAGAAGAAACTTTATCAAATCCTAAAACGGCAGCAGATTGATTGGTTGCTTTCTCAGATTCTAAATTGATGAATATCTGAAGAAGCTGCTCAGGCGCAATCCCGTTAAAATCGCTGGCTGCTCCAGGAAGACCTACGGCAATTTCAAACAAATCCTTACTATCGTAAAACTCATGATACCTTGCACGCTCTCTAAGCGCAGTATCATTGACAATATAGATAACCTGCTCGGGGGACGCCGAACCAAATAAAGAAATTCTATTGGTGAATTCCGGAGTCCATGCTCTATAAACGAAAGGAGCATTTAGATTGTTAGGAGGATGTGCTATTCTAAGACGGGTATTAGCAGGCACATCGAACGAACCAATTTTACTAGCATAAGTGGTACTCCTATCCAAATCCAGAGTCTCAGAACCTGGCTGTATTCTACTGGTAGCCTTCTCAAACGCCAGTGACTCAAAGTTGCTTATGGACACTTTCTCCACAAGCATAGTCTCCCAGTTCTCCTCATCTAAGGTGTCTGGATTATCTGGCGGAGCTTCCTCATTAGTAGGCTCGCGCGCGAACATTGTTTTCGGCCGATATAATATCATATCAGCTACGTCGGGGACACCGCCCGCGTCTACAAAATCTTTCAGGGCCCAAATAAAGGAGGTAGTAAATCTCTCCCTAAACTCCTCCTCGGGGTCACTGTAGCGCGTCCAATCATCAGAAAAATACCTAAGCTCCTGGATGGCCTCCGCAGTAACCTTCTGACCTATCTCCAACTTATCCGTAGTAGCAAATTCCCACGTAGGTCCTGTATAGAATTTACAATCCGAACGCATACCATTACAGGGGAGAGAACCATCAATTGGGGAGTTCCATGCCTGAGCGGGGTTTCCATCAGTAAATGCTAAATTACATTTGGTAGAGCCCCCGCGTCCTGCGAATCGGAGCGACTGAGACAGGGCGCGGATCTGGCGGGATTGCCCCGCTGCGGTCTCCGCCGCAGGCTCACCACCGCAATTCACATTAGCCACGTCGAGCTGGTCGGCAACGTCATCCAGAGCGTCCGCACACGCCGCTGCTGAACTATTTACTGCATCTTGGGTGGTAGCTACGATTAGATCCTGGGCTTCGTCAAAAGCGATTACAGACGCTGCTGTAGCATCCACCTTGGCGGTTGCGATTACATTCACTGCCTCGCCGGCAGCCACGGTCCTATCAAATGCTTCTTGTTTCTGCTCGGCGGTAGCGCTGGATGTTCTTATATTGTTAAAGTAATCGGCCTCCGCATTGGCATTTTGCTGGGCCTGAAAACCACAATAATTTATAGCGTCCAGCGCGCGTGTGAGTGCCGCGCCTACTCCATTAGCAATGATTTTGGCCTGAGCATTAACCGTCTCAGAGTTCTCTGTAGATTTGAAAACAACACCCTCTCCGGGCGTTACAAGTCCTGTACGTGGTTCCAAATAGAAAGAAGGCGCATCCGACCACCCCGCAACAACAACCGTGCCTACGGGGAAGAAAGAACCACCTTCTGGATTTGTATCTGGATTCCCCACATCGTCTGGGAAAACATCATTTTTAATACGGATACCTTTCACGGTCGTGACTTTACCGTCCGCATCTGTTAGTTCGATTGTATCAGGCCCGTCAATAATTGTAGTAAGGAGAAATTGGGTAGAGGATCCATTACCCTCACTCCACCTGCAACACTTAGCAATCTCGGCCTGGATGTTACGAATTATTATATGGAAAGGTAGCTGCGTCTGATCTATACCCGTCACAGCCAGCCCACCAGCTCGAATTTGGGGAGACCTCAGATCCTCATCAGAGAAGCCCTTAGAGAACTCTCGAAAAAAGTCCATAGGCGGAGAATGACTGATCCCCATGCGCGCGCCTTCCCCATACCTATACTTAGTACAGGGCAGACATTTCCCCTCCCCATTACATCTACCGTCGTTAAAACAACTAATATCCAACGGGCTGAAATAATGATTAGCAATACACCTACCAGAGGTATCCTGAGAAATCAAAGGGGTGAAACTTTCATCTGGATTAGTTTCCTGTGTAGTGCTCCAATAAGCACAAACGGGTATCTTTTCACCATCATAAGATGTACCGGTCAAAAATTTAACCACCTGTCACCTTCTCCTTTTCCTTAGTTAAACGGTTCTAGGTCATAGTTCATTTGGCCTGTAGCCTCATCGACACGTATAATAACCTTACACTTCTCCTCCATATCATAATATCCAATGGTACGGGAGTGAATCCCTTGCGAGGTCCCTCCCGTACTAACATCCACATATCCTTTTTTCTTTGGTACGATGTAGTGCTCTTTGTCGCAAAGATCCCAGATACGATCTTCCCATTTCAAAATCATCCGTTGGATGTTCTTCTTCTTGGGAACTTTTATCCACTGCATCTGGTCTTCGGTTATCACAGTGCCGTCATGAAACTGGACTATCCATCCACGCTTCATACGGACATCAACATCCCCGACCCTCATAATATAACTCCTAATACTTTGATTTTAACATACCACACAGGCGCCTATGTAATTTCCGGGACGACTCAAAGGATGTATCGGTATGTTTATATTCTGGATCATATCTGATCTGCTCACTCAAACCCTTCAGCCGTTTATAGTCAGGAATAAATTTTGAACACTTACTCCTATATCCAAGCTCCGGACAATTACTTAATGATTCTCGCCGGGCATCGTGGTTCCCGGAACGAGGCAATCCTTTATGTTCCACCAGATAACCCTCTAACAAAAGAACAACTGATTGATAAAACCAAAAAATAGCTTCGTCTTTGTCGCCCCTGACTATAGCACGGTTTGCTTTTTCTTCATGTACCACAGAACGTTCTTTGTAAATACTCACAAAAATTCCCCACTATCGCACAAAATAACTGTTAAAATAATCTGCTGGAGACTCGCTATAATCTCTGCCCTGGTGCGCCCATGACACGACACAACCTTTAGGATATTTCTGGCGAATACTATATTCAAATTCTTCTAACTGCTCGTACGCTTCCTCTGTGTGTTCTTGAATCCACACAAACAAATCTAATCTGTCCCCGCTCCCTACTTTACCAAAAACCGCATCAATACAATACAAGCGCTTTACCAAATCTTTGATAGATTCGCGCAGACCTCCAGTGTCCTCTCTTTGCATAGACATGGCACCTCCCGACCTCTCCATTTGTTCCATCTCTTTGATCCTTTCTATCCTATTATAACCTTACCAGATGTGTCTATAATACCCAATCGTATTAGATCATCGCGGTAAAGAACTATCAAATTATCTATCTGTGCTTTTATTGAATTAAGTTTGGACCTACCTTCCTCATCACAGAATCCTTTAATCTCCACAAGACAGGGGATCTTGGATAGGAACCCCTGGGGTAGATAAAAATCTGAGACATAGGTTCTGGTTTTACCATTGTGTATGTATTTAAATCTATACTTCTCATACTCCCAAACAATTCCTAGGGAATCTAAATAAACCGCAAAACCATATTCCCATTTGGAACGGAAAACCTCACCTTTATAATCCACCCTTGTTCCGTAGGGATTGCGGCTGGAAACAGATAGGTTCTTTTTACCGTTGAAAACCACATCCGACATGAGATTTTTTGTTTCTTCCGAATGACCTACACCGTAAATAGGATTCAATTCTTTGATCCGAGCTTCGGATTTAGTACGTAAAGGTATGCCAAACTCTCTCATCTTCTTGGTCACTGTGTTTTTATGCGCCCCTAGTATTTTACCAATCTCCACAGGGTGCATCTTCTTATCCCAGTACATTTCTTTGAGTACGTGTTTATCAATATGAACCTCTTTGCGGGCATTACAGCCCCGCATTTTGACTCCTGCGGACGCTAGTCGCGTCTGTACGAGACTTACTGAGCACCCCAGCTGCTCTGCTACCTCTTTTCCAAGAAGGCCGCCCTCATACAATCCTATGATATCTTCTGTATTGATATCTTTTCTTTGAACCATCTAACCCCTCCTCCAAAGAATCTTCCGATCCTCCGTTGAAGAATAATAGGATATCAAATAGAGTTTGTCAAGTATAGAATGTTCTAAATACTCTAAGTAGTTGATTTATCTAAGAAAAGTCAAAGAACATTCTGTAATTTATAGTGCTATTAGCACCTGTCTCATCCGCTCCCAATCTAATACCCAACCAGATAATATCGCTCACCAAAGCACCTTGGTAATTACCAATTGCTTCAGCATTATCAGCGGAACTCACCACTGCAAGATCTGCCTTAGTGGCAAACAAATTGTTCGGAGAAGTATCACTATCAATATCTGTTGCTAGAATGTTTCCGAGGCCATCCCCATCAACAGAGAACTCTACCTGGTCGTTGGCAGTGGCACCAGAACCTGCTGCGGAATTACCAGCACCTGCATTTCCGAAATAGAACTGAGTGTCGTTATTTCCCTGATCGTGATGTTGGAAAGTACCGTCACTCTGGAGACTGAACTTAACAGTAGACATGGAGACTGCTCCACCTATAATCTCAAACCAAACAGCATTTACAGGGCTGTTGGTAGATACGGTAACATTACCGAAGTTCAACTGAGTGACCGGTTCGGTAAGGGGCTGAGGACCTCGACAAATCACCGAGATCATCTCTCCCGCTGCGTGAGTACCAGTAGCTTCGAAGCCCATGGTAACTCCCCGAGTACCAACCTGATTAGGAACAACATCAGTAGTCTTAGCGGCGATACCCTTGGCTTTGGAGGAGTCCCCTAACCACGAATCCCAAATATACTTAGAGGATCCCGGAGAAGTACTTGCAATCGCGGCTCCCGAAGCAACAACATCGTACGAATCGCTACTTCCAAATACTGCGTCTGCCCATTTAACACGGGCTCCTAGAAGTCCCAAATCATACCAAGAATCTGCATATAGAAGCTCCACCGGCCCGCCATTGTCTGACACGGGGCTGGCAGTCCAACTCATCTGGGGAACATTCAAAGAACCCGCTCCCATAGAAGAACCATTAGTAGTGTCGATTGTGATTGTATAGGTAGTATCGGTTTGGCTAGTATGGTGATAAAGACCACCTGTTGTAAGATTACTTACATTGTAAGTTGGAGAACCAACGGCGGTAGCGTCCATGATCACTTCATTATCAGAAAGTTCTAAGGTGTAGTAATCATCAAATTGGCCACCATAAGATCCCGAAACTGTGGAATCTCCGGTAAAAGAACTGGCTGCGAAAAGGGTTGCGAAATCCGCGCCGGCGGAATCGGTAGGAGCATCAAATCCCAAAGTGGCTCGTGCATCTCTGGAACCTAATGGAGTAAATACAGGCTCGTTGCTACCTGAATTACTTCCCAACTTACCTGTGTATATGATGAAATTATTGGTAGTGTTGGTACCTACAGGAACAAGTCCTTGACTACCATTTCGCCAATTACATTGGGCGAACTTCCAACTGTCATTAGACGGCTGGGCCTCATGGAGACGAAATTCAATATCCCTCGCTACAAAACGAGGATCTAAATCAACTCCTGAGGTAAGAGTGATGGTGGAAGTACTACCTCCATTTATAGCGATCTGCAACTGATCATTGGAGTTGGTGGTGATTGTAAACGTATCAACACCCGCACCGAGATTGGAACCACGACTAAAACCTCGGGATCCCTTAGACGCTTCGTCATCAGAAGTACCTGTGGCGAATGTCTGTGCAGTCACTGAAAATTCTACGAATCTGCTTACAGCAACCATATTGGCTGACCTCCTTAAATTTACTTATCTTGTATGATAAATGTATGTGTAAAGCTGAGTCTATTACCTTCATTGTCGAAGACTTCAACTTCTATGTCTATAGTCTTGCCGTACTCAAAGTGTGTGCTCTGTGGATCTAGACTTGCGGGGAGATCCGCAATCTGGATATTGGATATGATAGATGCACCGAGATCCACATGTTGTAGACTCTCGGTGAGGAAATCATAGAATAAACTTGCCTCATTGAACTTCTTTCCGAAGTTCTTAACTTCAGACAAAACCTGAATGTTTGAGATGAATGGGAACACTTCCTCCGCGCCAGATCCCGTTCCTGTTGATCTGTTAGGCCAATCAACATCGTATCCTGCGTGTAGTAAGAAAGTCTGTTCCTTGATTACGGGGAATGGGCCTGGGAAATTATTCTCCGCATGAACAAATACAGAAACATCGAGGCGGTCCGTCATGACATTTTCGGAGGGGACGCTGTAAATCACCCTGTCTGGACCTAAACCGCTCGTAGTAATAACTAATCCTGAGGGAACTACCCCATCAACCAAGAAATCAGTACCACTAGTACTAACTCCATAAACAAGATCTTCAACGGCGACGGAAATTTCAGTACCCGTAGTAACCAAGATAGAAGAGCCCTGGTCGATAAAGAAATCGGTGATGGAGAGGGTGTCTGCAGGAGTTATTGTAAATTCATAATCTGTGCTTGTGGAATTACCCACGTTATCCGAAGCCTCTATGGTACCAGTCACCGTCTCGCCGAAAGTGAAAGGAGCGGCTGTGGTATATACGTAATCAAAGCCCCTGCCCGCATTAACTACCTTGCTAAATGAACCCGCTGTCGCTGCATCATTGACTATCTTCACCGAACCATTGATAAGGAGTCTAACAGAAACTGGATCCACACCCGAGGCATCGTCGGTAAGATTCCAGGACAGGGTCGTGTCTGGGGAAACCTGCGTGTCCAGATCCTCAGGATAAACAAGAGACAAGACCGGGGGATCGCCGTCGGCGGCTCCAGATATAGTAGCACTCAAAACACCCGATCCCAGGACGGAAAACTGGTATGTAGTAATGGACTGATTACTTACAGGGTCTGCAAGATCGGTCAGCTCACCACTAACCGTGACAATGGACTGCTGGGGATAATCCTCATTACGTGTAAAGTCATATTGAATATCCCGTGGAGAAATAACAGTCCTATCACCTGAAGGCCACGTGGTACTAGTCTGCACCGTACTTGCATTTACTATCTGGACATCATCCACCCAAACATCTACATTGGATGTATCCAGACTAGAGTGCGTATCCTTGACATGGAAACTGAGAACGCCATCAGGAACATTATAGGTAGTTCCGGACACAGGCGCTGTCTCGTCAAAGAAAGGCGGAGTCTGGTCAATAGAATTCACTTCATCGAAATTAGTAATCGTGAATGGAATTCCACTGGTTACTGGAGCATTAGTATTGACATGTGCAAAACTACTGGTCTGTAGTAAATGACTTGGGTCAATCGACACAGTAAGCGCAAACGCATCCACGACTGACGTAACGTCAAGGAAGTCCGAAGAAACTATGTGCCAAATATCTACATTGTTGAATGTAAAAAAAGAATTCTCCGTATCCTGCTTCAGGTCACGGGTGTATGCGGTTATTACATCTGCCGTACTACTAAGTCCTATACTCGCGGCAGGCCCCAGTGTTGTAAATCCTGAAGGATCTACAGGAGCACCTCCCGATCCATTATAGGTATATTGTAGATGATAAACATCTTCCCCATCATTACTGAAAACTAGGTTAGTGGAGTATTGCCTATCCCCCGAAAGGAAACTTGGCATATGGTGCCAAAAGAACACATCTAGAATTGTAGATTCATAGTTTTGGGGCAAGACCACAGTCTGTCTAATATATTGCGATACGGTATCATCTGTATCAGGAGCAGCAACGTATGCAAAATAACTTCCCTCTTGGGGAAGTATCCCATCAGGGACAGACGCGAATGGAATATCAGTACTAGTAGTTACCACGTCTGTCAAAGTACCTGTACTTACTACCCACCCAGTAAAGTCACCAAGCTCAAAGCCTCCATTGATAACCTGATCGGAGGGAGCGAATGTGGCGTCTGCTATCTCCGGCCCCTTGACAGCGGTCAATGGCGCTGTACGTTCAGTAGATCTCCAATTCTCAAAAGTGCTGAGAAACGCATGACTGGATAGGTAGAAGGGTGTTACATCATGACGATCCCGTTCGGTATTGGGGTCTAATTCCGTTGGGGTAAAGAAGAAAGGAGACCTGTCAAAATCTCTTTCGTAGGTTTCCAAAGTACCGATAACAGCAGAGAAGTTTCTTGAGCGCTGCTGCGACACAGTACTAATTGCATGTAGTGGTTCAGAGATACTTGTGGGAAACAACTCTAGTTGAGGCTGCCCGGTAGTAATAACAAACCAATCCCAAAGAGTGTCGAATGTGGTCGGGAAGAGGGTATCTTCCATATCTGTAACTATCCACAACCTAATCTGGGTATATGAAAATGTAGATGCAACATCGGTAAGGAGAAGCCTAGTAAAGGTTTGGAACTCGTCCGCACCGATCTGGGTAAGCCCAACTACCTTGTTGATGGTGGGAAATCCTGGCGGTCGTTTGGGAAGCTCACCCTCTGTAAAGTTATAGGCTATGGTATAAAAAGTAAGACCCGTATTGATAAACTCCACGGCCACCATGCCGTGCCTAGCTGCGGGACTACCAAAAAATGCAAAAGCGCTGTCAGATGCCACTGAAAACTGGAGGATGCCTAGTAACGAAGTGTGAGAAAACTCTTCAATGGTCTGAGACAGAGCTAGTGTTCCCGTCTCCCCATCCTTAAACATATGGAGCATGCGCTCACCATTAGGAACTGCAAGATCGGCCGGATCGCCATTGTCAAAACCCACCCCTTTGGGGAACTCAGAAACAACATTCACACCGTGTCTTTGTCCAGAAACTGTTGCATCTACGTGAAGCGTCCATCGGGAAGAGCCGCTCTCGAAACTCGGGTTCTGGACAACATTACTATAAACCAAAGGAACAAGTTGATTTTCGGAACCCTCAAGTTTGGCAACAATAATATCACCCTTGTTACCTGCCCCCTGGAACGCATGGAATGGCTCAGCGGTGGTATTGATATCGCCGGACTGAAGACCATCATTCTCTACAGTAAAACCCGTATAAGGCGTGGTGTGGGTGGCTCCGGTAACTATACCCGACTGATTCTGATCGTTGGACGCTACGATACCAGAGCCAGCTACAACCGTTGTAGTCTGTGTTACGACAACTGGGGGAAAATCAAAGCCGGGAATGGAGGGCAAGTTAGTCCCTCCTTATGTTTCCGTAACCGTGGCGGTGACGGTCGAGACGCCAACAGTGGCACCGACTGTGAATTGTGTGGTTGCGCGTCCTCCTGATATGGTAGTGTCTGTAGAAGGAGTAACCGCACCGTCTCCTGCAGTAACCTGGAAAGTGACATCCTTTCCATCCAAAGCCTCACCCCAAGCATTAATGACGTCCGCATTTACCAGCGTGCTCTGCGCAGTGCCAGCTGGAAGGGTAGTGTCGTCAGCATTCACTGCCATGAACGCAGAGATTCTATCATCAAAATTAAATGCTCTAAGATTGGTACCGTTATCGACGTAATACAGAGTATCAAAATCATTCTGGTCGTAGAACGTAGTATATGTGTTGGTCGAGTAATCAGAGATGTCTAGAAGAATCTCTTTATCGTCCGTCGTATTTAACAAAGTATCGTTATTTATAGTCTTGGTGTGGAGAATATCTAAACCAGATTCATACTCAAGGTAAGTCAAGAAAGGAGCGCCCCCGATGCTGGAGGTCTTAGTCCACGCAAAACTACTAGTACCGTCCTGAGGTATCTGATCTATTGTCGGAGAAATTACAGAGTTAGTACCAGATTCCGTAGAAAGAGCTACGTTATTAGCATACTTATAAAGAGTGCTATTGACCTTGATATAAACAAAACCTCCTCCTAATCCAGAGGCAGTGGTTGCTATCTGTACTCTCCCGTCCAGGAAGTCATTGTAGGTTTTACTCGGATCCCCAATAACATCAAATGACTCAATTAGGGGAACGCCCAGAACATCACCTTCACCATCTGTCTTCTCAACTGTCAATACAGCGATCTGAGGGAAAGTTTCAGTACCACTTACTACAAAATCATCCGCCTCTAACGTAATGGGACCATCGGCGTAACCGAAGATCTCTATGTTACACGCGTCTGTTACCACTGTAGGAGGTGAGCCTGGGCCTACCACCCCCTGCAACCCACTCCATGTAGTAGATATTCTCTCAATACCGATATCACCTACGGCCGGGGGCTCCTTGTGCCCGCTAGCAGTTACCAAATCAAAAGTAAATTGCTCGCCTGAATTAGGAGTAGAGGTAGTAGCAATTAGAAACTCTATAGGAGTATTAGGATCAACACCCTCATCGTAAAGAACACCGGTCTGTGCGTCTGTCAGAGCGCCTGTTAAAGTTCCAGAAACTTGCCAAGCAGAACCGGAAAACGCAACAGTAAATGCATCAGTACCTATCTGAGTATTGTGCCACAGAGGACGTCCTTCTCTCAAATCACCAGAAGAACTGTTATCCGTCAGATTAGACATATAAGAAGCGAAGTACACGCCTGTGGTGGTGGGTGAAGTTTCTATACCTACCCCCTCACTCATGATTGTATTGTTATCCGAATCAAGAGCGCGGATAGCAAACCATCTTTTCTTATTTGTGAGCGAGACAGGATTGACATTAATCTCTGCTCTAAAATCTCCAGCCATTGTATAGGTAGTTTCTAACTGTCCGTTCCCAACAGATACATTATGTGATATTAATTCAGATCCCTGATCTCTTAGGAACTGAGGGTTTGCTGTACTCTCAACCCAACGTGCGGGGTTGAAATTATTAGATCCTGCGGCGGAGCCGGCCTCGGCATCAGAGAAATCATCACCCAAATTAGTTTCCGTAGATCCCACATTATCTTCGTTGAATCGGATAGTATAAAATCTATCATTGGGAGTATCAAAACATGCGTCTAGAATATTAGACTTTTCAAACTCAAATGCACCAGCGGCTGCACCGTCGGTGTCAAAAAAGGAAAGAACGGACACAAACGGTTGAAGCTCATCCTCACTATTAGTAATAACCTTGTCCTTCAGTGCCACTTCAGAAACGAATGCGAATGCGGCAGAATCATCATGCAGGATTCTCCAGTAGGGCATTCCGTTTCCTGTCGCATTGATGGGGGGTGCGCTGAAATCGAGGAGGTATCGAAACTGATTACCTGCAGGAGTAGATATGACAGCCTCTCCGACTGTTGAGATAGTTGCTATGAAGTTGGTGGCGACGAATTCTGAATCTAGATTATTCAAACTTGTAGACACATGCCATTTACCAGTAGTCGTGTCTATAGCTGCGGTGGAAAATATTATTATCTGGGTAGTGGATACCAATCGGCCGCCAAAATATACAATCATCATATCCGCAGGGGAAATCGGACCGATAGTAGTATAAAGACCATCACGCCAACCCGGGACCTCTACTTGAGTATCAGGAGTCGAGGTCGCTGCGCCGAAAACGGCAGTAGCTTGAGGATTTTGGAGAACTAGCCTTACAAATTGAGTACCATTATGTAGAGATCGATCGACATCGTCTATACTAGACACCACAGTATCACTGTAGTAACTCTCCATATTCTTAGTTGTATCGGTAGAACCTAGCCTACCTTGTTGAACAGTCACAGGGCCTTCCTCCTTACGTAGTCCTTAGTATTCTGGGACGTACAAATACCTTACGAAGCTTGTTATCCACTCTTACTTCTAGGGTAGAGATATCCACACCGTGTTCTACCCCATATACCTCAAAAGAGAGTCCGGTTCTGTTATCAACAAAAGAATCACAAGGACCGGGCTCCATGTTTATGTATATGGGCTCATTACTTTCCTCCACATCAAACGCACAGACGAAGAGCGATCGGTTCTGGAGTTCGGAAAGATCCCTTGCCTCCATGGAAAGGGTCACATTAGAATCATAATTCCAAGGAGCATCGGGGTGTGTATAAGTTACATGGTATCCAGTAGCGGTAGCGCCTATTGGGACTCCAGAGACAGTAGCAAAGTCCTGGATAGTTATTGCGTCTAAGGTCACACCACTGCAGACAGTGATTCCCTCCACCGACAGCCTAATAGAATCCGGATCTACTCCCTCCCCGAAATCTAAAACATCGAAGGAAACAGGAGCAACTACGGATGCTCCCGATGATCCACATGAAGGGAGAATATTTCTGTAAAAGGGGGGTCGTACATCTGGAACCGTCTGCCATTCACAATGAATGAAGAAGGTATTTTCCGGCTCGGCGGTGTCGTCTATGGTAAGTTCTACCACCACCGTGGAGTCGTATAAGAAATTACTAGGGGGATCATAGAACAACTGGAGACCGTTAGGAATACTAGAAATAACGAACGTAGGACTATCCTGAACCTCGACCCCCTGCACTTTAAATATAAGAGTATCGGCATCTAAAGGCGACCCGAAGTCGCGAATTCTCCAAAGAATGTTAGTATTTACTGCATTTTTTACACTCAAGCAGGGGGGAAATACCAACTCCAAAAAATCAAACTGGGTGATCTGAAACGAATTGCTAATCTCGGGCTCTTGTTGAATCGGCCTGCTTAAGGTACTACCAGCAGTAGTAATACCAAACTGCTCTAAAGGCTGACCATCGTCCTCAAACCCCAGCTGCTGGACAGGGGTTTCGGGCTTGGTATCGTGGGTAGAATTAGGATGATTAGCAGTAACTAGAAGATGTTGCTGAATGGCGTGATCGTTCTCAGGATCAGGGAAACCGGCTGCAAATACTAAATCACCCAACTGCCGGATCGGCTTAGAATAAGATCCCGTCGGATTGTTGTGCCCGTCGGGCCGAGTACGTACAGTAAGACGCTGTTCAATGGGTTCAGACTGGGTATTTAATTTGAGAGAGGTCTGAGTTATAGGCCTACTAACATCAGGCGTTATACCTCCAGGATTAGTGGTCAGATCACCTTTCTGAACGCTGATCGCTTCTAGTACTTGAGAGCCCATTAGGGCAGAACCTGCGCTTTGACATCCATCAGTAAGTCTATGGCAGTCACACTAGGAGTGAATTCTGAACTTGCTCTTCCCAAAATGTCCGTACCGCTAATTGCAGGATCCATAGTACCTGGGATACCGGCGGCTCCTGCATTATTAACTGTAGTCGTGAATTGAATATCCTTTCCCAGAACTGGGAAATTATACTGGTCTCTAACTTCTGCGGTCACCGTAAATTTACGAGACTTAGGAGATGATAGAGAGATTGCAAACCTGGTGGGAGAAAAGTTCAGGGCAATAGATTTTATAAAAGAGAGATTGGTCTCCGTCTGGAAGTTATAATCCGGCGCTCGATTTATTGTAGTATAGGTTCCAGTAGGTATATCCTCAGTCGTCTCTTTCTGCTGCAACTTGTAATAGAGATTATTATCCAAATCAGAAATGAGATCAAATGCCTCTATCAAGTTAGCTCTATCCGCCGCCATCAAGTTGATTGTGATGGAAGACTCTATAGCCCAAACAGGGGCGCCCAAATTAACGGTCAGCAACATCGGGCCTCTAATAAAAGAAAGACGGGTCTGATCAAAGTCTGCCGCCACCACCGCGTTATACTTTCTACCAGTAGTAGTAGTTAGGGGCGACTTGCTGGGATATTCAAAACTACTTAGAGACCCCTCATCATCCTCACCTCTCCCAGAAAAGGAATGATCATTGAAGACCCAAATCTTCTTGGTCACACTTACAGGATCGGAGTTATTGTAGTTGCTGGCCAACCCTCCCTGTTTTAGGAACAAAACAGTATTGTTTAGCTGATTGAGTCCTCCAACAATGAGACTCTCCTCTTGTCCCTCAGACCCTGCAAAAGTACTGGGGCCCAGATATAACTCATCTCCCAATGCAATTTCAGAGATGTCATTAAGCTGTATGGAGGAACTGCCTTGGGTTGTAGAACCTACAAGCTGTCTGTGATAGTGTTCTATCGCAAACGCTCTAGACTCATATACCGTATTTGGCTGATTGAGTAGGGTCAATTCATCTTGCCAACGCAGCTCGGAAGGAGATGCGGTGGGGAACAAATTGGTCTTGTGGGGAAAAAGTCTCCACTTCTTAATCACTATGCCTAAATCAGAAGGTAATTCTTCCAAAGTCCAAAAGAAAGTACCGTCGTAATGCAACTCAATGACCGGATTTCTTAGCTGAGAAAGGGTAATGGGAAAAGTATCTACCACATCTCCATCAGCTTCCACTTGGAACAATGCATCTACACTCTTGTTTATCGTGTAGAAAAAACCGGTCAGCGGGCCGAATGAAAAATTACCATCATTGATGCTTATGTTATCTGGCATGGAGTCCCCGCCCCCTAAATGCTAACCACCGCAGATATAGTAACCAGTCCCGCAGTATCACCTGCGGTATAAGTCACGGTCGCCTGACCGTTCGAGTCTAGGGAAATAGAACCAGTCTCTGAAAGACCAGAACCAGTACCACCCCCACTGGTCTGGAAAACAATAGTAGCTGCTGGTGTTTGTAGGTAAGGAAGTGCGTACTGATCGGTAACCGTAGCGGTAATGACCGAAGTAGAAATTTGATCCGCAGCCAAAATAGCAGGGGCCGAAGACAAAGCAATTGCGGTTGGGAAGGGCTTGAATGTGGCTAACTGGTAGTTGTAGGTAGATTCAGTAGATTCAGTACCATCAATGTTAAACTTCTGTTGAAGTCTGAACAGAGTATCTTTTTCCAATGCGAAATCAAAAACGGTATATACTGTATTAGAATCCGGGCTTAGATTATTCTGAATAGCAGATAATTCCGTAATAAGTTGAGGGTCTAACGCATCTATGAAAAGGAGATTGTTGGTACGTATGAAAATAATATAACTACGCTTATTGAATTGAGACAACGACCCGTCAAATACTCCTCCCGAAGGATTACTAGGAGTAACACCCGCTTCGATAAGATCAACGAAAGTAGCAGCATCCACATCCTTATAAGCACCCCCTGAGGTTCTGGACAGAACAGTACCCTGTTGGATACTAATCTTATACAACGCCCCTGCATCCTGAGACTTCAAGTAATGCTGATTAAATACCCAGAGATTCTTACTAAATACTACCGTATCGCCCGCATTAAACCCTACGGTTTTGTCCGCAGAGAGCGTAACGACCTTAGTGGCAGGATTAGTTGAGGAAACAGTAACTCTAAGAGACTGCCCTGTGAAATCAGTAGGAGATGTCTTAGTACTAGGCCCAATGAACATAGTGGTTCCTGCGGTCAGTAATCCAAATATATTGGAATCTACAGAGTTATCGAAACTAACCGTTATAGTATCAGTATTCTCAGCACCGCCTGCAAGCACTGTACCTGTGTACATCTCCAGTGAAAATGCATTAGCTTCGAAATCATCAGTGGCATTGGACGCAAAACTATATGATTGCTGCAATACCATAACAAAGTTGGAAATAACCCACCTCTTGATGATAAAACCATCAGACGCCGTAGCAGACAGATGCTCCATAGTCCACCAGCTTTCCCCATCGTATGTCATATCAATCACTTCTCGGGAAATAGATGTGTCCAGAGGATAAGCGAAAGCCAACGTACCATCATCCGTCTTCTGGATCATGGTATCCGTGGCCTGATCGAAGCTGTAAAAATAACCATCTACGCGAGTGACGTTGCCGTTAAGTAGGCGAACATTCTGAATCATGTATCTCTCCTAGTTATAGGATCTTTTGGGCCTGTATATTATCTGAAAATCAAACACATTTCCTCTAAACTCCACGGACTCTCCTGACTGCGCCACGCCACTTGTGATTATAGGAAAACCATTCAACGTCATCTGAAGTGTGGATAAATCTAAACCTGAGGAAGGCAAAGGCTCGGTAATGCGATAAATAACATTAGACTGGATATGTACATCCGTGTTAGCGTCTAACGCGGGCTCTGCACTTTCGAGTTGGGGAGGTTTGTTATCGGGGAGTAAAGCAGTCCAAGCCACTCTATCACCAATTCTTCCCATAGCTGCCTGTATTTCTTCGTGGAATGTTTCTTCTGAAATAAGATTAACGAACTCCGGCGGGATAGGTTGTCCTGTATCCTTATCCAACTCATCTCGAGGAGGGGCTACCATCAACAACCATATGGAATCACCTTCCGGATCTGTTAGATTAGGAAATTCAATCCCGGACGCGGTCACCCCTGAAATAGTGGGGACCTGATCAGGCCTAACCGGGTTCTTAAAGGATTTTACAGGGTCTAGCTGGAGAGATACTGTAAGAGGAACAATTTTATCATCGGGAGCCCTACTATTTCGAAGATAAAATACGACCATTAATTACGCCGAGAAGTCTATTTGATTTACGATGCTGTCGATCTGGAATCTGTAAAGCGCATCCAGTGTAGTAATAGCAGATACAGGAGATGCTGTTTCAATCTCGTGATACTTTCGTACCTGAGAACCTCCACTATAGGTCGTTGACAGTCCGGTAGTTATTCCTGAAGTCGTTACAAATCTAATCTCGGACGCACTCAGCCCTCCGGTCACTCCCGCACCAGAAATGAGAACTATCTGGGAATTAACAGTGTCTCTGACCTCAAGCGCAGATCCTGCTGAGAAGCCCGCAGTGCTTACAACTTCTAGAAGATCTCCAGAAGAGTAGTCTGATGCTAAAGTGGTCTGGGCGATCTGACGAGCAGCAAGCAGCTCGCTGGAAACAAACAGGTGGAGTCCCAAAGTCTCTCTAATGTCAGTTCCTGAATCAGGAACATCGATTGCAACAGAACTCCTACCCGAGCCCGTGAATTTCTCAGTCACTGTTCCAGACTCAATGCTGAATACACCATTAAGGAAACGTACCTGCGCATTGAGATAAGAAAGATTTCCTATCTTTGCGCCGCCGGCACCGATATCAGCCTCTAATCGAAGTTTATCTTCTATGTCCTGCGCAACGTCGGCCGGGAGAAGATTTGTCCCCACCTCTAGAGTGATATCCACTCCGGATCCGATTGCTTCGTCGAGCGCGACCTTTAAACCACTAGACGCTCCGATATCTATTAGTGCGGTTGTGGGTGCCGTACCTCGCAAAAATCCTCTTACCATTTCGTTCTTGAATATGTTTTGGATTGCTCCCCCACCAGACGCGGTTGCAGTCGTGGTTGAAGAAGTAACCCAGATTTCGTCACCTTCCGGATTGCCACCATTAGGAACTACTTGCGCGATATCTAATGTGATGGTCTTTGCTGTTCCGCCCGGGAAATTTACTATATCCTTCACTGTAACATTGATTGCCATTTAAATCTCCTCCTTTTCTGCTAGGAATTCCTCAACAGTTTTTGTATGTTTTCTTAGATTACAAAAGGGACAGGACAAACATAGGTTTTTGTCATCATGAAGTCCTCCCCGGGAAACGGGAACCATGTACTCTAAATGCCATTTATCTAGTTTCTCCTGGCAATAGTAACACATACCATCCTGTTCTTTAGATAATTTTTCAATTATGTCTGGGGAAACCACACCCATCTGATCTTTTAGACTTACATAGTATTTATGCTTGTATAGTCTACGTTTATCAGGATTACTATCCCACCATTCTCTGTGCTTCTTAGATATTTCAGTCTTGTTAAGTTGATACCATTCGGAAAGATATTTCTTTCTACGGTATCTGTTTTCTTCTTCCCAAGCGGCGCGATATTCCTTAAATCTTTCTCCATTTTCCTTAAGCCATTCTCGTGATTTTCTGTCCTTGTGTTCTTTATTTCTAATATACCAATTTTTAGAAGATTTAGAAATACAATACTTACAATAACTGGTAAGACCATCTTTGTTACGAGAACATTTACTAAACTCATAGTCTCTTTTATCTTCTTTACATTTTCTACAATTCTTCATATCTGATAATACCTTGTGCCCGAAACTATTGTTCTGCCTTGCTCTAAAGCCTCCACCGTCCCAGAAACTGCAGGATCGGAATCGGCACACGCTGTGGAACCTGGAGTAGGTACAAACCGCCTCCCATGTTGTGTAACTTCTGTCGTTGCGGTACCTATGTAATAAGGGCACCCGTTGTCTGCACAAACCCATCCCAGATAACCTCCTCCTAGGGAATAGGTGTGCATGCGGCCGCTGGTCTCATGATGATGTACCTTCTCGCCGCCCGGCACTTCAGCATTCTGATTATAGTCTGTTATCTGTGTCGAGTATGGACAGTATCGCCAAGTCTTAGCACCTCTAACTTTACTTCCCGAAACTACCGGACCCGGCTCAAATATACCCCCCGATGGTAGAATTGTCATCTAGTACTTCCTCTCCCCTTCCTTCTTATGGACTTCACTCCAGTAAACTAAAAGGTATGGATGCTTAGATTCTTCATGCTCTTTGCAATCAATCAGGATCCAATCATCATTCTCTAGTCTTTCTAAAACATTTACGTACTTACCTTGTACCCACACCTCTTTCAAAAAAACTTTGTCATCCCTGTAATTTACCCCTTTCCACTTCAGAACAGCCTGGTAATAGTCATCCATTGCCGCCAAAATAACGTGCTGCTTAGTCATATCCAACATAAGCTGATCGTCGTCATTGATCTGGGCGGCATCACTAAGAACAGGTCCTGTAAAATAAGCACCCTTGAGTACTGCCTTGTCGTCCTGGGGATACTCTACCGAATCCCAGTGTAGTTCCAAACGATATTTCTTCAAAACATCCATACTAAAACTCCGATTAAAAGAAGATCAACTGGTGGGGAATGCTGGCGGAAGAAGTTCCTCGCTTTCCGTCCTCCTTACCCACACCGCCACCAATCTGGGTAGCCTTACCAAAATCCTGGTCGTCGTCCTGACCTAAACCAGGAGAACCTGCACTCACGTTTATGTTCCTTCCCGTGGCATCAACTAATCCTGGGGTACCTGTTGTACTATCTACCAGAACCAGACCATCGTTAGAAACAATATCCGTTCCTGTAATTCTATTACCTTCAGAGAATCCCTGAATGTAAGCAATGTTACCCGTAAAGCCTGCAATCTGAGGCTTACCCGACAAGCTCCAACTCTCCTGTCCATATCCCTGGAAATCCTTTGAGTAGGAGAATCCAGTGATAAACAGCGCATTACTTCCTGTACGTGTAATGGGAACGACTGAACCCGTGCAGGGGGCGGGAGTTATTGTGACATCCATCTTAGCAGTTGAATCTGCACAAGAGGTAGAGGGTGTAAGGGTAACAGGAGTCGAAGCTCCACCATAGCTAGAAATGCTGGAACTTTCCTGGGTAGTGACATTAGTGTCGAAAGCGTCGAAGCTCCCCAACTGAAACAAGCGTTCTACCTGAGGGGCTATGGTGAAACTAACAGACACAAATCCACTAGATATTTTATCAGATGTAACTGTGGTTCCCGCGCCGATTATAACCGCCATCTATTCCTGTTCCTCCTTTTTGGGCTTGGGGTTCCCACAAATGGAACAAGGATCACCCATGGTCAGCGCATCGCAGGAAGTACATTTACCAATCTTACCAACAATCTCATCCGCCTTTGCGCGCTGGGCTGAAGAAAGATACGCATACTTCTGATAATATCCCGCAGCGCCGTCTTTATTCACCCTATTGTCTGGTCTTCCGCAGCAGCCCATATTATATCTCCTTAGGGGGTAGTTCCGCGAGGACAATCATCCGCGCAACCCGTCGCTATTAGTGTTATTTTATGTTCAAATACCGTAGGGATTGACGCTGGAATTACTCCAGAACCTACCTCTGTAATATATCCTTTGAAATCCACGCCGCCAAAAGTTAATTCCGTGTAGTTGCGAGGGGGAGTGACCCCAGGCACCTGTTCTGTAGATACCACCGTAAAAGAAACTGTGGCTAATCCATTAGCCTGATACGTAATTGAAATCGTGGGACAATCTATAAACTCGAAAACCTCCGTAGCCATTAGAGTGCCTTCTTCCGTAACCTAGCTGCCGCAGAGTTTATTCGTAGGCAACTACGACACTGTCTTTGATTGGCTTTACCTGGAGGTACATACGTATTTTCCTTGCTCATCTTATGTCCATGTTTGCAAGTTTCACGAAGTATTCCTCTTTTTACTCTCTCCTGTGCGGACCTGGACATTTTTAACAGAGTCTCCTCACTATAAGTTCTACCCAACATAGATTGTCGTATCTTATCTCTGATCTTCGTGGAAACTTGATGTCCTTTAGAAGACTCACTCATTTTTTGCTTACTCTTTTCTGCGTGTTTACGCCCCAACCAAAACTGTCTCATCTTCTCTATAGCAGCGGGCGACATCTTCTTACCTAAATTAATCCGCCTTAGTTTTTCTTTGGTTTCTTCAGAAGTTTTCCTACCTAAATTTACCTGACGCATATACTCTATTTGTTCTGGTGTTCTTTTTCTTCCTTTGTGGGCCATACCTATTTTTATTTTAGTCTCTTCGGCACAAGGTCCCCCACCCTCACCTCCTTCTTTTATATTATATCCAAGAGGCGTGCGAGAAGAAAGAATTTTAATCCAATATTTCTCCTTTTCATCCATTTCCTTTTGACTAAAACATCTATCTATAACAGAGAAACTAAAATTAAACTGCCCGTGTTTGTTTATAGAATTTTGCAGAGCTGTACATCCACATTTACCTCGACGGTGGGCAAGTTCCCGCTTACGTAAATTACGAGCCTGTCCTACATACACTTTATCATTAATTTCATTCTTCATTAAATAAATAAACATAATTAAATCAAAGACGCTCCCGGTACATCATCCTCGTTAATAATTACTCTATCGTAAGTCTCGGTGGCGGTAAAGACAATGCCTCCAGTGTCTGGATCCAGAAATCTTTGAGCAGAATAACTCGCAGAGACATAGTTTCCTCCCAGGCCAATCATATCCGTAGAACACAGGAGCTGAGCCTTATCCTCACAGGTATCTGTAATAATCGACTCCGCTTTGAAGGTTTGCAGAACGAAACCTGAAATAGTCCCAGGAGTAGATGCTATGGAGGCACCGCAAGTATCAGACCGCGCCTGGGGACCGCTAGATCGCAATTTATAAGAGGTACTCCGCGTGACCATTATAGAAGATCTCCTTCACATGAGGGAATTGAGTATTGAAAAGTATAACTATTAGTCGCGGCGGAAGGGGTAGTAACGGAGATGTTGAAACCAGTAAGTTTCACATCCAATCCCAAGATATTGAAATCCAGAGTATCCGCATCTGTAGTGTCGAATGTGAAGGGAGGTCCAGTCCAGATGAGATCTGAACCTAGGAACTTCTCAGTATCCACTACCCTGCTGGAAGGCCCCGACTGGGCATTAGCATTCACCGTACGGAAAGAACAAAACTCATCCAAGAGCGTAATCCCGTCTATAGGGTCTCCCTCCCTAGATGCCTCTCCTGTTTTGGTTCTAATTATGCGGGTGATGTTATTTTCACAGTCGAAACGGTTCTGGGTGGGGAGGCTGACGCTCGCCTGAGAGGGACAGGATGTCCCCAGGAGCTTGTTTGTGGAACCTTGGAGGAAAGCATACGCGTTTATACTCATCGTCCCTGTGGAGGGACCCTTGAGACGCTTACGGACATCGGTAAATACATTTGGAGCAGCATCGCATTGGCTCAGAATGTCAAGAAACTCTGAGGAACCAGTGAGACTGACAGAAACGATCCCGGTAAATCCTACCTCAAAAAGTCCCGCGACGACACATTCGCAAGCCATGTATAATTTTTATCCTCCTAATTATACGCTATTGTCATTATAAATGCAACCTACTCAGACCCATAAACCCCAAAGGCTGGCCCGCCTTGACCCAAGCTACTATGGTCATGAATCGGTGTACCAACCGCAGTAGCGGTACCTGCATTACCTGCACTGTTATCCGTAAAAGTAATGACATTCTCTCCGAGGGCTATGTGGGTGTAGATTGCGGTTCCGTCTTGTCGATCAATAATAGTACCAATTGTTGGGTCTGAGACCGTCCAGGAATCCCCCGCCGCGTAAGTGGCATTCACGACCAGGAATCTAACAGAACTACCTACCGGGATTGCGATTGCTGCCGGGCGGATTCCTAAAACATTAGCGGTGCTTCCGCCAATATCTCTCTCGTCTTCCACCTCTTCTGGAAGTTTGGCATTTCTAAGAGGTGCCCAATGAGGTCTCTCCGTACTAACCAACTTGGAATTCTCTCTGAGGTCGGTGTCGGAGGCATGAACGGTGGCAGAACCACCCTGCCCTCCAATTTTCTTGTCATAAGAAATACCCTTCTGAGGCTTCTTGGTGACCTGGGTGATTGCCGCAAACGTCTGGGCGGCTCTAGTTCTTTGCCGGCGCGAAATATTCTTACCCTCTAATTCCTGAAACTTGTCTGCGCCTGAGAGATTAACAACAAAGGACGAAGCCTTCTCAAATGCAGGATTGACTGTTACCGATCTTACAGATCCAGTAAATATAGTTTGTTCATTTCCTTCGGTCCCGGCTCTTATTACTACCTGTTCTCCAGTAGCAAATTTCTGAGTCAGGGGCACTTCTACAGACACACTGAATGTAGATGCCAACTGAGATCGGGAACGGGTCACGTTGAAGGATTTTATATCCGGCGTAACAAAAGTTTTATCACCAATTGTAATTTCCGCCCGGATCTTTTCAATTGTAATGTTTGCGCAGGACGGAGACATTAAACCTCCCCCGAAACCATAGCTAGGTACTTATCGCTAAATACATACTCGCATTTCTTTGTTTTACCATGACATTTATTACATAACGTAATTACATTACTCTCTTCCATTATACCATCCTTCAAATAATCAGATCTTTTTCTAATCTCTATTCCATATCTCTTTAGCCAAGTTCTGACTGTGGGTGCCGAACAACCTGCCTCTTTGGCAATAGCGTAAGAACTCAAACCACACTCCACGTATTTAGTGTGTAGCCAGGTTTCATCTTTATACATGGTTATATCTTCTCCACTGGGTGATTGAATATCCTAACCTGACATTTATCTCCCACCGAGATATCTTCCAGAACAAAACTTAGAGCAACTAACTCGTCTCCTCCCTGCACCCTAACTACATAAGACGCACCGTCGCCTCTGTCCTGAACAATTATACCTTCCTTGGTAACTTCCTCGGTCTGGAGCTGGTATGTAGAACTATTGAAACTACCCGCAGTCAAATACTTAGGACCCGTAGTCACGTTGATCAGATACTGACTAGCGTCTGCATATGAATAGTTGATCTCATTTATGATGGAAGTATTACCATTGGAATCAGTAAATACATCTCCTAAACGCGGAGTCGAATCAGGACCAAGAACCACCGATGTGGATGTAACTACTTCATTTTGCTGCGCTAGAAAATTCTGGGCCATTTCCAAACACTCAATATCGTCAAGAAAGGGAAGTGTGATATCAATGGTACTTCCATTAGTATTGTCTTGTAAAATAGACATCTCACTCTCATCAAAGTCCTGAGTAGTGGAGGGGTCATTGTCTCTAATACCGTCGGTCTGGTCTATAATACCAAAAGCATTTAAGGTTTTACCCCCACCCCCTGTAGATTCATCTATACTCTGCAAAGAACTAGTAGATGCGTACGCTATGGGGGGTGGAAAATCTACCAAAACGATGGGAGTGTAGGTTATACTAATACTGGCAGCGACACCCATCGCAGCACCTCGGGGGTCAAATATATCGATGCTGGGACGTCGTCGTTCAACAACAATACACATCTCGCCGCTAGCAACCTTATAACCAAGCGCGTCTCCAATAGAACAAATATAATCTCTAAACTGATTAGTAGATACAGTAAAGGTATTAGGTGTATCTTTAGTGGCCTCTCGGTATTCGAAACCGGCGGGTGGGGATGTGAAAGGATCATAAAATCTACAAATAGTTGATGCATACTCACTGTCTATGATACTAAATAGATCTATCTCTAGGTTTTCGTCAGCGTCTTGGGTCCATGTCCAGTTGCGACCATGCTGAAGACTTATCAATTCCTTGTGAGGATTAAGAATAGTTTTAGCAAATCCCGAGAAACCCCCTCCTCCTCCAAATTCTTGAAGCTGAAATACTTTCTGGCCAGAAAATACAATATCCGTGATCGAAAGAAAATCAGATTCCAACTGGCCAAACTTATTCAACCTCTTAAAACGATCTGCACCTATTGTGATTCGAGAACCCACTAAGGTCGTATTGGTTACAGTACATTCGCCTGTCTGCTCATTAACAGTGGTTATTGTGGCGGGAACTCCCGCTCCAAAACTACCGCCCGCGGATGCGCCCAATGCACGGCCCGCACCCAATTGCTGACTTACATCCTGAGCGCCTCTAAAGTTAGGTAAAATTATACTACCATCTATCTTACTAACTTTAAAAAGTTCGGAATCAAAACGGATATATTCTTTCGTTGAATCTCCAAAAGATATTCTAAGACCGGGAACAGACTCACTGTCCGCGGACACATCGAAATCTATAATGTAACCTAATAAACTCTCAAACGCGCCTATCTCATAAGAGTTAATAATGTCATCGTTGTAAGCCTGATCCAGTGCGGGGTCATCATAGGAAATAGTTGCATATTTTGCATTATGATCCTGCTCACAGGTATCGACAGCACAGTCGTCGTAAGCCATAAATTCTTTATTCTTAAGTCCGTCAAAGGATTCTCGGAGCTCACGCGTGATAGGAGGATCATACCCCCTAACGATAACCAAACTTGCTTCATTGGTAACCTGGCCAGTGGGAATACAATACCGGACATCTAAATTACTTGCGGTAGCAGACCCTACTATATAGAAACGGGCGATACCATCTGCGTCTATTTCTACCTCGGCAAAACCGCCCAAACCCGAGCGGCCCGATCCCTGCGGCGCGGAGTTCAAAAGCTCAGTAGATAATGCCAAACGTAACATCCCCGTAGCGTCTTGGTTACGGATGTCATATCCAGGCAGTGTCCCTCCCATCACAGGCTGGCTGAAAGGAATATTGTAGGTCTCTAATACCAATTGAGAAACAGGACGAGTGGGATCGGGATCTAATACCGAGTTTTGAGGAACAGTATTGCCGATGACCACACTTTGGTAATCCGGATTGTCATTTGGTATGATCGTATCTACCGCAGTTCCGGGATTAACTCCAAAGCCTGGGAAGTTAATAGCTGCCATTCAAGTCTCCTTTTCCTAGTTTCCTCTGCCTGCCTGTGCGAGGGAGAGAGCCTGTGATGCCTGGGTAAGTGCAGTAGATGCTCTCTGACCGATCTCGCCCAGAAGCTGTTTATCTGACTTACGTGCGGTTTCTGCTGTTGTAATCTCTGTGTTAATCTGTCGGACTTCGGCCTCAATACCTTGCTTATTGTCCCCGACGGCAGTCGAGAGGTCGGTGATCTGCTCGGCAAGGACAGAGACATTTTCAGTTGCCGCGGTGGCTACGGTTGTAGCGGTAGCTGCGGCAGATGTCGCGGATGATGATGCCTCCGTGGCAAGAGTGGCGCTCTCGCTGGCAGCCTGGGAGGTCGTAGTTGCGAGTTCTATTGTCGTACTGAACGTAGAAACCTCGAGCGTGAGAGCGTCTAGATTACTAGTCGTAAGGGTTTGTTTTGATTCCAGTGTGGATACGTCCTCCTCCAAAGCTAGAATTGATTCATTGAGTGGTCCAGAAGTATCGGTCAGCCCCTCGACCGCATCCACCCTAACACCCAAAGCGGTAATGTCAGCCCCCGCAGCTCCTGTCGCAGCCTCAGTGGCAGCTACAGCCAGTTCATCGATGTTAGAAACTGTAACTGCAGGCTCGCCATCAATGGTGACTGTGAGGGTCTCACCCAAAGCTTCGGTAATATCAGAACCTATGGATGCGATATCGGAACTGAAGGATTCAGGAAGGGTCACGCCCTGGCTTGCCAACCCACCTATAACCTCATTGAGCGACGCTATGGAGTCATTCAGAGCACTTAGTGCCTCCGAGGAACCCCCATCGCCCGTACCACCCCTAGTAACTCTGTCTGCTGGATCATCTCTAGTACCCGGCGCAGAGCCATCTTCCTTTCTAATAACATTGGAGGGACTAGCAGCGTCATCACCAAACCTGGCGCTAGCATTCGCCTCAGCAGCCAGGTTATTATTCGTAAGTCCTACCATGGGATTTATTCGGCGCATGCCTGCATTTAGATTTACGGTGCCGGTTCCTGCAAGCTCTGTGCTGGAGAGAACACCACTTTCCCTGCCTCGATAAACATGCTCGCCGCTATCGATACCCTTTTGAATAATCCTCATGGCACTTATCTGCTTTTCACCGGCAGTTAGTTCGGATCCGCGATCTGCTGCCTTTAACTGACCTGTGTAAGTACTTTCGCCAGGCCTGCCACCAGCGAGCTGTGCAAATGTTCCAGCGGTTGGGGGTTTTGTGCCGAAACCGCCCTGCATAGATAATCCTAAAGTCGGTCCAGTAGATTTGGTACCAGGACCTGCTACCATAGCCGCCAACTCTTGCTCATTCCACTTGTTTTTGATAGTCTCAGGACCTGAGGTTGCAACTCCTCCGGGCGCGGGAATCGCGGACGCGCCCATTCTTATACCGGAGGTGGGATCCGCAGCCTTGTTAGTTAGCGTCTCAAGTGCGGATAATTGTTCTCTTTGTAATCCCACAGAGGTGGTTAGGATTGCATTCGTAGGGATCATCCCAGTAGCCATATCCTCTACTCCCGCCTGGCGCGCTGCCTTCTTTGACAGGTCTTGCGCTTCTTGAGTAATGGAACCTGCAAACTTGGAGAGACCTTCCAGAGAAGGAAGTCCCTTGAAGAAAAGTTTATCATCGCGACCCTTCTTCGTCGCCTGTTCGGAGGTTGCCAATTCCTCACCAAGGATATCAAAATACTTCTGAGCTTTAGCCTTCAAGTCATCACTCTGTCCCGGATCAAACATTACATCTGCAAGGGTTGATCGGACACGCTCCGCTTTCTGTTGCTGACTTCGTAGAGCCGTAGTTTCTATGCTCTGCTTCTGCTGAATGACAGCTTCCTTCTCATCAAAGTCAACGTCTTTCAGTGCTTGCTTCTTGGCGCGCATATCGGCCAACGTCGTTCGTCCACCACTACCAAATTGTTTCTCTATATCTCGTCTCTTGTTTTCGAAAGAAGTTCGGAAACCAGCTTGACCCACTCGGGCCATTGGACCATCCAAATCAGAATCTATCTTATTAATGATTTGAGAATCTGCTTTTTCGAAATCCCTAACCATGTCATTTAGAGTGGTAGCGAAGTTTATAGCAGCGTCCGCCAATCTAATAGCGGGAATATCTGCCTGCAACTTATTATTGCTGTCCTCTAGGGCCTTGATAGCCTTAGCTTGAGCTTCAAGATGGGATGCCCGTACTGAGTTCTCCCACTGAATGGACTTGGCCTTCGCCGCGTCAAGATCCTTGGAAGCCTTTAGCTGCTTCGCTGCTTTGGCCTTCGACATATCTTGGGGGCTGGATGATTTAATCATCTCCGTGGTAAGACCGGAGGCGGCCTTGCCATCATTCTCGAAGACCTCCGCCATTCTGTCCGCTAGATTTGACTGTAAATCCTTCTGACTCCAGAACTGCTGGGTAGGTTGACCATCGGCGGTGTCGGACAGAGGTACGTCTATCATTCCTCTACCCTCAAACTGCTGCATACCATTCATAAGTGCTACTATATTCTTCATCTGGGGATGGGAAGGAGCGTTAGCACCCGCTCTTAAATTACCATCGGCATCTGGAATTATGTTAAGAACCTTCTTGAAGACATCGTTCATCGCGCCGCCCCCAAGTACTTCTCCAAACGCGCTGGTCTTCTCTTTAAAGGACTTCTTGGACATAACGGAGGCAAAGGCTTCGGCCCTATCACCTTCCGGCAAGGACTGGATGTAGGTAAGTTCGTGCAGGGCTTCGAGCATGGAGTTTTGGACACTCAGCTGGCGACCCCCAATATCGGTAAAGTCGTCAGCTAATTTATTCATACCCCTAATCATCTCAAGTTGGCCTGCTGAGGTTTTCTCTCCAGAGCCAGCTAGACGCTTCTTTTGCTCGGAGGTCATGGAGTCCCCGGCTTTGGCCATGTCCGTAACTGAAGTTTCGAAGTCAGACATCTGCTTCTCTATCTTATTGAGTGTGTCCAGATCTCGATTTCTTTTATCTGAGGTTCCTGCAGTCCCTCGAAGAAGTTTAGCAAACTCAGGCACTGCGACAGCTAGCTTCTCCAAACCACTGAGTTCTTTAAAGGACTTGCCGAGATCTATGCTGGGGACAGCGCCCATACCCTTCATCGCGCCGCCAGAGCCTGTTATAAATTTGTTCTTGTTAGCTTCGGCCCGTTCGTAGTCGGCAGCGGCCGTAGCTGCGTCTTTTAAGGTAATGTTAAGCTTCTCTTGCATCTTCTGGTAATTACCCAGAACAGAGAGGAAGAAACCCTCCTTCTGTAGTGTCGTTGCAAGCTGCAGAACTTCCTGAGTAACTACCTTTAGTGCCTTCCCGGAAGATGCTTGTCTCTTGTAAGTACCCTCAACATCCGTAAGTAGGTCTTCTCCGTACTCCTTGGTGAGGGCATTGAATTCGGACTGAATGTCTGCCAACCTCTGCATGTCCTCTGGAAGAGAACGCATTACTCTCTGCTCCACAGACAGTTCTTTCTCACTGGCGGGTCCCAAGTTAGGCATCCCTCCCGTAGGAATACGAACTCCCGCCATAGCACCCGAGTACTGCATGGTCATAATCTTCTTAGTGTGTGCCTCAGCGGCATCCACTTCCTTCTTGGTCCAGGTCATGAAGTGGTGTGCGACATCTGCCTTTTCCAACTCCTTGACGACACCCTCCAATTCGGTGCCCATAACACTGGAGAGAGCCCCGGTGCTGGTTCTAAATTGCCAAATAGCCTTCTCGGTGCCTTCTTCAAGCGAGGAGAAAAGTGTCGTGACTCCTCCCGTTTTCAGGTCTGCAGCTGCTTGGGAAATAACGGCCATCTGACCCGCCTTAACTGGTGCTCCAGCACTGCCCGTTACCGCGCCTGAGCCGCTTGTAGCACCTATTCCTCTAGACAGGAATGCATTTGCTATAAGTCCAGAAGACTGAGTGTTCTGATAATCCAGAACCCCACCCAGGCCGGACTGCTTACCCATGAACTGGGTCATTACTGAACTACCAGTTGCCCCTCGACCGAAGGCACCCGCTTCCGCGGCATCGTTAATTTGACTTTGGAGTTGTGGGGTAATACTCCCCATAGCACTTTCCAAATCACCGAACTCAGGAATAGATTCAAAAACCCGTTTCATCTCATTGGCGGTGGCCAGAACTGCCTCGCGCTCAGCGCCTTCCTGCGCCACCAATTCATTCATTCTGGACTGGTTAACAAGGCTGTACTCACCAGACTTAGCCTGTTCGTTCATTATCTTCGAAAGTTTTTGAATTTCCTTTCTTGTGTCACGAAGCTTACCCATACCGCTTTGATCTTCGTTCGCGCCAGCCATGCCTCCAGTTGCGAAATTTGCAAACTTAGCGAAGCCCTGCTTCATGTTATCCAGTATTCCCTCCGCAGTGGTTAGCTCCTCTGCGAATTTAGATATAACATCTACCTTGAAGGCAGTGGTTATAGCGTTCTGGGCATCTAATGCTGATACAGTAAGGGATTTGAAATTAGAATCTATTCCCAGAATGTAGTCGCCAGAATCTGAAATACCCTGGACCTTGGTAGGGTCTAGTGAAGCCATGCTATTACCTATGTCAGCCATCATGTTGTTGTACGTCTGGGCCGCGGTGGCGGCTCCCTTGAAGCGACCTTCACCTAATGCTGTACTCATAGCGGCATCGTCCGCCATGGCTTCCTGAGCTTTCCCTACCTTAATAAAGGACAAAGCTAAACGATCAGCATTAACAGATTGGCTTCTTAGAGTCGACGCGGCGTCCTCGCTCCTCCCCATAACCTCCTCTACGGACTGCTCGTAATCTTTGGCTGATTGGGAGGCTTTCTGGTATGCCATATATGCACCGCCAAGAGCGGCGACAACGGTCAGGATCGCGGCGGCGCCGACTGAGGTAACCATTGCGGCGCTGAAACCTTTCTGAGCGACGGTAGCGCCTAAGAATCCCTTTTCAGCCAACTTTGTTACAAGCGACGTTCCGAGAAGACTATTCCCCAAACCATCAACTGCTCTTCTGGTGAGATGGGCAGTACTAGCGAATTTAGTCATCTCCTCAGTGCGGCCAGTCCCAGCACCTGCGGCGTCCCAGCCAGTCTTAGCGCTTGATTTGATTCCCGAGAGCAACTTAAAGGTACTGCTTCTACCCCCGCCAGTAGTACTCACCTCGTTACCTGAGAAAACATCCATAGTATCTGCGATCAGGTCAGCAGCCTTGTGGAAAGCCAATCCCATCGCAACAGCACCCATGGTGCTCTTCATAATCATGGGGTGTAGATCACCGACGAGTCCAACTAGTTTGGAGACACTCTGAATTGCACCAGTTGCCAATCCGAGACCGGTCTTACCAAACTCTAGTACAAGACCCTTAACACTTTCCTTGAGAACCGTAACATTCTTGGTGAATGTTTGCATCGCCAATCGGTTCTTTCTCATAGCAAAGCCCTGCGAGTTAGCAGCGTCAGCGCTAGCAAGCAAGGCTTCGTCGAAGTTATTCATCAAGACGATGAATGAGTTATAGTGTCTAATACCCGCCATTGCTTGAGCTAGATTGACTTGCTGTGCGCGAGTCATTCCGTCCCAAGAACCGGCTAATTCCTTGAGTATGCCCATAGCGGGTTTGAAATCACCGCCCACCTCCATACTACCAACGCCCATCTTGCCAAGTTCCTTCTGCGCAGTAGGCCGTCTCATCGCGCGGAACATGAACTTGGTGCTGGTTGCAACTTCCTTACCAGATTGTCGAGTTACAGCACCAATTGCAGTAACCACTCCCATGAAGTCTTCAAAACCCACACCCGCCACTTGGGCGGCAGCACCGGAACGCTTAACCGCGTCTGCTAGATCCTTAGCTGTAATAGCGTGCCTGGCTGCAACAGCTGCCCAGGCATCAACAAACTCAGCCGACCCTGACACAGAGTCCCCGAAAACTTTATGAGCTGCTGTGAGAGCTTCCGTAGCTTCTACGGAAGTCAGAGTGGTAACATTAACAGCGAGCATGGTAGCGCGTGTGCGCTCCATGATCTTATTCATCTTCAAACCCTGCTGACCATAGACAACCATACCGTCTAATACATCTTCAATGCCAATTCCAAACTCGGATGCAAAATCAGATGCGGAATCCTGCATACGTTCGAAGTTGGTAACCGAGGTGTCCATCACCTTCTTCAACGCAGTGACCTTAGTCTCAACTTCGGTAATAACAGTGACCATTTGTCGAAAAGCTCTGATAGTACCATAAACGATACCGGTAGCAAATCCCCACTGAACCACTCTTCTCAGAGAGTTTCTCATATGTCCAGTAAATTCTTTAGCGGCACTACCTGCGTTAGTAAGAGACACTACGTACTCATCACCGAACCTACGAGCAGACATTGTCAGTTTTTCAAGAACCGTGTTGCTCTCCTGATCTACAATCGGAAAGGACCCCTCTTTGGAAATTCTATTACCACCAATAGGCTTGAATCCCTGCTTGTGCATGGCGGTTAGCTGCTTTCCCCACTGCTCAGCTTGCGCTTCAATGTCTCTTCTCTGCTTATCATAAGACGCCTTCAGATCCATCCCGCCTGTTGCAGCAGCTTGAATGGGGCGGGAATCAGCAGCAGCGCGTGCGTGCTCTTCCGTAGTTCTGGGAACGGTACCTAACTTCTCATATGCTTTGTGTGCCTTATTTGCCATGTCGGCCATTGCTTTGAGAATGTTTACTTGTTCGGAGTCGGGGCCACTGATTGTACCCATGAGAGATGACATTGCTTTTAGAATCGAGGAAACCTTACCTAAGTTCTCTACAAGTGTCTCGGGGGACTGAGCAAGTTCATCCCAAATCTGAGTCCAAACCTTGGTCTTACTAATGCCAGCCTCAATCTGATCCTTGGCGCTCATCAAGGTTTCACCCAGGCCTCCAAATTTTTCTTTGCTCTCACCACGACCCGCACTCTGCTTGATGATATCAGACCATGCAGATTTTCCAGGCTGAATTCGTAATTCGTCCGCGGCGGTGGGGAGCATTGCGCCAGAACGGCCCATAGCAATACCTGTCTGTTTGAATGTACCAGGTAGTTTAGTCTGCCCTAAAACCGCATACATTTGCTGAATAGTGTTGTTGAAGTGCTCTAGTAGCTCGGCGAATTCGGGGGTATCTGCCGCTCCTGAATCCCGAACCTGCTTTATCATCTCTTGAAGACCCTTACCTTTGTTGATATACATCTGAAGCTCGGCAGCTTGGAATTCCTGCATCGCCGAGAGATACGCCTCGTTTCCCCGACGACCACCACCACCTGCATCTTCGCCGACATCCTTCAATCCTTTCTTATATCCGAAAGCGGTTTCCTGGTAAATCTTCTTCATGTCTGCCATTCGGGCAGGATCTACCCCACCCTCCTGTCCCATCTCACTGAGCATCAATCGCATAGACTCGGCGGGGACTTCCATTCCCGAAATGTTCTCGCCGGGGAATGAGATAGGACCCGCAGTGCGGGTACGTCCACCTTTTCGCTCACCGGCGACCAGCTTGAGATTATTACGTGCCTCCTTCAATGCCTGGTCAAATAATATCAACTCATCACTGAGCTTCCTATTGAGTTCTGCTCCGGGGTATCCTCCGGCAGAACGTATTTTATCCTGCGCCTCACCCCGGACCGTCTGTCCGTGGGTTTTAGTCACAGATGCTATCATACCGCCAGCCTGTTTAAGAATATTTCCAGAAATACCACCAACCGCCTCATCTAATTCAGAAAACATCTTCATTAGAGCTTTTTGTACTTCGTCGGGGATGTCTCCGAAGATCTCCATCCACTTGGATGGGTTAGTAAGATGGGCTAGCAGCTCTTCAGCGACCATCTCGAAGTATTTCGTACCCTGTGCCTGTATGGCTTCATCCGCAGTTTTACCTGCAAACTCTTTCAAATTACCTATACCAGAAACCTCAGCACCGCCACCACTCTCCCTTCGGATCTTACTCAACAGCTTTAATTTATCAGCGTTACGCCCTACCATTGTTAGTTGATTTGCCGCCTTTAGTATTAACGGCGCCGCCTGGCCTATAGCGGTACCACCATCGACGAGGGAGGCAGATATCTCATTGATACCAGATCTAACAGTCTTAGCACTCTTATGTATATTCTCATGAGCCAGTGTAGCACCCATATTGGATATAGCTTGGGTAACGAACTCTATACCTTTAGCAGTGGTCGGAATTTCCCCAGCGTCTATACGCCCAAGCATCTTCAGAGCCATTTCCAGAGGCTTCATTCGGGAGGTTGCGCCGACGCTGATCTTTCCCTCGCCGGGGGCAGTTCCTGGTTTCTCACGATAAACACCCGCAACCTTCTTAGGATCTAAACCACTAGCAATAAAAAGCTCGTCGCTAACTACACCGTACATTTGCTTGATATTAGCAATCCATGCAGAAAGTTTATCTACTATCTCTTTACCCACAGCAATAGGTTTACCCGGATCTTCTTCCAGATCCACCCCACCCTTCAGCGCCTGGGCGGTGTCGCTAAACAGCGTGTTGAGAATCTTAGAAGCGCGATCCTCCAGAGGCAGCCCCTCCATCTCTCGGGTGCCCTTCCTTCTAGACAATGCATAGGATTCAGGAATAATCTCACGAGGATCTAATCCCTCTATCTTGCCTTGATTCTGGGCAGTTTTGGTAGTTCTTTGTCTGACGTACTCTGCAGCCGATGACGGGCTAGCGCCTTTATCTATCATGGCCTGGCGGGCATTCTCCTCCAGCATTTCCTGCATGCGTTTGAGCTGACCTCTAAGATCCATCTTATCCAACAACTGCTGAATGACCTTCTCGTAATTACCCTTGTCTAATCCTTGACCCTCTTTGAGAACTCCCTCCTCAAGAGCCGTCTGTGTAAGTGCGGCTGGATCCTGAGACCTAAGCATGGGCTCCATCTCGGCAAACATTTGCTTATTATAACGTCCCATTTTACCAAAAGTATCACCACCCCCAGCATCCATTCCTGCTATGATCCTAGCCATTCCGGAGGGTCCGGATGACAATGACTTTACAAGATCTTGTGGTCCCGCCATGTTGCCCGAACCGCTCTTAGCAGCTAAAGACTCATTAATGTTCATCATAATGTAATCGGAAGCTGTTGCAAATGCGTCTCCCGACATCTTAGCACCACCTACAACTGCGTTATAGAAAATGTTGAACACGTCCGAAAGAAGTCCTACAGAAAGCTTACCGCCGGTAAGTGCCAAGGTCTGCTCTCTTTCCGTTTCTGCGCTATCAGGCATGGCCACTGCGGCTTTATATGCATCCGGGCGCTTGGCGATTGCGCCGAATGCCTCGTTAGCGCCTTCCAAGCTAGAATAATCTTGATCTGCAGTTTCTATACTACCTATAATATTACGCATAGCGGACTGCATGGAGAAACCGGTCTGTAAATAAATCTCCTTAGCTGTCTTCATGGCGTGTGCTGACTCTATCGTCATTGCCCCAAACAGCTTAGTGGCGTCACCGTCGAAGTCTAGGTTCATGGTTGCCGAATGAAAAGCATTAGTAAATTCATAAATAGCGCGGTTGGCTATTCCAAGATTCTTCCTAGCTTTGTCTGCGGCAGGACCCAGTCCGTTATTGGCTTTTATAACCTTCATAGAAGATGCCCGTAGGTCCTCAAAAGGTTTTTTTACCTTCTGAGCATCTTCGGTAGAGGACATTGCGAAGGTACCCGGAACACCCATCTTACCTTCAGGTAGTCGCCCCGTCTTATCCTCCATTATTTTAACAATCTGCTGGCTCGCGCCTCCTGTAACAGGATCGCGAAGATGCATACCTCTTTCCATAACCTTGTCAAGATCCTTCCCGCTTAGCTTCTGTCCCATAGCCTTAGCTTGTTTCTTAGCCAGAGACCGCATCGTTGCGTAGTCTTTCTTGCTGAGAAGAATACCGTCTCGGGGGAGGACGTCCTTAGTCACCTGGAGAGACTTCATTCTATCCAGAGCCTCAAGCGCATCACTCGTATCCGCACCTGCCTTTCCTAAAGCCTTAAGATGTCTTTCCGCTCTCTTTATCTCGGAAGACATATCTACTGCATACTCAATAGCTTTAGAGTACTGCGCGTTGGCGAGACCCGAGCCACGAGTCTGTGCTACCTTTCGAGACTCTTCAAATGCAGGAGTTCCTGAGGTTCTACCGAATCCCTGAGAGGTGACCTCTTGTAGGAGCTGTCCTTTTACCTGATCCTGTCTTTCCCATTGTTTTTCCGTAAAAGCAGGGTCTTCGGCAGAAGCTGTGCCTACACGCTTAAGTGCGGCTTCTACAAGATCTAAACTCTTAAACAAACCACCTGTGCTTGCTATTGATCCGGTTTTTTTATTCTCCGCCCTGAAACCAAGCACGTCGCGCATTCTATTAATCTGTGCAACATCTCCCTTACCCCCACCCACATAATCTTCAGCGGACTGTCGATTAGTTTCTATCCTACCACCACGTCCAAAGTATTGTATACCAGATTTCATCCCAAGACCTTTCATAGCCTTAACGAGAGGCATAAAAGTGTTCTTGAACTCCTTAACCATAGACTTGCCTTCGTCTGTATCCGGTCCCGCTTTCTTAATATCAGATATCTGCTGGTTCATTCTCTTAGTGAGGAATTCTGCAGATTCCCTATGCGCAGCCTCACTGTCTCTGGGAGTCAATTCTCCCCGGCCGCCTTTAATGTTCATGCTCTGCTGTCTAAGTTTTTCCAAAAGCCTGGTCAGTTTACTGGGATCCGCCAAACCTTCTTCGGTAGTACGCACATCCCGCTGGCCTACAGCCTTTCCCATTCCGGGGATAAAGAGCTCCTCTTGCCCTCCCCCTTTTTTAGGAAGCATCATACTAAAAGCCTGCTTCTGAAACTCAGGATCTGCTAGAGTACCTTTCATCATATCAGGTTCGGCGAATCCTCCCGGCATTGGTGAAAAATCTTCAGGTTTCATCTTCTTCAGGTTAGAAACGACGCTGGCACCAGCGCCGCTCATACTAAGAAGCATCTTGCGATAATCATCCTGCGCGGAGATTACATGTTTACTACTTTTGTTCTGGGCTGCCATTGCAAAGGATAGGGTTTCCGCTCTCTGCTCAAGAGCTTTCATTGCCACGGGGTCTATGAATCTATCACGCTCGATTGACTCTCCGGTCTGACCTTCCTTCTCGATTCGATTCCACGCTAACCTACCTGTAAGTACCTTACCGATTCCACCCGCAGCCAGAGCACCTGAAGTTTTCTCGAATGCTGATTCGGGGTCAAGTCCTAACTCCTTACCCACCGCGCGGGCGGCGGGTGCCATCTCCAACCCGGGAGTTGCTTTCATAGCACCGGTTATCTTATCAAATATTGTTTGCGCAGCTACCTTACCTCCAGAAGCCATGCTGGTAGAAATCATTGCGATGATGTCTTGTAGGTCAGCACGTCTAATGAAACCTTCTGCGCTGGTAATTACGTCAGTGTCTTTACCTGCGCCGAACTTTGCCATAGACTCGTCAGATACAACCTTAGCAATACTTTTACTTCCTGCAAAAGTTGAGAACTTAGAACCGGTAGTCGCTGCATTGAATTCATCGAAGACGATCTCGAACATCTTCCTACCATTTCTAAAGACCTGCTTTAATTCCTTGATCTCCGCATAAGACCCCTTAAGGTTAAACTCAATGTCTTTACCCGCAGCATCTATGCCTAATTTCTGACCCTTCTGTAATCCCATTCCTACGACTAGGTCTTCCGAAAGATTTGAAACCGTTTCTTTATCTTCCTTGTACATACCCGCACGTTTAGCTGCGGAAGCTCTCATCAAGATCTGATCTTCGTGAAGCTCCGGTATGTGTTTTTGAGACACTGCTGCAGTTTTAAAATTCAATGACGACGCAGAAATCTGACCCTGCTTCAATAGCTGCTTCATTAGAGGGGACACAATGTCAGGCATCTCACCGCCTTCCACCTTAGCAAATCCCTTCATAAAGTTAGTACGCATCTGCTTACTAAACCCAGCACCACCTGCCAAGAGTTCGGCTACGGGCCTGGTCTGGACTTTACCTTGGACAGCCCCTCCCTCCGACAGACCACCAAGAGACTTAGCCATGTCAGCTGCGGCCTCCTCGGTGAGTCCAATCATGGAAACCACGTCGGCACCTGCGGCAACAAACTTACCGGAAGCGCGTGTCATGTCGTGGAGAATAGCAGCTATCTCACCGAGCTTACCAGCATCGGTGTCATGTTTCATTATCTTCTCGGTCTGTTTCTTGGAGGGGGTCCATTGAAGTTGGGACTCTCCCCCCTTTATAAACTGACCCATAGATTGATGTTTCTCATATCTAGACGCATCCCCGCCAATTCTCTTTCTAATCATCGAACGCGTCATCTGAACAGCAGTTTCTTGGGACCTGCCTGCTCTTCTGGCAATTACTTTAAGTTCACCCTCAACACCCTCCAGGGCGTGAGTAATACTATCAAGCCTTGTTACGTTGTTTCCCTGAATCTTAAGAACACTACCTATTATCTTCTCTGAACCCGCACCTGTCTTAATGGTAGGGACGGAACCAGGAGCCACGCGTACATCCCCAGGAGAGGGCAACCCCAGAGCAGCCTGAAGATTTTTACCTTTGAAACTAGGTAAAGCTGTTTCTATATCCTTACCTAAACGAACAAGAGCTTTGGATACCGTCTTAGCAGTCTGTTCTGCCTGTGCTTGGTAGTCAACTCGACCCTGCGTCCCACGGGGAGGTGAAGTTCTAGCCTCCTCCCTCTTAACGGTAGCCTGCTTAGTTCCCCTGCTGTCTATTTTAGGAACACCAGTAACAGACCGGGTCTGGGGAGTAACCAAACTACTATCTCTCCGGCCTCCCGTTTCACTACGAGTAGTTCTATCTCTTTGGATATTTCTGTTGGTGGCGCCCGCAGCGGGTTGGTTTTTGATAGTCTGTCTGGGGTCTCTCTGCGCTTTTCCAGCTCCAGAACCAACAATGCCGCCAGTCAGCGCGGCTCCCTGCTTATTTATCTTAGAGATAAATCGGGATCGCGCTGCGGCGGCAGTTCTTTCAGCGGCGGTCGAAGCTTCAATCGCCTTTATATTATCTAAAGTAGCTTTTCTTTTGCGCTCCTCCAGTCTTACATTCTGCTCCAGGATACGACTAACTTTAGCCTGGGCACGTTGTAATTTCCTGGAAGTCTCAGTAGATTTATCACCTGCTTTTATTTCACGCGCAAGAGACTGGGCCCTCTTCTCAGCGGCTACGGCTGCTTTCTCGATACGCGCAACCCGTCCTGCTAAACCTGATTCTATTTTACCTAGAGTCTTGTCACTCTTAGAAGAGGACGCCTGTGCGGCAGTTCCAGCGCGCGATGGTGTAGATTTTACAGGTGTGGAAACTTGTGTCTTAGACTGGCGCTGCGACTTATTAAGTGCAGCAGTTAGAGAAGATAAAGCAGATGTCATTTCTTTGGTAGACGCTTCAAAGCTCTTGAATTCAGACCTAAGTACTTTACGTACATCCTTGGCAAAGTCTGCGCCCTTGACGCCTGTAGCCCCAGCTGCAGCTTTAACTGATCCAGAACTAGGACCGATAGCTCCAAGATTAACACCTTTAAGTGCGTTCTGGGTAGCGGACTTAACGGCTTTCTTTATTTGACCTTCTAGACCTTTGATACTAGTCTGATCAAGTTCTAGATCTATACCAATCTTAAACTTTTCTTCTACCAATTGTCCGTGTCCTCCACCGTTAGATTATCATCTAGAGCCGCCCCTCATGGCAGACTTAGACTTAGCCCTTGAGCGTCTGTTCCTAGAACGACGACTATTAGGGTTAATAACTTCCACCTCTGAGGTTCCTTCAGCGATCTTTAGTCTTTCTTCACTATACGCTAATTTCATATACTCAGGATGGGATGGTGTGATAATCAACTCCTCGCCTCTCTCCCATGCGTTTAACTTACCGCCCTTATTGCCTCCTCGACCTGCTGCCTTTCCTTCTGTCTTTTCCTGTTCTCTATTCTTAAAGTAATCACCCATGTACTCATCAAGCTTCTCGTCATCTTCTATTATTTCTTGAGAAGGCTGATCGTCTGGGAGCATCTCATAAATGGACTGGTAATAATTACTCCAATATAAGAGAGACATTTGATCGGGGGTCAGGTCCAACAATCCATCTTGGAATAACTGCTGACCCATCTTAGTAGCTGCAGTGTATCTTATACGCCACAGACTATGACGCGCTAAAAAGCGAATGGATTTGGAGGGCAACCCCACGTTAAATTTAGTAAAGTTTTCAAAAAGAGAAGCTCTCAAATCATGTCGAGTCTCGTCTTCAAATTCCTTAAAAGTATCCCAAAAACGTTCTCCAGTTACTGCGTAAGTGGAAGCCCAGGTCAAGAATATAAAAGACTCCTCGTCCGCCTTCCTCTCCTGCGAAAGATAAAGAATATTATGAACCTTATTCTGAAGCGGCGCTGCTTGATCTTGGAGGCGCTCTATGTTTTCCTGGATCTGATCTTTACGGGCATCAATTGATGTCATCTCCAGAACAGACGTCTGGGCCTCGATCTTCTCCTGTATCTCTTTCAGCGTATCCTTATCTTCTTGAGTAGTTACCTTTTCAGACAACCCCTCTGCTTCTTCGAGAGTGGGAAGACCTTCCTCCTGCGCTGTGAGCAAAGCCTTGTCTCTCATATAGCGACTGAGAAGTAAATCTTGCGCTTTAGGAAAACAAAATATTATAAATTCTACTCCTCCAATGTAGTCTAGACGGGTAAGACGTTTGTTGGAAATTATAGAATCAAGCAAAGCCTCTATTTCCTGAAAAGGAAGCTCCTCAATCATTATTAAGCCTTGGGAGTTTCCTCAGGAGCGGGCTCTTCCTTCTTCTTTCGAGGACGTCCTCGCTTCTTAGGTGCCGGCTTCACAGCAGCGGCTTTCTTCTTAGGAGCTTTCTTCTTCTTTGGTTTCGCATCTACTGCGTCCAAAGATAGCTCCTCAGAAGTATCTTCCTCCACGTCAGCGTCAGCATCAGGATTTTCCTCTTCTGCTTCTGCTCTTGCAGTGTCAATGGCACGGGTTAGTCTATCCTGTGCTATGTCTCTAAGAGCAGACTGCTCAGGGGTATTCTCTAGGAAATTACTTTCTAATCCCTGAATCCAAAGCATGACTTCGAATCTGGACTTTACGGAAAGTGCGGAGTTCTCTTCATTCTGGTAAGAATCAAAGTCTTCCCAAAGAACAGAACCATCCTTCTCCTGGACAATACGGGATGTTAGATACTCGTTACGGGCGTCGTCTGCCAGATTCTCACAGGTGTTTCCCATAGGACCATTCACCTGCTGGTTAAGAGAAAACAACTCGTCGCGCAATCTAGCTATCTCAAGTGCTAGTCCCTCACGTTCTAGTTCGGGGGCGGTATCACTAACGTTTTCTAGTTTAAATAGTTCGGAAGCTAGTCCGATCCTGGTACTCTCCACCTTCATCGCGTAGTCCTCGGAAAGAATACCCTTCTCTCTTAGAACATCCACCATCTGTGCTTGGGTAAGAAACCCATCTACGATGGCTTGGTTATAAATCTTAGAGTATTGCCAGTCTGCCTTTCGAACATCAGCAGCGCTTGGCTGTGCGATGAAGAAAGAAACATCTTCACCCTCCACGGGTGCGGTAAATTCACGTCTAGAATCCAGAACGTCTTTAACGTTTTTGGCAGTTGCCATTTTATATTCTCCTTTTCCTTTAAGCCTTCCTATTTGAACCTATTACGGGACGCTGGATTTCAATAACGTCCTCATTAGTAGGAACAAATAGTACCCGGTAATACATGTCAAGGTTTTTCTTAACGTCACGCACCGCGTTATTTGCAGATCTAAGTACCTTAGATCGGACAATCTTATAACGTTCAGGATCTCCAATTGCTACTTCAACAATGTTGAGGATCTCGTCGGCGCTTCCCAGAACATTAACCTCTACCTCTTTCTTTAGTTTGTCTCTGGACCTCTCCAGAACTACATCTTCCTGTGAATTCATTAGGTAGCATCTCCTTCCCTTTTAATCCTATTCCTCCGGAAAGATCCGGAAGTCTGGTTACTGCCCTAGGATATACCCAGAACAGTAATTAAGAATTGCCTTACGAAATTCGAGGTGCGTTCGGATTAATTTCGAATCCGGGGTCGGCGACGAGGTCACCAACATCAACTTCACCAAGAATGGCGAATACTCGATTGGTGCCTCGGAAACCGTAGGTCTGACTTGCATTCTCTCCAAGGGAGAGATTGAATGCTTCGTCAGTGATTCGAAGATCCTTAGCAAGGACCGTCTTCAACGGTCGCTCACGATGTGTGTTAGTCTTAGAAGGTACTGCGGGGATTTCCGTCGGCGAACCGGACGGATCACCATCAGGGTCTTCCGCGAGTCCATCATAATAATTGTATCGCGTTCCTCTCTGATAGTACTCATCTCCTACCATCTCACGAGTAACAACACGTCGTTCAGACCCAACACCACCAGCTTCCTCATCAGTCTGCTGGTAAATAAGTACTGCGAGATCAAGTCGCTGGTTAGCAGTCATGAAGTCAAAGATGGAAATTTCGTCGGTGGTTAGAGCGGTAAAGCCTGCCTTCTTAGAAGCAAAGGTGGCATACTCAGTAAGATCACCAGCGGTGGTTTCCATCGTTACAGTAAATGGAATTGGGAATGTTAGGGATCGATCATAAGGCCTTAGATGCGAGAGTTCGAAAAGAGGCTCACGAGTGAGATCTGCAGCAATAGTCACAGATTGTACTCGAAGAGCAATCTCGCCATCGAGATCAAAACCAGGGCCTAGAACATCTTTATCAATGAGGTAAATCTCAACTTGACCCTGTCGGACCGCTCCGACGTCCTCTGGCTTAGCAGCGGGGTCAATTTCGATCGGTGAGAAATATTCAGCATCACGTCGCGTAGCCATGTTGGAAGCAGCTGCAGTACTATTTCTAGCGGTCTGCGTAGTTCCATCCAACTGACTGAAGGTGCTTGCAAAAGCGTTTGCGGCGTAAATTACGAACAGGATATCACCAGCGGACTTTACGTCTCCGTTCAAAAAAGCAACGTTAGATGAAAGATCGGTGGGATCAAATAACTCATTCGTAGAACTGTCATATACATATTTACCCGCCGTTGCTGCTGCTCCCGCCTCTACTGGAACTTCGAAAGAAGTCAAAGTAGAGTTGTTGAAGTAGCGAACAGACGGAGTACCAAAGGAATCGAATCTTAAGAATGACAACTGACCAGTAGAGCGGGTCGAAACCAACTCGGGGACGGTTGCGTTCTCATCGAGTCCAATGAACACGGACGCCGAGGCCTTATCGACCTTGAGTCCCGTTCCGCCAGTAACACCACTGTTGGCGTCGGTCTCACCAGCGGCATCTGCATACACAAATTCCTCATTTGAAACAAATTTACCATCATTGACAAACCAGAACTTAGAGTCTGTCTCTGCGCCGAAGTTCTCGGCAGCATTTGCCCCAGCTGAATATGTCCATTCAATAGAATTGATGAACACACGAGGCAGGTACATCGTCTGATCAATTGCATCATTCGAAGTACCAAGAGAGCACTCGCTCTGGATTGGTGCCCAAATCTCAACAGCCGAACCTGTCTCGCAGCCGGAAAGACCAAAATCGGTCAGGGCAATACCATGATAATAAGCAATTTCTACTGCAGCGTCTCCAATACCACTTACAACGGTCAAGTGACCAGAAGCGGTAGTGGCACCTTTGTTAACAACACCGTCGAACTCAAGGTTCGCTAGGTGATAAAGATTAGACACTGAACCGAACTCGTCGGTCTCGAGGGTGACTGCGACAGTCGGGGAATCATCCACGACGTCGATGACTTTAAGCTGACCCAACTCGAAGATATCTTCAGTGTTGAAGGTCGTAGTAGAGCCAAAAGTCATCACCCGATACAGTACATTACCATTTGCCCATACCGAATTACTTGGATATATAATTCGATTTCGTCTTGCCATATCAGGTCTTCCTCCTTTTACGAGAATTTATTTGCCACATCATTGGGGGTAAAGTGTGACACCACTAAAGTGAGGCTACTTTGGTGGAATAAAAAAGGCCTATACCATACCTGGACGCTTCTGCGTCCGTATTTGCTACAGAGAGTTGAAATCCAAACCCATTCTGTAAGATTCTGCCATGAAAGTTACCTTAGAACGCCATTGATTAAGATCACTCCATTCCTGCCTAAAACTAATAGGCTCCGCTCTTACATTTCTGAAATGAAAAAGAGCATCATCGTTTCCATTGACCTGGAGAACATCTCCGGCCCAACCAGTATTATAAGTACCATCATAGTTGAGAGGCTCACCCTCTCTAAAGTCCATAACGGTTAAGTGTCTATTATACAAAGCATCATAAATAAACTCAGTAAGATCATCCCGTTCAGAGCTGGAGGTAGCAAAGACATGGATGATCATGTTTCTGCGCGAGATTCTACCAGGCCCGATCTGATAAGGATCTTTCTGGTATGCACCCATCTCCACCGCCACAATTGGACCATCTGGAGGATTAGTGCCAGGCCATCCATCAATTACAGATACGTAGTTTTGACTAAAATCAACCAGGGTAGGAACTCCGTCCGGAGTAGTAGTACCCCCACTGGCGACGAGTGCACCGTCAAGATAATTTATTGTGTAGTAGGAGCTGTCTATCACCCCTCCCACTTCGTTATATACAGTTACTCTGGTGGTTTGTTCGGTATTGGGAATCCCTGTCGTACAGAGAGAGTCCTGACCGTAAGCGTCAAAATAAACCCAACCCCGACCCTCGTCTAGAAAATTAGGGAGCCAGGTTATTGCTGCTTCAAACCGTGTCTTATCTGCGTTGTAGCTGAGGGGCGCATTAACAATGTTCTCTACCCACTTCATGGGGAGAAGAACACCCTTCAACCAGTGCTGCAACGACTGGTCTTCCATGCGGGCTAGAGTTACCATTATAAACGCTTTCCCTCCCTTGCGGATTTGATTGCTTTAGTAATGAATGGTTTTAATTTAAATTCATTAATCGCCTCGGTAAAAATATCCAAAGGAGAAAGTCCAGAAAAGGGATGCCTGACGGAAGCAAATGAGGTGAATTTACTCCACCCCTCCCTATCGAACTCATCACGGCTAATCATAAACCCTTCCTGGAATCTACCAGGAGTAGGAGGGGAACCTCCCTTCTGGGCGTAAAGTTCAGGAGTAATAAAAGCCCACTCTCCCAACAATCCCTCTATATAGAACACCACCCAGTCGAGCGGATTAAAACTTTTAGGATCCCAATTACCATCCTCCGAATAACCTAAAAACTCCTTTTCTCCTAAACGAACTATAAGTCCTCGATCAGTAACCAGCAAGTTGTGTTCCAGGTCTTGCTCAAGTTTTGTCTTAAATTCTGTTCTCCAATAAGCGGGGTTAGTAGGATCTTCAGGCATACCCGACATTCTAGAAGAAAGATCATCATACCCATCCATAATCATGTCAATTAGATGAGGCATAGCCTCCGTTCTAATAACCGTGACTACATTATGGTGGATGAGCTCCTGCCTCTTCTTGAGGATTCTACTTAATCCAGACGTATCTATATTTAGATTTGCCTTAAACCCCACTATCTGCCTCCCAGACGGCCCCGCTGGTCAAGAATATCAGAGGCATTCTTGATTCTCTTTCTAGGATCATCATCTCTACTTAGTTTGTCACCACTTCCATAATTACCACTGGTACGCTGACCCTCATCTACTGTTTGCATCAGCGTCTCACACACAGCGTCCTCACCACCAAGTCCTCTAAGGAAAGGGGGCTTAAACTTGGCGAGCTTTACGTTGGTGTTTATAAAAAATATTTCATTGTTCAGAAGCAGCTCGTAGTTACAAGGGAGCGTCTTGATGATTACCAGACTAACTCCCTCCTTACCAGCAGCTTCACTTTGAAAAGAACCCCTTCTTCCCGTCTCAGAGAAGAAATTAACCATTGACTTGATGCAAATCTCCTTGTTAGTAAAGATCTGACCCTCTCCGATACATACCGGGCATCTCCCCTCTGTAAAACTGATAGGACTCAGGAGTCTAGAATCACTGGTACCTGCGAAGATGGTCGTGGGGGTAACGAATGTAGAATCAAAAACATTAGAAGAGTTCTTGTTGATGGAATCCCAAATACAGTTGGGGCAATCCACGAACATAGGACTCTCCTGGACTACAACCAGATCCTGAGATAGGTCAGTTACCAGCTGCTGAACCTTCCTCTTATAATCCTTCTTCATCTTGCTAGTTACTAGTTTTCTCGGCATTAGTCTATCCTAACGCCAGTAATATTGTATGAAGATGCATATCTAGCACACTCAACCAGGTAGTCTATCTTTCTCTTAAGATCAGATAAATCCTCCGTTCGAGATCTAATCATCGCACTATTGTCGTAGGTGGTATCCCCATCAACGATCTTGAATGCTCCCTGTGAGACTTCTCTAATTTCCCCCTCAAGTAGAAGGATGGCTGCTTGCATGATTCTCATCTCAGTGGTTATTTGCGTCGCGGTGAGCCCACAACTGACTAGCAGATTCGCCGAGCGGTCATACGCCAGTAGGATCTCACGGTCAGAGAACCTGAAGTGATTATAATAAACGTCTAGAGACCCTGTAATGCACGGGCTAGTGCCACTAAAAGACAAAAAGCGGTAACCAATAACCTGAGGGTCAGCGATATCGGTCTTTTCAATACCATTGAGAAGTACCTTTTGAGGCCAAGCCTTCCACTCATTCATCTCCCAAGTACATCCATTGGGATCGATCTGGGTGGCACAGGCGGCATTTGATTGTACATCAGAGGAGTCGTAAATGTCTCTCTCGATCAGACCACTGTCGCCTAGGGTAAGACGCAAAGACTCCACGATCTCCCTGTCATCGTCACTGAGGGCGATCTCCGGGGGATATGTAGCGGTAGTAGTAGGTACGGTGTATTCGGAAAAGATCCCAGTCTCCTGGGCCACTTCTGAGAATACACTGGAGATCAGGGTGCTGGTATTGTAATACTGCGCCTTGTAATACAGTGCCGGCGTACTAGTCAAATCGCAATAGACAACAGAAGAAGAGACAGCCACCTCAGCGAGGAGACTGTAAGGTCCATTCACATCGGTAGCTCTAAATATTCGCACCACATCGAAAAGAGTCCCCACTGCGGTAACGGAAGTCGCGGTTATTGTTAAAGTACCATTAACTATACTATCAATAACTGGCTTGAGTACTGACATGTGTTAGGACTCCTCCTTCTTATTAGTGACGCACACTCTAATAAACTTCCTCCAGTCTTTTCATAACGAGGCGTCTATGTTCTTCTTTATTAGAAAAATGATTAGTCATGCTCAATGCTCTCTTCAAGATCTTACGGTCATTTGTATTATTGATTAGCGACTTGGCGTCTTCGATACTCGATTCAACTATTAGGCCTGACGTTACCTTTGCTCTCTCGTTTGCATCCTTAGTTCGAGTAAATTTCTTTCCGGCCCCTTTCCCAGGTGTTACCTTCTTACGAACTTTAGGTACAGAAACTACTACTTCTGGTTCCCCCTTCTTGACTTCTACTGCAGTCTCTCTATCTTCCTTGAAAAAAGGAACTCCTTCTTCTTTGTAAAAATTCCACCCATCGGCGGAGAAGTAGTTTTCCTTCAACCACTTGGCAAAAGCGACCCCCTTTTTCAAACCGCTACGCTCACCAACAGTTAGATACGCGTTATCTAGTGAGAGGATGCCGTTTATTGGTAAGGGCCTCTGTAGTTTAAAAATAGATCTATTTGTCTCGTTCTTAACAAAACCTTTCATAAAATACTCCTTAATCCTTTATAATATTAACATACCTCTGGTCATAATATTTATCCGTCCATTTATCAACGATGTTGTGGATAACATTAGATAGTCTTTGGACTATGAACAAAGTAAAGAATAGATCCAAGTAACCGTTACCGGACATGGGCACAACAGGTCTCGCTACGCAAACCACTACGGCTGCAACCCAAAAAGAAAAACAATAACCACAACTGAGTAATTCCCCAAACCAACTACCCCATTTAGAAACTACAGCGCGAAGGGGTTTAAAGAGAACAGATTTAATTACTAGTTCCGTTAGCGCCTCAGTAATGAAAGCTGCTGCTAAAATATGTAAAAATATAAGACCCATGTAATTCTCCTATTCGTATATAATAGTAACGTCTATGTCCGCACTTAAAACCAACGTTAATCCGTTGTTTAGTGGGATGTCGAAACCAATACTCTTCTTGAAAGCATTTCCTGTGCCGATGGTGGATTGATAAACAATATCGCCCGAGGCGGCGCCGTTATTATACACTGTAATAGTGCTGCTGTTGGGATTAGAATTAATCGAAATCTGGTGGAGCCATGCCTTAGCGCCCGTCTCGCGCAGTACGGTGGTGGACGCGAGGTCAACTCGGAACCATTTTCTAGCATCTCTGTAGTGGACAGTATTTGTCATTTGTACCTCCTACTCATATATAACGGTTAAATCTAACCCACCGCTACCAACTACAGTAAGACCCTTATCAAGTAATACATTAAAGTCAAACACACGTGATTGGTTAGAGGCGAACCCGACATTAAGCACTGAGACGGGATCAGATGACTCTCCGGAACTATTATAAATCACAACCGTGGCCGGGTCGAAGGCCGTGTTAATTATAATTCTGTGCAGCCGTGCTGAATTACCATCACCCCTAATAACAGTGGTCCCTGCGGTACTAATACGTATCCATTTTCTATTTTCTCTATTAGGTTCTTCCATCCTCAAACTCCCTACTCGTATACCACTGTTAGGTTCATCGGGGCACTCAAGACAATGGTTAGTCCGCTATCTAATCTAACATCAAACAGAAACGGGTTCCTAAGAGCGGCTGTATCCGTTAAAGTAATTAACGCAAAGACATCACCAGACGCTGCTCCATTATTATAAATTGTAACAGTTCCGGGTGCGGGATCACCTGGTATAATGGAATGAAGCCATGCAGTATTACCAGTGGCTCTTAGTATATTAGTACCTGAGGTCAATCGTGCCCATTTCCTACCTTCCCTGTAGAGTGGATTATCTGTCATTTATCTTTTCCTTGTTGTTAAATTTCAGACATAAATTCTTCTGCGGTCTTAGTGTGTTTCCTAAGATTACAACTAGGACACGCAAGGCATAAATTAGACCAAGTGTGCTTACCTCCCCTAGAAAGGGGCAGTTTGTGATCTAAATGAGAATTTTCTTCAATAGAAACACTGCAATAAAAACACATCTTATCTTGTACACACGAGAGTAGTTCTATCATGCCACTAAAAATAAATCCTAAATTATTATCCTTAAGTGCTCGTCTTTTTTGGGCATATTCTCTAAATTTAAGTTTATTAGATTTCTGATATTCAGATTGTTTTGATGGATATTTATCCCTATAAGATTCACTATATTCTCTGTGCATTATTTTCTTTCTCTCTATGTTGCACTTATAATACTTATTATTTCTAAGTTTATCTATCTCCGATACACACTCTTTACACTGAGATTTAAATCCATTTTTAGAAGAACTATTTTTATAGAATTCATTCTTTCTCTTTAGCACCTTGCATGTACTACATATTTTCATAAATACCTCTTGTAGCTAGAACGTAGGGACAGTTAGCGGGGAGACTAACCTTTTTTAGATGCCTAGGCTATAGGAACCCACGCTCTAGCTTTTAATATTATGGGACCTAAAAAACCTACAAGAGCATTGTTTATCTAATCCCTACCTACCGCGGGTCCCCTTATTACTTGCTCCCAAAAGGAGAAAGACGCTTACGCGCCTCCCCCCTAAGGGATTAACGCGATGATTAACTTCGGTCAATAACACCAAGCTGGGTCATTCGAGAGTCGAGAAGGGCGAACCCTACCTCTTCCCATCCGAAGAATCCCTGCTTCTGCTGTCGAAGCAAGCTCGGGTCATCGTGCGCCTCGAACTCCTTTCGTACAGGCATAACAAGCGAATCATTAACGGAGAGATCAAATCCATAGACCTGGGTCTCACCTGCAGTGGTAACGTTTCCGTTAGCATCCACGGTGTTAATGTTCGTTGGGGTGTAATCATTGAAGTCGCCGGAACCATCTACCTGGAAGATACCATAAGAAGCGCCGTTCTGGTTGATGTTGAATCGACCAGTAGCACCAAGCTGGAATACCTCATGTAGATTTACGTTCCAGATTCGACCCATACCAGCAGCCGTGAAAATCTCTCGGCGGGTGATCGGATCAACCTGAGTATCGGTCCACTCACGAATGTCAGCGGCGTCCTCAGGGGAAATGTATAGGTCAGTAAGGGAGCGTCGAACTCTCTTCATTCCTACCATCATCAGGTTCAGGAGCTCCTTCGAGAGGAACTTCTCACCGGTAGATCCGGAGGGAACCTGGAAAACAGGAGCATTGCGAGCGCCAAGGAGACCCTGGCCTGCGAAGTCAGTAGTAGCACCGGGGACAATTACTCGCCATCCGGACTCCTCTTCGTAGTCTGCAATAGATCGTGCTGCGTTTCGAGCTGCTCGCTCGGGGATATCAATGCGTGAGTCGCGTGCGTAGGTTACCTTCCAATCCGCAGATACTGCGATGGAGAAAGTAGGTACGTACACTTCCTCACCAACACCCTCAACGAAGTTCTGTGCGATATATCCGAGTCCCGGAAGTACGAATACCGGAACGTCGAAGTCGTCAGCAACTGGATATACAGCCTGTGCGCCTGGCGCCAATCGCTCAACAGCAAAGAGCTGTCGCATGATGGACGCGTCTCGAATCTCCTGGAGAATCGGGACAGTAAGAGCCTGCGCAAAGGCTTTGTATGCTTCAACACCCTCGGGAGTGTCGATAGCTGCAGTTGCTTGGAACATTTCCTGTAGCTTTGTTCTATCCATGATAGAAACCTCCTTTGGGTTAGATTAGTAGTTTAATCCTGAGAGACGATCCTGCCGCTACAGCAGTCGCATCCAGGGTATTTTGGGCAACAGCAACAACGTTCTGCGTGGCAATGTTAATGCCATTCTTTGAATCAAAATCGACGGCGTCGCCATCGTCGGCAGGAATAACCCTACCAGCCTCGGTAACACCTAAAAGGTCACCGAACGCGTAAGTTGCTGATGTATCATAAAAAGTAGTATCATACAGACCAAGGTGAGCGACGGCAACCGGATCACCGGTAAACGCGTCAGAACTGCCCAGATCACCAGGGAGTCGAAAACCCGTGGGGTGAGCCGAAGACTCAGCCTTCACGTTCTGCATGAGGAAACCATAAGGGTACGTATCGCTACCACTAACCACCATTACTTTTTCACTGGCGGATAGGGAAACAACAGCACCTGCGGTCGCAGTAGCATTTCCATTGGTCGAGTCGTGCACCAGGAACTGGTTCTGCGAAACTGGGTCGCGTGGAATGAATACCATGTTTCATTTCCTCCTTATTCGGATTTATTTTCGTTACGCGCTGCGTAACGATCCTCCCATGCTTGGGCAAGCTCATTCTTTAATGTGGGGTTAGCCACAATTTCCTGATCCACAGACTTGGCAATTGCTTCGCCGAGAGAAAGCTTCTTAGAAGCAACTTCCTTAAGAGGCGCCTCTTCCTTCACAACTGCCTCTTCGGCATCAGCGTTCGCTTCCTCAGCAACTTCAGAAGCTGACGGGACTCGCCGCTCTCGGGTGACTTGCGCCATCTTCTGAGCAACATCGCGTACCATAGATACACACTTTTCGTCTTTCGGATCACAACCAAGGCTTTCTGCGATAGAAGCAACTTCCTTCTCATCGAGTTCTGCCTCGGTATCTTCTCCTGCTTCTTCGGAAGAGGATGCGTACTTAGTCTTAAGAGCCACAAGTTCACTCTTGTACGCTTCAAAAGATTCGTCATCAAAACTTCGAACCTTAGCATACTGACGCTCGGCCTCGTCACCCTCAAGGGCAACACCTGCGTCTTCCAGGTCGGACATACGTCCGGCGGCAGTTTCCTCACGAGCGAGCGTCTCCAAAGCGGCCTCGGCCACCTCGGCTCGGCGAGATAGTGTTTCAATCTGCGCCTCAAGTTCAACGGTTCTCTCATTAGCTGCAACCTCTGCCTCAGATGGGGCAGTGGTGTCCAGCTGCGCAAGAGCTTCCTCGTACTCGGCAATCTTAGCGTCCTTCGCCTCAAGGGCCGCTCGTAGCTTCGCAAAAGTATCTCGTGCTTCAGTGAGAGCTTCCTCGGCTGCGGTTCGTGCGTGTGCCTCTTCGCGAGAAGATAGCACCTCATCGACCTTAGCCTGGACAGCATTGTTGAACTCTTCAGGAGTCATTTCCTTTGTCATGGTCGCTCTTCCTCCTTTAATAGAGTTTATATTGGCTTTGAAGTTTCGTCCCCCAACGTAACTTGTTATCTGCCGTGGCGTGCGCTTTGTGTCACGCTTCCTCTCATCTACTCCGTATCCTATTCCTTGGTTTTAATCCAGTAAACCAATTACTTAATACCTAATACCTAGTGTCTTCGAAGACAATCTAGAAACCGTGTCAAACACGGCCTTGTGGTAACAGAGGCGCACCCCTGTTACCGAATACTTGTGGTAATTAACTAGGTAAATCCATTCCCAATAACTTAATAGAAATACTATCAGCGCTGGTTCCTGAAGAGAGAACTGTAGTAGTACTTCCAAACTTGAAACTGATCGATACAATATTGTTTGTTGCGTCAGTATAAGCCTGGTTAAGAATCAAAGTAGAATCTGCCACATTATTACCATCGGTTCCACAGGCCACAAACTGTCCCCTGTAGGTCTTTTTAGCACCCGCAGAGCCGACCGACTCAAGGCCACCCGAAAAGTCCACCGCACTACCATCAACAGGCAACTCCACACAATTAATACCATCAAAATCAGAGGTGCTGTCCATAAGTCTGTAATTAGATTTAGTGTCGTCTAGATTATACTGAGCGATGATAGAACCTCTACCGGAACCCTCGGTTGCAATCTTCACTTCCTTACCCTTGACAACAAGTTTAAGCATGTCGTGGGCAGTGTATCCCGAAACCGTAACTTCGTTCGTCGAGGTCAAAGATCCCTCTGTACTAGCTAGAACTTCCCATTCTCCTACCATACGTAATACCTCCTTTTAGTTTATTTTTTATTAAATAAACAAAGAAAGTAAAACGGCCCCTATAGGGTGGGGCCCGGCCCTAATAAATATTACGACGCTCATAACTTCAAAGTGTGGTTATTTGAACTATTTAATAACTAAATGGTTAAGGTAACAGAACCGCTATACCACTAGTAACCACATCTACATACACACCACCAACAGGTACACCACTCGCAGTAGCATCGAGAGGACCATTAGCAGTTAAAAGACCGTTAAATGCAAGTGCTAATCCAAGTTTACCATCATCTCGGTACAGCTGTCCCACAGGGGTTACTGTAACGTTCTGCTGATCTGGCTTTGCCATAACCTTCCTCCTTTATTCAGACTTTCTTGTAAAAATCAGCTGATCTTTTGTTATTTTAAATTCACCAATACTCGCTACAGCCTTCGATAAGAAGACAATAGTATCTTGCCTATTAAGAAGCTCAACGGCTTGCTCAACGGCACGTTCCCGATCATCGCCGGCATCCACTATAGTAGGGCCAGATCCGACGAGTAAAAGAAAACCAGAAGCTTTCTTGCGGTCAGCCATAGGATTTAACTCGTGAGCTTTCCTAAATGCGTCTATTTTGTGTCTGAATCTTTCGACAGAGTTGTCGGAAATTACGGAAGAAGCGTCAATTGACTGGCTGCTAATTACGAATTTTTTTTTTCAGTCTCAATCACAAAATCCCTAAGAGAGTTTCGGAGAGACTGCGCCTCGTCATGAAGTCGAACAATTTGATCTTGTCGTTCCGTTAGGGGCTCTACCGATGCGTCTACTTTATTAGTAACTGCGGGCAGAACAAGATCAGTGGTAAAACTATTACCCGGTGTATTAGACAAGAATTCACGTACGGTCTTAGTAAATGCACCAGTGTCATCGGGGTTATTGGTCATAGAGTTTTTCTGATTTCGAAGACACTCGGGAGCTTTGGCGGTAGCACCAATAACAGGGCAGTGCTCCTCGAACAGAGCACAATAATGCTCCTGAATGACAGCACCTTCGGATTGATCTAGTGCGTTGTACTTGGTCAGTCTCTTCTTGAAACTTACACAGGTACCGTCAATATTGCTCCCCACATAACCTGGACCAGGAAGACCACCCCCACTCCAACGAGCGGCTACTTCCTTATTAGGGCTAACCGTAAGTACTCTGCTGATTCCTCCGGTCTCCTCATCAAGCTCGAGATAAAGTTTAGGGGCATCTTCGTCCGTCTGAACTGTAGAAACCTCTACTAAATTATCTGCCATTTCGACCTCCTTGTCAACCTGGGTTTCCCCTGCGGTTTCAGAAAGTACTACTTTGTGTCCTCGGAGATTATCAATCATTTCTAGATCCACAACCTGCTCTCCCTTCTCCATCTGCTCACGTCGAGCTGCTGTCTCCATGATGATAGAGTGGGGGTTTGCAGGATTCTTAACAATACCCATCCCACTAAAGGTAATATGTCGAAGAACCCGCGCGACCTGTCGGACACCCATCTCCCTATGACCCGCCATTACCTTTACAAAACCACCTACCAGCTCATCAGGATCATACCCCAACGCCTGGGCCTCGTCACGTGTGATGATAGTATTGCCGATCTTAATGTCGAAGTCTTTAAAGAAACACTCCATGCTAACCTTCCACGCGCCTGCAGAAATTTCCTCTGCATACTCGGGGAAGCGCATCTTGTGGATAACACCTGCTACTGCAATGTCCATATCCACACCATCCAGATCCTGGGAAGCTTTTTCATAATCTGCCATAACTACCAGAGGATCAAACTGGCTACCATCCTTATACATATAAGCACATTCATAGATATGGCCGATGACCTTATCTTCCTCATGCTCGATATCAATGGCTTTATGCACTACAGTGTTGTGTGCCTTCATCATCTCTGATGGCAAGAAATGTGCACCATTCTTGTTAGTCCCTGCCGAGACCAGACAAGAGCGCATATATTGAAGATCCTGCTGCTTTTCATCAGGAAAAGCGAGCACGGCAGCTTTCTCCATCGCAGCCTTCTCTACCTCCTGCTCCACCTCAATGGGTGCATATACTCTAATCTTATTCTCTTCGACCATTTATTGTCCTCCCAACTCGGCTTCAGCTATTGCCGTGGCGGTATTCTCTTCTGAGTTTTCTTCGTCCTCTTTGAGAACCTTGTAAAGCTCATCTAACTTTTCTAAAGTCTGCTCACTTCTACGCTTAGTCTTTTGCTTAATCTCTGCTACTGTGGCTTCCATTGATTCTAGGTTTTGCATCGGATTTCTATCCTCCACTTAGTCTGAATTCCGTTTAAAGACCTTTATCAAAAGATCTATTGAATCGTCCAGTTTGTGAGCGAGCTCTTCATAGCGTTCTTTGCTCTCGGTCACATCACTGATTCTCTCACGGTAGAGAGTTAGCAACTGATCTTGTAACTTATTTTTTTCTTGATAAAGATAATAAATAACACTACATAGTCCGACTCCTATTAGAGCAAAAAGACCATGCGCCTTAAATATTTCATTTAAGAGATCCATAAGACTTCTGCCCTCCTATTATGCTTGTGATATTGGGGATTCCGGCGCGCAAAGGCCTAAGTTATTTAAAATAAATCCCTCAGGGCACTCAAGAGTGCCTACCGGTTCAGCCCCCTCCACATTAGTAATAGGGATACAAGAACCCGATTTCGGATCAAAGACTTCCTCAGGTCTACACTGCGGATGGAACTCCTGAGGATCAGTTATCTGACTTTTGTCAGACCATCCTCTTAGGATTTTCCCAAGTTGGCCGCGATGATCTGGCGAGCATGCCACAAAAGATGTTCCTGAGCATCAGCGACTGCCTGGTCTGCATACCCATCTATCTTAGACGACCTGGCCAATGCATTTCGCAATCTTGCAACATCCACAGATGCGGTATCGTAAGAATCCTCTACATCTGGGGTATGGTGCATTAGATTACGTCGAGTATGTCCGACTAGGGAAGGAGGAAAAGCCTCGTTGGGTAGGTCCTTAGCGGCTACCTTGGACTTCTCCTTGTTTCCTTCCTCTGTCTCGTTTAGAATAACATCAAGAGCAGAGATTATCTTAGCAAGAGACATGTTACCCACAGTGTCTCCTACCGAGGCAGTGTTTCCTGGATTTTGAGGGCTGGAACCAGCAGGGCGACTTTTGTCCATGCTGTCCAGTGGGCGACAAATTTTATTCTTAGCATCCCAAATAGTGTCCTTAGGACAATCACTGGGGAGATTAAGTTTGCCAGCTGGAGCATCAACCAGTCCTTCTCTGTTTCCTGGGTTGGCATCAGCACTCTCATCTTCCGACTTACCCTTAAACGCACCCTTACGAGGCATGCACTTTTTGGTAACAGGGTTCACGAACTGTCCCTCAGGACAACCAGGACCTCCCTTGTTACCCGGACCAGACGTGGTAGTCTGAGCCTCGTCCTCGGCGGACTTGGCTTTCTTCTTTTTCTTATTGTCTTTCTTGTCGTCTTTCTTATCTCCGTCTTTGCCCTTTTTCTTATCCAACATCTTCTGGATGAAGGGAGGTATGAATGCATCTTCCTCACTGGACTTCGTATTCTTACTGGAGTCTAGAGGATCACAATCTTGCTTATCCGCATTCCAGATAGTACCCTTAGGGCAATCCTGAGGCAGTCTAGCAGGTCTTCCCTCAGGCAAGGGAGTGATGTCTCTCTTAGCTGCTTTGCTAGTATCCATTTCGATGCACTTACGTGCACCGAAGTTGTACATCTGGCCGGGAGGACACTGGAAATTAACAGGGTCTCTTCGACCCTCAGGCTGAACAGCCTGCTCTGTCTTGACAGCATCGTAAAATCCCTGCACCTTAGAGCAATTCTTAGACTCGGAACTCCATTCCATTCCAGGAGGGCAGGGTCCTTGATTTACCTCAGAAGACTGCTCCTTCTCATAGGAAGACATCCTCGCCGCAACAATCTCCTCACGAATAGGACGCATTAGGTCATTGATTACTTCAGCAAAATCTAAAGAAGTTTCAGCCTTAGCAAAATTATTGACCTCAATCTCACATGCCTTGGCACGTGCTAGAATCTTTCGTCTAAGTGATGCCTTCTCTGAGGAGGAGAGACCCTTCGCCTGGTTGAATCTGGACATCGCGTTTCTAACACGAGCGCAGGTGTCTAACGGAAACTTCCTCTTTCCAGGAACACCGAACGCACTGTCAGGCAGAGCATTACGCTGAGCGGATTTAATGGGCGCTGCAGACTCATTACCTACCAAACTAGGAGAATCAACTGCGGTCGGGTCGTCGCCATACTCATAAACTTCCTGAGGAAGTGCGTGTCCAAAGTGCTGGGACTTATATCCCTTACCAGAAAACTCCTCAACTATATAACCAGCTACATCGTGAGAATGTACCTCGTCCCCATAACCCTCGACGGAAGTCTTACCATTACCAGACGCATCTAGTGTTACTAGATGGGTGTGGCCGTGAAGGGGATCGGGGGAAGTCATAGCAACCTTACCACTCAGATAACGTGCCAGCTCCTGCTTCTCATCCTCAGTAAGTGCTGCGGATGACATCAGGGTGTCCTTGTTTAGAGGGATACACTGCCTAAGCTTAAAATCAAAAAGCTGCTTAGGGGGGCACTGGAAATTAACAGTGTCTCGGCGGCCCTCAGGATCCATATTAACAATCTCCTGATGTCCCCCAGTTCCTGGAGCAGCTGCTTCTTCTACTACATACTCGTTAGCCTCAGTCATTGCAAACTCATCGCTAGTCTCAGACTCTGCTTCTTCCAGAGTAACACATCGTCTCTGGATAAAAGAAAAAGTCGTGCCCGCTGAGCACGACTCCGGTTCATCCATATCATCTGCGTCAATTGCGACCTCGGTCTGGGACAGAACCTCCACAGACGCGGTACCTCGCCACTCAGGGCCGTGATCAACATTCACACTTCGGCTCTCCAACGTGTGATCAATGCTGCCCATGGGAAGACATCGACCACTTGCAGGATCCTTACGATGTCCTTCGGGACAGTCTTCGTTCAACTCAATAGCGAACTCTCTCATCTCTGTAAGAAAATCTAAAGGATTATTTCCCTCGTTTGATTTATTATTGTCGGTCATTTTCTAATGTCCTCCGTTTAACTAGATTTACTTGGCTTTGTTGGTTTTGTGTTTGGTTTTGTAGATTTAGCTCGGGGCTTACCCCGTCCCTTTCGAGGCCGACCCTCGCTCGGAGTTCCCGTAGGGGTTCTCTGAATGTTCTGAATATTCTTCTGCAGGGATTGGATCTGATCTTGCATGTTTTTCTGGAAATCTTTAAGATCATCTTCTGTAACTGTAGTAGGCTTACCCCCCGGAGTACCATCGCTCGTAGGTGCAACAGCCCCGGGTGCAACCTTGGGGTTGTACGGAGATCCAATAATGCCCAGAACTCCTGCTTGAACTGCGGGCGACTCCTGGAGCATGTTAGCATACTCGTTAGAGAAGTCGAAACCAAGCTTCTCAATACCGGTTTCATAAGAAATGATTCTTCGATCAATCATACCCTGGATGACGCTCATTAACATAATCTCATCCTTCAGAGTGTTCTCATCGAACCTAACCTTGGGATAACGATCGAAGCCCATTGCAAGTGCAACCTCTTCGTATTCGTGATCTATCCAACGTGTAACCACACGCCGGGCGTAATTAATCTCCTCAGCAAATGCCTTAGTGGCTGCCTCTATTGCCTTTGCGTTACCTGAAACCTCACCATCAATAAGGGCCCTAGTGACTCCCATGGACTGGCTTAGATCATCATTGACTTGTTCGAATTTACTCTGTCCTAGAATATTGTCAATCTCGGGAAAGGTGATCTTCTCTACCTCCAGGGTGTGGTTCCACACGACATCAAAACTCTTACTAGAAGTATCGAACAACTGAGCGATTGCTTCTAACTGGGACTGATCAGTAACCGGATGCTCATCATTACCAATAGTTATCTTAAGAATATAGTTTGTAATTCCATCCAAGGTGGAGAAATCTGCCTTCTTTAATTCTTCCTTGTAGCGAATATCATCCAAAGCCCTAGAAAGCTTAGGCTTGGGGTACCGCTCATAATCCTGACGTCGATAATCACACTTTCCTACCAACTCCGGTGGAAGCAGCACAGGTTTGTCCTTCTTTACCTGATCTTTAAGTTCTTTAGGTAGGCTGTTAAGAAAAGCCTTCTGCTCTTTAGTCAGCTTAGAAGTATTCTTAAGCATTTTTTTCAACTCTTTGAAAGCTTGAGGCTTAAGTAGAGTTTCTGTCTGGTTAAATAACAAAGGACCTTGGATAACTACTAATCTAGGATCTAGAATTGTGTATTGTAAGGGTATAAAAGCCTTAGACCATATTTTCTTAGCAGCGCCCCATTCCGTATGTGCTTGTAATTTCTGTAGATCAGAGGTAGTTGAGAACATATTAGCTTTGGCTACGCGCTTGATCGTCTTATCAAAATCTTCTGGCTTCAACTTAGGCGCAAACTTACCCGCAATCTTGAAGGTCCTTACAAGTCCTACTCTAAAGAAGTCAAAGAATATCTTCTCAACAGTTTCATGGAATCCAATCTCCCTAGTCCATGTATCATAAAAAAGTTTAATGGCGGGATCATCTATATCATTCTTAAAGCCCTTCGCGGCAAAGTTGGTTAGTGTGTCAATGACGGTGCCGATGTGTCCTTGAGAATGATAGGTATTAATTGCTGTATCGTAAAGCTGCTCGGGTCGTGCCTGTGTTACTTGCGGCTTACCAATAAGTAGATCAACATCTACACGTCGAAGCCAATCTCGAGAAATATTACGACCGCCCGTCCAAAACTTCATAGGATGTGGGTCTCCGTCTTTTCCTGTAAGAAACGCTAACTCCTTAACACCCCTACCCTCGGGACCAACATCAATCTCCATGGAATGAGAACCATCACCATTATCCTCATAGGAGAGAACTTCAGCATTTTCTAGACCCGCATTAAGCTTCTCTTTAACATCGTCGGACATTTATCTCCCCTTCTTCTTCTTCGGCTTAGGTTTCAAAACTGCGGCTCCGCTTAGACGTACCTTCTTATCGTTCCCCGCCTCTGACATAACTCTTCTCTTGAAGGCATCGGGATCACGGGCTATTTCCATCTTATCCATTATAGCCTGAGGAATAACTCCTCCAAAAGCATCTTCCATCTCTAAGGATTCTTTATCGCGGCTTCGACCACGTACCACCCCTCCGTGGTGCATGATGTCCTCTGGCATATCCTCTGTCCAGATCAAATCATAAATACAACGAGCTGCTAGAAAAAAAGCGGTGTAAAGATCCTTCTTCTGCTTCCCGTGACCTCCACCTTTAGGAACATCGAAATGCTGTTTTCCAGTAGGAGTCTCAGTAAGCTCGATAGATTGCATCTGGTTCTTCATATCCCTAATCGTGTGCCAAGAGTCCTCTTCAGGAATGGTACCGTCCGTTAATGCTTTCAGTTTTTCACTCTGGGGAACCGATGGGAATAGAATGTCTCGATGCTCTAGTAACCGTAAAGCGTCGTAATTAGATTCCGCAATGAACTCAGCAGAAAAATTGCACATCGTTAGCATATCACGACCTGCTTTTAACTGGTGAACCTCATCCTCGGGATCAAGTATGGGACCTGCTGTATGGTTGGTGGGATTCTCTGCAAGAATGTCTTTGATGGCGAGGCCGCCACCCTGGGAATCCATATAGATATGGGTAACATTGAATGCTGAGCAAAGGTCTTCGATGGTTTGGGCCATCTTGGGAAAGGGTTGATTATGAATTTCTAATGCGTGAACGACTTTAGCGGGCTGTCCAATCTCTACAACCGCAATGGCAAAAGAGTCTTCACTTCTAGCAGGATCTATACCTAAACAATAAGACTTACCGGGAGATCCCGCAACCTGAGTTGAGAAAGATTTACTACTACATGCTTCCAACAGCGACGCTCTGTAAAAAGCATCTGTGTCGGGAATAAAAGCAGCCTCGTATTCCATCCGGAACTCAAGGCTAGACATTTCTTTTCTTGCGGACTCAACGTTATCTTTATCGAGGAATCCGGTCTCTAGTAATTTATACGGAACTCTAAAAGCTGCGTACTTAGGATTACCTGCACGCATCTCATCACGGTAGATCTTGTACAGATCATACATGTGATTAAAAGTGAAATAACCAGATGATGTAATTATAATTTGGTTGGCGCTGCTGTCAGCGTCCAGCTCCTCTTGGGTGATCAACCCACGCTTAAGAAGCTCCTTCTGCCTTTTGATCCTCTCTACATTCTCCATAGGATTGGCTACGGTAGCTGCCATAGGACGAATGACCATGTTAAAAATCTCGGGTGGAATGTGGGGAAACTCATCACAAACAATAGTAAAGAAACGTGAACCACGAATCTTAGTACCGTCGCCTAGAGGTATCGCTTGTATTAACGACCCCGGCTTACCCGCCACTGACTTAAATCTAATATAACAATTGTCTGATTGCTGGGTAGGTTTCTTCTCACACGCAGCTCGTAGGATCGGAGACCCTTGATACAAGCGCGTGCACTCATCAAAAATAAACTTAGATTGACGAAAAGTGGGTGCAATTAATCCTATCTTGTGTCCTGGATACAACATCCCTTTCAGTACAGCAAGCACAGCTTGGAGAAATGTTTTACCTGAACCACGACACATAATGGCGATGACGTTGCTCTTAGACCACATAGAGCGCAAGACTACTTTTTGGATTTTTGAAAGCTTGAGTCCCAATAGGTCTTCTGCTGCCATCTCGGGATATTCTCTATAGAACTCAATCAGCTCTGCTGCAGCTGATCTTAATTCCGGATCATCTTCGTTTAGCATTAGTACCCGTCATCTTCCAGAACTTTATTTAGTTGCGCGGCGGTGTCATCCACCTCAGAAAGTAGTGACTGAACCCTGGCTTGCTGCTCACTCTTCTGCTGACGGTCGAACTGAACTACCAAATCAACGATGTTAACGTCTGAGTTGATTTTAGAATCTTTACGATCTACTCTCCGGCTGGACAGATTCTCTTTAGATATTTGCTTACGTTTCCAAATCTTCTCTAGCGATTGCGATACTGCAATATGTGCCTGAGGGTCATTCTTTGTAGCCTGAAGCAATCTCATTTCCATTACGTCGCTTTTGGCTATTTCGAAGATATCATCCACATCGGCTGCGGTGGGCTCCTCGTTCTTGAAATCTGTCAGATAACTTACGACTATTCCTGTGAATCTCTTCTTCTCGGCAGGAGTGAAGACACCCCTCTGTGGAACAAGTCTCTTGATTAGATCGGGACTTAATTTGCGGCCCGCCGTAATTTCCTGCGCCTGGGCCTGATCCTCACCTTCCTCACCTAGGAGTTCGGGAACTAGAGGACCATCCTTTTGATACTGCTTTAGATTACTCCGGCTGTTAGCATTATTATAATTCTTACTGCCAGGATCTTTTTCTGCCTTTTTATCTAAATCTTTTTCGTCAATTTTAGGTTTCTTTGTCATAGGTTTGTCCGGCACAAACAGGTGTGAGAGGGAACTGTAGACAGCTCGCCTCTCATCTAACTTACAATTTTTTTAATAGTTATTTCAACAAGGAGAGTGTCGGATTCGCTCTGTATGTCCTCTTTTCTCCAATTCCTTAATCAACTTATCCTTCTCTTCGGGAGAACGCTGAATTAATTTAGTTGTCTTTGCCTTGTAACGTAAAAGCGGAGAATTAAAATCTAAAACCTTAACATATTCTATCACCGACTGTATACGTTTTATAACACCCTCAATGTCACTAAAGACAGCACCTGCGGAGACCCTTAGAACTAAAATACCCGCATCTTCCCACAAACGTCGATCTCTATCCGAATCCCTACGCCTATTCACGGAAGATTTGTGCCAATTACCGTCTACCTCAACCGCTAGGTTTAGTTCTGGGGAATAAAAATCTAAAATCCAATTAAGTACAGGTTCCTGAGATCTAAACGAATAACCCTCTAAACCCCGGGATAAGATATTCCAAAGTTTAGCCTCGGGGGGAGTTAGATTTTCACGATATTTCGCTGCCATCTTTTCATTCCTACTAAAATATTTCACTTATTCCCCCCTCCACGTCCTAGAGGTAAGTTAATTAAAACCATGTATTTTTCAATGTTATCAATGGGATACAGCATTTTCAGCGGAGACGAATTTTTTCAAAAGGTGGACGCTGTCCAATAATTCTATTACTAGATCCTCCTGTGCGAAGATGGAGCTGCTGCTGTATTGGTATTTTATACACTCCTCGGGAACCGCTTCGATGGGTGTCGTCTCTATATATTTTCTAATATCCCGTAATTCCTTTTCGGACCTAACGTCCCGCATTGCTTGAAGTAATTTGACTTTATTCTTATCAAAAAATTCTTCAAAACCCGGATACTCCGATCTAATGGAAATAAAACGATCTAGACACTTCTGTTCCAATCCAAGAAGGCTTTCGGACAGTGCTGCGCGGTGTGCCACAGATTTGGATTTACCAGACATTGATTCACTAATTTTCTTTTTGGTACTGGGATCTTGTACCTGCCCCGTATGGGACACACTAATTTTATTTTTAGTTTCTTTAGAATGCTTGTAGCCGGGCTTACGCCCTTTAGCTCTAGTCATTTTAGATATCCTGTACGACGGTATTTTGCAATTCACTCTTCCGCTCCACAAGGTCCTCCTTAAGGTCCTGATCCACCCCTTTACCCAAAAGCTGGGCACCTACTCGAACCTTGACCATTCCACCGCCGACGGATTTTACCTTCGCCTCAAAACCAGCGAAAGGCCCCTCGAGCAGAACTACAGTATCACCTTTCCTATACCTACTGGTCTTAATGTCCACAAGAAGTTTACCTTGGTTCTCTTCCATAATACGAATTTCATCCTCGGCAACGATACCGGGGTGATGGGTTGTTATCCAAGGACACTGACTCATTTTATGAAAAACTTGATCAGGATTATCATATCTGACAAAGAGATACCCCTCATATAGGGGGCTATCCTTAACTCTAACCCCCCGCTTGGTCACGATCTCCTGCTTTATCTGGGGGTAAAAATACTTATCTATTTCGGGGACATTCTTCCGTATGTGCGCGATAACGTTCTCGTATCTGTTCCTCTTGATTGACCAGGAATGCCATCGTTTTGCAGTATCCATATCTATCTCCCCGTCTCTAAAAACAATTATAATAGGTATTTACGAAATACGCAAGCCAATTATTACTTTTTCTTGTTTTCTTCTGCGGATTTACGATTCTCACGCATGTTTAGTATGTCCGTCGCGGATGCTAAAAAGCCCGGAATGAAGTCCCTATCCTCCCCGCGGGCCTCAGCTTCGGGGTTAGCTACCTTAGTGGATTTACCACAGTCTTCACAATATTTCATGTAAGTATGCTCTGATCCATAACTCTCATGTCCACATTCCGCACACGCTACTAGAACATTGGTTCTGTGAGAACGAACTACCCTCTTCTTGGGAAACGTGAAAGGTAGTCTATCCAGGATATGCTTATTCTTATCATTATGCTCATGTATCATATTCTTGTACTTGGAAGAACCCATCTCCTGCTCAAGGGCGGATTCTCTGCGAGAGATTCCCGGATCCAGCTCTTTACCCATAAGTTCCGGATTCGACTTAGCGATCTGCTCGCCAACCTTTTTAGAATCTCTCTTTATAGCATCTACGTTAATCGTAGTCTTGGGTTTATTACTCTTCTTCTTGGGCACGAAATACTCCTTAAGTAACGTTCACAGAAATGGTTGAAATACCTTCCGGTGTCCTAAGATACTGAGAAGGGTCTATCTCCAGCTGGGGGTTGGTAGCAGACGTGGATCCTAGACGTCCTATCCGTCCGTCCTGGGAACTAACACCCCCTCGAAACTGACCTTCGAAATCATTGATAGCATCATCAAGAATGACTCCTTGGGCGGAGGTTTCTAAATTGAAAACTCTCGCCTCTATAGACATGGATCCCAGAGCCTGATCGCTAGGAATATTATAAAGGAAAGTAAAGACAGTAGCCTTAGTAATCCCCTGCTCGCCTCGTGGGAGATTTCGGCGATCGACCGCGGTACCGCTCACGTACAAAGTACAGGACATAATCGACTGGAGGGCGGTAGCCTCCACTCTAATAGTTATTTGACTTCCACGAGAAACTGAAACCCCAGGAGCAGGTTCTAAAATTCTAGAAGTAGGAAATAGAGCTTGGAAATCAGAAGCAACCAGTTGTTCTCTTTCTAGAATCTGCGCCGCTTCAATTGCGGCGGCGTCAATAGATCGGGGCGGCGCTTCTGGTCTTAGATCTTTAATACTACCCACCCGAATAACTCGAACAGGATTCAGAGGGTCTTGACCTTCAATGGGTACCAGACCCTTATATGATCTGAAGATATCACCTTTCTGGTCTGGACGCTCTTGCTCATTCCAATCTATTTCTCGTCCTCGAGGATTATCTCCAAGAGGGTAAGTAGGGCGTCTCTTAGTAAATTGATTACCTTCAGCCGTACCACGCTCTACATTATCTGCTGCGAAGCTGTGACCAAGCCCACGCCCGTCAGTATCGGTTTTATCTCTTCTCTCTACCATTAGACAACTCCTTAAGAACTTTTATAAATTCCGCATCAGTTTTTGTATGTTTCTTTAAATTACAATTAGGACACGTTAAAACAATATTCTTAATAAAGTTATTCCCACCCCTACTCAGGGGTATTTTATGGTCTCTATGAAATCCTTGCGAAATATCAACTCTACAATAATAACACTCACCCTGCTGCTCAGAATAAATATTTACTATCTCTTGCTGGGTATACCTACCTTTCGCGTTTTTAATAAGTGCACGTCTGTTGGCGCAGTAGGTGGCTTGATATTCTTTAGTGTGCGATAACCCGTGTGTACGAGAACGTATTCCTGTCAGTTCAGCACCGTAGCAGCCGCAGCTCACAGAACTTCCATTTCTAAGTTTAGTACCCCGCACCACTCCCATATTACCACATTCACAAACACAGCGGTATGTTAGTTCATTACCTCTACCATCCCGACGCCTATTAACTATTTGTTCCTTAACTACCCATCGACCAAACTTAGTACCAAGTTTAATTTCTTTCCTGGCGGTTTCCACAACTAAGCAACCGCAACTTGCAACGTTTCCTACCTTGAGATGGGAACTTTTGGCAGAGTGTAAATTACCGCAGTCACAAATACATTCCCATCTAATATGCTTACCGCCCCCTCCCGAAGTCAAAATCCTACTCAGCACAACGAGTCTCCCAAATCTTTTACCTTTCAGGTCATCCACTAATTTCAGACCCCCTCTCATCCAATCTTTGCCATCCAATTTCCTCCGCAAGATCGCAAACGCTGAGAAAAAACTCATCCAAAGTACCGTTGTTCTCGATGATCTTGTAGTAGTCTGTGTAGTCCTGCATCGATGTCTCACTAGAATGATTGACGCCGACAGTAACCCCACTTCCTTCCCGGGTCACCTTGACTACAACACCACCTACTTTTTTTATTTTTTCTGCTTCGTTCGGATAACGCACATCTGAAATAACAAACCTACTAAAACCCTGCGCTCTAAGTCGAGGGATAGTAATATTAAGAACCGTATCAATCCAAATGTCAGGATAAATCTCCCGCATCTTCTCACCCAATCCCTGCATAATCTCTCGAGGTGTAAGATTGTATCTGGGATCCACTTTCTCTTTGACGGAAACAGGACCGTAACACTGCTCGTACGAAAGTCCAAAAAGACTACTTGCTGTACTTTTTAGAGCATCGGCAAACGCTACCCTTTTAACCCCAGGACGTTCTTCCAGGTACTCTGCCGCCGTATCTTTACCCACCTGGGCAGTAACTCCTAATCCTAAAATATCAATCATTTTAAATCCTCCAACGATTTATCTTAGTCGCTTTTTCTAGTCGGCTTAAACCTTGTTTAATTCTATCTGACGATTTTTTTATATCAGCGTTACCCTTCTCTACCTTCTTAGTAATACGCTTGATCTCACCCTTCGCTTGATCTGAAGGACGAGAGTTAGGCATAATCGTAATATCTATCATAGCCTCTGGACAATCTATTCCTGATTTTCTACACTCACAATAACCCTTGAGGTAGTTCTCATAAGGACAAAAGCAGGCTACGTCTCCCTCCTCATCCAAATTTACTATAGCTCTAAAATAGGACATTACTAGAGGGTACCTGTGAGGGGATGGGTACCAGTGTATCTGAATCTCTGATGGATACAATAACTAACATCCCCATGCTTTTCGTCCAACGCAACGTCTCTCTGGATAACCTTGAAATCAAATTCAGACCATTTAGGGAAAAAAGTGTCTCCCACATATCCCTGGTTATTGGGGATATTGGTAATATAAAGGCGATCTACTCTCTCCAAACACTGCTCGTACAATGACTGCCCTCCTATTATAAATACCTCATGGTTGCGCATTCCTGCAAACTGTAAAGCGCCATCTATGTTATTAAATACGGTTGCGCCTTTTACTTTGTAGTCAGGATTAGATGAAAGTATGATATTATCTCTCTTGGGAAGGGAACATCCAATAGATTCGTAGGTCTTACGCCCCATTACAACTGCATGACCTTTGGTGGATTCTTTGAACCAAACCATATCAGAAGGTATATGCCAGGGCAGCGTACCGTCCTTACCAATAACCATACGACCTTCCTTGTCCTTGGTGTATGCTACAATCATAGACAAGATCATACTGCAACCTCCGCCTTAATGGGCGGGTAATGTCTGTAGTTGAGGAGAGAGATATCCTCATATCTGAAATCATCTATATTCTTGATGTCAGGATTAAGTAAAATCCTAGGGTGCTCGTGGGGACGACGTGTTAGTTGGGTAGTAACCTGCTTCATGTGGTTGTTATAAATATGAACATCACCGAAGGTATGGATAAACTCCCCCACCGCTAAATCACAAACCTGGGCGATCATCATCGTGAGTAATGAATAACTCGCAATGTTAAACGGCACTCCCAGAAACACATCGGCGCTACGTTGGTACATTTGGCAACTCAACTTCCCATCATTGACGTAGAACTGAAATAGTAAATGGCAGGGCGGGAGCTTCATGTTTGGAACTTCACTGACGTTCCACGCATTGACGATCAGTCGTCTTGAATTTGGATTACTCTTGATCTCCGCAATGACGTCCGATAGTTGATCCACCGGCTCTGTTCCCGGACGTCCTTGCCAATTACGCCACTGAGATCCATACACGGGACCGAGGTCTCCATTCTCATCCGCCCACTCGTCCCAAATCCTAACTCCGTTGTCGTTGAGATACTTGATGTTTGTATCACCGCTAATAAACCAAAGGAGTTCATGGGCAATAGATTTGAAGTGGATCTTCTTAGTGGTGACTAACGGGAATCCTTTGGCTAGGTCGAACGCCATTTGGTATCCGAATCTACTGATAGTTCCCGTGCCTGTCCTATCTCCCTTACTTGTACCACCATCTTTTACAAAGGAAAGTAGATCTAGGTATTCCTGCATTTTAAAGCTCTCCCAGTTTTGCTGTGCATTACCTTATCTATTATAAAGTACCTTACCTATCTTATACTATAACTATTAAACCTTTCGCTTTCGTCCCTGTTACTATAAGATAATTATTACCAAATGTCAAGAAAAAAATTAAATATTGTCTTTTTTTATTAGATTGTCTTTTGCCCAAAGAGGCTGAAGGTTAGTATAATGTACCGCCTTCAAAAAATCACCCCTATCAGACAGGTCAAAAGATGCCAAAGGTTTAACATGGTCTATATGCCACTCACCGTGGTTATTCCATGACATCCCCGGTTGGAACTTGGATTCTAAATGATGTCTTAGAGTTTGTAAAGAACATCCCAAATCTTTCATGGCCGAACCGTTACGTCCAAAACGTAAGGAATTGACTACTCTACTTCTTAAAAGGCAGCGTATTTTAAAATCTAAATCCTTATGGTATCTGTTCTTTTTATATTCACGGTAATATCTACGCTGTTGGTCTTTGTGAGATTGCCGATATTGTTTTCTATAAACACTCAACTTCTCCCTATTCCCAGTAGCGTATAATTTGGCGTATTCTAATCTATCTACTTTATTTTTATTGTAGTACTCCTTAAAACAAGACTTGCATCTAGGTGTGGGTTTATCTTTTGTCTGGTAAAAATCAGAAATATTTTTGGTTTTACCGCACCCGTTACAAAACTTGGTCATTTAGATTTATCTTCCTTTTCTAAGAAATCAGGCATCTGTGCGACAGCCTCTTCGTAGGTAATGTCGCCGGATAAATATTTGTTATAGGGGTGTTTGAAGTTAGGAAGAGTGCCACATCCTGGACACGCCTGGGTTCCTCTACTGCCAAATTGATGCTTACCGGTTCCCGAAGCTTTCCAAAGAAATCTCTTACGACATCGCTTGTCTTGTTTATGTGGCCTCTTCTTAACTCCGAAACATTGAACAATTCTATAGTCTGACATAAATCACTCCTACTTAAGATCCCTTAACGGGTCCTAGATTACCAGGGCCCGGACGCGCCGGACCTCTGCGATGAATCGCACCTGAGTTGACATTCTCAGGGGTGTGTCCTGTGGTTTCCATGTATTCGTTTTCATAAGCCGCGACGACGCCTATAGCCTCCACATGATTTCTTCCACCCTCCAGATCTCGGGTTTCTGCTCTGGGTCGAATGAAGAATCCTCCCATTAGTTTTCCTCCTCGGGGTCTATTACCGGAATATCTGGTATTTGTAGATCGAACCCCCAATAAACTGTTTGGATTATAATTTCAGTTGCTTTTTTGGCAATGAAAATACTATCCACCTTCTCTCGCAACTCAGGAGAGGAGGTGTTTTCTAGTAAAGCGGCCACACGTTCCATGTGATCCACCTTGTTTAGGTAAGCTCCCAGAGGCTCACCTCTCACGGACAAATGCTGCATAGTCCAATCAAGGGCATCTTGCAGGTCAAGCATCCTGGAGGACGCCTGCTCGATTTGTTCCATAATATGCGTCGTAGGTCGCCCCTGATCCAGATCGTTCGTTAGACGTGATTCTAGGACGTTTAGTTGGTTATCTAGAGAGTCTCTCTCCAGTACAGCTTCTCCGATTTTCAAAACGGTTTTCCTAGTCTGTCTTTTCTTGGAAGTTTAGTTCTGGAGTAGCGTCTGGGTAATAGAATCTTTTATTCTCGACTAGGATTAGACCCTCGACCACAATCATAGCCGCCTCTGGATCTGGGCAAGAACAAACCCATTCTTTGTGTCCGCCTGTGTCCTCTACTTTATAAACCACGCTGGGGCCATTAGAAACCTCTACCACATAATTTCCTGTTTTTAAAGTCTGTACCTCTTCCTGTTCACCCATTTGGCTTCTCCTTAATATTTACTTCTGTTATACCGTCCCACACCTTACCACCTAGATCAGGCTTGAACCCATCCAACTCAACGCCAATTTCGCCCGCGGTGTGGAGTCCTTTTGGCGTAATAGTACTTTCGTCTAGTTTGTGACCGTCGGGTAGTTGGTACTCTTCCTTCTCGGATTGTTTAATGACGCCGTGATGCTTCCCACACTGAAAATGATTCACATCACTCATACCTGCATCGGGATCTACAAACATGGCCCGGTCGCCCTCAAAGCCTAGATTGCAAGGGGTACCGTCCTTATCTTCCCAATCACAAACGATTACCCAAATACCGCCTTCCCTCTTCTTAGACATGTCCTAACTCCTTGTGTGTGGTAAGATCTAAAAGCATTTCGGATCCGGAGCACTGACACTCTGCCCCGCACTTAATACATGGTTTATCTTCGTTGTGATAATTAACCCAATAATCTTCATAGGTTCTTATCAATTTTCCACCGGCCCGCCTAAAATATTTGAAAGCACTATTACCCGGACTGTTCATCCGGATATGACATACCCCCGCCACCGCCCCCATTCGTCTAAGCTCACCGACAGATTTATCTAAAAGCATTCTACCAAAAGCCTTACCTCTAAACTCCTCCTCTAGAGCATTACATTTGAAATAAGCTACGTTGGAAGGTTCTGGTCCCCACTCTTCGGGGTGCAGTTCTAGAGGGTAATCTTCTATCCAGGTTCCAGGTGCGTACGTTAGTCTAAAACCTATTAATCTTTCCAGCGTACCGTCTCCCTCGTTGAAATATAAGGTAAAGCTGCAATTACGACCATCTTTCAAACTTCTCTTTAAGATAACTTCCATTTCCTCTTCAGTTATATAATCTTTTCCAAAGATCTTATCACCCAAAGATGTAATAGATTTGAAGTCTTTTTCCCTCAAGAACCTAATGGAGTAGGTGTGATCCATTATTCCCATAATTAATTACCTTTATCCTTAAGATTATTTAATATTTTGATACATTCAATAATCTCTTCACCCTCCTCGTTAATACTTAGAACTATCTTTTCCGACTCTTCTTCCGAGATGTAACCCTCTTTGGCATTCTTAAGGGTTCTAATCACCAATGTGCGGAGAGAGTCCAGCCTTCTTTTGTACATATCTCGCCAAGCCGCATACTCGGCGGCACTCATTCGTTTCACCATAGGTTCTCCCAAGTGGATATGAATCTCATCGTGTACACGATCCAGCTCTCTATGAATTTTATTCACCAGGATATCGAAGTGCTTTATTTATATCTTTCGTACAGTAATTGCATAACATTCTTTTGACTAACTCCCCAAGTAGTAATTTTACCGCACCTGGGACAGGTAAATTGTGTGAAAACATCATTATCTATGTCGGGTTTTATCTTGTATAGTCCTAGAGCTTTATCATTCAAACTATTATCGCTAGCCTTCATGTTTTCCGGCACGAACATTTCGTTCATGCATTGATCTGAATCGCAGATTATAGATTTCCATTCTTCCATAACTACTCCTGGTGACTCCCCGGACTACAAGACCGGAGAGTCTTGTACCCTATCGTTTACGCCGCTTAGGTGGGAATTTAGTACCGCATGCTCCGCAGAATTTGTCGGATCTTCTTACCCTACTGATACCACAACCTGTACAGTATACAGGCAAGAACCTGGGGTTAAGACCGTGATCGGGTGTTCGTCGTTTCCGGGGCCCTTGTATCTTTAAAGTCAGGGTTGTTGGAAATGTAGAAGTTTCGAAGTCGGCACCCTCTACAAACCTTTGGTTAGAGTTACTTCCCTCTACTGTGGCACCTGCTTGTCCGGGGCTAGCTATGTAGTTGCTTTGAGCTACGCTTTCAGTACTGGACAAGGTAGAGTTGGAAGTAAAGGTCGTAGTAGTGGTGGCCCTATAACCCCCACCCGCACCAGTATTATCCACTATTGGGTAGGTTGGGTAAGTGGGACCTTTCGAAGGATAAACCGGGTAAATTGGAATATTCCAATTTAAGTTAATGGGATTTATCTGCTCCAGGTAGAATTCTACCTTTATGATACCATTCTCAGTATCTGTGGGATCATTGACCCTGCTGTCCGATAGAGATACGAACTTGAAGCGATTTCCCTCCGACATACTTTCGTCCAGGAATCTTTCAAGATCTAGGGTTTCTCCTGCGTGTAGAATAAAGTCTCCGAGTCCGGACACCTGTCTTCCGTCAATCCACACACGCGCTTTTGCTCTTACATTGTTTTTGTTCTTAAGTCTAATCTTGTATTCCGAACCAAAAGGTAAAGTAATTTTACCATCGATTTCCCTAACTGGGGAATTATTCTTCAGAACAGCCAATACAAATTGCTGATTGTACATTATGTCTTCCTCCCTTACATACGGGACGCCTACAGAACCCGCTTCATATTTTAGTAGGCATTTTGTTATCGGGGAATTAAATTTAGGCCTCGAACCTTCTACCTGAGAAGATCCCAGGATCCTTTCCCGCGAGTATCAAGTCTGCTGTTAATTCACCGGTCGCAAAAGTGAAACCCAATCCGTGTGCTGTAAATCCTACGTTATAGAAAATCCTCGGGTCTTCGGACAATGATCCTACCAATGGATATCCATCAGCAGAAAAGCCCATAACCCCAGACCAGCGATAGTCAATTCGTTTCCCACGCAGAGTGGGGAAATGCTCATTAAGAAAACCTTCCAACTTCTCATGTATAGCGGGATTAACTTCATCTGAGAATCCGACCTCCCTTTCTAAATCGACGTTTCGGAAACCGCCAATGAGAACTCTTCCATCAACAAGCTGACGGAAGTAGTCAAGAACGAAGCTACAATATGATGGTTGTAAGAATGGTTCAACAGGCTCCGTTACAATAATCTGACCACGCATAGGTGAGACCTTGTCTTTGAACCACGGGAATAGCTGCTCAGACCAAGCGTTAGTACAAACCACTACAGCATCTGTCTTGATTCGTTTCTTGTTGGTTCTGACAACCAGGTTGTCTTCTTCTACATCGACCCCAAAGACTTCCGCGTCCTCCATTATTTGGACACGTTTTCCAGTTCTCAAGGCCAGGTGCCACAAGTATTTCATGGGATGAATCTCACCATCATCTGCGTAAAACGCCCCGCCATGGAAACCTTCGGTTCCAGAATACGGCTCATCTCGCCATTCCACATTAACGCCTCGTGTTCGCAACGCGGCTACAGTTTCCTTAGTAACCGAGACCTCATGATCTGTTGCCGCTAGCGTCCAGCTCCCCAACTTGCGATATTCACAGAGTTCTTCTAACTTCTCACGTCCAAACTCCTCAAGCATGAGATTGTGATTATGCTCAGTGAATTTCCAAATACCCTCTGCCTTGCCTTCTCCATATGCAGTTGTCATACGAGAGAAGTGTTCGGTAGATCCGCAGGTAATAAACCCTGCATTTCTACCAGAGGCACCGTGTCCTATCTTTCCCTTCTCAACCACAATGATATTGAGGGTGGGATCTTTCTTACTCAGCCAGTAAGCTGTGGATAGTCCTGCCAGTCCCGCACCGATAATCGTGACATCGGCATTTAATTCCACACCCAATCCCACAGTGTCCTGCCAATAGGAAACAGACATATCTATATAATTCCTTTATGCGTACTTTATCTTTATTCCGGTTATTAGACTTAACCAGCGCCTAACTCCCTCCATACCTGCTTCCCACACAGCGGCAGCTACGTCCCTACGTCCCGTCTGCTCATATACCTCATACATTAGGTTATCCACCCGAGACAGCTCTATCAGGAGGATCTTTTGAATCTCTTCTAGTTTTTCCTTATCGAAATTACAAAGGAATGCTATCTCTAGAACTCCTTGGATAAATTCCAATCTCATCTCTAACTGATGGACGGGATCTAGTAAGTTTGACACAAGTACTCCCCCCACCTCCCCGCTCCTATAAGTAAAATTCGTGTATTCCTTGATTATACGGATCGTCACTAATATCACAAATCTTAAAATCCTTAGACTTGGAATTAGACTCTACAATTACATATCCGTCAATTAAATGAATTAGAATATCTATACCATCTTCTGTTTCTTCTAGAAAACCAACAGAGCTGCAAATTTGATGGGCTTTGTCGTACTTCATAATACCTTTATCCCAAAAGAGAAGTTCGACATCGTCTAAACAAAGCATAGTGAGAAGTTCTTGTCCTAGATTTTCCATGCCTACTAATAGAATCTTCTTGCCCCTGAAATCCTCTTTACCGTATGCACTACGCACAGCTCCTCGAAGAAAGTTAAATATCTTAGTCGCATTTATTGTCATTGTCAAGTTCCACGGATTTACCTTTACGCAGGTTGTCTTCTGCCCAAAGAGGTTGAAGATTAGTATAATGACATACTATGTGGAGTTGCTTTTCATCTGCTAAATCAAAAGATGATAAGGGTCTAATATGATCGATATGCCATTCGCCATAATTTTCCCAGGACATTCCCGGTTGAAATTTAGACTCCAGATAGGATTTTAGGTTTTCTATACTGCAGCCTAGGTACTCATTTAAATTTTTGTCTTTTCGGATATCTTTTAAAGCAGATCTTAGCCTAGATCTCATTGTAACTGCGATACGAAAATTGATATCGTTTTTGAACTTATACCTACGATACTCGTTAGATCGTTTTCGTACATGTTCTTTATTTTCTTTTAGCCACGCACGGTTGTATTCTTTAACGTGATTAGAATTTTTTGCTCTCCATCTTTTCAAACGTTCCTTATTTTCTATCTTGTGTTTAGTAAGGGAAGTTTGTGTGTATTGTTTTACTTTTTCGGGATTTTTCTTTCGCCATTCTGCTTGGTATTTTGAATTTATTCCTCTCCATTTCTTATTACGAGATAATTCTGTTTGTTTTGTTCTTTTCATAATATTCTTTGCGGTGGATTTTATAACACTCCCTACACCAACTCGATAAACTATCTTTAGCGGTTTTAGCCACATAAAAATAATCTACAGATTTAGAAATTTTACATCTTCTACAGGTTTTCGTCATCAAACTTTGGATTATCATTTAAAAGTTCAGTATTCCAGTACGCTACATCCAAGAAATTCACCCACTCCTTGTGAGGAACCATTCCCAAAGGGATACTAATTGTTGGGTGCCACTTAGGCATGGATGGAGCGCTTAGCAATTTCCAGCCCATCTGACGAAGAGTTCTATCTCCCTTCTTACCATTACATTTGAAGCACGATGCTACGATATTGTCCCAGGTAGTTTTACCGCCCTTAGATCTAGGAATAACATGATCCAAATTAAGGTCGGCCCTAGTTGGGGAAATACCACAGTACTGGCATTGCCAATTGTCCCGTTCAAAGATGTTCTTTCTGCTAAACCTGACGTGTCTTTTGGGCAGTTTGTCATAAAGTGTTAGCACGATGACTCTCGGGATCTTGATGTTTATAGAGGGGGAGGAAATGAGTTCGGCAGAACTAACCTCAACCATCTGCTGAGAAACATCTTGCCAATCATTGAAATTATATGCCTGATAACTATCGGGGTCAATGGCTTTGGCGTGTCCTTGGTAGAGCAAGTTTATAGCTCTCTTTACAGAACATACCTGTATAGCCAACCAGCTCCGATTCAAAACCAAGGTATTGCCATTAAGTTTGCCCATAACAAATTGCCCCTTTGTCTTACAACTATATGATATTATTTCTATATTAGCAAGCGTTAGATCCTTTCCACCCTAACAAACCCTCTATGGCAGCGGTCGATCCCTCTGTAATAAATGATAATTGCGACACTGCGTCATAATCCATTGTGAAGGTACAACCCGCTCCTAGTTTGATATCATCTCCCGGAACAAAGCTCACCGCCGTTGTGGCATCCCCATCATTTACTCTGAAATAAATAGCTACCGAGCTGCTCTTATTTATAAGATGTAGCCTACGGGCAGGTGGGGTTATGGTAAAACCACTTGCCGTTCCTGTGATATCGCCTTCGAAGTATTTTACTTCATCGAACCCAAGTTCAAGGACAGCATCTACTAATCCTCCGCTATGGGCTATTTGAGTAGTCATTAATTTTTACCTCTCTTGTACCCGTTATGCTCTAGTTATTCTTCTGCGCCGCCAATCGATTTCAATCTTGATCCGGGTGTCTAGAGTTGCATCCTCTCCGTCCATGGAAGCATTCAATCTCTGGTCTCCACTATCTGCATCCCCTGGTCCCATGCATAAACCTATCGGAACACTTGCGTCATAATCAGGACGATTGAAATACTCCTGCATGACCTCAGTTATACCGCTACTGGAATGAGTAACGATACCGGAGATAGTTAGGAAAGAGGGCATACTGTCCCGCGAAACAGATCCAAAAGGAGCAACATTCTCAGTGACTCCGTCCTCATGAATTTGGGTGGGTAGATCAACGTCGATGGGGTAATTAACGTTATTGAACGCCTCCGGTATTCCGTAGGTGGAGGGAGAACCGTTAGGATATAAAGACGCCCCCGTGGTGTTTGCCTTGAACCCCCAAAGCACGTGAGTGCCTGCGGAGGTATTACCAGTCCAGTTCTTTGCAAGAACAACTGCGTATCTGGTGCCCGAGACAACATCTGCTGTAATACCTGAACCAGTAGTATGATCAAAACTGATTACAGACTCGCTGGTAGCGATAGTAGACATAGCTTGGTAGTCTCCCAAACCAATCGATCCACCATCAATATCTGGTCTATCATCTGTTCCATCTTGTGAGAGAGTGTTGTAGTATTCAGGTCTCATTGCGTCTCCCGGATCAAACGCACTTCCCCCTTCTACCTTCCAAACAACCAAATTAGTAGTCGCTACAGTCCCCGTAGCGTCTGCTGTGAATGTCTGACACAAACTATCGGAAGTTAGCCAGAGATCATCATTTTCTGAATGAGTTACTGACCCATCTACAGCGATACCCGTCGCGGTGATTCCTAATGTAGCAGCCCCGGCGGTCTCACACTGAAACTGAAAATCCAGATGAGAGTTAGGGTGTCCGATCCACTGGGCTGTTCCAGAACCGGGTTGAGTCCATTTTCCATCATCAGCAAGAAGACTGGTATCTGCGGAAAATGCGGTGGAATCTACACGACTAGCAACGAACTTTATTCGAGCACCGGTCACCACCGCAGTTCTAGGAACAGGAGTACCAGATACAGCTTCCAAAACAATTAGGATGGAGTGTCTCGCGAAAGGAGTTTTAGTAGCCCTCCCCCAGGCTACATTATCGGTATATAAGAATTCCGAATTTGCGAAATCTCCATTACTACGCGTGTCTGCATTTCCAGCTATATGGTTCATTTGGTTTGTCTGATATATGGTTGTTCTCATTAGGGAGTCTTCTCGATGTATAATACTTTTCGACCATCGGGCAGAAGATCAGGAGCATCGATGAGACGAAGACCACGGGCAGCAAAATCCAGATTCTTTACAGCGAGTTCTGAAGCCTGCATCTTCTTGAATGCGTCATTGGCGCCCTCGGGCATTTCGAATCGTCTAAAATGCATTGTGACCATCTTCTTTTCAGTGGGGATCTTGGTCTCTAATAGGTATTGAAATATTTCAAAAGTCCGATTCATCCAAGCATCAGAACCAGGATTACGTAAGAAAGGAGTTACAAGTGCGGATACTTGAATATCATTACCATTTCTTGAGATGAGTTTGATGCGTATAATGCTCAACCCGCCGATCAACTTACTATCCTCGAAAACACCAAAAAACAGAGAAGGGAAATCCCCTTCACCAATCTGAACTCTTGAGAATCCTCGACTTCCTTTTTTGTTGGGATGGGAATCACATCTTATATCCCGATGCACCCCTCGATTTTTTATCATGCCTGACAACCTCGCAACCGCTCTGGATTCCATCTCATCTTTATTCACAAACACAAGATTGCCTACATTGAAGGTTCTGATTTTCACTTCTTCCCTGGGAAGCCTGGGCACACTATTATCAATCAGTCGCGTCATGGTATCTCCCTATATCAACGTCAGACTAAACTCGTCTGCTGTTCCGCTCTGTGTTGTGGTCTCCATCCAGACAAAGGAGTCAACTGGAATATTTGGATTGTCGAAACTCGTGATGACCTCTCCAGTATTTCCGCTGTGAGTTGTAGTTCCTCCGGTGATGACTTCTGTTCCTACTCCCGATCTGGTAGGATCGTGTCTGACCGTCCAGGTAGCTCCGAGTGCTCCCGTTCCTCTGATGGAACCGATCAGCTTCTGAACTGTTCTGGCTGCTGTAGTGTAGAAGAAGAAAACATCCTCTCCGTTGAAGAGGTTCTCTACTCCAAGATTGTAAGGACCACCTACTGTATCCACATAGTTCTTCGTAGCGAGATCGTCTGAAGCGACGGGATCGGCTCCACTTACTGTCGCACTGAATCCCCGAGTTCCATCGGCAAGAGCATACTGAGTATGATCATCATCGGGAAGACCGGTGAGTAATCCATGATCTGTAATTCCTGCTCCACCTATTACTACTCCCCCTGGGAAGGAAGAGGGAGAAACTCCTCTCAGATCTGTATTGGCTATAATAGTCCAATTATTACTAGACTGACGTCTAACGGTCAGACGTGATAGTAACCAACCCACTCCTGCATAGTCTCTGGGGATAGTATATAGAGCGGTGTTCTCAACATCATTGATAGCATTGGTGTTGTTGTTATAGCCGTCACCGGGGAGATTCAAAAACAGCTTGGTATCCGAATCATTCTCTGCTACTGCTCCCCACAAGACTACATTGAATCTGTCATTTGCTCCGATGGACGAACCATCGCTATATGCTGTAATCTCTGACAGAGACTGGATAGTAGTATAGGGAGTAGTAAAGTCATTGAATACATAGATTAAATCAGCTCCAGAGGTATCGATGGTAGGTGTAGAATGAGTATGGAGCTGATAGATACTACCCGCTGCGACCTGAATAGTAATATCATCTGGAGTTGGTCCGGTATCTACCGTAGTAGTCAGGGCTGTTCCAGTTTGCCACTCTGCGTATTGTGATCTGATTCTCTCACTGATAGCGTGGATATGACCAATACCTCCTCGTGAGAGAGGTTCGTGATTATGATCTGTATATGCGTGGAGTTTCAATGGTCCATCGGTTTGAACCGTGGGTTCTGTTTGAACTATTACTCTTGCTACTCTCGCATGTTCAGCTGCTGGGAATCCGCTGGTATTAGCAGTTAGAACAAGAGACCCTGCGCTTTCCAGTAGATATACCCAGTTTTCTTGTGGATTAATATCCGTTCCCGCAGCAGTTAGAATAACCGAATCCGGGACTGAGTGGGTGATATTTACCCCACTGATTTGAACAGTGTTGGTGCTCCCTCCGATTCTATCCAGAGTGAAAGTGATGTCTGCTCCATCGGAAGATACTGTGTATGTATTATCAGTCTCAGCGATGGTTCCATCATAAGCAAACTCTAAGTTTTCAAGGAAGGTGGTGTTACCACTTAGTTCATTTAGGAAGGGAGTATTGATGGGGCTGACTAATATACTACCATTACTTACCCCAGAGGCAACAGCGAGCCCCATGAAGATTACTCTTTCAGTTCCTGTTGGTAGAACCTTTGTAAGTTCTCCTGGGGTATTGGAAACATAAAGTCTATCGCCTGGTGAAAATGCAGAAGTATCCACATCACGCACCAAACCAAAGGTGGTTACATATCCATTACTATTGTTACTGATATCTTCAGTAGCAAGTCCGAAAGCTCCTGATGTGGGATCGGTTGCATCTGCTAATCCGACAAGGGGTCTGCCTGCCTGAATCCCTAGAATATTCACTGCGGTTCCGTCAGTTATAGTAGAACCGGTTGTATTCCGAGTCCTAACTAATTGCTCTTGACCTACCTGGAGATTTACACTACCTCCAGGCATACCAAGATTCAGAGTTCCATCATCATCGTTCCAGGATAGTCTACCCTCTGTCGGGGTAATACCATTAACCAGATTGAAGTCTATCCATCCGACATCACCAATCCGATTATCCGACATATCTAGCTCACCTTGTAGGGTGCCGGATACACCCTGAATGTGGGTTCCTGCTATATCTCCTGCTACCGTCAGATTCTGAGCAATCCCCATTCCCGGAGTAGATCCTACAATTCCTGAGATTGTTACTCTTTCCACCCCTCCCCCAGTAAAACCGAGCACTGCGTTACCCTTACGATACATCCCCGTGTTGTGCTGCTGCTTGAATGAAAAAGGAGCATCACTCGCATTCCCATCCCCCGCATGAACTCGCTGAACGTCTTCGATCTTGAAGGAGTTACATTCCAAATGTGAACCAAGGACGGGAGATAGATCTTGAACTATCTCGGTTAGAAATGTTCCAGATGCGGCGAGGAACTCATCTCTGAATCCAGAAACTGTAATGTTTTGTCCCAATTCAGAGACACTTATTCCATCAGATCCTGAAATAATAACGTCACCCGTAATCGCATTTACTGAATCAACATCAGAACTTTCGACAGCGTCTATCTGAGATTGAAGGGAACCAGAGGTGGCTACAAATTCATCTCTAAAACCGCTTATAGTTACAGTATCACTTCCTGAAATAACGGTATTGCCATCCAGTCCAAGTATCGCATCATTCTCATTTTTGGCGTATCGAGAGTGGTGGGCGTCTTCGGCTTCAGCGTGTGTTGTTATATCTGTGTCTATTTCAGAAGATAGGGAACCAGATGCCGCAACGAACTCTGCATAGAATCCACTAATAGTATCTACATTGGATCCAGAGACAACGGTTATTCCATCATCTCCTACAAGAGCGTTGGGAGTACTACCTGACCCTCCCCCGCCACCAGTGGAGGAAATAGTAATAGAGTTAGCCCCAGAAACTACTACAATGTTACTACCTGCAATAATAGCATCATTCTCATCCTTAGTATATCGGATGTGGTGCGCAGAAGTATCTGATGCGTGAGTGTTGATATCAGAATCAATCTCAGCAGCCAGAGTTCCGCTTGCGCTAACGAACTCGGTATAGAATCCAGACACGGTAATGGTTGAGGAACCAGAAATAACTGTAATCCCATCTGCACCTACAATAGCAGTCGAAGCGGCGTCTATTGAACTCTGTAAAGCACCTGATGCACTAACAAACTCATCTCTAAACCCGCCTATTGCTATAGCACTGGCACCACTAATAACGGTTATTCCATTTGAACCTACAAGTGGAAGGCCAAAACTAGAACTAATGGCAATAGCGGGGGATTCTCCAACATAGTTTTCGGTTGGGTTCCCCGCTCCGGCGCTGTAGAGAGCGTCGATTTCATCTAAGGTCAGCGCTTTGTCCCAGAATAGAATTTGGTCCAGAAGACCACTAAACGGACGGTCGCCTCCACCACCGTTGGGTTGATTTCCAATACATGTGTTGATTGAAGCCGAAGTGGGAACAAACCCTGTCTTTGAGTCAGTCGCCACTTCGACACCGTCGAGATAAATTTTGTAAGTACTTCCGTTGTACCACGTGATTAAGTGGTACCATGTTCCAGTACTTAAAGCGGAAACAGATGCCTGCACCTGTGTTCCAGTACCTAACGTACCTGTTGTTAGTCTAAAATTAATGGTCGTTGAGTTAGGTATCCCAGCCATAAACACATGGTCCGCGGTACTAGTACCGTCCGCTTTGGACCAAATACGAGTATCACCGGCAAATGAGTCAGAATTAAACCAACCACTGATTGAGAATTCCGATACATTTGGAACATCTAATGTTCCTATATTAAATCTAGTACCACCTGCCCCGTCAAAGTCGGCGGCCTGCCCGAAACCTGATTTCCCTGCAGTGTATGTAACCCCTCCCGCGATAGTACCGTCTTGGGAGCCGAAGGAATCGTCTGTATTATCTTCGAAATCGTAACCATTTGTTATATTCTGGTCGCCGGTAGTTGTTGTAACCGAGATCGACGCGTCTAATGCCTTGATCTTTTTAAACTCAAAAACGGGACCTGTTTTTTGAAAAAATACGTCCTCGCCTAGGATTCCTATATTAGTACCAGATACAGCCAGGGATCCTGAAGCCGCTAGGAACTCCGCCCGGAAACCCGAAACCGTAGTTTCGCCCGCGGTGGGAGTTCCTGAGATAACAGTAATTCCATCTACACCCACCATCGCGTCCGAGACCGTACCGCCCCCACCTCCACCACCGCCCGCAGTGGAAGATATGGTAATAATGTTAGTTCCTGACACGACTGTAACATTACTGCCTGCCACGATAGCGTCGTTTTCGTCCTTAGTGTATCTGACGTGGTGCGCACTTGCGTCCGCGGCGTGTGTAATGATATCACCATCTATTTCCGAAGACAGGGTTCCAGAAGCGGCAACAAACTCTGTTCTAAAACCAGAAACTGTGATTGTCTGGGATGCTGTCGAAACGACATTTCCATCAGTACCGTCTATTACAACCGCACCTACTACACTGTTTACGCTATCTACAGCACCTCCGCCCCCACCAACACCGCTAGTACTAATTTCTACAAAATTAGTTCCCGTAGTAACTACAATACCAGAGCCTGCGGTAATTAGTCCCTCTCCCGGAAAATAACTATTGAAAGTTGTAACCAATTCGGTATCGTCACGCCCACCAGTTCCTGTAATAACTACCTCACCGAAAAATTCATTGAACTCTAGCTCACTGAGAAAATCCTCGTCCACTGATTGATGTTCTCTTATTCTAGTCTTTACCATTGTTATCCCGTATTACCCGACCTTCAGAAATTGTAGAATATCGCTATTCCTGATATCATATACAAAGGATAGATTGCTGACGGCGGAAACGAAGAAAACATCTTTATCCACAGTCCCGCTGCTACCTGGAAGTTGGAGTATCCCATTTGTAAATGTTTGAGTATCGTCAATGAACTCTTGTACGCCAGAAACAGAAACTGGGCCTCCTACGGAAGTCCAGCCTACTCCTGGGGCATTAATGTCTATGGTAGTGCCTGCCGGGACAACGTCTCCTGTTCTAATCAAGAACAGTTTCTCGGTGGTTATACTACCACCGCTGCTGCTACTAACAGGGCAGGTGATTCCCAGCTCTGCCATATTATCTTATGTCCGTCTTGGTGTCCTGGTTATTGCTACCAACACTAGTTACCGTCGCTGTGCTCCCGGTGATTACCTGGAAGTTTCTGAGAATGAACATTATGTAGTCTCCTTTTTTTCGTATTTACAATACTCCAAGGAAGTGCTGCAGACCTTAGACATGTTCTGCAGCTTCGGTACTGCAGTATCTAGGGGCGCCCCACATCCTCCCGACTTAACGGCTCTTCTCCCACAACAACCTCGAGTGAAGTTCCACTTAAAATACTTACAATCTTCTTTATCGTAGTTCTTGATAACTGTAACCATTACATAGCCTCATAGTCTGTTATAGATAAGAAATCATCCTCATCCATAATTAAAGTCATGCCGTTAAATAAATGAACCATTACTTGACGTACCGGAGTACCACCACAATTCCAAGTGTAGTATCCCCAATCCGCTATTACCTGATCCAATAATCTAATCAAAGGGCGTTCCCCCCTCTCCGCGCAGGGCCCAAGTACGCGCTATTGTATTGAGTTGGTAATCATTGTTAGAGTGCCAATATAACCACCACCGACGCTGCTATTAAGCATAATCTCTCGCGGCGGAGTTAACCACCCCGTATTGTCAGTAAGCGCAATCTTGGCTTCCATAAGACATAATAAAAGATCTGTTTTTCTATCAGGACCTAACGCCAGTCTATCATAACGCCATTGCCACGAAGAATGACCAGCCGACATTGCTGCCCAGTAAAACCTTGCGGGAGTCAGAGACTTCCCAGAACTAGCCTTTTGGATCTCGAAGAACTGACGTGCTATCATCTCAGCTCTGGAATAACTATCCTCGTTTCCTTGGCTTATACGGAAGAGTATCATCGCAGTCGCCAGATAGACGTCATATCCCTGAGGTTGTTTGATGTCCCCGCTGATAAAAATTACAGCGAAGTCCATGGTGCTATCTACCTTCTCTTTGAGAAGATCGGGATCACAGCCTTCCTTGGATACCACATAACTGTCACCTTCCGAACAAGCCGCATAAAGAGCAACCACCTCATTGTCTTGATCCGCCAAAGATCCCATAAGCATGGGAGTGGGGGCGGTAGTCTTACACGCAGAAAGCAACAGCACACAGGCTGTTAGTAAAGAAACTATCCATTTCATAACGGCTCCTAAATTATGGTGTCAATTATTTCTAGTAATTCTTCGAAGCCCTCAGAGTTAAATAAAGACCAATCCCGCATGGCGGGGAAAAGATCCTTCAATGCCTCCAAAGCCTCGGCAAGATTGGTATCTACCTGAGGGTTATGGGATACCTTCTGTATCTCCTGCGTTATTAGGGTTAGATTGGCTTGTAGTACTTCCTTGTTCCGCACGCAGCGGGTTTTAAGATACTCTCCATCTACGTGAGGATACTTCTCTTGCATAAACTCAAAGCTAGTAATAAAGGAAAAATCATTAAAGATTATTTCTAACTCCGCAATGGATTCAGCATTCCAATTGTTCTCAGCGCAAAGATACCCATAGTGCTTATCTAGCTCTTCATCCATCTCAAACTGCAATCGCATAATGTTAGGGTCGATGGGTGGGTATTTAATCTGATCATATTCCTGTGAGAGCGCAATGCGTTTCCAAATATTAAATCCCACCTCACCGAGACTGAGAATAGGTACAGCAATCGCCGCTGGGGGTATAAATGTAAGAACAGCTCTTAGTGCAGAAACACTCCTTAGTATATTGTCATCTGACAACATTCGAGGTTTGATCACTATATATTTAGGATCAACTTTCTGATCTTCTTTTTTAGTAGCCTTAAGTATCGCTAAGGCGGCTCCTAACCAATCTATCATTACAAGTCGCCTCCAAAAGCGTTTTGCAAATTCAAAGGATTTACTCTTCGGTTCCAAGGCCTGCGTCCTCGGCTTCGGTTCCTGTAAGATTTAACTTCTTATCCGCAAAATCCCGCGCCGCTTTCTGAGCTGCTGCCAGAGACGCATCCATGTTTTCAATTGTAGTCTTACCGATTTGAATATTGTACTTATTGGCTGCAATCTCAATGGCCTCACCAATGATCCCTGAAGAGATCTCACTCGCCTCCGCCTCTGCGTTGTCGATGATGGCATCTAGAATAACGTCCCTCTTATCCTTACTGGACAGGTCGTGTCTAAAAGCAACACTAATAACCATAGGTAGGATAGCCTTTACCATCTCTTCTAGATGGTCGTCGTGTCTCTTCCAAAGTGCCTGAATCCAATCCCATGCCTTACTAAAAAAATCTCGCATTTTCTTTCTTATGCTCATTTTTCCTCCATTATCACCCCAGACTCTAGATGCAAGTACGCTGGTGATATTTTTTCTATGCGGATTCCGTCAGGATCCTTAGAGACAAGAAGTTTTCCGTCAGGAAGCTCGAACCAATTCACCGAGTCCCCAACCGAAACCTCCTCCTCCATAACAATCTTACTCCGCTCTAGTGCTAGAATCCCCTCCACTTTCTGCATCCCGTGTACGTTGGCGGGGTTTTCGTAATCGTTGTTTAACCTCATTCTCCGCTTCCTTCCTCTTTTCTACAAACTTGTCGAACTGTCTCTGCCTTGTGGTTATGAAATCTAGAACATCTAGGAGTTTAGGCCCCGAATGTCCTGTGAGCCCTACATGAAGTACGTCGTCATCTGGTTGTTCTACGCACCAGACTCTATTAGTATAATCTGTCAAAACTACGGGCATGTCAATCTCCAATCGTTAATCAAACTCAAAACGAGCGTATAGGCAGGAACCGCCCCTGCGCTTTAAAAAAAACGGGAAGTCCTACCTATTCATTCAATAATGTAAGTTGGGTTTATTCTATCTTCTCAGATTCATTGACTACTACGTTGGTCAGGCTCTGTAGGTCTCTCTGTTGGTCCTCGGAGATCGACCACTTCTGAAGCTTAAGTCCCTGTGCAGTTACTGACTGGTGAAGAACTGAAGCCACTCTCTCCGTAATCCTTAACTCTGCAGGGCATTTAAGAGTAGCAATTCCATCTTCTTCGTCTATTTCAACTTCTAGTTTTAGAATGATATTCTCTGCCATGTTAATGCCTTCCGGTGGAACCAAAGCCACCATCGCCTCGCGTTGAGGTCGTGAGGTCGTCCTCTTCTTTATACGTAGTATAGAGAGGCCCTGCAAGAACCGCTTGTGCGATTCTATCACCTACCTCAACGCGAAACCTCTTTCTACCGTGGTTGATCAGGAGAACCCCAATTTCACCACGATAGTCCGAGTCTATTGTTCCTGGCGCATTCAGAACGGTAACTCCGTGCTTGAATGCCAGGCCGCTTCTTGGTCTAATTTGCATCTCCCACCCCTCAGGAAGCTCTACAGCAAGACCTGTCTTTACCAGTGCGTACTGTCCCGGCTTTATGACAACGTCCTCTACGGACGAAAGATCAGCGCCTGCAGACCCTTTAGTTTTATATACGGGAATAGTTGCGTCGGGGTGGAGTTTCTTAATCTTAATTCCACTTTTTCTCAACACTAAGTCACCTCAAATTTGATTTTACTCCCCTTCCTAATGGGGGTAGTACGCACAGGTTTCTTATCACTCACAGGTTCGATCTCTTCGATCTCGACCTTCGCCACTTGCGTAAGATAACCACGAGCTATGACCGCACCTTCCATTAAATGAAGGGGATTTCCTGCGTGATTTTTCACCGGAATCTCTAAGATCTGCCTTGGGACGGTGCCGTCTATTACCAGGGTGCCTGGAAACACCTCAGCAGCCTTCTCATAGATTGAGGGGGTACTGAAAATGGTTAGAACGTATCCAGGTTCTATTTCAAGAGTGATGTCCGTAGGGATCTTCTTTATTTCTGAAGATTGAATTATTACAGGTTTAGCACATACGAAAGTAAAAATGTTATCTTCGATCGGCGCCTCGACACCCTTTTTATTGTGAAAGCCTACATTCATAATACGCCTTGAAACCGCCTGGGGCAAGGCCCCAGGTCGGTTGTAAAAAAAACTGGATTACGAATTTCGTCCAGGGTTATTGCTAGTAGTAACTCCCGGAAGAGTTGCATTACCAACAGGCAGCTTACCTGATCGACCAGTACTGACGGTAGCATTGCCGGTGGAGCTACCTCGGATCTCCTGATTCTGGAAGTATCCTCGGTTCCACGCCATGCCGTGCTGTGCGCCTGTTACGGGGCCAGCCATGTCGGGGTTACGAGTTGACTCGGGCCCGAATCCATTAGCATTAGTGTCAAAAATTGCTGCAAGTGCGTCTAGGTTGACGACAGTGCCGTCGTGTTGTAGTACACCCATGTTGTTTCCCTCCGTTACATTTTTTTTTATGTTATCTTGGGCTGTAGTAGTCGCCGGTGAGAAGGACCGGTTAAGTTAGGCACAGAAGGCCTGGATTAGTCTTGAAAAGACAATCACTCACTTATGGAGGGGAACCCAAGATATACTATCTAGGAAGCTCAGCTTCGTCTATCCTAGATAAATTTGATAGGTTATTTCCCTCAGTTGCGTCCGCCTCCGTTCTAACAGCGTTATTACCATAAGCACGGAGTCGAACTGGTTTAAAACCATCCCAATGTCTAACTACTAGATTCTCGTCAAACGCGACGAGGGCGTTTAAATCCTTTTTACTTATAGTAAGCACATAATCTTCATCCGGTTCCACCTCTGCCAATACCTCTAAATCCACATATACTGTTTCGTCCATTTCAAAACTCCTTTTCCTTGTGAGACGAAGTTTCCTCTCAGTTACCAATCATAAGTTCTTTGGCCAAAGTTGTCAACCCTACCCAGCCATTTAGTTACTCCTGCCCGCCTCGAACTACGTTCTCTGCTTGGGGCTTACCGTCGTCTGCATGGACAAGATCGAATATAATAACCTCTCCCTGCTCCAGCTTCTTAAAGCCGTCCATGGTAATCTTAGTCCAATGAACGAATATATCCTGCTCTTTATCTTCGGCGTCGATCACCTCAGGGCTGTTAATAAAACCATATCCTTTCTTAGCATCAAACCATTTACAAATACCTTGCATGATTGTACTCCTAAATTCCACGAATGGATTGCGGGAATTTCCCGTTATTTTAATTATATGTTTTTTATCTGACTATAGGGATAATATCTCAGGTTCATCCTCAGAAACACACACCATGTGTTCGATGTGGGTGGCTCTGGAGTAGTCCTTAGTTATAATCGTCCATTTGTCAGGTAGTACTCCTAGTTCCGCTCGCTGGTACAAAAGCATGGGTTCGAGGCAAAATACCATTCCGGGCTCCAAATCTATACCTTTATTGGATGCTCCAAAATTGGGTACTTGGGGCTCTTCGTGTACCTTCTGCCCGATAGCGTGTCCGCAGAACTGAAGTACATTCTCATATCCGCTGTGGTAAATAGAGGACTGTATAGCGTTACTGATGTCTCCTAGTTTGTTTCCGGGACGGCATTTATCAATACCCGCATCTAGTGCCGCACGGGTTGCGTCCATAATCTTCTGATCTTTCTCAGAAGCATCTCCTACGGTAAACAATCTTGCAAAATCCGCACACCACCCGTTCAGTACTACTCCGCAATCAATAGAAAGCATATCTCCCTCTTCGAGAGGTTCATCATCGGGTATCCCATGAACGAGCACGTGGTTTTTGGAAAAACAAATACTAGCAGGGAAATCTGGAACTCCGGGAGGTCCAGGGTACCCTTTGAAAGCAGGCACCGCTCCGTGGTCTCTAATGTAGGAATCTGCCATCTCGTCTAGAAATGTTCCAGTTACTCCGGGGGCAGCGTTCTCCACTAGTAATGCTAAACAGCCGGAAAGAACTTTCGCACTCTCCCGCATCTTCACGACCTGCTCGGGTGTTTTAATTACGGACACGGTTGGGGAATTCTCCAGGAAGAATGAGAGTTACCTCAGTTAGACCTTCGCGTACATCAACAATTACATCTACGTCGTCCTCTAGTCCTAGCAAACGAAGGACTTCTACGAGGGCTGCGTATTTACCCTCTGCCTTCTCAGAAGTATCAAAGGGATCGAGAGAACCTCGGTGCTTCTCTGACCCGAGAAGTTCATGCCAGGCTATATACCACTGGGTTACCTCAGGTGCGTAATGTGCTGCTTGGGATCTGTATCTAGAAGGCAGTGCTTCAATTGCTGCAAGTGCGTTAGCGTGTCCTCCATGAGTAATCACAAGGTACGCAGCTTTACCCCCAGAATTGTAGAAAGTAAGTACAGCCTCTAGTTGGACCTTCTTGTCAGTTACCTTACGATACTTCTTGTGGAACAACCACCAGAGAGTCGCACAAACTGCTTTCACTCCCAGATCAGGATCTGACGCATCTCTCTTAGTAAAGTTTTCCAGTTCCAACGGATCAGGGCAATCAGGCATAGCAGCAATTTGAGCCACTTGCCTAGAACCGATCCCTGTCATCTGCCCCAAACCGTAAGCCCCTGTGGGACTAACTGCTTCGGGTTTGAATCTAGATTCTTGGGTGATGAGGGCGCGAACGAGATTAGGATCCAGATCAAAAGATTTGGAGTGCTCTTCTATGTATATTCTGATTTCTCTTTCGCGACTCTTCGCACCCTGGGAAATAGTTACTGACATTAGTCCCTCCGTGGGTTGCTTTCGTATCCGTAGTTGGCGGACACCTGCATAAATTCAGCTTTGCGTTGTAGTTCTTTGATATCTTCAGCACCTGCATAAGTTAGTCCGCTTCTTAGACCTCCGAGGAGATCGTTAATGGTATCCTGTGCAGAGCCCGTCACCGGGGCCCAGAAGTCAGTTCCCTCAGCAACTGTCTTCTCCTTCAAACCCCCGTAGAAATCGTTCTGGAAATCCGCACTTGCCTGTCCTCTGTACTTAGCTTGTCTTACAGGAACTCCCTCAGAAATGAAAGAGCAGTCTTCTATTTTATCCCCTGTGGTATATACTGCATTACGTGGGTCTCTTTTTTCAGCAGCACTCTCCTCAGTCAGTGCAAATATTTTACCTATCATTACCGTACAAGCCCCTACCGCAAGAGCCTTTACAATGTCCGAAGAGTTTCGAATCCCTCCGTCTGCAATAATTGGTACTCCAAGGTGTACAGCTTCATCCGCGCAGTTCTTAATCGCTGTAAATTGCGGGACTCCGAACCCTGTGACGTTACGCGTAGTGCATGCAGCTCCTGGGCCGATACCAACTTTAACTGCATCCGCACCTGCATTAACAAGATCATGATAAGCACGCGCTGTGCATACATTTCCCGCGATGACTTCCAGGCTTGGACAAGTATTTTTAAGATAACTTATGGTATTAATCATTAACTCAGAGTGTCCATGGGCTACGTCCAATACTACGCCTTTTAAGTGATGCGCCTCGACAAATCTTTCTAATTCTTTAATACTCTCTTTACCTAAACCAGAACTTAAGAAACAGTTCGGAAAGTCTGACAACCACTTTATCTTCTGAGCAGAATCTGAAAATCTGTGAAATAAAGGAATTCCTCCATTCCCCACAACGACATGTGCAAGCTCCGTACCTATAACAGTATCCATGTTTGCAGGAATTAAAGGCAGTTCTATTTTTGTATTCTTTGTAAGCCACGTAGTTAATTGGGGCTCGGCCCTGCTACCGACATTACTATAACGAGGTACTAAGCATACATCATCAAAAGTTAAACCTCTGCTTATCATGATGTACCTCCGTGATTTAATTCGCTCATTTCCAAATAACAACTATCCCTCTTCTCGGTGATTTCTTTAGGTAAAGTACTACCCTTTCCCCTCCCACCTTGAAACCGGGGAATCTTCATAAATCTATATGCTAGTTTTATCTGTTCTTTTTTAGTTACACAATAAGGGAATAGCAACTCTAAAATCTCTAATGTTTTATGGCTACAAACTGACCAGCCATATACTATCTTTCCTTTGACTGTTCGTCTTTTTATTTCTAAACATTGCCCATCAAAAATCTCAGCAAGTTTTTCTATTGTGGGTTTGTGTGTCATTCTCACAGAAAGACGCAGTGTATAAGAAGGACTTCTTTCCCGTCTAGTTTTTGTCTTAGCTCCAGGATAAACTTTACCAACACAATTTACCTTTTGAATGAAAATACTACCTTCTCCATCCACTATTCCCGCAGCCCATGCTAAATCTGTTTTCTTCATAATAATTCCTTTTCTTGTGTCCCATGTTTTTATAGAGTCTGGGACTGAACCCTATCTCTGGAGGAGATTACTCAGGTCTCTGCGATGACTCCTCAACACAAAGAACCAAGACCGCCTTAATTTCAATAACCTCTTTGCTTTTAAAGGGCAGCGGTGCTTCCTCAAAAAGCGCAGCGCTGGAAATGGTTCCTGCGCACGTAAGGGCGTGTTCGGTTTTTTCAACCATAAACACCTCCATAGGTCTTAATTAGATACCCATCCTTCTGGATGTCTACGTCTGACCTAAAGGACGTAGCCAAATCTAACTCCTTGTCTGATGGGAGCATTCGCCCTCACCAGTTAAATAATAAGACTAATCTCCCGTAACTTCAATGTTGATTCCACCGGAACCGTAAGGACCCTTCTTTTTTCTCTTCTTTTTCTTGTCCTCGATTGCGGTAAATCGTCTAGTCTTCTCAGACTCCTTAAAGTCCCGGTCTGCTTTCCAATCCTTAGCAAACTTCTCGCGATCTTTTTGATCGGCGGGAATATGTTGTCTATGCTCTACCATTAAATCCTCCCATAGTTATCACGGATTCTTTCCATGTCCGACTCGTCGAAGTCACCAAAAGAAATCTCCATAAATCTAACGTCAAAGCCCTCATTAACATTCTTGACAGAATGCAAAGTGCCTCTTGGTATCCAGATAGGGTATTCCCCTACAGCAACGTCTCGCATGAAGATAGTCTCATCACCTACTAGAGCTATAAGTCCCTGATCTAGTGCTATCCACATCTCATCTCTGTTAGTGTGTTTCTTATAGGACAATGAATGTCCTGCTTTCACTTTAATGATTTTTACAGTAGTTTTTTCGTTCTCACAAAACTTTACGAACTCACCCCAAGGTCTAGTGGAGACAGTGGGCTCTTCCATATTTAAACCCCCTATAAATATTATGAAACTTATTTTAGTAAAACTATATGGTATCTACTGTATTACTCCATAGACGCAGCGAGAGTAAGTCCATTACTCACCGCGTGCAGTGGATCCGCTGCGTGCCTAACCTCTGAAATCTCGATAGGCATGTTCACCGCGCCCAGGGCCTGTTCGAACTTCTGAATGAAGCCTCGCGGTAGAGATGTACCTCCTGCCACTATAAGTGGGACAGGATCCCTGAACTTGGGTAGAGATGGAGAACTTGCTAGATCGTGTGCTATGTTCTCTAGGGTATATACTAGGAGGTTACCGTAATACACAGAGATCGCAGCTTGGATCTGATTTCCCGGCTCCGGATTCATAAGATCTAGATCTGGGTGTTCCTTCTCCTGCTGGATAATGCTAGGAGTAAGGTTAGTTGCCGTGGCTGCCTGTTGATCTACCCAGTCCCCCGATCTAGAGGTACTAAAGGTAACCACAGGATCACCTGCGGAAAGAACAGCCACGTTCATCATTCCCGCACCGCAAGATATTGCGATGCCTGTAAGTCCTTCGTCAAGCAACTCCGAATAAGCAAGAGCTTCCGCTTCATTCATCGGTTGGGCATCAAATCCTAAACTATCAATAAAAGACTTGATCATGTCCTGGTGAAAGAGTTGATCGAATTCAGCATCAATGGGTTTGGCAGGGACAGAGAATACCAAAACCTCATTCTCGGTCTTAGGCTCGCCTACAATCCTCTTAATGAGTTCTTGTAGGATAGGAAATGCTTCACTTTCCTGGGGAGCTAAAACTCCACGATGCATGGGTCTCCGAGTGGTGATGTGTCTTTCGTTAGCCATTAGGAATGCATCTTCACCGATGACATAAAAACCGTCGTCCTTTTCTATGTAGGGGGCTTTTCGATCATCTAACCCCTTCTTGAGAATGCTTCGATTGATCTTAGATTTCGGCTCTATTTTGATAAAGCAATCTCGCATCTTCTTGAAACCAATCTTACCATCATTACCAAAGCGTCCGGCAACGAGGAAAGAGGTTCCGACATCAAGACCTACTCCGTTTGGAACATCTTCATCAGGCATAATGAACTCCTTCTTCTTGAGAATTTCTCTCTTCTGAATATCTACAGGCGGTTGAAAGGTAGGTACTACTACCTCTTCTTCCTGTTCTTCCCCCTCCTGCATTGGAGGTGGAGCAGGTTTTTTCTTTGTATCTTTTTTGCGCCGTTTCTTTCCCACTTGCCGACGTACATCTTCCTTGTGACGTGTCCTTACGTTCCCGGAAGGAAGTTTAGACGCATCAATGGTTCGGATACCGTCTTTACCTGTCTTAACTACTCCCTTCGCCTCCAAATCCCGAACGCGTGGATCCGCCATTACTTAGATCCCTTTATCTCCCGCAGGCGCCTCAACTTAGCGGCAGCATCTTCCTCCCCCTCAGACTCCTCCGCAAGTGTGTCTCCGTGACTAATACTAACCTCAGAATCTTTATGAGCAATAGAGGTTAGGCTGGTGTGCTTCATACCAGGTCGAGACGTGGGTTTTACAAGACCTGTTCCCACCCCACCACCTGAGGAATTGGATATAGAGGACACCACTTCTGTCAGCGCCTCCTTAAGCGCGATAGCAAGTGTATCTGCATCAATGCCATTAGACTCAGCGGGTCTCCCAAGCAATTCGTTCAACTCCAATGCGAGCTTAATTTGCTCGACCTGCTCGGCATCCGCTTCGTGAAGCCTACCCTCCTTAATAAGCTTGAGTAGATTCTCTCTGTTATACTTACGCCCTCTTTGTTCTTGGGCGGCTCTAGTTCGCCTTTCGGCATCTGCAACACCCGGCACTGTTTTATCTCCCTTCCAAAATGTCAAGAAGTTTATCACTCCCCGCGCTCTCGACCTCAGACTCATGATTACCTCCGCTACCCGAACCGTTTTCCAGCTTTACAATATGTGATTTCATTTCTGCTATTTCTCCAGCATGCTTGTTCACTCTCTTCTTATTACCAGAAAATAAATCATAAGACTTGGAAGCCGTCATATAAGTAGCGACCGCAATGAGTAATTGACTCATCCCAAACTTCCCCACCTCCACAACATTCCCATCTAAAACTTCGAGGATCTCCAGTTCCGGGGTATGCCAAAACCACCACAGAGGGCAAACGACTAACGCAACGACAAAAGACACAACATCAGCCTTATACCTGAAGGAGAAGTTCTTCTTCAAGAGCTGAGTTATGAATATGATTATCGGAACCGCTGCTGCGTTGCCTAAGAGGGCAAACTCCTCCAAAGGCTACCTCCTAATATAATCCTCCAAGCACGTCATGTGCTACTTGCTGAGAATTCATCTTATCTCTCAGAACATGGCTGTGGTCATCTACGTATTCCAACAGAGCTTCGAAATCCGCGAATATCTGAGTAGTTTCACCGATCAACCACGTCGGTATATCCTTTAGGGTAAAATCGGTTACCAGATACACTGGGCGACCTTCGCGGAAAGATTCCCACGCTTCAGAGATGGTACCCGCACCCCGCTGGACGGACTCATCGTAATATACGATAATGGCGTCGGACATCTGGATCGCATACATGTCCTTTCGGAACAGTACTTTCCGCACCAGACTTCTTACCTCATCCAACTTTCCATCACACTTCAGTTGGGTTAGGCGTGTTTGGATTGGGACGTCGTGGTCGAGTTCCTCTTCGACAATCTCAAGCTTAACAGGGTTAATCGCCTCGTGCCGTCTATTTTCGAGTTCCTGTGTAACCCACTCTCTCCAACCCATTCCCAAATTCTTCTTGTACTCCATGCCTCCTGATAAATAAAATATCATGCGTAATACTCCTTAGCAACCTCCACCATCTCTCTCCAGTTATAGACACGGGTGAGTCTGCCTTTGTTGTCCTCAAGTTCGTGAGGATCTGTGGACAGGTGTTGATTCCAAGGTTGATCCCTCATAATAACATCAATACCTGCATTTACTAAATTTGTTATTTGCCAAACCTCGTCTTCGATCATGACTTGGATTCCAGATAACTTACAGAATTCAGCCTTATCCGAAACGTGGAATATGTCGTCATAATAAGCGGTGTTTTTATTTAACCACTTGCGGGTATCTTCCATAATAACAGGATGATTTTCACGAGCGGTGACAAAGTAAATCTTTATATCCGGCCCAAGTTGTTTTTTAAGATCCCGAGTGAGAAGACTATTATCTTCTTCAAGTGGGGGAATCTTGGCAAACAACCGGTTTTCAATATAAAGAGTCTTGCGCATATCCTTTGGACGGGTTTCTCTAGTTAATCCGAAGACCTCTTCAATATGATATGCTTCTATTTCATAATCTGGTTCTAACCCGTAGTGTTCTTTGAGTGCGGGAATTGCACCTGCCATATAGTCCGCCACACAACCATCGCAATCGATTCCAATTTTTTTCAATTATCCATCCTTATCTAGTAGAAATCTGCGTCTTCTGGTTCATTCCCATAACCTAGCTCATATGCCTCGTCAATATCCAGATACATATGGGTGGGCCAGAAAGAAATACGTCTTCGGGTTTTGGGATACCAGTCCTTACTATACTTACACTTGGGAAACTGATCACACCCCACGAAGAGCGCACCGCTTGCTTTATTTGTTCTTTTTACGGTGGCTCCCTCGTTGCAGTGGGGACAGCTTTGTCCTGTCTTCTTCATCACTCGGCTCCTCTTCTAATGAACCAAAATAACTTGTAAGCCATTCATTTACGCCGTGAATCTTATCGGGAACCACGTCAGTGATTATACGCCATTGCTTATACTCTTTATTGACGTAGGCTATTACCAACTCTTCGTCCCAGATGAAGGAGAGTTTATTCTCGTCTCTCCACTCCAGGCTCCTTTCAGCAATAATACGATTTAATTCCCGGGAAGTCAATTAATTTGTGCCCACCGAAGAGCAATTTCCCTCTTTTCCACCAAAGAGGTTGATGCCTTTATAACATCTCCTACATTGTCGGGAAGCTGGTTATTGATCTTCAGGTACTTTAGTAATGCGTAATCTATTAGAGCATCTATCTCAAGGGCGTCCGGAGCATCTGGATCACCAGCAATACCACTCATAAGTCGAAGTTTTATGTCCCGGTACTTACTAGATGCGGTAGCCAGCATAAGACCGAAAGAATCCAGATCCTTCAATTTGGAACCCTTCGCTTGTAGAAAATATCGAGCCTTAGTAATATCATTCATTTCAATTATACCTCATATATGTATTTTTATCAAGGCGTGCAAATTTTTATTAGCGACATCTGCAATAACATCTTCTCATCATACTGCCAAGTCCTAATGAGACGGTCTAGCTTCTGCATCTCTTGCAGGGCGTTGTCTATATCCTCACCCGACCACTCTCTGAGGGCAGGCATGGTCTTCTTGACACGATAGACGTGCTGCTTGATTTCCCTAGCGATAACTTCCGCTGAGCTTCCCTGGTGCTGCTTGATCTTCTTCAATAGAAGGATATGACCCGAGAGCAGCGAGAATAAAGCCAAAGGATTATAATCATTGGCAAACAGAAGATTACTCTGTTGGATGACCCGCGCCGCATTCTTAAAGTTCAAAGAATCCAGCAGGTCAAATGGTTTTATCTCTGGCTTATTTAGTTCCTTAACGATGAAGTTCTTCTTTACTAACTTACCCAGTCTCGTAGTCTTGTTCCAGGACTTGGATATTAGGATAAGAGCGTTGGTAGGTATCGGGTTCTCTAATAGAGAAGATGCCAGTTCTTCTATCTGTCCAAACTTAGTATCTGCATTTCTGATCACGATAACTTTTGAATCGGCGAAAAGATCATTTGCATTATATTCAGTAGTTAGATTACCAATACGTATATCATCTATAGCGGCATCGTAACGCAGCCAAGACGCGGACGCATACTGCTTCTCTAGATCAGGAAGATACTTCTTCTCAATCATATCTGCATCGTCTCCATAGACGAAGTAGAATCCTTTTACTGGCATATATGTCCTTGTTCTACAATATAACGCACAGAGACCAAACTTTCTGCAACATCGTGAAGTGCCCGTACTTTATCCCCAATGTACTGCTCGCATTCATTTATATCAAATCTGATAGGAGCTGCTGTGGAGATAAAGGGCGGATCATACAACCCATCCGCGGTTGTAACATATATTTTTTCGAAGAATTTATTGAGTTCAAAAATATCTTTGTTTAGCTTCCGTATATAAGCATACGCTGCCGTCTTATCTCTCATAGAAAACTCTTCATATTTTCTCAACACCCCTGCAATCTTCTGATGGATTCTATGAATGTCCTGTACGTCATGTACTGCTTGTAACATAATAAACTCCTCATTCTCCCCTAAAAGACAGACGTGTGTGAAAAAAAATTACTATAAGCTTTCTTTAAACTGGAAAGTTCCTAGTACCTCAAGTCGATCACTGAATATTTTGACAGCCTTACGAAATAACCTCTCAACAGCATCTGCATTTTCAAAAGTAAGATTCGCGTATTCCACTATTTGAGACTCTCTATTACGACTAAAGTCTGAAAATTTCAAAGCTCTCTTTTTGATTACACCAGGACGCTCGATTTTTTCTCTTATCTGGAAAATTTCCAGATAGAACTCGTATCCAAACTGTATGTGCTCTTCAATGATTTTATGTTCTTCATCTGTGACGTCCAAACTTAAGTTTATGGAATACAATCGTCGCAGATCCGACTCCAGATCTCTATTACGTGTATAACTCTTTTTAATGTTAATTTTCATTTTTCTTTCCCCTTTGCCTGAAATTCTTTTTCAGTCATTGTGCCCTTCCTTAAATTACAACTTGGGCAGGTTAGTGCTATATTTTCTTTAGTGTTACTTCCATTACGACTGAGTGGTGTTTTGTGATCTGCGTGATAATCTGTAGGTAGTTTGGTTCCACAATAATAACACCTATTGTTCTGTATTTTCAATAAATCTTCTAAATCTCCAATTGTAAACCAATTACTTCTTCTACCCTTCCTACGACGCCTCAACAAACTATGAACTTTATAATATCCCAAAGTTCTAGATTTACCATGGGTAGTTACTGCTTCTAATTGTCCGCAGCCGCAACTTCTTGTTTTCCCAGATCTTAATGTTGCGCCTTTAGTGACGTGAATGTTTCCACAATCACAAAGGCATTTGAACCTCATGTTTCCCCACTTGTCTTGATGAGAAAATTCTAACACTTTCAACTTTCCAAAACGACCACCCTTACGTACAGGTTTAAGTTGTCTTTTGTGGGTAGACTCTGCGATGAAGCACCCACAACTTCTAGTGTGTCCTCCACGAAGAGATTGACCTAGGACCTTCTTTTCTTTTCCACAATCACAAATACAATCCCAGGTAGTTCTATTTGAAAGTTTAGAACTGGATAACCCCACAACCAGAAGTTTGCCAAAACGTTTTCCAGTATGATCGTATTTTAACGGTCTCTTACTCATGTTATCAAAGACATTCTAATGATGCCCATTTCAAGCACCGACTTACTGTTAGGTGTGGCGGTGAAATTCCTCTCCACATCCAAACAAATGTTGAACAGGTTCTGCAGATGGTTCAAATCAAACACAGGGGCATGTTCTGGCAAATGCTGACGTGCGGGAGTCTTCATTCCAAAATTCTCGAGCGAAAAATAATACCACCATTTACCCAAAGTCTGAATGATTACACGTGCGTCTTCTTTTTTCCTAAGGTTTCCCACCAGTTCCAAAGAGGTTGCGAGATCTGCAGCGTAAAGAGAACTGACCAAATCAAAGTAAACAGAAGCATTACTTTCAACATCTTCGCCTGAAAGATACTTTTGTAGAAGGGTGAGTCCGTCTCGAACACTTCCCTCAGCACGGATTGCAACATCATGAATCACCTCACTCGATAGGCTAAGACCTTCCTTTTCAGATACCTGCTTGTAATACTCATTCAGGGTATCTGTATCTACATCCGTGAATTCATACAAAGCACATCGAGACCTTACGGTCGGGATAAGCTTGTGCGGTTCCGTGGTGGACAGAATGAAGGTTGTATTGGGCGGTGGTTCTTCCAGGGTCTTGAGTAGGGCATTGAACGCGTTCTTAGAAAGCATGTGCGCTTCGTCAAGGATAATAACCTTGTGACCCTTACTGGAGTACCTAATTCCTTCAATCATCTCTCTCACGCTATCTACGCCTGTGTTAGACGCAGCGTCGACCTCACTTACCACCATTGACATCTCAGCTTCAGATAGTTCTGGATTGAGAAGTCTGGCTACAATCCTGGCGGAGGTGGTCTTTCCACATCCTCTTGTACCGGCAAAGATAAGGGCGTGGCCAAGGGTACCCTTCGTCAGTGCGCTTTCTAATTGCTTTACTGTCCCATCCTGGCCAATGACCTCAGAGAAATCCTGGGGTCTGTACTTAAGCGCTAATACATCGCTCATAGTTAAATCCTTTCCTTATGTTTTACTCCAACAGACCTAAAGCTGCCTTTACCTTGTCGTTATGTGTGTAGTCCTCGGGATCAACCTTCCAGTTACCCTTCATCCGATGACGTCCCCAATGGGCGCCGCAATCATCACAGATGAACCAACGGGTGTCGGGCATCATTCTTAAGAACCGATAATCTGAGGGCGCGTCCGTCATTGAGGCGTCGCAGCACTTTGAACGGATGTCCTCGTAACTTCTTTCCTCTGCCATGTTGTTCTCCTTAAAACGTAATTTTAGCTAGGTTTATTTGTAGCACACTTTGATGTAGGTACACCAATAGAGAAGAGTGTTATAGGTAACTCTGTAATGTAAACAGTGAGGGCCTCTAACGAGACCTTTATACTATCACTGTCGATTGTGTCGCCCATTTATAATATTCCTCAATCTGCGAAGCTTGAAAGGCCATCTGTCTTTTAGTATCCGGGTACATTGTTCTCGACTAACGGCAGAATACACATCTCCGCCTAAGAGTCTAATAATTATCTTCAGTCGCTCTCGTACTATATAAACACCAACTTCAGAAAGGTGCTTTTTATTTACGAGATTGATTACAACACTGATGGACTTATGCAGTCGCTTCTTCTCTACCGGTGTGAGAGTTTTGTAGAGCATTAAACTCCTCCATTATCTTCACACCTGCACTAGTTCCTAGCCTGTCTGCTCCCGCTTCAATCATCGCCAGTGCGGTATCCAAATCACTTATACCCGCCGAGGCTTTGATCAGGGGGCGAGAAGCATTGCCCCTTAGTTCTGACCAACGCGCAACATCTTCTACCTGGGCTCCGGCACTGCCGAACCCGGTGGAAGTTTTAATGTAGTCTATGTGCGGCGCGTAGTCCTTGATATAATGGAAAATGGTATCCTTTTCTTTCTCGGTCAGATAGCAAGTCTCCACGATACATTTTAACGTTCCTCCAGCATTGGAAGCAGTTTTGCCCATCAACTGGAGTTCTTTAATTATAAGATCAAACTTCTTGTTTTTCAATTCACCATAGTTCAGAACAAAGTCAATCTCGTCAATCCCACGCCCAAAGAAATAACGTGCCTCTTCCACCTTAAGTTGGAGAGGGATGTTGCCGTGGGGAAATCCTACAACTGTACATACTTTGATGTGTGAATAACCTGTTGTATTTAACACCTGTCTAGCAGGCACTGCCATATATGGAGATAAACAGATTGCTGCGAATTCATATTCAATTGCTTCGTCCAGCAATTTCTCGAACTGTTCTTCAGTGGCATTCGGCTTGAGAAGCGAATGATCTATGTAAGTATTAAGAGGTCTCATTACGTCTCTCTTTTTCTTTTTCAATGGCTTGATTGAATACCGTAGATGCTCTATCTAAATGTTCATCGGTCCAATACTGGAGAAAGAATACCTGGTTCCCAAATAAGAGAGCAGTGCCTGCCCCCTCGACGTCGTAAAAATCAAAACCAAGTTCCTCTCCCCGTTCCTGGGTAAAAGTAAAACCTTTCTCCGTAGTAGTAACCTTATTACCATCAGAATCAACATCACCTACTACATAAGTGCCCTTGCTTTCTATAATGTGCGTCATTTTTAATCCCTTTCATTAAAATACTTCATGTCCCATTTCTCTTATGAAGTGTATGATATCATCCTCTAAATCATCAAAGGCGGGTCCGTGATCCCATTCTTTCAAATGGGCCAGTTCGTGCGACAACGTTGATAATATAGTCTTACTCGATAGCGCTATGCGCGGTTTGTTTAACTGGTGTAATCGAATATATAAAATCTTTTCGTTACAATTCCTTTCGTCAATATGTTTAGCACCAATACATTTTTTACAGGGCCAGCAAATACCGTAATACTGGGCTAATTTCTTAGTTTCTGGCACGATCTTTCCATAGGTCATTCCGAAATGTGCACATACCTTATCCGCAATTTCGTGCATGTCTTTCCATAGAATGATACTATTTGTCATTTAGGTAGATCACCTCCAGCGTATTTGTTTATCTCCTATAGGTAAATTCTCAGACTGCGAATTTTTCGTCATTGGCTTGTTCCACGCGGCGGGCCATAGTAATCTCTCTATCAAAGAAGAATCTAATCTCTCTATCAACATCTACATCGTTAGCGCTGCCGTGTATTGCGTTTAGAGTAATGTTATTGTGATCCCCGAAGTCGTGTCGTATAGTCCCAGCCGTTGCCTCTGCGGGATGTGTCGCACCAATTAATTCCCGAAACTCACTAATACCGTCGTGTTTCATTATTACCATTGGCCATACCGGACCCGCACATATAGTGGTGATCAGGTTAGGAAAGAAATCCTTATCCTTGTGCTCTTCATAGAAGAACTCCGCGCCCTCCTTGTGAATCTGAACTGATTTGACAATCAATATTGCAAATCCAGCATCTTCGATTCTGGAAATAATCTCACCCACTTTTCTGGCTCTAACGGCGTGGGGCTTAATCATCCCCAATGTTATGTGATCTACGGTCTCATTCATTTTGTACGCACCCTAACTCTGACTTTCCACCCTTCATCCGAGGAGCCCCTCTCCCAGGTACTATCAGGATAGAATATTTTCATTACGTGGATAATATAGTTCCAGTTGTTCTCAGTGTTGGGCATACCACCATTGAGAAGTAATTCTTTCGCGCTCCAAGTCCCAGCACGCCATTGACCTGCGTTCTCTCCCTCCGTTGATAGGAGAGTATCAATTCCTCTTACTAAACTTTCATGTTCTTGGACGGTAGGCATTAGTCCCAGGCCTCGTATATTAGTTTCTCGATCTTATCTCTGTAATTTCTCATTAAATACATCTCAAATAGCATTCTCTCCCAGAGATCGGGATTACTGATTCCCAGATACTTATCCCTTTCCAGGGCAAGTTTTATCTTGATCACGTTGGTTAGTTGATGTCGCCAGACAAAGAATTCTAGATATGCGGTATCTAAAGTTGAGATTTGTGCCGCATTTCCTTCGTCCAGCGAAGAGCCTGCGGTCAATTCCCATAAGCGCTCACAGCGCGCGTTTCGATCTCTAAGCTCTTTTATATTGGATGCGTCACCCCCTTCCACTATGAAACGCATAAAAGCACTGTCCATCGCAATTACACAGCTTCTGGCGGACATTAGAGACGTGTGATAGGTAAATCTTTGTTCGTTCCGCGCCATTTCCTCAGTAAGGGTATCCACACCACTCCTGTACTCTAATCCCAAAGCTCCCAGTAAAACTACAAGCACGAGTAATACAGAAAGCACTATTCGCATCAGAACCTCCCAATATTAAGCAGTTGTGGTTTCTCTTCCTCCATATCTTTTAATGTTCGATTAAGTCCCTCTACTAGTGTCTTGACTTCTTCCAAAGGTACAGAAACTATGGTAGTAAGTCTTGCGATTTCACTACCAAAATGATCTTTGATTCTCTTCTTATCGGCGGTCATGGTGTCAGGATCTTCCTTTTGAAATGACACATAGACCTCGCCCTCACCACTAATACCAATGAAATTACAACCAGGACATTCTACCTCTATGAAATCCCCCAAACGCTTCTGAACAGGATCATTTTTTGAGTTCATCTAGCTCCCTCCATCTGAAATAGAAATCAGACATTGATGTGTGGATCCAAAGAGCCGCGCCCGGATTCTTCTCTACCGTAGATTTAACTAGTTCCAGCAGCATCATCTTTGTTATATAGTCGAGCATTGGGGGTTTATCTTTAGGAGCCATTATTATTATAAACTTCTTCTGTTTTATTTACCATGTGGATTAACCAAACAGCCTCTATCATGCAGGCGTTCATATCCTCAAGGGGAATTGAATGGTCATCTAGTACCTCTCGCATATATTTTAGCATTGGTAGTTGGGCCATAAGCTATCCTCCTCGCCTCTTCCAGATCGTATAGAAAATCCTCTTCGATCTTCGTATTTCGGTTACGTAATACGTAGGACGGATGGTATATAATGGAAACTAAGATATCCTCATCAAACGGTAGGGGTTCTACCCTCCCGCGCTCCTTGGTGATCTTGATCTTGCGCCCAAGGAGATGGCTTGCTGATATTCTACCTAATGTTACTATAAGTTTAGGTTTCAGCACAGATACCTGGTCTTTCAACCAAGGCATACATGCCTCTACTTCTACTGGTAAGGGATCACGATTATCAGGAGGACGGCACTTGACGATATTAGTAATGAATACATCACTCCTATCTAATCCAACCTTCCTCAGAGATTCGGTCAGTATTTGACCGGATCTCCCCACGAAAGGTTCCCCTTGGTTATCTTCATTTTCTCCAGGTGCTTCCCCCACTATCATTATTCCCCTCGAAAGGAGGTTGGTACCGGGAATGGGACTCCTGCACGTTTTGTGCAGATCACATTTGGTACATAGTAGGATCTCAGAACTACAAATACTGACCATGTCCTTCACCATTTACTTCCTCTCCACTCACCGTAGTGGGTGTTCTCTTTCCTCCCATCATGGAAGGATCCATTTGCATCCCCATGGGCATCCCCTCCATTCCAGGCATTCTGTCGAACATCGAAGGATCAACTTCTCCGCTGTCCATCATGTTCTTTAGATTTTCTTCATATTTTTTCTGGATTCGCCGGACATACCACGTGCCAAAAGTTACGCTTATCAATTGAAGCAAAATGTTGCCTAATACGAACGCAGCCAAAACCGACCAGAATATTTCCCAACTAAAACCAAAGAGCATTTATGGTCTCCTTTATATTCAATTATATTTATTTTGGGGGGTGATGTCAAGTCGTTGGTCCTTCCTGACTTAAGTATTGAATTTTTTTTTTAGCGTTTCGAAATCCGACTTCCCCTTTGTGTTATCTTATCCGTCTGTATTCCCTCTTAAATACATTCAGTTTCAATAAGGTTTTCCGTGATACGCCTGCTCGCTGTCGATCGGAAAATTCTTCCCATAGTTTATCTTCCGATCTCGTCACCCCCGCATCCCCCACACCCAATTCCTCTCTCAGAGCTGCTCACTCTCTTGGTTTCTAAAGACTGGACTCTCTAACCCATATGGTATTCCCTCTTATGGAGAAGGTATAGATCAGTGGGTGATCCTCTCTCTAAAGGATCTACACTTGCCCCATCAGATTATTTGATACCCGCGCGATAATATTAGGTTTTTACACCCTTTTTACCGCCCACCTTGTCCGCAACCGAGATGCTTGTTTCTCCGGTTCCTAGCATGCGATGTTGTCCGGGGCGCTCCCGCATCATAGGGACTCGCTACGCTTCGTCCCGGGGAGCCATTGGGAGGAGGATACACCTTCTCCCATTTCGCCTGATCTTCTCTGTCTCTCTTCTCCATCCTGAAAATTATATCCTCAAGAACCTCTACCCGTTGCTCCAGAATTTCCATTCTCGACTTCGATGATGCTGGCATATTTTAATCCTCCGCCATTTTGTTCATGACTTCGTAGGCCACTTCGGTACAAACCTCAGCTACGGTTTCCATCTCCTCATCAGTTAGGGGATGAAGCTCTTTCATGTTCTTCATCAAAACTCTCCTGACAACACCTGCGATCTCGCCTGGGGTTAATTCAGAAACTGGCAAGTAGCCAATTTCTTCTCGGGCCAGGAGAATTTTCTCTTCTATTGTAATCTGCTCGAGGTCTTCCATTGAATACTCATCTGGATTGTTTAATTCCGGTCTCATGCTCTTTGGTTCCTCTTCGTTGTTTAACATTTCTTTTCCTTTTCTCGTAAGCGGATAATTTTATTTGCCGCCTCCAAAAATTCTGCTAAGTGCGGGTAATTACTAACTATCTCTACTTAGAAATTCCTCAATTGCCTTATGTACCCTCTCTTCTGCTTCTAAGATAATACGATGGCGTTCTTCCTCAGCCTTCTTCAGTTTTTCTACAATTTCGAAACAAATGCTTCCATTGATTGGAGTATCATCCGTATTTATTCCGATGGACATAGTATCTCCCTCTAACTGTTTATTTGTGCTGCGGGAATCATCAAGGCTGATCTGTGACAACACTGTTAATACCCGTAGCTGTGGCCCCTGTACCCGCGGCAATATCTATAATACCGGCGTAGTCAGTTCCCACATTTGGAAAATCATCTCCGGGCTTCCAATAGTGTATCAAGCTCGCACTACTTGTATAAGTCCCAGAATCTGTCGTGAGGTCGTAATCAAAACCTCCCGAAACTAGAGTCGGATACTGCCCCGGCTCTAGCGCTATATCCCATACCCCTATATGTCCTAAACTACCAGACCAAGCCGCTAGCGATGGTGCTGTGTCCTCTAAGAGGTCTCCTACGCGGAGTTGACGTCCACCCGTTGGCTCGTTCATGTTGCCAGTTCCGGAAAATAATAAGGTTTGGTCCGTGACAAGTAAGCCCTGATCGTATGCGATCAGGTTGGTCCCGTCCCAGACGCATGAGAAATTCCTCCACTGATTATGCTTCTGGATCTTATTGAAACGCGTTATACGTAATCTACGACCTAGAGAGTTTCCCAATTCTATGACAAGCTCTTCTTCATATTTGGAGTTTTCTAGTTTGGCCGCCCATATCAATATCTCACTTCTAGGGGTGCTCCCCTTTAGGTGTAATAACGTTCTATGACTATCAATTGCTGCTTGTGGGACAAACAGGGTGGGTTTCAACCAAAAACCAAACGTCCATGCATTCCCGATACCTATTTCTTGATTGGGGGAACTTTCTAATCTATCACTAGATCCCCCAAATTCTGTGGCTACTGAATTAGTTACCCCTACTCCCCCAGTAGTTAAACTAACCGCCCATTCTTGTGTCGCTGTCCCCGAAAGAGTAGAAGTTACAACAACTTTGAAATCCTGGCTCGGTTGTTGGCTTACATGTGGTATCCAAGCAACTGACCCTGTTGTGGGGGATATAGTCGCCCCCTCCGGATTAGTTTCGAATGTATAAGTCAAAGTCAGGTCTTCGTCGCTTCGTGCATCCACTTCATAGGTGTAAGACTGAGACGTTAGACCTGAAGTAGTTGGTATCCCTGAAATTGTTGGATCGTGGTCATTGTATTGTACTATTAGGCGGAAACCACCCCCCGCGCGATCTTCTGCATCAAAGAAAACCCGTTCTTCGTCCGACCCGTCCCCGCTACTGCTATTATACCAATCCAGGGCAAATGCGATTCCTGAGATTGTCGGGTTTGTACCCCGCCACGCTTCTAAGTTCTCAGCAATGGCATTTGTAGGGGCGGCTGAAAGTTCAAAGTCTGGTGAATAGTCCGGATCACCGATTGATCCTGAAGTACCCGTCAAGAAGTCACCACTGTCGTAAGTTATTGTACCTAATTCCGCCCCGCCGAAAACGCGTGATCCGCTAATAGTGTCTGATAACTCACCCGTAGGGAAAGGAAAATCAGTCGAACTTGTATAAGCCCCCCATCCTCCGGAAGTTCCTGAAAGGGGGACAGTCCAAACACCATCATCTTCGAGCATAAACACACGGAAACTATTATCAGTATCTGTTATAACTGGATTCAGGAAGAACGTGGTCTTCCAATTAAGCTTTGCTTTAACATATGACGACCTGTTGGGGATGATTGATAAATCATAATAAAGAAATACCGCATCCGTTGGCTCAAATCCCTTACCTCCAACAGCCCCTACCCAGAGCTGCTCGGGGGATTCCGGGAGAGGCCAATGCGTCTCTTCATCGACATTGACGCGTACATCCCCCAAAAATCCATGACTATCACTTTCGGATACTGCGAAACTAGATTCCCGTAATACCATTTAGTTAAGGGTTGCGGCGGATAGATACGTGCGTGCCATCTCCTAATTTAGTATGTTGGAAATTTCCAACTAGTGGCGTAAGAATGTCAGATACTCTGTCTGAACGCCATTGATGTCCAAACTCCGTAGGAAAATCCCACTGCATAAGTCTGAATATTTTATTTCCGCCCTTAAATTCTAGATCCGTCTCAAGAAATGCCTTCATTAGGAAAGCAAAGGATCTATTAGCGGTATGTCCTGGTATATTGCGAATACCCGGAGTTATCATAGCAGATACTTCCATTAAATTCCCATCATCGGATTCTGTACGTACATTATAAAGATTACATGTACCCAGAAGCACATCTCGTTTATTGTTCTGATCTAAGGTATAGACTCCAAAATTGACTACACCCAAGTCATCGTCATAAGTAGGGGAATCTCTTCTACAGAGGAAGACGTCAGGTTTATCTGCGAGTTCAATTGCTCGGAATATAACCCTTCTGAGAATTTTTATCGCCTGATGACGCCGATCTCTAGTCATATCCCTAAAATGAACGAGTCTTATATCCGCGCCGCGGGGATTAGTAATTGTAAAAGGCTTTATGGCAGGTAATTTCATTTTACTAACCTCTAGGGTTCCTCAGTTGATTGAGGTGGTGGATTGCCAATACGTCATCCGCCGCATCTGCTAAATTCTTTTCATCTAGGGGATCAAGTACTAAACCCAAAAGAGACTCAACCTGACGAGGACCATATTCCTCATTCAGTAGAGCCTCTTCATTTGTTTCGTCAATGGAGATAGAAGTGTGGTGATGCATTTTATCTCGCCAATCTGCTTCTAGTAAATCCGCATCGTCACACTTTTCAGTTGGCGCAAAAATACTCTGTTTGCGACGCGTCTTCAGTTCCTCCTGAAATATATCATTGACCTTTGTCATTGTTTTATGTCCTATTTACCGTTATTCCTAGTGGTATTCTAAGCTCCATAACGTTTTCTTGGCTGTACTCCCGCATATTTGGCGAACTAGACTTACTTGACGCTCGCCTCTCAACCGACCGCTGCAATAGCTGTTCCTCTATTTCTTCAATGGTGAAAGGAAGATCAACAGTCTTGGCTTCTTTAATCAGACCCCACTTAGGTGTGAGTTTCTTTACGACCCAAGCAGTAAATCGTTCTTTTATGGAAACCGGTTCTGGCGTAAAGGTCACGTACCACAATTCGTCTTGGATCGCATCCCGCATAATTTTCTTTTCTTCGGCGGGGAGATTTTCTTCTTCACGTTCCCCCACCTTAGCTACTAGTTGTCTTGGCATTACCTTCTCCTTCCTTAAATATCTGCCCATCCGCCATCATCTGACGCAGGGAAGAATAATATCCTACGAATCTCTGGAAGATCTCATTGTAAGTCTGAGTGAGTTCTTCTTTACTTCCCGTGACGGACAATACTCCTTCATTGGCCTCCTCGGCGGTGATGAGGCCCTTCTCGGTGAGAAGGTCTAGTGTCTTAAGGCTGACTGACATGTTCTCGGTCAGCAAATATAGGAGAGCATTGAAGTTTGCCTTCAGCTCGTCCTTGTCCATGTCCCCTCCTAGCAGGGGCACTACTACATCGTCGGGTCTATCCTCTGGTGGGGTTTGGGTCAGATTAAGAGACCCCGTTACGTCAATCATGGTAATCCTCGTGTGTTAGCAAAGTGGCAGCTAAATGGTTGATATCGAAAGGTTTAGTGCGATATCCTTAGCAACATACTAACTATATCGCAGTATCCGCAAACAATTATAAGTTCTGCCGCGCGTAATGTCAATGTAACCCCTATAATAGTAGGGTGTGGTAAAACCACTTATATAAGGCTAATAGTGAGGTAATACAGATACTTATACCTCCAAGCCAATAACCTAGGTTCCAGGATTTCTCACATATATAACACTCCTCTCCGAGCCAATGGATAAGGATCAGCCAGAGCAGAGACACCGCTATGAGCGCCAGATAAATCAATCTTCTATGTCCTCGTCCAGTTCGTCCGAGGTCACACCGACCAGGAGACGAATGGCCTCGAATAGATTTTTCAAATCGGTGGAAGAAACATATCCCTCCCAGATTTTATACTTGTTCCAGTAAAGACTGGATCTTCCCCTTCTGTCAGTATGTAGTTCGTACATTAACTGCTCCTTAATGGTCCAAGAACTTTCATGTTCTGTGCGATCAGCCACTCCCCGCCTTGGCTGTTCGGTCTCTTGAAACTAACGAAGTCGCGGATCTCAACTTTGTACCACACCCTACCTTTCGTCGAGAGGTGAGGGGCGCTCGGTTCGCGACCAGCGTGCCAACCGGGACGGTGCGCAAAGCCTTTTGTTGGAATGTCCTCAGCGGGGAGCCACACCCCGATCGGGATCCGTTGTCGTGTTCCGATGAACAGAGGCCCGATGGTACCGTCCTTGCGTTGTTTAAACAATTTGTAAGCTTTCATCTTTCTCCTCAAACCAATAATACGAGAAGTGTTCCCCCGTGTCAAGCACTATCTTCCCCTTTTCACTCGGGGTGGTTTATGATCTATATAGTGGCAAAGAAAGTGATTCCAACGAGAATAATAAGAGAGAATAGAGAGGATGTCAAATAAATGACTAGGAGGTCAATATACATCTTCCCCCTTGAGATATAATGGGAGATAATATTGCCTTAGGGACCCTAGCATAGTTACCTCACCTTGTGAGGTAATCATTGTTTATACCCCCCTCCTCCGTCGAGGGATATACACATTGATTAACTATGCTACACGCGCTACCACTTGTTACCTCACTGCGTGAGCTAATAATTCTCGCTTCGCTCGAATTAGACATGTCGTCTACTTCCAGCAAGCTGAAAGGAGACACCATGTCACGACACGGAGGTCGCAAGCTCCCTCGTCACTGAGCTTGTCTAACGCAGCACTCATGCTGCACCGCACGGAGAGCTACGCTCTACCGTGCAGGAGGTATGACTATGTCATCCCCCACGCTCGTGCTCCGTGTTCCGACCTGCGACGCTGTCGATTGCATCGACCCCAGCGCAGGGTGCTACCCCGCACTCGATGTCTTCGAAGATATCGAGCTGTGCGTACATCACGAGAGTGAGTACGCCACTGCGGGTCGCATCAATGAGAGCGATCGACTCGTCGATCACTCTTCCTGATGCTTGGGGACCCCCCTCTGGGGGGTCCCTGTGGTTACCTCTCCGAGGTACCCTTCTATCCCTCGCTTCGCTCGGGTACCCCATCACCACGTGGATCTCGCTGCGCGAGCCCTAGTTGCATCACTTCGTGATACAATCATTTCTCGCTTATCACTCGAAAGGAGTATGACATGCCCAGTCTCGTCTTCGACTTTGACTGTTCCTGTGAGGTCCTCCCTTCGGGGGACCTCTGGTGCTGCGATGTGTGCAGCACCGAAGCTGACCCTTGGGGTCAGCTTGCTACCGAAGAATCCGATCGGATTCTCGGACACAACACCTTCCTCGATATCTCTCGAAAGGAGTAGATCATGCTCGAACAATTCGCTATCGCTCTTGTCCCCACCATCGCGTTGCTCTTGGTGGGTCGCTTGATCTGGATCACCGATCCAGAGGTCAAGCGACTGCGCAAAGCTGAGCAGAAGCTCAGCTAGCGCATCGGACCCCCCTAACGGGGGGTCCTCTTTTTACAGCACCGACCCGCTTCGCTAAGTCGGTCTTGTTCATTTACTCGTGAGTACCCCCTTCGGGGGTACCAACGAGCACCGCTCGTTCCTCGCTCTCGTCGTTCCTCCTCACTAGTTGCATCACTTTGTGATACAATCATTTCTCGCTATCGCTCGAAAGGAGATCCATGTTTATCATTCTTCTCGATTCCTCGAAGAACGAACTCCGCGTCGTCCGTGCTGACTCTGTCAGCGACTCCGGGACGCGGGTCGTTGTGGTTCCTCACCACAACGGTCACTCGTACGACTTCGAACTCCCTCCGGGAGTCGAAGCCTTCGCAGACCTCGCTACCTTCGACGATGTCGAAGCTGCGTGGTCGTCGGTTCGCACCGACTTCTGCCCCTCGCTCCACCCCTAGCGGGGTGGGGTGTCCCCCTTCGGGGGTAGTTACCTCACTCTGTGAGGTAATACTTCTCTGGGTACTAGCGTACCCTTTGAAGTATTATCTTTCTCGTTAATCTCTCGAAAGGAGACTCTATGCGTTGCTCGTTCTGTAACGATCCCCGTGGGATCATCATGGTTGATGGTATCCCCGAGCCCTGCTGTGATGAGATCATCACGCAGCAAGTCCGCGAAGTACGCGGCATCTGTGTCAATTGTGGGGAATCCCACACTCGCATGAACGAGGGTGTAGACACCCTCTCCGCCATGTGCTCCGATGAGTGCCTCACCGAAGCCATGGATCGCATCGAAGCAATCGCGCTGCGCGACGATTGTGGCGGTGAGATGCCCGACCAGGAGGTCATGGACCTCCATGACTCCGTCGATCGTATCGACGCAGCCAACCTCGCGTGGTACCGCCACGCGGGTCAGTACATCGACAACGGTGTCGATGACTGTCTCGGTACTCCTCCCTTCTGGTTGGAGTACTCGATAGAGCGCGACGCTCTGGAGAGCGATGCACGCATCGCTAAGCTCCAGAACGACGAGCACAAGTACGGGTGTATCCCGTTCTAGTGCTCTGGTCCCCCTAGCGGGGGACCTACCGCTCCGCTCTCGCTTCGCTCACTAGTTCCTCCACTTCGTGAAGGAGGTCACTCACATGACCAAGTTGATCCTGTGCACCTACGCTCCGCTGCTCTACTTGCTTGCGGAATTCGCTTCACTCATCCCTTAACCAAGAAGGAGCTACGCTATGGATGATCTCGACCGCGACATCCAGGACGTCATTGACGACCTGTGCGAATAGACCCATGTGGGTAGGAGTGCGTTACCGCGCACTCCTGCCCACCCGCTTCGCTCGCTACGCTCGCTCGCTCCTCTAAGAGCAAGGGAGGACTCTGTTGAGTCCTACTCCAGTACCGCTCGTCCCTCGCTCTCGCTTCGCTCACTCCCCTTCGGGGATAGTCCCATCACTTCGTGATCGGTAGTACATTTTTTTCGCTCATCGCTCAAAAAGGAGTCCTCCATTGGATGGATGACACCCCACAGCTACCTGCCCGAGCACGGCTTGGTAGCACCACGGGGGCCGTAGTGCTCCCTCCGCTGCGAGACGCAGTACAAGCAGTGACCTGCTTGTGGCGGAGGTTGATCAGCTCGCTTCGCTCGCTAACGGATGCTCCGCATCCTTAGAGACCCGGAGCGTCCCCCCTACGGGGGGTAGTTTCACCGCTGCGCGATGAAGTATCGGTTCTTGCGAACCTCGTTGTTAGACCACAGTGGTCTGATGCAGGGTTCGCTTGATAGGAGGACATGACATGTCCAATGCAGTAAAGACCACGATCAAGAAGTTTTCGTTCACGAAGTGGATCAGTGAGATCGAAGGTTCGGGTGCTCGCGTACTCGGATTCTGTGAGATGACGGTCTGCGTCGATGGTCTGGAGTTCACGTTCAGTGACCTGAAGGTTCGCGTGAATCAGAAGGGTGAGCATCACCTGTGCGCACCGAGTCGTCGCTACAAGAACTCCGAAGGTGCCTGGAGGACGTCGAGCGCGTACAAGTTCGACAATTCGACGTATGCTGCTCTGCGCAGTTTCGTCTACGGTCGCGACGAAGTGAAGGTCGCGATCGACGAAGCCGCGGATCTCGAAAAGGAGATTCCGCTGAGCGCGTAGTACATAGCAGTACCTCTAAGTAGGGGTACTGCTAGTCCCACCCCACCGCTTCCCGGGGGGTGGGACCTCGCTCTCTTTCTGCTATCACGCGTGCTCATTGAGAAATGAAGGACTCTGATGAGTCCTCCTTTATTGACGTTCGCTTCGCTCTCTCTCAGTTCCTCCGCTTCGCTCCCCCCTTCGCTATAGTCTCCGCATTCTCTGGATGCGGTTACTATTATAAGAGACCCTCTAACGAGGAGTCTCTTTTTTTATTGACGCGCGCTGTTGCTCGGTGGATTCGTTCGGTACTGTTCATTCGGTGGTTGATTCGTTTACTCTCATTTGTTAGGGCACCACCCCAGTAGACGAAACTAATTACGGAGATATCAATTCCTTACGGAAACGCTGATTTACTCGTCGTCGCTGTGCTCCTCGTTGTTCCTTCTTTTTTTGATCTTTCATCTCGGTGCACCATTCGTAGAGATATCTATGGATGCACGCCCGTCGGATACGTAAGTACTTGCAATACTCCGACAGTGCTTTATCGATACGTCTAGGTAGTTCCTAGCGGACGAGATGGGAGATCTTTTTTCGCGGCCGCTCAAAAAAGCCTATTACAAGGAGATTAGAAACATGGAACACATCCTCAAGAAGATGGCTGTACCCAACATCTTGCACTGCGCAGAACTAGTGGTTCTGACCATCGTCGTGCATTTGGCCTCAGGATTGGTATTCTTACCATTATTCATCCCGAGGCAAGAATAAACCCAACCCCGAAGAAGATAGGAGATCAAACCCATGTTCTACACAATACTACTAATGGTACTGAAAGAATACAAGGACAGCAACAATCCATTCACCTGAGAGACCCCTCAGTTGAGTTAGACCACCCAGGAGGGATGGGACACTGGTAGGTGGTGGTCAGCTTTTACCAGGCGGTGACATCATTTTGCTCGGCGGACAAATCAATAGTAATTTCAAATAGATAGAGTAAATATGTAGGGCTCTGACGTTACTACAGTAGGGGGTTTCGCGCGTCCCTGTCCAGGTGACTCATTCATTAGGAGATCGATCTCTGGGTGAAACCCTTCTGTATTGCTTCTTACGAATTATTCACTATACTCAGAATTTTCACCCGCCGGATAAAACACCCAATATCACCCTGTACTCAAACTGAATAAGGCTAGAACCCCCCTAGACAAGAAGAACTCCAGTAGTGCCCTCTGTTAGAGCCAATTGTATTACTGCTTTAGCAGATTCATTGCAAGCATGGTGATGATTTACCTGTTGTACTCCCAGTATGCCTCTGTATCGATCCATGCTCATCGATCGATGTAGTTGATTTCATTGAGGAATTTAGTGTAGTGAAATGGTAAATGCCAATAGGTCGATCAAGTGGGTGTGATCGAGTACCCCGTATTAGTTGAATAGGTCGGTCTGTGTTGGTGCTTTGGCACCCCATGAGGGGTCTAGGTTGTTCCTTCATTTTGATGTTCTGTGCTCCCATGTGCTTGGTTTCGTTGATGATTGGAGCCGGGGGTGGAGTGTGAGGGGAACGTGTAGGAGAAGCGAAGTGTGAGCGTCTCAGGTACCACCTGTGAGAGCTAGTGAGTACAGAGGAGAGTTAATCCATTACCGGTTTCTACCGGGAACATGCCTATTAGAGGCGGGAGAACTATTATGTTGGAGAAGAGACAGCCGAGAGGAAAGACAATAAGATGCTGGAGCAGGAACGGTGAGCCCCTCGATCCCGGTGCAGAACTCCACATGGAGCTGTTAAAACTAGAACACGTGTACTGGCGCAATGAGCTGACAGCGTGCGACGATTGCGGCACAGCTATACCCAATCGCGATCTTCGACTTACTCCATATGGATTGGTATGTGAGGATTGCAGAGAGACCGTCAAGAAGACAAGAATCAACTTGGGTAGGTTTCTACGTAAATGGGAACCTAGCGGAGAGGCATGCTAGACTGTTTTATCCGCCGCTGAAAAATGCCAATAACCCTGGGAGGGGAAAGGAGAGAATCATGGACAGAACACTACTGGAAGCATCTGGACTGGCCTGTCATCGTAGTACCTGTGAGGAGCAGGCTCAATGGGAAGGCTACGCTGACACCTACAGGCCTATTACAGGAGAGAAGATTGGCTTCATCCTGATACGCGTCTGTAACGATCATAAGAAGCTCCTGAATGGAGCGAAGGGAGAATCCTCATGAAGGACACCACTACAGGTGATCAGCCGCTGCGTGAGTTGTGCGAAAGGTTTCGAGCAGCAGTGTAAGGGGGCTCTACCAGATAGACTGTCTGGTATCCCCACTGTGGTCATCCCTAGTCAGGGTGAGCGCAGGATAAAGAACCCCTAAGCTCCCCTTGGGTTAAACGGGGAGCACCTTTTTACCTTTCACAGAGGAGATCCAAATGAATGAGGAGTTCGTATTCATCGTGGTCGAGGATGTATCCCCGGCCCCAGATGACCCCAAGAGTGACGTTTCATACTTCGAGACGGAAGAAGAAGCGGACACATACGCTGAAAATGCAGCAGCATCGAACAATGCACGCGTCTTCGTAGATGCCAGCCTCCTCCGCGAGTAGCGGACGAGCTAAAAGAATCTTCGACACCGCGAAATGCGTCAAAGGGTAAGCCTTTCAACCTTACCCGCGCCACTCGCAAAGAGGTATTAGCACAATGCGTTAATCGTTAGAACCGCACGACCTTGAACAAACAACTGAATAGTACCAAGTGCTAGATGTCTCTGCCATGGGACAGGTGGTAATGTCTAGGCAGGCGCGTAACGGAACAGCTGACCGCTAACCTTAAGGTTATGTTATGCCTGACGACTCGTCATACGGTTCATTGCCCCATTAGAGAGCAAGTTTAACGACGCACGGCAACTTCCTTTAAACAGGACAGTAGCTAGATGCCGGAACCTCTGCTCTCTCAATCTATTCGTAGGGATGGTTCTGTTTCCTTGCGTTGTTTCTTCGTTTTCTGAATTTTAATTGGGTCGGTTGCCAGCCGTTAAAGGTGTGATAAGGTGTGTATCACGTGGCGAAGATGGAAGCATCGCCTGATTGATTTTGATTTTGATTTGCGGCTGACAAAATCGGCCAGAGAGGACTAATCAATGGAAAGCAGTAAGCCTCGTTGCACGAGGTGTAAGAAGCGAAGCAGATGGGGGAATAGCGAGAAATGCCTCATCTGCCTCTCCGACATTCAAGGACTGAGGGATAAACTCATTGGAAGATCCTGCGCGGAAACGCCGGAGCCTTCTGATACCCAACCCAAGTCTCGCCATTGGCCAGACAATCATTGAGGAGAATCATCATGTCCAACCCCATCGTATCGAATATCACACTAGCAACACAAGCAGAGGTCGATGCTTTCAGGGGCACCTCGGTAACGGGGAACCTTACGATCAGCGGGGCTGACATCACGAACCTCGGCCCGCTGTCTTCGGTGACCTCGGTCGGAGGAGACCTGTACATCGACAGCAACGACGCACTGACGAATCTCCTCGGGCTGGGCGGCATCACTTCGGTCGGAGGAGACCTGGACATCTCCGACAACGCCGCGCTGATGAATCTCGACGGGCTGAGCGGCATCACCTCGGTCGGAAGTGACCTGAGGATCGAAACCAACTTCTGGTTGACGAATCTCGACGGGCTGGGCGGCATCACTTCGGTCGGAGAAAACCTGTATATCCTTGACAACGACGTGCTGACGAATCTCGACGGTCTGGGCGGCATCACTTCGGTCGGAGGAGGGCTGGACATCCGCTCCAACGCCGCGCTGATGAATCTCGACGGGCTGAGCGGCATCACTTCTTCGCTCGGAGGAAGCCTCAATATCTCGAATAATGCGGTCGGTGATAAGATAGCACGACTAAAGAAACTCATTCACTAAGGAGAACCATCATGTACGTATGGATCTGTTTTGTATCAACCATCGCCGCCCTCGGGCTGCTAGCCTTCGTCACAATCATGTGCTACCCGTTCAACCGATCAACTTCCATCCGAGTACTCGCCCGGGCAGAAGAGCCACCACACTGCACCCTCTGTGCCACCCGTCACTGGGAACTGGACGAAGGATGTCCAGTGAATGCAGAAGACGAGGTCGTCTTCGTTCTGAGTTAGACAATCCCTAGAAGGAGAAATGAGGAGAGAGACATGAGTGGATGGCACGGAGACACCGAGCACTCGGGATTCAACCCCGACATAGCCAGCCATGAAGCCAGGTTTGGATCGGCGGTTGGCTGTACCTGCACCACTGGTAAGTGTGAGATCCACTGCGAGTGCGGCTCACACATCTCCAATCACCCCGAACACGTGCCTAACAGGCACGAGTTCAAGCCGTTGGGACACACTTCCAGCGAATCACTCGGCGAACCAGCAGAAATCACTACCCCACCCGATGAGGAAGTACCTCGCCGGTCAAATCATGCAGCACCTTTCTACTGTGTCGTGTGCCAAGAGCAACACGAACCAGGTCAGGTGCTGTGCAACAACGTACGTCGATTCGTGGAAGGAGAGTTGAAGTAACATGCACAGAGAAATACACTTGAGCACGAAGGAACTCGAATCCATCGTGATGGAACACTATGCTCGTGAAGGTCATGAGCCTCGATTGGTGCGTCTATTTCTGAATCAGCCGAGTTAGTAGGAGGGGAAGTACTTACCGGTAGGGGTGTAAGTAATCCTCACTGGTGCTTGGTAGTGCCTATCATTACGTTTGCTACCTGTCAGATATACACGAGGGGGGTTGTCCCCTCGTTTCTCGGGGATCGTCGCTAACGCTCCTCGTTGTTTCCTCACTTTGTGAGGAGCCTCGCTCTCGCTCGGTCGGTGTCACGAGCAAGAGCATATATGTAATAGACACCAGGAGAACCATCAAACATGAGTGAGCAAACAGCCAAAGTTGATCGAACCACGGACAAGTACCGCCGGCAGTGCGAAGCCATCTGGGAGGATTACGCGCCCCATTCGGTCATCGAGGACTTCGTCGAGTGCATTCGATTCGACCCGAAGTCGACCCTCCTCGGTTTCGTCAATCTCACGATTGGAATCAAGACCGCATGTGGGCACATCGCGAAGTTCGGGGTGATTGGAATCAAGGTGAAGTGCCTCAATAGAAAGTTCATCCTCGACTTCCCGTCTCAGAAGTCGAAGACCGACGGCAACTACTACCCGGTCTGCTTTCCGTACACGCCGTGGGAGCGTGACGTGATCACCACCATGGTCATGAACACCGCCAGCGTGCAGGAAGCGGCGAAGCATGCAGAAGAACAGGCGAAGGCGAACGAAGTCGCGCAAGACACAGCCACACCCGTGGATGCCGTCCATGCCGAGGAGAACCTCTTCGGAGACGAACTCGATCTCGAACCCGCAACCGAGGTGCCCGCCGACCTGGATCTCTCCGAGGACACGGCAACCGCCGTCGCAAGTGAAAATCCGTTCGAAGCGTAAGCACGACGCTCGGTAAGACTGGGGGGACCCCTAACGGGGTCCCCTTCTTTTTGGCACCTAACTTTCAACCGGAAGAAGAAAGATGACTCGAAACATTTCTATCCGCACACTCCTGCTGAAATGGACGTGCGGGCTACACCAGTGGCCGTTTGATCCGCCGCTGAAAAATACCAATCACGAGGAGAACGAGATGAAGGATGGGTACATGATTACGAATGGATTCATGAAGTATGGATTCACTTGACTGAGGCGGCCGCGAGAGCTGAAGCGGATAAGGAGTGACACCATGAGTGTAGAAACGATCGAGTGGTGTCTTGTGATAGCTCTCATCGGCTTCATGGTGTGGGCGGTGTGGTATTGCATGGGCTATCCCAAGAAATGCCAGTATTGCGGAAGGGACATTCGCTGGTCGGAACGAAAGGATGTATCGGGACTTGCCAACATCATGAGACACAAGATGTGTGCTGATCGATATCGAGCAGAAATCGATATAAAAATACGCAAACGATCGTAAAGAGGAGGGTAGCCATGAGTGAATGTCTCCGGTCATGTACCAGACTGTTGCGAGAACGAGATACCGTGGTAATACACAGTATTCTATGCCCCAATCGGGGACTGAAAGGATTCGACATGGTTGAGCCCTCCAGTAGGTGCCCAGAAGGTGTATGGACTATCATGATCTGGGTAGCAAGAGGTATGCTTCGACCCGTACCTCTGGCCTTCATTCAAGAGCTGGGTGAGGGGAAATATCAAATAGCCACCAAAGGCATCGACGCCGAGGACATAGCCTTGGAGATGCCGGAAGGATTCGAATCGCTAGCAGATCTACCGTCATTCGAAACTCCCGAAGCTGCCGCTGGTGCTCTTGAAGACTTCTACGAAAAGTATCCACCATGATTGGAAAATCAACCCGACAACAAGTCAATACCGCCCTTCGAAAGGAAGCGTGGTATATCGTAGCCACGTTAGTAACGCTGTTAGTCGCACTACGCATCATCTATTAGGGGATATCCCAGCGTGTGACTCATTCCTTGAATGCGCAAGGGTTGTTGCTTCATTTTGTGAGTTGTAATATTAACCTCCCAGAGTAAGGAGCTACTACGATGAATAACGGACAAAACTGTGAAGGAAAGAAGATGATCGCGGGATCTTTTGTTAGACCCCACGTGCTGGTCAAATTCGCCTTCACCTCGAAGCACCCCAATGGCAGACCGAACGGGAAAACATTCATCCGGACATTCAAAGCTGACTTCCAACCTTCACGCGTTAGCGAGAAGCAGACGGTAAGTGAGCTGTGCGCGATGATCAGCGCCCAGCGTCCCGATGGCAAAGTGCTGGAAGTCGTTCGACGGGGATAGACATCCCAACCACACAAGTCAAATGAAGGAAGTCAGTATGCACCATGTAATGGAGCAGTTCCAAGGTGAGATCTTTGTTGCGGGTATAATTCTCGCGTTCAGTCTCACAGGGGTCGTTGGTATTTACCGAGGACGGATCGAGCAACTCGTTGCCCGGAAACGACATCGGTATCTACCTCCCAACTCCCGAGTATTGGGGAACGATGGAGTTTATTACAGTCCCATCAACCGAGAGTTGGGAATACACATGACTATCCTGAGCTTCATGGCCCAAGTGGAGAACGGATTCATCGCTAACGGTGATGGCGAAGGTCGCTACGCCAACGTACTTGAGGAGACCAACGTCGTTGTATTGCCATCGGACGTTACTACCTTCGGACGATTAGATCTGAGCTTCACCCACGTGGTGTGGTATCAGAAAGAAGGAAGCTAAGATATGAATACCAACCCCGAGTATCTAGATCTGACGATCTTGGCAACCACCGCGTTGCTATTGGTTGTCATCTACATCTGGACAGCAGTCCTCAAGCCGGAAGCAGTGACCGACGCGACGCGAAGCATTACTCAGTGGTGGCGTGCCTGGAACTACAAGTGCGTCGACTGCGGCATCCAGCTGCCTTACGACAACGTAATCAGCCAGTGTACCGTTTGTTCAATCCAGTATGTGGGAGATACCGTCGAGTCCCTCTCAGTACCCTTCGATCTCGATACTCCCGTCTATCACGACCCTATTCCAGGAAGCGAATTCGTTCAGCTTCGCGACATACCGACCGGCGGGATTCCACTCCGAGCAGTGGTAGTTCCCAAGTGGGATGGGATCGAACGCCGACGGAATAGACGGGTACCTTTCCGCGGGTCGATTGATATCCTCCGGCTTAACGATGGCAAAAAGTGATCGAATAGGTCGCAGCTGGGCCGCCTATGATGCATTCATGGGTAGGCCCAGCGCCGGTGCTCATAGAAAGGGCGCCGGCGGTGATACTAACGAATCGAGAGATCTAATCCACGAACATCGTGCCGAACAGGAAGAGGGCGGTATCATCAAACACGAGCGCGTATCAATTACAACTCAGCCGATCGATATAGATGGAGAAGAAGGTATCACTACGGTGGTGGAGAATCATCTCGCCGCCAGTGGTATCAACTACTCCGAAATTATCTCGATTAACGTTGAGGGTGGAGGCTGGGTACTCGTCGAATACAAGGAGTGAGATGAAATGAAGAAAACAATTCTGTTTGGACTGATGGTGGGGATGCTATTCCTCCTTACAACTCAAGTAAAGGTCAAAAGTATAGGACCTTGGACTTCGTACCGAGTGGTAAATACCATCGTGGATGGTGTCATCCGCGAAGCGGGAGCCTGGATCGCAGGTCCAAAGGTAAACGGAAAGGATGAGGAAGTGCCTGTTGACAGGCGAGCCGGGATATGAGTTCTTTGCCCAGCACAAAGAGGACGCAAAGGAGTAAGGTAGCGTGCAAACCGCCAAGAAGCATCTAGTCCGGTGGGTATGCTTGTGTGGGAACCTCATCAAGAAAGAACCTCAGTTCGAATCACTGAAGCCCCAGACTCTACGAGCAGTAGGATCGTGTTGTCCCCATCTTATAACGAGACCGGGGATCGACTCTGTAATGCAAATCGTTGAGCTACCCATACGAGACGAACGACATCCGAAGGAGACAGTGATGGAAAATTCAAGGCGAGAGCCAGACCCGGGAGATTCTTTGGGTAAGGAGGAACCCGACATCGAGAGCCCCTTCTCTGATGATGACCTAGAAGGACTGACCGACGAGATTCTGCTCACCGAAGTGGTGAAGGAAGGAACCCCAGGAGTGGCGCTGCCATGAATGGTGAAGCCCTGAATGACGTAGTTGGTGTCAAGTGTAGCCTCACGCGCTGCACCGATCTTACAGGGTGGAAAGGATGGGCCTACAAAACTGATCCTTTCACTGGGGAAAAGAGCGGAATGCTGCGACAGGTCGTCGTATGTACCTACCACAGGTATATCTTGAGGGGTAAGGACTAAGATACCCTGAAAGAAATGAAGAAGAAAGTCAAACTGAATAAAGGAGTGAAAAATGAAACGTCTCTTAGTACTGGCGTTCATCACCAGTGTCACCATCGTGGCATACCAGAAGATTTATCCAACGGCGCCGGCCGAAAAGACTCCCGTGGTGGTGAAGGCTACGCCGAAACCACGTCCCTCCAGTCGCGCCGTGAGTATCTCACGGATCAACACGGATGGAAGTGAGACCAAATTGTGGGACAAGAAGTAAAACTAAGCAGTTGAGGTGCTCCACCTCTTGCACTTGAATCCCCAAGGTCGGGGTGGGTGTCCCACTCGGGATACTCACCCCGATTAGTTTATACCACCGGTAGAAATATGAATCTCCTACAGGGATGAATTATTTCTACCCTCCATGGATTATATCAACTTAGTGGCCTAGTAATGCTTACTGGTGTGTATTGTTGCGCGATCCTGGTTGAACAGGTAGTTCCTTCTCGTTCCGACAGATAGGAGAGTATCATCATGTGTAGTACGTGTGACCTAGAATTACAAGAACCGTGCCCTCCAGAGGACAATCTGGGAGGCCACATACCCCTCAAGTGCGGACCCCAGAAAGATGGACACCCCGCCCATTCCAACAGTGGCGCACACTGCCCCTTCTGCGAAGAAGAGATCTTGGCATGTGCTACATGTGGGGGCGCAGAAGGATCGCTTCCGAAACAGTGTCCGGGGGTCAAGATTTCCGAAGATGATCAGCAGTTGATCTACAAGGGAGTACTAGACTTCACCAGAGAGAGACGATGGCATGTTCGGGGGTGGAATTCTTGGGAGACTCCCGATCTCCACAAGGAGTTCGAAGCCCGAGCAGCAGCCGAAAGGCTGAACAACGAGTAATCGCGAGGCACCCCGACTAATCAACTCAGTACATCTAAGTCGCCATGTTGGTAGCTTGGATGTGGTCGGGGTGTCTCCTGTTTTCGATAACGTATTGAGGAAACCAAATGAATACCATCGCAGCTCTTTTGACCATACTTTGTATCGGTGATTCGATTACCGCGTGGGAGGATTCCTACTGCGATCAGTCGGTTCATCAGACCCTCAACGTAGGAGTCGATAGCACCCTCACAGAGACATGGGCTGACCGTGCCTATTTCGATGAGTACGCTGGAACCGTGCTACTGGCTGAGAACATCGACGTTGTATCGATCCTGCTCTCGACCAATGACGCCTCTCGGGAGAAATCAGCAGAGAGCGTCGGCATGAACATGCAACTGATTATCGATTACCTGAAGGATTACGGTGTAGATAACATCGTGATCTCCCTTCCACCCTGGTTTCAGGATCCTACCAACTATTGGAGTAGCCTGTATAACCCATACTTGGTTGCGTCTCGTCCTGTTATTCTGGCAGTAATCGATGCCAATCCGGAGGTAAATCTCGGGGTAGATTGGACTGAGCTGGATTTACCCTTCCCCGAGATGTGGGAAGATCGAGTCCATCCCAACCCGGCAGGACATACGGTTGCGACGCCATTCATGGACGCAGCGTTTGAGAGATACGTCCTGGAGCCTATCCCAGTTCCTGGGCTCAGTATAACGGCAATCAATAGCCTGACCATTATCCTCCTCGTGATTGGGTATTACGGTTATTTGGAAAAGGCAAAAGCAGCGAGATCAAAACCTGACCGGAACTGGGTAGGAGTGCTTCCTCTTTTAGGCTCTACCATGTTGGGTCTGGTCGTCATCGCAGTTACGTTGTGGGGAAAACCCGCCCAAGGAAGGATCGACTATGCGCCTGTCTCAGCAGAACCTATCTGTCGTAATATGGCTTGGATGTCGGGAGAAGGTATTTCCTGTGACTATGTCCCCAGTAAGGGTCAGGTACATTTGGTCTTCATCAGTTTTGAGTGGCATCTGGACTTCTGGTTAGAGCCCCTGGTGAGGCCGGTGTTGGATTCTCTTTGCGACGATCGTGCTGTTCACGAAATACGTGAAACAGTAGTGGATTTTGGATACACCCAAACTCGACTTGTTGCGTGTGATACCCGTTTGGGTGGAGCATGGAGCATCGTCGCAACAGGAGACGAAGATGAATAAGCGTAAGTTGAGTGAAATGGGAGTCTGGCTGGGACTCGTTGGTCTCCTTTGTTGGATCTGGTCGCCTGTATTTATGGCAAGAGGTGGTGAAATTGATCCGGCGGCCGAAAAAATCGTTACCCAGGTATCTGCCGAACAGGGTACTGAGCTATCCGTTGAATCAGAACTCAACGATCGGATTACCGTGTTCTTCAGTAAAATCGGAGACCAACTCCAAGCTAACGTGGAGTTGAACCGACGAGGAACACAGTTCCAGTGGGTCATTGATCGCCCACAGGACGGCACCAATACTCCCATCTACGTAGAGCTTGAAGGACCAGTCATCGCTCCTGCGAAGGGTGGCCGTAGCGGTGATCCCAAACACGTAAATACAGGAGCCGTCATAACTATCCGTTGGTGATTGGTTGTTTCTTCGTTTCATGAATACCCAACTAGTGAGTAAATCGAAAGGATCGAATAATGCAAGGTAAATACGTAATAATGTACACTCTGATGTTTCTCTTGGGGATCTTGCTGACCGCTCTGCATTCCCCGGCGCATCCGGAAGTAATCACCAACATCACCGCAGATGCGGGAGCTGAGATGGTTCTCGATGCGGATCCCGACGATCGAATCACTGTGTTCTTCAGCACGATCGGAGAACAGGTTCAAGCCAACGTGGAGTTGAATCGAAGAGGTGTGAGGTTCGGGTGGGTCATCGACCGCGCGCACGATGAAGCAGGTTTGCCTGTTTATATCGACATCCAAGGCCCAATCATCGAGAAGGCCAAGGGTGGCCATTTAAGCAAGGGAGACCCCGCCAGAGTCAGGACAGGGGCTGTCGTAATTATCCACTGGTAAAGGAGCAGGAAAGACGTGAGCGATGACGATATACCAGAGCAGCACCCGGTAGTGGAAACGATTGAGTCCTTCGAGATGGTATTTGACATCATCGCGGGGATTGGCGCAATTGGACAATTGAGTCCGTTAGAAGATCTGAAGCTGTCGAAGATTGCCAAACAGATCCACAATCTCCATGAGGAATTCGGTGATCGAGTTCGATGCGATGCGGGAGACGAGGATCCGGATTTGGTCAATCGAAGATTCGTCCGGCTGACTCACGATGTTGATGAAGGTGAGAGCGAAGTGGCCAGATTGGCACTCAAACAACTGGGAGGACTACCCTATCCAGGAAAACCCAACTGATCAGACCAACGAGTCTGACTATATCAAGTGAGAACATCATGAAGAAAATAAGAGCAGCACTATTCGCCGGTTGGGATTCACTCACCGCATTGGCTCAGAATCCCGCCCTGAAGTCGGCGGAACCGTCGCAGGCGGACATCAAGATCCTGATCGAGAACCTGAACACTTTGGAGGAGATGATTCGCCAGGCGCGCTTCTTGGCCTCCAAACACGTCGAGACCATACGGTTCGCGCTCGGTGTGGAGACAGCCGCCAATGAGTATGAAGAGTTCAGTCACGGGCCTTGTTTGACTCGGGAAGAACTCCTCGCCTGCTGCGACTTGTCAAAACTCCCGAACGAAACGGCCCTGATAAGGATCACTCGGAAGGGAAGGAGCGTCGTCTTCGATTCCGAGGCGATCCTCCTCAACAACGCGTGGAACAAGGTAGAAGGCGGCGCTCCCGCTCGAAGGACAGCAGCATGAAAAAGGTCGGGATAACCAAAGACTTTCCCGAACTGATGACCATCGCGGACGCGATCTTCGCCCACAAGGCGGAGTTCGTGCTCCCCGATGGTAATCGGGTTCAAACTTGTATTTTCAAGAATACCCTCTACGCAGTAGATTACAAGGGTGTTCGTTACGTAGAGCAGAATCCAAAGACCAGTAGTGTTTTTGCTCAGCGGGTAAGAGAAGAAGGCGCTCGCATCCTTTGGGTTATTAGAACGCATAGGAAAATTATTGATGCGGCCGACAAAATTCAATACGTGCCTTGCGCGGATGAATGGTTGGGACGCGTTGAAGGTGATGTAATATTCATGAAATGAGAAGGAGAGCACATGAGTATTCGTAGCTTCCTCTCGGGATTCCTCCTGGGAGGAAGTCTTATTAGTGTTGGAAGCTATTGCTACTTCTACAGCTTAGGCTTCTTCGGGAAGATTAAGCTAGCATGGTGGATGTGGTCTGCCGAAATACCGGGCTGGGAAAGAATGTTCGGATAACAAGAGTGAGTGAAAGGAGAGTGTTGTGTATAAAGCTAAACTGACCTATTTCACCTTTCATGGTAAATACAAGCATGAGGGGGAAACCGAAGTCGATAGCAAGGTGGAAGGAGGCCGGGGAGATAAGCTCGTGTGTGAGATCTTCACCGAGATCGAGAAATTGATCTGGGAGAAGAAAACTCCTCCCGGACTCGTGAGTGGAGGCGACTGCGAGTATATCGTTCTCCTCGAACTGCCCGACCATCCGATGGGATACCCCGCAATGCTTGTACCTCCCTACATGAGGGAGTTCATGGGTGCGGTGTCAAAAATGAGAGCGGAGAGATAGATGGCACACATCAATCTATCGAGTTGTTCAGAAAGCACCTCGAATTTTCCGACGCACTACAAGAAGCACTCCCTGAGTTGAAAGGTAAAATCCTGGTGTGTTACTGCAAGCCTCAGGACTGCCACGGGGACGTACTAGCCGAGTTTGCCGATAGATAAACCAACAAGGAGCTGAGAATAACATGCCAGGAATGTTGGACAACTTGAAGATCACCGGAGATATGGGGCCTGAACGTGCGGCGGTGCTGAACCACAGCATCGTCCATGGATTCTCTTTCTTGGCCGCGCAAATTCTGGAGAAGGAATATCTCCAGATTGTGTGCTCTGGTGTGAGTGGGTTTTACATCGGGTGTGAAGAACCCGACGGTGTGCATGTCATTCGTGACTCTCAGGAGTTTTGGGCCACCAAGTTCGGTGCGGAGCAGGCACTGAAAGCAAGAAGTTGGACTCAACGCCTGAACCCGTAAGCGACCTACTGAATGAGGAAAATCATATGACTATCATCGAATTATTGGAGCGGCCTAAAGGAAGTTCCGAAGTGAATACCCTTTCGATTACAGGAGTATCCTCTCTCGATCTGAACTTCTTGCTCGAACTGAGTGGGGGGATGGTGAGTGAAATCTATCGGTCTTCTAACCGTAATGGTCTGACAAGACAGATACTGCGTATGGAAGATACAATCTTTTGCCGCGAAAGTTCTCGTACCATCAAAATCAACAATATCCTGCTGTTGCGCACCGTGCTTCAAGGACATGTGAGGCATCGTCCCGACCTGAAGATCTTGGTCAAAAGGCTGGAAGGTGAGAATACCCATCTCAGTGAGATATGGATTCGCGAGTTGAATACCCAATCAACTCTCGAAGAAGAGGTTGGCCAAATGACTGACGCCTTCTTCGAGGAGTATCTGCCCCAGGGAGAGTGTAGTGTCTAACGTTCCCGGTACTTTTGAGGAAGCCGCAAGGCGGGTGGCTGCAATGGAAGCCACCATGGCAGGACAACTTAATGCTTACGAAGACGAAACATCGACGGCGAGTATAAAAGCTGCCGTCATCGAGAGCATCGCAGAGCACGAAGAGCCTGACCAGACCCTCGGCGCCGTGGAAAACATGCCGAGGATGAATGCTATAAAGAAGCAGGAAGATGACTTCTTCCGGGAGATGGGGCTTCCTCAGCCGGAGGACATGCCTCTCGATCCCAAGGAGTGTGAGAAAGACGGGATGTGGTGGGGTGACATGACCGCAATGGTCTTGATGCCGCAAGCCCCGAAGCCTATCGAAGAGGGCTACGAATGTAGAGGCACCGTCTATGCCCATCACGATCTTAAGGCAGTGTATCAAGCCTTCAAGTTCGCGAACGCCACGGGCGAAGCTCAGATGGTGGGATTGGACAATGGCTCGTTCTTGATGTCCGCGGAACTTGGTACGCATCAGGATCAGTGGATCTTGAGAGATACGGTCAGGGAACGTACCTATGTACAACAAGACCTTCGATTGATACCCAGTGGTGTTGGAGAGGAGATCGATCGAGACGAGGATATCGTCGTATGGGTTCTCCCGTTCGATGATGAACTCGAAGGACTTGGGTATATCCACAACCAGTGGGTATTCACCAGGTAGAGTTGTTTCTGCACTTAGTGAGTTCCATGGTATCCCGAAGGTGTTTGTCCTCACCTTCCGCGTTCAAGCCGCGATCATTAGATGGGATACCAACAAGGTGGCGTACGCCGGGAGTGCCTGCATTCACTCCTGGGGTGCGCCACTAGTAGGAATATCTTTTTTTGTAAGTGTGCTGAAGATCGCGCTTATAGTTCATGCAATTCGTTCGATGATTTACACTCTGTACCATCAAGTAGTGCTAACTAGTGAGTTTGCGCGTACCTGATTGGTCTTTACTGAGGTGCCAACATGTCAGATCCATTCGATCTAGTTGTACCAAGACGTCGTGAGGTAGCTCTGAATACCTTCCAACAAGCCTCAGAGAAGATCGCAAAACAAGAAAGATATCTTGCAAGAACCATCGCTGCGGTGCCTCCCAAGGAGCATCCAGACCTCATCGTAGGTCATGAGTACGATCAACTAGAACCCGAATCAGAAGAGAAGTCGGAACAAGACCATCTCGATGCTGATCGATTCGCCACTACTCAACTGATCGGTCTGCGCTATCTGCAAACTCACGAGGAGCGGGTGCGGGCGGCGTATGCTATTGCCAGGCGCGAACGTAATGTTGATGAGTCCGCGGTGACTATGTTGGTAAGCGATGCCGAAGCGTTCATCAAAGAGCAGAAGATCAAGACTCGGTATTGGTGGGGAGTATCTCTAATCACGTTCTTCTTCTTCGCCGATGGAGTTAGTGAGGGTCGTGGCTTCGGTACAGCCCTTGGTTCTTCCTTGCTGGCATTTATCTCTGTCCTCCTGATATCCTGGGTGGCAGGTAATGTCTGGAGGATGGGGGAATCATCAGGACGAGCGGTGTAGAAAGGAGCAGTAAGAGGAGGTAGACGCACAGGCCAGTTCGAAATCGAAGAACAAGCGAAATGTATCGCTGACGCGCATCATAAAGAATAAGGAGCGAGGAAATCATTGACACGGGATGTTGACGAGCAGGTTGTAGAAATGAGAACGGTTGGGACGGTAGATTACGTCGATGAGATCGCTATAAGAATCGTAAAGACATACGCCACTGCCCGTTTCATCCGCGACCGCTTGATGTTTAGAGTATCTTGGACAGAGGAGGACATAGCCCAGGAAATGATCTTGGGTCTCATGGCGCAAGCCGAAACGGGACACCTACCGGCTATGCTAGGTAAGACCACTCTTGAGAGAAGGTGGATTGATGCCTTCAGAAAGCTCACTACCGATTTAGAATACCGCCGGGATGGCAACACCAAGCACGACAGGGCAGTTAGAGCAGGAGACGCCCGGCGATATAGTCGAAGCGACTTGGACGTGATAAGTCCTCAAAAGTTTGATGTCGAGAAAAGCGACAGGCGTGAAACTGCAAACAGGGGGGTGAGTGTTTTGGAATTGCTAGAAGAACAAGAAATACCCCAGACTCCCGCTGAAGAATTGCGAAAGATGTATGAAGAGGCAGGTGGATGGACGAGAGCATTCCATGATAGCCTGGATATCATCCTCGCGAAGAAGATACATGTTGCTGCTCTTAAGCTAGCCAAGGTAAGAAGTACTACGGAAAGAGCAGTTGATGCGGTATTCGAGTGGATCAAGAATCATCCGGGAGAAAATCCCACCAGTGAATGGTTGGGTTACGAACTCAACCTTTCGCGTGAAACAGTTATCCGGAGGTTTGCCCGTCTACGTAAGGGAGAAAAGATTACACGCGAACTCGTCGAAGATAGAGAAAGCCAAACTGAGGATAACGGTCGGGTTCGTGGTCAGTATCGTTATTTTCCCGCCGAAGAAAAACAGGAGAGGTAATTAGTACCCAGCTAGTTGGGCCCCTTCCCCGTAAAAGAAGAAAGGAATGCCGTAAGATGCGGAAGATCATAAGAGTAGGGTTGTTGCTTCTGGTTGTGCTGTCATCTACAGCCCAGAAGTGCGACGATGGAATGTCGGGAGAGTCCCGCCAAGGTAATGCTGTAGGGGTGAAAGATCACTACAAGCAGATAGATAGACCGGTAAGTGCTGTCCCTGAGCCCTCAGCTTGGATAATGTTTCTGGCCGGGGGAATCATCATCTACAAGTCAGTTGGGAAAAACAAGAAGAAGGAGTAGCTATGTCCTACTGTGTAGTAGGTGAAGAATTTCAGTAACAACTTCGCATTGATGACCATCGCGATCGGGGTTATTGCCGCAGCGCAGATGGTCAGCTGTATGCGAGGGAATTGATATGCCGGATCCAAAATCCGAAAGTGAGAAGAAACCCTTCAGAGTAGGTGATGTGTGTGAGTACGTGGGCAGTGATGGCCACTGGAGCAAACGTCACATTATCGAAGAGTGCAAGGTTCGCGGCCCCGAATTCTTTGAGTATTGCACCTCGCAGGGTGCGTGGATTCCCCACGAGTGCTTGAAACTCACTGAGGAATCCTCGGTGGAATCCAGAGCAGAGCTTTGGAGATTGATGGTAGAAGAGTGTGAGGAACTTTCTGAGTGAGAGGAGTACCATGAAAGAAATATTCGGGAATCTGTTCAAATGTGTGAAAGCCGAAGCCATCTGTATTACCACCAATGGATACGTGAAGAAGAACGGTGGTGTGGTAATGGGACGAGGATGTGCGTTGGAAGCAACCAAGCGTTGGCCCGGGGTTGAGGATCTGGTAGCACACAGCCTGAGTGGGGGTAAGAACGTCCCGACCCTGCTTACCCTGCCGCAGGAGGAGAATCCAAATATCACTCTCCTGCCCACGCCAATGGCCAATTACATCGTTCCGTATCACGTCGTGACCTTCCCTGTGAAGCCAATCAGATGTGGTGGAGACCAGTTGTTGCCCCGTTTTCAGAACGACAACACCAGCAGGACCTCGGTTCATCCAGGGTGGATGAGCCAAGCCAAACCCTCCCTCATCCAGCACTCTGCGAAGCTCCTGGTTGAGCTGACAGACAAGCATGGGTGGAGTAGTGTCATCATACCCAAGCCGGGATGCGGAGCTGGTGGCCTCGATTGGAAGGATGTCAAGCCTTTGATAGCCGACATTCTGGATGACAGGTTCTATCTGATCACTTTTCCAAAGAGGTAAGTAGCAGGCGAGGGAAAATAAGACACACACCCCAGTTAGTAGCCACATAGGATACGTGGTCTCAGGAGAGCCCACGTTCTACGAATAGGAGAGGTAATGCCCCAGGTAAAGCTGAACTCAGAACAGAAAGCCGCGCTGGATATCGCGCTCAATACCCGTGATCATCTGTTCATCACGGGAGGGCCAGGTACTGGTAAGTCTGTCTTGATGGAGCAAATCATCAGAGGTCTCCGGCGGCAGGGAAAGAGGGTGCGAGTAGCCGGTCCGACTGGGTTGGCGGCTCTTGCTCTGCGTGGTACTACTCTTGCCCGTTTGTTGGGCACTGGTATTGCTAAGAACACTTCGGAACTGGGTAGGATGGATATTTCTCGGGCCGAAGAAAATCTACATAAGGTCACTGATCTTATCGTAGATGAGATCAGCATGGTGTCCGGAGACTATCTGAACGTGATGGATACCGTAATGAGAGAAGCCACTGGTGAGAAGGAACCCTTCGGAGGAATTCGAATCATCCTCTGCGGTGACTTCCTTCAGCTGCCTCCAGTACATCGACGTACCGAGCCTGATCCTGAATGGAGATGGGCATTCCAACATCCACTCTTTGCACTGACCAAGAAGATCTCTCTGGTCAAGTCAATGAGACAAGCAGACCCGCTGGACATCAAGATACTCACCGAGTTGCGTCATGGTATCATCTCCCCTCAGGGCGCTGATGTAATGGCAGACATGGTGGGGCGGCAGCTCAAACTCCCGACCGAACTCTATCCCATCAACAAGACAGTGCATGAGATCAACGCCGAGCGATTGGCAGCACTGAAAGGGAAAGAGAAGGTGTATCGAACAGGGTATTCGCCTGGGAAATACAAGAACGTATTCGTAGATCAGGTTCCCATTGGAGAGAGGGTTGTTCTCAAGGTGGGTGTTCCGGTGATTATTCTAGCGAATAACCCCGCCCAGAGATACGCCAATGGTTCCCAAGGTGTTGTTGTTTCGATGGATTTTGATCGAGTTCGGGTGAAGCTTTCTGCTAACCGGATGGTCTCGGTTGAGAAGAAGGTATGGGAAATCACCGATGCGCGAGGTAATCGCATGGGTGAGGTGGAAGGTCTTCCGGTCCATCTCGGATGGGCTGCTACCATTCATCGTGCTCAGGGTATGACTTTGAACGAGGTGAAGACAGATATATCCAAGTGCTTTGAACCAGGTCAGGCATGTGTTGGTATGTCCAGGACGAGAAGTCTCAGCAACATCTCTCTCACCGCGCCGGTAACAGAGTTTCAAGTAGATTCAGATGCACTCAAGTTCATGATGAGCATGACATAAAGGAGAACCATGAGTATGAAAAGAAATGAAGGTATTGAGTTCCTGATCGCGCGCGGGCAGACTCGGGAAAATGCCGAGACCTTCATCGACAGCAAGGACATTCAGACCAAGGGTCTCCAACTCCCTCCCGAATCAGCCATGGAGGTCATGACGGAACTTACCAAGATGGGCCTACTCGTAGGGCCGGTTCGTTTCTACGTGAAGATCCCCGTCGAACACGAACGTGCCCTGTTGGGCGCACTCGAAGCCGTCTCGGATGGACCTGTCGCAACCGAGGGTACATTCGATGTAGCGAACATCGGAGAGAATCCGATCGGTGATGAAGCGGCCAGGCTTGCGGCGGGTTATTCCGGTGATGCCGGATTGGCCGGACTTGACAAGTCGAAGGTGCATTAGCCATGAGTGTGGTGATGAGACTACTAATCTATGTGTTCATCGCCATCGGTTTCATTATGAGGTTTCTACCGAAGCGACGAGGTAGAAGAAGGATACCCCAACCCCCTATGTTCGTCGCGGCGAGACATAGATCAACACCGCTTCGGCCTATGCGAGTGCCATGGACTGGTTCGACTGCTACGCGAAGATCAGTAGGATACTGCGAACAGACGGATTGCGAAAACTATGCGAAGGGAGTATTCCTTCTCAACCACGGCCAGCACTTCTACTGCCCTCGATGTCGAGAACCGGGGCGCATGGTGAGGGAGAGGGGTCACTATGAAGGCAGCTCCAACGTCTTCAAGGAAGTGCGCTGCGAGTTCAACTACGACCCACTGAATGACAAGTATCGGGAGATTGGAATCGTACGCGACGACAGCCTTTGGGGAGACCACAACGTCTATACGTTGCAATCGCCCCTCATCAAGACCGAGAAGCGGGCGCTCAAAGTGGCCGAGGCGATCCTCGCCAACCTCAACCGAGGGGGCGGGGTTGTACAGGGAGAAGTACCTCATACCAATGAAGTAATCCTCTCCTTCGACGATTCACCAGAAGATTTCTCTCGTAAGCTCGCTGTGTTGGCGAAAGAATGGGAGAACAGTTCAATATCACAAGGAAGAAGAGCATGAGTTTGGTGACCCGTGCCCTGATCTTTGCTGCCGCTCACCACGAGGAGCAGAGGGATCGGGGAGGCAATCCCTACATCTGGCATCCAATCCGCGTCGCCCTCTTTCTCCAAAAGAAAGGATATGTAGAGACCTATCAAGCTGTGGCTCTCCTTAGAACTATTCGATCAGCATCAGAGGATGCGATTGGAAAACAGGTGGCTCCATCGTAGCCAAAAGAGTCTGGCACGTCGAGTAGAAACACTACGCAGCAAAAGCAAACTAAAGCTGCGCAATCGCGCTACTCGTTGCAGGGCAATCTTCTATAGAAGGAAAAAGAATGGACATCGCCCGAGGTAGAGCATTCGCCTTTGGCCGACGGATGTACCACGAGGAGAATACACCATGAGACTTATAGCCGCCTCCTACTCAAGCCTGTATGCTCCTCATCCACAAACTATAACCGAAGGATCGAAAGATGAAAGAGGGAGACAAGGTATGGTATTCCATACCGGGCGATGAACCAAGGCAGTGGTCGATCACGAAGATTTGGGATACGAACACCGCAGATGGAATGATTGCCTGCCTCTCAAGGACGGACAAAAGCAAGAGACTCAAAACAGATAGGTGCAATGCGCCATTAGGAGATATCAGTGTCGAAACGAATTGAGAGAGTTGAGTTATCCAACGGGTGGTACTTCCTCGTGAAAGAGGAACTCCAGAGTAATCAAGTAAGATAATCCTACTAGAATCTCAAAAAAGAAGTGCTGCTGGGTAGTTTCGCGCGTCGGTAGCCATTCATTAGGAGGTGTCCTATGATGTTCGTAAATGTCTATAACCAAGACCAGGCATGCGAGTTGGAACCTATCGAAGGCACCGCCATGGTATCCATCACCTCACCAGGACAACCTGCCCCCTTGAAGGAGGGTTGGGACCCTCTCCTCCGGGTTGAGTTTCACGATATCGTGATACCCAGAGCTGAGATGCCTGTGCTAGTAGATCCCATCTCTGGTGGGGTTGTCCTCTTCGATGAAGAAATTGCTGAACAAATCGATGCCTTCTGTTGGAAGCACAAAAGGTTGAACTTCATCATACATTGTGCAGCTGGTCAGAGTAGATCAGTAGCTGTTGCTATGTTCCTGAAAGATATTTACAAAGCAGAGGTTATACTCCACGCTGTGAAGACTACCGCGGGCGCCAATGCGCTAGTCCATCGCACACTGATGAGGAAATACTGGGAGGAAAGACTAACGACATGAGAACACAACAAGTGCGACAAAATGCCACCAATAACACGGTAAATATACAGGTTATCTCCCTAGATGAGCTAGATCCGGAGCTGATTGCGGTAGATGATCAACTGAACATTCTCATGGTTAATGATCGCGGGCAACTTGATTGGGAGACAATCGGGATCATGTTTGGTCCCATGGAGGAAGGAGAGATGATTATCCTCGCCGATCGTGATCTGAATTGGCCCAGATTACTTCCGCGGATCAACACGACCCTTACTCCCAACATCGTAGCTCGACGGCTGAGGGAGGCAAAAGTAGCTTTCGAAATTGAGGAGGGTTGGGACACTTTCAATCTGAGCCATCCAGAGGGCGCCATTGTAAATCTCTGGAAAAGCCGCAATCCATAAGAATAGGGGTATTATTTTGTCAGCTCGACGCGACGCCACCAGAGCGAAATGGTACAAGAGAGATCGAATCCTCAACACCCGGGAGCATGTAACCAAGAAGGGACGTATCGCCTGCTTGAGGTGTGAGAAGAAGTTCAACTCCGAGCATACGACTAACATTCGCCTCTGTCCAAGATGCAAGGGAAGTGATGATTGGGAAGGAAGTGATGCCTCCCATGCCCAGTTTGGAAGCACCAAATACGAAGGGTTCAAAATCCCCACTGACGCCGAGCACGCTAAGAAGTTGGGAGTGGAGGCACCGAAAAAGCCGGGTCTTGGAAGAGCAACCCGCAGCTTTCAATTGAAAGCGTCTAAAGCCCGAGCAGAGCTGAACGATAGGGAGAACTTCTGTCGAGAACAGGCGGGGCTGGATCAGATTTCGATGGATCCTTACGAGTAGCCAGGGTAGGGGGGTTTTTCCTTTGTGAAGGGTGGATTTTAGTTTTTCATCTGAAAAAGGAATCCCTATTATGAGTACGAAGCCTTTTAGTAAAGAAATAGCCGGTCATCTCTGGGAACTGATGCAAGTGACCACAACGAACCGTCGCTTGCACCCCAAGATGCACGAAGGTAGTGTCTTATTCGTAGGATACGCCGATATGATCCTGTCAGTTGGAGGGATTGACGTTATTGCCCTTCCGGGGAGTAGCATCAAGTTGATCGGGGATCAGATTCATTTTGATCCTAAGCAGGAAAGGGCCAGAGATGGGAAGCGTTTCTTCCCAGTTTGGTGTCCTATCCTCGCCGAATCGAGAGCAGTCTTCACAGAGTGCCTCAAGAACGATCCGAAAATCATTGAAATGTGCGACCATGCCGTTGCCCAGGTGACTCCCGGAACGGCGGCCGCAAACGAAAACCCAAACCCCTTTTTTGGATAAAGGGTAGTAAGGAGAGTTGGTAATAAAATGGGTACCAAAAACTTGGTTCTTGGCGTAGTTGTCTTCGCATACTTGGCGGCGATCGTGGTCCCACTCACCCTCTTTGCGACGTCGCACGCAAGGGCCGAAGAAACACCTCAGACATACCATCATTACGTTTCGGAATCGGGAACCCTTTCCTTCACCAACAATGTGGATCGTATCCCCGCGGCGTATAAAGACGCTGCCGTGGTGAAAAAGTTCGATCCTACGGTTCCCAACCCCCGACACACTCCGGGCGAGGTTTATGAATTTGTGCCGGCGCGTGAACGGTTGAAAGCACGCCTTGATCTTCTTCAATCTGCGGCTTCGGATCAATCCACGTACAGGGCGGCAGATCCGTGTGCCGGATCAGTGACCGTGCGTCAAGAAAGACGTGATTACCGAGAAAGGGGGCAACAGCGCAACAGCCTCTTTTACGTTGTGGTCGACCACTGCGGGAACGAAAGATCCGCAACAAGATCAGATCCGAGAGCGCTTATCGTTCCGGGGCATCCCGATATTAAGTAAACGGATATCGGAGGCTGCCTCATCCGGGGCAGCTCGCCCGGTTCCCATTCCAGGAGTCATTCGTGTCCGGCGAAGATGAAGTTAGTGGTAAATTGATTCAGCTGAATGTCCATCCAAAGTATCGGGATCCCAGCGCTGATGAACCTCTCAACTTTGACCTCGCACTATCCGAAGAAGAACAGCGGGATCTCGATGACTTCATGTCGGGAGAGGTGGTGGACTTAGATCTACCCGAGCTGAATGAACCGAGCGCAGCCTGCTACCAAGGAATAGGGAACAGCGCCTGCTACCTTTGCGTACACTGCGAAGATACTCGGCGATGGTGGGAAAGAATACGCACCACTCTTACCAAAGACTTCGTCTGCACAGCAACCCGACTGGAGGCCACACGTCATCCCGTCAGCGGAGAAAAAAAATACCTGGAAAGAGTAAGGGGAGCACTCGGCTGGGTAGATGCATTGGTAGATGTCCCACATCAGCTTTGTCAGGCACTAAATCCGGATGGACATTGTCCTGAGTTTCTTTTGAGTCTCCCAAAGAGCAGGCGATCCGAGAAGGAATAACTAAGGTTGTTTCTTCATTTGTTGATCACATTTCTGAGTGCGTTACATGGACGCACTGAGAAAGAATCCACTAGGGATTCTTTTCATACCGAGGATATCTTAGGATATTCTCTCAAGAGCACGTAGGAGATATCAGTGAACACTGCTGACCGGAAGTTTGAATTGAGAACATCGTCCCGCAGAAATGGCATCACTGCCGTTCTCGCCGAGGGTTTGGAAATGACAGTCACCGTCATTGGATTGACGGATCCCCGTCGGTTGACTCGGAACGAACATGCATATGCCGTTCTGGACATCAATACCGGTTTGGTTCCAATTCGTGTGCGAGACATCAAGCTCGTGTTCAGTCCGAACAAGAAACGGCTCATCGTCAAGTGGCGGAAGTGGAAGACGGGTTTCAGGCGGGGCGACTGCGACGAGTGGCTCGACATCGCCGGCCCGCCGAAGCAGGAAGACAGAGAGGCTCTCGATGAGATAATCATTGCGGTCTACAAGCAGATCGTTCAGGAGAGCGAGAACGGAACGTTGGGGCAGAACAACCTCGACAAGCTGGAAGAGCTGAGAGCCTCCCTGGAAGCGGATAGTTCGGACTCGGCGCCCGCCGGCGATCCCGATACCGAAGCGGAGCAGAGCGCGTAAACCTCGACGTAAGAGAAGATCGAGGATCAAGTGTCGGGTGAAGAGGAGGAGGCGCACGTCTCCTCTTCTTCCCCGACAAAGGAGTAGGCATGGAAGCCAAAAGGTTCCAACGATTAGATCCCTACTGGCAGGGAATCTCCGCGAGTCGGAGAGAAGGAACTCTCTATGTGAAGATGTCAAGAGCGCTTGCACTATCCATTTGCTCTCAGTGGACGTTGTTAATCCATGAGCACAAGGAAATTCCACGCGGGGGTCTACCCAAACTATTCGCACTCCTCCAAGACGAAGAAGCCGGCAGTAGCGCCTACGGTATCAGATCTGTGTTCTACTCCTCTCCTGTAGATGAGTGTAAAGCAGACATCGAAGCAATTGATGCCTTCACTTTATTCATGCGATCTGATAGTTATCTCGTCTTACTTAGAAGGACTCTTGAGCTGGGCTTGGAGTCTGATCCGTCTGTGGATTGGATTGCTCGTGTTGGCGGTGGCCCTGAGCCCGATACCGACCAAGTGGTCTGTAAAGAACGGTGTGGGACGTAATTTGATCGCGCCGATAAAAATTCCATCTGAAAGCCCTTTGAACTAAAGGGTGGAACCAGAAGGAAGTAATAGGTACTACCCGAAGGAATAACTAGGGTTGTTTCTTCACTTCGTGAAGTAGGAACCGACGAGTTGGAGGCAGTCTTCAAGTCGTCACCAAAACGCAACAAGTTGTCCCGGCTAAGCGCCGGGATGAGGAGACCAAGTATATGAACGCCAACAATTGCATCATTGTGGGACGCCTCGCGCGTGCCCCGGAACTGAATATGGGCTTCAAGACCAGCGCCGGCGAGCAAGGCTACCGCTGTTTCATGAGGATCGCGGTCACTCGGATGAGCGATCTCGCAAAGCCGCGGAAGGAGCAGCGCGCCAACTTCGTCCCCGTTGTTTGCTGGGGGAAGCTCGCGAAGAACAGCGCCGAGTATCTCGATGTGGGTACGGAGGTGACGGTCATCGGTGAGTTCATGGCCGACAGCCGCCCGAAGCTCAACGGCGCCGGGGAGCACATCGTCGTCGAGGGGAAGAAGCAGTATCACCCCGAGTCGCTCCACCTCAACGCCTCGTCGATCCAGTTCGGACAGCGCTCGCTGAAGAACAAGAACGGAGGTACCGAGGTTGGTGCCGATGTGAGCACGGAGACTCCCGCCGGAGAACCCGCCGCTGCCGAGGCTCCGACGCCTGCCGCAGCCGGAGCGAACGGAGACAACCCGTTCGGAGAAGCCGACGCCGCCACGGCGTAGCGGTCTCTCACAAGCAGTAAATTGCAGTAATAAATTGGGGGGTTCCCTGGGTGTATGCCTAGGGAGCCCCCTTTTTTTTCGTCAGGATAGCGACCGCGTGCTGGCATACAAGATCGCGACGGAATGCGCTGAAAAGATTATTCTGGATAATGCCCAACCCGAGCAAGAAGGAGGTTGAACGAAAATGTTTGATCCATTGGGAGTAATTCTGTATCTTCTGATAAGTATCGGCACTGTCGGTATTCTCTTGGAGAATCCGAATTTTCAAGCGTGGAATATCACATCATTTCAGTGAACTTCTGGGTAGAAGTAGAGAAGTTTCCAGAGAAGAGAGGTCGAGTAAGATGCGTGCCGGGAGAAAGAAACAATGAATGAAACCATTCGCACAATAGTCGCATCCAGCCATTATAAAGGGACAATAAGAACATGACCACACGTATGAGTTTCCCAGAAAGACGTGAGCTGCGTCGTAAAGAAGCAGAAGCGCGGCAGGTAGAGAAAGACCAACGCGGAGACGCTGGTCAGCTCAGACACTTAGAAAGTAATGGCTTCGGAGATTGTAAGGAGGCACGTCGCCTTCGTATCGCACTCCTCGGAGGTGAGCCGGAAGCAATTGAAATTGCGCCGGACAAGGAGCGGAAAGTTGAGTAACGGAAACATCAGTGGTGGGAAGATCGCGCCGGTGATCGCCCTCGTCTTCTTCATGTTCGCAGGTTTCGCCGTCATGGGCGGTGTGAGTTTCTTCAACGAATCGACCCGGCAGATGAACGCCTATCAAGGCAAGCTCGATGCCAACAACGCCGACTTCGACAAGATGTGGAAGGTGGGCTTGGAGTTGATCTAAATTATTCCGGAGTAGCTCAGCTGGTAGAGCATCTGACTCTGAATCAGAAGGTCGAAGGTTCGAATCCTTCCTCCGGATCCATAAAAAACAAATAGGTATCAGGGCAGAGGAAGAAAGGACTTTACAAATGACTAATGCTGAAACTCTGATAAGTTTTCCCTGGGCTGTGATGGATATTGTAAGTAATTACACCATCCAAATAATTCACGACAGCTCTGATCTAGCCAATGATCTACTTCTAACTCCGCCCAATCGAAGTGCAATTCTGGAGGAGTGTTTTCTCCGCCTCCTTCCGGAATATGAATGGACGCAGGAAGAACACCTCCAAGGTATGTGGTGCAATACAGTGGAAGATTTGGTTGAATTCTTCGAGGACATCATTGTTGGTGAAAAGAAAGAAAAGCCGGCGGCGGGAGATTTCTTTTTCAACTTCGCCGGATGTAAATAGTTCCCTATTCCCCGGTCGTCTAACGGCAGGACAGTAGCCTTTGAAGCTGCGCATCGTGGTTCAAATCCACGTCGGGGATCCATAAGCCAGGAGACGGCTAGCAACCCATGAAAGGAAAAATCGTGACTAACGAAAGAGAAGCGGAGCTTCGCAAATTTGAATCCCAAGCCATGCGCATGGTTAGGGCTTACTTACTAAAAGAAGTTTATCACGATGCCGATCACGAAGAACTCGCCAAGACCTGGGGTGTAAAAATTCGCAAGGTCAGGCAGCTTTTACTCTTCGAGATCCCGAAGTTTCATGAAATAGTACAACTTCTCGATCTCGCTGGTTTTGATCTTGGTATTGCTATCCACGATCCGGGTTCCGGCAAAGAAGTGACTCTTTACGCCGCAAATAATCTATCAGGGGAAGCGCCCATTGTTCCCAGAATCAAGGAACAAACTCCTAAGTATAAAACTCCAGACACGATCGCGACGGGTTCCGAGGAAGGATTGGATTTCCTCCCCGTCACGAACGAGAGAGCCGTAGATGGCTCCTTCGACATCGGCACGGAGCTAGGTCCCGATGCCATCGAGGGAGAATTCCAAGAAATCGACTCCAGAGACCTGCTAACTGTGATGATCGAAGAAGGTCAGCCTTGTGGTGGCTGCGGCCATCAGCCCCGGATGGCAGGTTCCACAATGTGTGAAAACTGTACTCGGGGTACAGATGTATCGGAGTCATCTCCCACAGAGGTTCAATTCTGCGAGAGATGTAAGTCCGCCGATCATCACGGTGAGGCGTTCTTCTGCGGTGAGTGCGGAACGACCTTGGTTTGGAAAGCGACCAACCTCGTAGAGATGTATCTGAGAACGGGTCACCAAGCGGAGCTTGACCGCACTCGGGAATCGGATCTCTGCCATAACTGCCTGAATCATGCACCGATCCCTGATTCCGATCTTTGTCACTATTGCACCGTGATGGGAGTAGAGTGCGACATTCCAGAAGAGCCGGAAGAATCGGAATATCCCCTCAGTTTGAACGCGAGGGTTGATCTGCACAAGGCAGACCAGTCGCGTTCGTCACATACAGAGAGACTCCTACGTCAGTCGGGTCTCATTGAAAGCGAGGAATAGAACCATGAAATTGACCTTCGAACAGACCCAAGGCACTCGAACTTTTTATTTCCCCCTCGATCGTGACAAGGTCACTCCCCCGGAGTTCACCGTGGTCATCCGACCTCTCAACGGTGAGGACTTCGACTTTGATCCCAACGAAGACCAGTACGAAGCCGGAGTGGCTTTCTGCTCCAAGGACGACCAGTTCTCCAAGAGGAGAGGACGTCTTCTGGCGTACCACAGAATGTTCGGCAAGAATGCTTTCGTAGGCACCTCGACGGAAATCGCCCACGCAATCGAAGCCAAGCTAGATTTGTTGGTGTCCCGCCGGCCTTTCTCATTCAGTGCCCCTGCAATTCAGGACGTGCTGCACGTCATCGCGGCCGACGCTCTGGCCGGATACTTCAAGGCCAAGAAGGAGAATCGCGAAGCGGCGGCGAACGCCTAGAAGGAAACACAGTAGTTTCTTCAGGTAGTGAAGAAGTTTCTGTTTAGTGTGTTATAAAAAACCTTTCAGAAGGAGTGGTGATACCCTTGAAAGATGGGATTACGGTAGGTGAGGCCAGGGAGCAAGTCTCTGGTTTCTTGAGCGAGACAGGCTGCTACGACATCTGTGCCAGTTGTCCTGTCTATGGGGAAGATGGCTGTTGCGATGGGTGTGATCATTTGGTGAAGGGTAAAGGATGCGGCCAGCCAAATTTGTCCTGCCTTTCCTACACCTGTGGGGTGCTGAACATGCACCTAAGTCGCCAGGATGCGAGTGGGAGTCTGTTTCCTAATAGGTTGGATGAACTGACCGATCTGCTCTACGGTCTCCCAAGGGAGGGATACCGAGGATGTGAGCGAAGGGACGAGATGGAGGTGCTGATCATCGAAGATCCTCTGAAAATCAATCGAGTTGGTCTCGTGGCCTTGATCGATGCAGGAATCGCAGACATGATCGAGTCGGACGCAGAGGAGAAAGACAAGCAATGAGCACCGAATTCGAACTCGGCGTCGAGGGAGTGGCCCAGCTCAGGCGGAAGATCCAGGGAGTCCGAAAAGAAAAGGACGGCGTTTATTCCGAACGTAATAGACTGGTAGCAGCTCTCTCCAAACTCTTTCCCTCTTGGTTGGAAGATCATCCAGCAGAAGATAAGGAGTGGGCAGAGCATTGGAGAACCATCGTGTTCATCGACGGGCCCGGCGGTCAGATGTCTTGGCACATTCACTTCTCCGAGATCGAGATGTTCTCACATCTGGAACACCGCGGGGGCGATAGTTGGGACGGGCACACCACCGAACAGAAGTACGAGAGGCTGGCTAGCCTAACCGTACTCGAAAGGGCGAGGGAATAAATGAGTGAGATGCGACTGCAGGAGGTGTCTCTGATCGGACGGATGAAGAGCGATCCGATCTCCACGGACAGCAAGGAATGTTATTTCAAGATCGATGCTGGGGGTAATCTTCCCTTCCCCTGCTTTTGTAACGGAAAGACTGCCGAGAACGCAACCAAGTTCCTGAAGGACGGGGATGAGGTTGCGATCGAGGGTAAGCTACACATGAAGCAGTTCAGGGGTGAAAAGCAACCCATACTGCTTGTATTTGCGAGGCACATTAGTTATGGCAGGAAGACGCACTCGTTGGTATCCAACTATTAGCGGAATCTTTGCGATCTATATAGGTGTGGATGCTCTAAATTATTCTGGAATAAAGGGTCTAATTCTTTGGCCCTTCTTATTATTAGCTTGGGCGGTATCGTACAAAGTATATTTATTTGTCTGTGAAGGCGATGAGGAAATTATTTATGAAACCAAAGGTAATGGTGGAGGATCGGGAGAATCTGAGGCTGGTATCGCTCGTCCGAAAGATAGACGAATACCTTCTGCAGCGCCAAACAGCGGAAATCTTCGGACAGCAAGCCGAATCACGAGCCGGATTATCGGAGAGGTTGCCCAACGGCAATCTCTTCGTACAAAAGAAGCTGAGTCACGGACTTCGGATTCGAGCCGAGATAGAGAACGACAAACAGACCGTGACTTTGCGGATTTTCTTAGATCCTCTTAGATTCAATAATTGGACTAAAGCCTTAGGGCCGGTGGAGTTCTTTTATATGGATCCTTTTGGAGTGGAAGTTTATTTTAAGGCTGGTAAATGGGCGATATCTATAGATAAGAAGGTAGTTCCTTTCAAGAACACCAACGAAATCTATGAAATGGCCCGCATTGAAGTCCAGACCAGAGGTAATGCACGGAAGCTAGTGCGTGTAGCCTAGGAGGTCTCCGTGGAAAAATGCAGACCTATTATTTTCTTGATCTTATTAGGATCGTCTTTGTTTGCGCTCTATTCGAACAGAAGACAGCCTGAGATTATACCCCCATCCCTCATCGAAGAACCAAAACTCCGGTGGTCAGAGCTATCCTTTGAATACCGGTTCGTGGTAATGAGTGAGCTTCGTGCAAACCACTTAGTGAAGATCTGCCATGCAGATCCTGAACTAGCATCCCGTATAGTAGCTGCGGTGGAAGAGGGCGCCGAACTATACAGCTTGGATATCGATCTCGTTCTGGGTCTTATCCTGGTGGAATCTCACTGCTCTCCCGAAGCCGTGAGTTTTATGGGAGCACTGGGGCTGATGCAGGTCATGCCCGCAACTGGGAAGTTCATCTCACACTCGTTGGGATTCAAATGGTCAGGTGATGGGGTTCTTCGGGCGATAGAAAGCAACATCGCTTATGGAACTTGGTATCTACATTACTTACGGACACGCTTTCCGAAAAACGAACATGCTGTTATCGCCTCCTATAATTGGGGGCCGGAACACATACAAGGAAGGATAAATCGATCCGAGCCTCTTCCCCAAGTTTATCCGGGGAAAGTGTATGAAGCCACAGAAAAACTCCGTCAATATATCTGGAGCGACGAATACAATAAGATATATTGGCAAGGTGTGGATAAATACATCGAGAACGCTCGAAGAGAGGGAAGATAATAATATGTTGGTAGCATTTTTTGGAGATACACATGGCAATCTAAATATCATGTACGCCATGTCTTTGGCCTGGGAAAAAAGGACAGGCTTCGAGATAGATTTGATTGTACAAGTTGGAGACTTCGGATTCTGGCTCTCAGAAAATACTGTAGATAAGATGACCGCCAAGCACCGGAAAAGAAATAACGACCGAAGAACACAGGTAGGTGAAGAACAAAGAGCCATTTGCGGGGACTACCCCGAATACGTGCTGGGAGAACTTACTGCACCCAAGAAAACCCTGGTCATTCGTGGCAACCACGAAGATCAAGGATACCTGATGCTGAGAGAAAGGAAACATCAGAAAGAGAATCCCGATGATTACATGAACCGGGCGATTGAAATGGTTCCCAACATCTACTATCTACCTGATGGGCATGTGGTTGATATAGAGGGTGTGAAATTCGGAGGCCTGGGAGGAAACTTCTCCTATAAGACCTTCCACACTTGGAACTACTGGGACGAACACCGAACGCTTCGTTCAAAGCGGCACGGGGGTGAGCAACGTCGCCTGAACCATTTTACACGAGATCGTTGGGAAATGCTGTCTCGTAGAAAGATGGATGTCCTGCTCCTCCATGATGCTCCCAGTGGTATCGGAGTTGTAGGTGCTTCGTCCTTGAAGGGTAAGATGCCTGAGGACGAGATGACCAGCCTTATATACGGGTCGTGTGGTAGCCCTCAGCTACTAGAGCTGATCGAAGCAATAGCCCCCAAGCATGTCTATTGCGGACATTGGCATCAGTTTCGAAAAGCGAAGTTCGGAGAAACTCACACCACTGTGTTGAATCTAACAGGTAACCCTCCCACAGAAGATTGTATGGAGGTAATAGAACTATGCCCCGAGTAGATTTGGGAGACGTCTTCGACTTCCCCACCATTTCCGATACCGAACTCGCGGCAGGTTTGTTGGATCCCATCGGCCTTCCGGAAATAAATCTTACGGAAGAAGATACAGTAAATCTGGACATCCCACTTTTAGAGTTGAGTGAGGATGAGTGGATAACTGAACTAGATGATGCGTTCCAAGATATATTTATCCCAACCACCGTGATAACCAGAGGGGTTGGATACTGCGAGAATGATAAGTGCTCTGATTATGGTAAGGGTAGCTTCTTGTTCATGCATGAGGGTAACACTTTCACCTGTGTTACCTGTAATAAAACAAGCGACCATGTGTTATCGGAAAGAGGTATCCCGGAAAGGGAAGGTAACATCCCTTTTGCTACTGTTCGTATAGAATACGCATACGCGCCTGCTCGCCGTGAATACACAGAGATAGCTGTGCTCACCGACGAGGGATATAATGGACCGAGTGGTACTTATACAGTCCAAAATCCTTTATGTAAGACTTCCGAGCGCGCGTTCAAAATTGCCGAAACTCACCTATCCATAATAAACCAAACGGGAGCATTCAGCGACGATGATTTGTCCGAAGTTCCGAAGTGTCATGAGATCCTCCTCAGTTTCGATAAACCGATCGTTGAACTAAGGAAAGATCTGGAAAGACTAGAACGAAGATTAAGTAGTACACCTTTCCTCCAGAAAGAATTAGTAGTTTCAGATTTCATTGAAGTGGAATCTGACCCAAAATAAGAAGAGGAGAAGCACGTGGATCAAAATCGAGTAGTGCTGGCAGGACGATTGACGCGCGCGGCGGAGTTTCACCCCCCAGGACAAGTAGGACAAGCCCACTGCACATTCACACTTGCTATCAATAGAGTGGTAGTAGATAAGGGTGGTCCAAAAGCAGATTTCATTCCCTGTTCTTTGTGGGGTGACGCTGCCCAGAAATTCGTTGAGGAGCGTGCGAAGGGCGATTCGGTTGGTGTAATAGGAAGACTTAGGGCCAATTCCGTACTACAACCTGATGGGAAAAATCGCTGCTTCTTCGAAATCAGAGTAGAGGAATTTTCGAGTGGGTGCAAGTCCTTGAAGAATCTCCAGCCCGCCCCAAAGGCGACTACCGCAACTAAAGCAGTAAGTTTGCTTCAGAAAGAATTCACCCCATGAGCAATAAATCTCAGTCGAAATCTGAACGCACGGAGGCGATTTCGCCCGAAGATCTTCTAGACGCCGCTTTTACAGAGGCCGATCTGAGAGAACTACACAGCATCAAACACGAGTTAGGTACCTGTGTGAGGTGGGGTACTCTGGTTGCACAAATTTTTACTTCCCTGCGAATTGGAGTAGATACTCTGGTTTTTCTGGAACATCCAGGTCAAAACCCGGCTGCAGTAAAAGTGAATCCCTATGAATCTTTATTTCCAATTGATCAGGAAAAGATCAACGGCCCCTCGAAGAAATCCAAGATGTGTAGAGAGTATGTACTGCTACATATAATAAAGAAGCTCCTCGGGGCACTGAAGACACACGTAAATCAAAAATTGGCTGAGTTCGATGTAGTTGATGCGGAGACTGAAGGGCAACTTCGAGATCTCCTCGCCGAGAGCTACATCGCCAATGCCTACGACAGTGCTGATGAAGAGGAGATGGATCTCGTGGCCAGTACCGACGGCGAAATACCCATACCCAGTGAAGAATGCGTACACGACGACAGCAGTTTTCACGGAGTATCTGCCGAAGAGTCCGAATCGGGTAAAGACGAACTTCACAGGTTTTGTAGAACCTGCAACACTTGGCTTAGCAGACAGGTCTTGAAGAATAGGCTCAGTGATCAGTCTCGCTTCCGACAGAAACGGAGAAAGCGGGAGTGTAGTCATCAAGGTGAGTGGGTAGAAGGTGGGGAGGGAAAAACAGCAATCTGCTCCAACTGCAAGGAGACAATCTCGAACCCTAGCGAATATAGTTGGGTGAAGGCGGGGTTGGAACCCTTTGGAGACGATCCTGATCAAGATGAGATTATGGAAATCCCGGTCGGACAATCGAGACGGGAGATCTCAGCAACAGTTAGAGCTAACGCTGCAACGAAGGAGTCGGTGTGAGGGTACTAATCGTAGAGGATAACGTTGCGCTGATCCCTGAATATCTGAGAATCTTCAAGGAAATACTAGGAGATGGCGATACTTATACTCACGTTGCGTCCGTCCACGACGCCATCGAGTCGCTTTTCGAAGAAAATTGGGATGTCATCTTAGTCGATACTGATCTTGGAGTCGCTGGAAAATTCAAGAGTGGAATTGAGGGAGGGGACGAGTTAACTCTGAGGAATGGTTATGATTTGGTCAGATTCAGACGTCGGGTAGAACAATTGGAATCAGACCGCATCGTTCCTGCCAAGATTATTGGGTTAGCACCCAATCGGTCAGCTTTGCCTGCTTTTGACACAGTTGGAACCAACCATCGACTCTTCAAGTTGGATATCCCTGGAATTGCCAAACAGATCCGCGCATACTCCGACGAAGTACAGGCCTAGGGAGAAGACCGTGAATGACGTGATTGAGACTACAGGTATAGTCGTGGATGTCCTGGGTAGCAACAATTACCGGGTGGAAGTAGGTCCCGACGATGCTAGTAAGAGAACGATTCTCTGTTACCTGGGTGGCCGGATGCGCAGATATCGAATCAATATTCTTCCCGGTGATGAAGTAACAATCACGACATCCCCTCCGTTTGAACGAGGAAGGATCACCTACCGCGGAAAGAAGTTGGATCGGACAGAAAAGTCCGGGAAGCGTCCCAAGGGACGTGGTGCCCGGAGGAGAAGGTAATACTTAGTTGCGGGGAAGTGGTGAAATTGGCAGACACGCGGGATTCAAGATGCCGTGCCTTCGGGCGTGAGGGTTCGACTCCCTCCTTCCCCACCAAGCAAAGGAGAAGACATGACAGTTGAAGAAATGCGAGAGAAAACAGTGGGCCTGAAGTCCGCCGACCGGCTCGCCGGGGCAGCTGATCTTTGGAATGTAACTGCCGAGATCTGTGAGAGATTGGAAGCCATTCAGAAACGCCTGGATGAACCCATGAACGTATATACGAAATCCGATCCGGGGATAACAGAGTAGAGGATTTTTTTTTGGGTAATCATTTACCCAGGAGAAAGAAAAGAAATGCCGAAAGTATTCGTGTACGGAACCCTTCGTAAGGGTGATTGTCGAAACCGCATGCTCGTCGAGGCGACCTGCGTTGCCGCCGAAGCCTATCTCGACGGATTTGATCTGCTCGACATGGGATCCTTTCCAGGAATCGTTCCCACCGAGTCCGCATCTGTCACTCGCGTGAGGGGGGAAGTCTATGATGTCTCCGACGATCTGCTCGCCGATCTCGATGTAGTGGAGGGTTTCCAGGAAGATCGACCAGATGATTCTTTGTACCTTCGACAAGAAGTGACTGTCAAGATCTTCGGCAGTGAGGATATCGAAGTCCTTACCTACATTTACAATGAAAGAAGATATCGACGACACGATCGTCACAACATCATCGAGTCGGGTGACTGGTTCGATACCAAAGCACAGCCGCCACCGCCCAACTTCTAGAGGTAGATTTTATATACGAGGGCACCGTCGCGTTCGGGCTACCAGACTACGGGGGATCGTCTCACGTTAGAGTCTGGAAATACTTAGACCGTTAGTTGAAGGAGTAGTTTCCATTATGGGTGCCAAAGTAAAGGACGAAACACCAAAGACCAAGTTCGGTGGTGATTACAAGACAGCTCAGATCTACAGCATGGGGTATGAGTTCGCATTCATGTCTCAGAAGCGAAAGGGTGCGGTCTATGAACAGGCCACCCCCATGGTGTATTGCAAGGACTTCCTCCACGACGCTCTCTGGGCTTTCATCAACCAGACGAATTGGCAGATCCACAGCTTCAAGTACAACTACGGGAAGAACCCGCCCTTGATGCTCGACCATACCGCGCTCGCCTTCCAGAACACCCAGTTCAAGGGTAATGAAGACGAGTTCCATGGGAAGATGGACGCGTGTTTGGAATTCCTTCGTCTCTGTGAGCGTCAGTTGAACCTGCGCCCCTCGGAGATCCACCAGGTCGAAAACAAGAACGGTCCGTGTTGGTTGGTGCTTGGTGACGCGGGATGGCAGCATTCCCCCACCATGATTTCCCTCTACACGCTCTTCATCCGACTAGGCTGCTTCCACACGCCAGGAGCTAAGCTCGAAGATACGTTGAAGTTGGCAAAGTCAGGGAAGATCAAGATCGGTCAGTCCGGCTATGCAGGCAACAACGACGGGAGCTACGTCAAGCAGGGTTGGAAGGGGATCGAATTGATCTTGAAGCACGGGATGGGTATCTGGCATCCTAAGCAGGCGGACAACTACCCAATGTCTCTCAGGGATGCCGGGCTTCATGACAACTACGGGATCGTCAACTTCACCGCCAAACGTCCCCTGGAAACGATGCCACACTGGTACCGTAAGGAAATCTGGGGCAAAAAGTAAGGAGAGATCGATGGAAGGGTGTTTCGTCGCCGGGGCCGACCCCGAGCTGATGCTGGTAGATGCGCAGGGAGTTCTAGTTAGTGCCATTGGGATCGTCCCGGGAACCAAAGAAGATCCCCATCCCCTGACTTGTGGGGCGGTACAACATGACAATGTCCTGGGCGAGTTCAATGTCAATCCTTCGGAAACCAGTGAAGAACTGGTACACAATTTTCGGGAAGTCCTACGGGAACTCTCGGAGATGATAGCTCCTCTGTCTTTGGTGGCCAGAGCCAGTGCCGAATACCCAAAGTCTGCATTGGAAGATGACGTGGCTAAGATCTTCGGATGCGATCCAGACTTCAATGCCTGGACCATGATGAGGAACTCCGTCGACGGCACTGCTGCCATGAAGAGATTCCGATCTGCCGGAGGTCACTTCCATGTGGGAATGGCCGACTCGACCAGGGAGATGCTCGCCGATCCTTACGGAAAAGTCGAGGTCGTGAAGATGATGGATATCTTCATGGGTATTCCCAGTGTCCTTATCGACGACGACCCGACCGCCCCTGCTCGAAGGAAGCTCTATGGAGGAGCGGGCGCCCACCGACCCAAGGACTACGGAGTGGAATACCGAGCCTTGGGCAACTTCTGGGTCAGATCGCCCGATCTCGTGGAGCTGATGTACGAGCTAGCCAATGTAGCGGTGTCTCTGACTCTGGACGGAAAAAGCAGCGAGATTATCGAGGCAGTGAGTGAAGAAACCGCTCAGCAGGTAATCAACAAATCCGATCGCTCCGTGGCGGGAAAGATCGTTGAGAATCATCTGAAGAAATGGATCGATTCCACGATCTACCAATGTCTCGTCTCTAAGTCACCAATCGCTAACATAAAGGGACTAACCTTGAAAGAGGCCTGGGGAATCTAGTGCAACGTTTGTTACCGGGGAATAAAAAGGCTCGTCGCGGATGGGATGTCGAGATTCCAGACCACCTTTCCTGCGAGATAGGCGACCACGTCGTATATCGCGCAGTTAATCGCCTCGGCGGTGAGCACACGTTCTCAGATAAAGAAACCGCTCCCGTCAGCACAAGAGTTTGTTACGCCGAGTGTCGGCCGAAATACAACAACTACGATATCGAATGTATGCCCCACAATATGAAGAAGAGAGGTGTTATCACAATCGACGATGTGATTACCTTCTTCAATTACTTCGATGCTCTGGAAATGCTTCCAGAAGGGATTGAAATGTGGGAGAAAGCTCCCGGATCAGGAACTCACATCCTCATCAAGGCTGACTCGAAGACCAATCCCCACTACTATTACGTCGCCCTGACTTTGTATCGGTGGGTGGATTCCCATCCCGTACTGGTTTGGAAATTCTTGAGACTTATGGAATCCAATCCCGAACTCCACCCCATGCAGGTGCTACCCCATCTGATCGAGAAGTATATCAACAATAGTAATCACAGCTTCATCGAAGTAGGGCTAGCATATACAGCCGCTATCAATCCTCTATCGGGACTGTCGGCCAAATTATACTTCGATTCGTCCTCTAAGTTTGGTAAGAAAGCGCTGGCCGAACCAACGAAGTATGTCCTCGATGGCATCAAAGAGATATGTGAGAAGATAACTCCCATGATCAAGCTCAAGGTACCTGTGAGTAAACATCCCTGGTCTCCTACTTACACCACAGAACCGCTATACGTGTTAGAACAGGGTGTAGATTGTCTAAGCCCTGTACTGACCGAGTTGTACAATCTCACCAACCCAAACAAGAAAACAATCGTGGAGTTTCTAGAAGAAAACTTCACCAAGGAGCGAAGGTAAGCAATGCTGATTTACGTCGAGGATGATTACGATGGACAATACGGAACTTTTTGGTCGGAACTCGGCGAAATCATTCGCGATCCCGCGATCTTCAAGGCCCGCCCTCAAGACTTCGGACTAGTCTGCTTCACGGGTGGTTCCGATGTGAGCCCCGAACTGTATGACCACCAGAATCTGGGCAGTCACAACAGCCTCTCCCGCGACAAGACGGAGATGCGAGTCTACGAGCTGGCGTTGGAACATGGAATCCCCATGACCGGCATCTGCCGGGGCAGCCAGTTCCTGAATGTCCAGATGGGCGGAACCATGGTTCAGGATCTAGGCGCGAGCCACGGTGGTAGCCCGCACCTCGCACTGACCATCCAAGCCGACGATGACGTCCGGGACATGCAGGTTACCAGTTCTCATCATCAGATGAGTGTGTTGGGTGAAGGAGGAATCCTGCTGGCCCACTCCGAGATCTCGATCCCTTGGGACGCTTGTGCGTACGACGGAGAATTCCCGGCTGGAGCAGAGTGCCTGCTCGACGAACGCGGTGACGATCCGGAGAAGCGCATCTACATGACCGAAGCCTTCGCCTATCCCGAAGCCAGGATCTTTGCCGTCCAGCATCATCCCGAATGGCAGGATGTCAGTTGCAAAGCGGCTCAATGGACTCTTCGCAAGATTCGCGAGATTTGTCTGGGAGAAAAAGAAGCAGCGGTTTGAAGACCGTAATAATTCGTTGGTTCCAGCGAATAGGTAAAAGACCCAGAACGAAGAGGTGCTACGTGACAGAAGAGACAGAAGTAGATTGGAACGCCGACGGGATTAACGAGTGCGATAGTTATTTCGAGGGGCCTGTGTTTGCTTGGCTATCCCCCAAGTCGAAAGGTAAGTTGAAACAGGCTCACCAATGGACAAGGTGCCGCGACATCGTCGGGTCGTATTTTTCAGGAGCCCTAAGAAGCACTTCCACAGAGTATGGGGGCATCGCGTGGAAAAAGAATTACCCGCTGCCCTCTTTTGATCAGACCGTTGTGGGAGTCAAGTTGAACTCCCAAGACAGCAAGACTTTGACTTACGACTCCAATAACATGGAGACGATCGTCTGGGCAATCGAAGATAAGCTCGGTCTCAAAAGGACTGAACTGATCCCGATGGAGAACCCCCAGACCTATCCTGAGGGATGCCAACTCTGGGCATTTGTCGGGGACCCGTTCTGGCAGAAAGCACCTCCACTGCTCAGCATGTACCTTCTGCTAATCAGAACCACCCCATACCTCGATCCCGACGTCGGCAGCCTGACGAAGATCATCGGACAGAATCTCAGGGAGCGGAATGCTGGCGAAGATTGTCTCGCCGCTGCTAAGACCACCATCATGCGCATCGTTAAGGAAGGAACGGAAGTCTGGACTGGTGAGCAAGAAGAATACTACACAGGTAGGAAGTTCCAATACCTCGGCTTGAAGTACTTCACCGCCCTAAGTCCGCGAGAAAGGAAACACTTCCTAGCCCACGGAAAGCCAGACACGATACTGTAAAGTTCTTGACATTCGAGGCCTAATAACGTATCATTGTATTTCAATCTCCCCCCTAAGGAGTCGGAAATTACCACCCTCCCGGACACGAGTAAAGGAAATAATATGCCCCCTTCGTCTAATTGGATAAGGCCCTGGTTTTCTAAACCAGTTATTGCAGGTTCGAGTCCTGCAGGGGGTGCCAAATACAAATCCATCCAAAGGAGAAGTAGATGCCGAAAAATATCAGTAAATGGCATTCTCGTGCGGTCTGCCCCTTCTGTGGTTGGCACACATACGCCCCCTTCGGAAATGTTTTCCACGTACACATCGATTGCTGCCCAGAATGTGGTCACAAGAAATACGATAGTTTTCTTCGCGACGGAAATAAAGTGTGGTACGTAAAGACCATGCGACGTGTGAATGGCGCGGAACTATGGAAGCCCAAGACTTGGGGTACCCATCACTGGGAGACAAGGGACTAATGAATAAGATACAACGACCGACCGATATCGGAATGACTGGAGTCATGCTCCATCTGGCCGAATACTTTCTGTCTCAAGCCGTCGATATCCTGGCGCACATCATGATTGCGCCAAGCTCAGCATCCACCGATTGCATTCTCGAAAGAGCAGGGGACGCAAACGAGGTATTCACTTTCACCTGGGAATGCTACATCAAACACACGAACTGTGCCTTAGAGACAACCAGCCTTACGTTGGGCGATCTCCACGAGGGAAAAACGACATGAGTGTAAGATGCGGACATATTATGCGCCTCGAGGACCTCCACGGAGTGAGTGGGACGGGCAAGATCGCCGATGTCTTCGAAGCCTCCAATGGTAAGTGCATTGTGGTTTGGATCTCGGCTCATTCTAGCACCAATATTTACGACAATGTGAAGCACGTTGAATCCACCCATAGCCATGGAGGTAAGACTCTGGTGATCTGGGACTGGGAATCTCCGCCCGATCCAGATCCCATGGATGCGCTCAAGAAGGACGATATCGACAAGCCGGAATTCAGTGCCGCTGAGATCGAAGAAATCTCGAAAGACGAAGCAGAGGACGTCCAGAAGCGTATTGCGCATAAGATTGCGGAGAAGTTGAGTGATCCCGCCCCAATCGAAGAATCTCCCGAGAAAAAGGAAGAAGAGAGGGACGAAAAGACGTAAGGCGGTAGAGAAGTTGGTAATGACAGAGTAGAGGATAACACCCTCCACCCCGTCCGCCCCCGAACCCAAATTTAGAAGGAGAACACAATGCCCGACCAAATCAACCCCGTAGATGCAATCGGAATGGCCCTAACCCCCGGAACAATCTTCAACCAGGGAGGTAACATCTGGCGCTCAGCAAGTGCTCTCGGCCAGTTCGCCGCACTTGGCAGTCGAGAGGTTCTGGCATTGATCGTTGCCCACCTGTCGGATAAGGTGACCATCCGACCCAGCGCCAAGAATCCCCAAAATGGACCCCTCATTGCTCTCACCGAGTTCATCCCCGACGATCTGGTCGATGGAGAAGGCGTGGTCCAGGTGAAGATAATGGGAGGTAACGCAGTCGCACCAGACCCCGCTCCCGCAGCAGCGCTGTCCAAGATCGTAGAGAATGCGGGCCAAGTCGGCGGTGATCCGATCAAGGTGAATGAAGTTGGTCCAGCACTGGCTGGGCTGGCAATACAAGGACCTCAGGAATAATCGAACCACCTGGGTGATTAGATATCCGAACGAGGTGTGCGATGTAGCGCAATCCTAGTAAATCGGATAATCACATGCGAAGAATCTTAGAAATGCTCATTTCGAAGAAGAATCGCGATGATCTTTGGTACAATCTCGAACGAGTATGGGTGGAACACCTGTACTACGACGAACTCAGACGCCTTTGGGACCTAATCGGGTCAGGGGCGCTTGAAGACGCAGAAAAGTTGATGAAAATGCTTCACCAGGAGCACCATCACTTGGAACCAGAATTAGTGCGTGCCAGAGCATTGATACGACGCCAATGTAACTCAACTGGATTAGAGTAGCCGTCTCGTAAGCGGCAAGTTCTCGGTTCGAATCCGAGCATTGGCTCCACATAAGGACTTGAGTATGTTACCTGGAGATATCCGGAACGAGTTGGAGAAAACGCTCGCGGGTATGACCGCATTGGAAAGACATTTCGACGCAATGATCGGTAAAGGAGTAGATAAACTCCGACCTGTCCGATTGGAGTTGGAAGAAGCAGTTGATGCAATCGGTCGTGCCATAAACGAGCTGGATGACGCATTCAGTAAGATCAATTAGCGCCCGTAATTCAACTGGATAGAATGACAGACTTCGAATCTGTTCGTTGGAGGTTCGAATCCTCCCGGGCGTGCCAGACAGGAGGCGTGATGAGAAAAGGGTATCGGAAAATCGTAGTCTGCGGAATGGATTTCGAATATAAGGTAGGCAAGACGATGGTAGATATTCGAGGTCTCGGACATGACTACCACGAAGCCGGGAATTTCCCCGAATTGACTGGAATGACCTGGAATGACATCGAACGTGCCCGGCACAAGGGTAATTTCTCCATCACACCGAAGATGATAGCCAAGATTATCGAATCAGAGATACCGACGGAGAATTAACGTTATGGGAAAAGTCATAATTGCCGTACCTTGCCACCGATGTAAAGGAAGTGGGTGGTTATTGTTTCGTGAAGGAACCAACGAATCACAACTCCAATTAGATCCAGGACACCGCAAACGTCAGAAAAGAGCGGGTAATTTCTTCATCCCCAGACCTGGTTGGTTTCGTCAATCCGATTGGGTCGCGCCTGGGTCATCGAAACGCTCGTATTACAGATTGGATGCGACCAAAGAATGCTTTACCTGCAAGGGCCGGGGAGAGGTGCCTCAAAAAGCTAAGCTGTACGAAGAGGTATCTTGATGAATTGGATTAATCGGGCTGATGAAATACCTCCTGATATGGTGCGAATCTTGGTATTCAGCCCCGAGCATGAAGAAGGGCATTCGATGCGATACAGGGTCATGGATAGTCAGTTCTTCCACCTCTCAGGAGACGGAACCCACTGGGCATTGCTTGAACCTCCTAGCTCCGATAGCTCAGTAGGATAGAGCGTCGGTTTCCTAAACCGTAGGCCGGGGGTTCGAATCCTCCTCGGAGCACAAAATGACACCAACCGAACAGGATGCTATAATACGCGCGACTGGTGTACCGCTGTCAAATGGCACCATTCTGCTCGTACTACTTGGACTTATAATAAGCGTTCTTGTTGTTGGTATTCTAACCACTTGTTGGGAAGAATATCAAGACAGAAAAGGATACAGACGACATCCTCGCGGCCACCGCGGCGCACGGCCAACAAAACGGGCCCCTAGCTCAATAGGCTCAGAGCAGCTGGCTCTTAACCAGCAGGTTCCGGGTTCGAATCCCGGGGGGCTCACCAATTTGAATGGAGAAGGTGTGAGACGCCGAATAAAGTGGTATTTGGATCAACGTGTTGCGATCGCGAATGTGCCTGGAGGAGGTCAGCCGCAAAGATTCGAATGGAAAGACATCCCCCGGCCGCGAATCGATCCAAATGATGCAAGCAGGGGGTTTCGAGACTTCCGCAAAGGCGAGAATCGGGTATTTCTCCATTGGGGATCTGGCGATGGTGGAATTGGAACCGTGGACGATTTCTTGGATGAAGTAGAACTTCAAACGTACATTATCCGTTTAGTCTATGATATCCAAAGCAGGCACCTAATTCCTTCGGAAATCCTCGCAGATGCTAAGTTGGTCTACGAAAATCATTCTTGGGTGGATTCTTGGTCGCGTCGCCGTAATACAAATGGAAAGATTATCTATACGGATGCGACGATTTGTCCCCCACCGAATCGCCATATCCAGTTTTCGGGGTACTGTAATAATCCGATCGGTAGGAATGTAAGATCATCAGTCCAAAGAGCGCAGAGGAGAACAAGAGTTATTGGAAAAATACACTCGGCGCAGAAAAAAGTAGAAATACCGGAAATTCCCGACGATGCGTGCTTTTTCGCCTTCAAAGCGGGTGCTTTTTATGAAAAAGATCAAAAACCTGGAAAATCTGCTTGCCGCGAAGAAGAAAAACAAGTATAATTGTTGTGCTTGGCGATGTAGCTCAGCTTGGAAGAGCGTCCCCTTCATATGGGGAAGGTCGGGATTTCGAAATTCCCCATCGCCACAAGTAGAAGAAAAGGGAACTTATTATGAGTTATTGCAGAAATAACGGAATCAACAGTGACGTTTATGTCATCGCAACCAAAAACGGTGAAAAAGAGGTATGGGAGTGCGTAGGATGCACCCTAACGGAAAGAAGATACGGAAAGACCCTTGATACCCGATCGAAGATGCTGACCCACCTGGAGCATCACAGGGTTTTGGGCGATAAAGTTCCCATTTGTGCCACATCAAGGCTACAACGGGAAATACAAGAAATGTTAAGCAACGACATAGAATGAATACAATTTGACGCGGAATAGAGAAGTCAGGTCATCTCATCAGGTTCATAACCTGAAAATCGGAGGTTCAAATCCTTCTTCCGCTACAAGGTGAGAATTTGCTCAGGATTCGAGACTTTGCTGTTCCAGACCAAAAGGGATCTGGAAGGTTCCTATCGACATCCCGATCCAGAGGAAGAAGAGGATCATCCCCTAAGAGATTCCACGACTTAGAAAAAAAAGTAGGCTCCCACTACCAAGGATTAGTTTTATGCGGATACCGACCCAACACGTGCCTAACTTGGCGCACCATGCGATTGTACACAAAGAAGGCATCGGCGTTATTCACTATAAGTGTAATGGGTTATTGATACGCGCGGGGGGTCGTACCCGGGATGAGACTTCCGGAATTCCGAGAAATGCGCCGGGAAAAATATTCTGCTCAACCTGTGGGTGTAAAGTAGGGCGTTCAGTAACCGCTCTACTCAAGAACGATTCTGAGCGTGAAAGTCTCTACGGTTTGGGGGGAGGATTAGAACTAAATGTAGGTGTCTACGTGACGGATCTGAAGGGGGGCGGGCAAGGTTTTTACCAATTCTGGTATTGGAGCAAGATTAAGAAGGTCAGTCGGTCTGAACATGATGCTCCAGTTTTGATCGGCCGAAAAAAAAGTTAGCCCCGGCGGTCCAGCATGGAGTGGACGCTGCCCTGTCACGGCGGAGATCGCGGGTTCAAATCCCGCTCGGGGCGCCAGATCGTCTATAAAAAGGAGAGCCAATTATGAAAGAAGTATTATACTTTTCAGCTAACTGGTGTGTGCCCTGTAAGCAGATGAAGCCAATCGTAAAGCAAGTCGAAGAAGCCACGGGTGTGTCTTTCAGATTACTGGATGCGGATACCGAATCAGAGCTGTCATTCACACATAAGGTCAGAGCGGTACCAACTTTCGTCTATCTAGAAGACGGAGTAGAGATTTCCCGCGCCACTGGCGCGCAAACAGCAAACGAGCTGACATCTGCCTTGTCGCTCTAAACATGCTCCTGTAGGCTAGTGGATAAGGCCGTCAGTCTTTCAAGCTGAAGATCGCGGGTTCAAATCCCGCCAGGAGCACCAATTTCGGGGCATTACCCGGCGCACCTCATTCCTGCTAAGGATGGGCATGAGCCGGGTAACCCCCACCAATTTGACGGGCTTCGCGCGAGGAAAACTGCAAACTTTTGCCTGTGAGAAGAAGCAGATACAGGTACTCTTCGGTCTGGTCAGGAGACTCAGCCAGACCCCGTCAATATTTACCACCCTGATTAGTTGGTGAGGCTTACCCTTGCATCCTGCTCGCAAATGGATGGCTAGTCAGACAATTATGACCGTGGAGCAGAGGAAGAGCTGCCCCTGACTATCAATGACGCGCCGGTTCATCCCAGGTATCATCAAAGACTCCCGTGCTTGGCTCGCGACTCGAACGGAAAGTCTGGTATCTGTAGTGGTGTAAAAGGCACCATCCCTAAGGGGAGGGTACGGAGTCGTCCTGCGTGGGTTTGCGCTGTGCCCTAAACGGCGACAGGGATTTCGACGGGATAGCCGGGAGAGAAACCGGACACGGGCACCCTAAAGCAAGAGGAGAAAAATCATGCACTATTTCAAAGGAGAGACCATGAACACAATTCAGGACTAGGAATAAGTTAGGTCTGCACTGAAGCAGATCCCTCCTAGTCCAGGAGGTTGTGTTCATGAACAAGAAGAACGAGAGCGTGCGCTGGGTTTATAACAAGAGCCGTGTCAATGAGCCCTTCAAGAAGATCGCTGGTTTCGAGGCCTGGTTCTATACGGGCGGATCGCAGCACTTCGGACATTATCCCGGCAAGAAGCGCTAGTACATCGAGGGAGATCCTTCGGGATCTCCCTCCCAAGGAAGGAAAAATCAGATGGGAACTAAGAAGGAAGTAGAACCAGTTCCAAGAAGACAGGAAAAGGTTCTTGCCTATTGGGTAATCTTCAAGGGCAAGAAGAGGGACACCAATCGAAGATACTTCATGTCAAACAACTACGAGGGGTGGTACTGCACAGGCCCTCCCGTACTACGGAGCGTTCCCAGACCCCACAACGCTGCCCACTACAAAACTGAAAGGGAAGCCATCGAGGTGATGGAGTCGGAATGGGAAGTTCCCGATGCGAGCGCAAACAGTCTGAAAGCTGCGGGATTCGAGTTCGTCTGTGAGGTGACCCAGACAACTTGCTTGGAGACCTCCGCATAAGGGATTGAAGTGGTCAGAGCGTAGTGCTCCCTCTCCACGAAGAAGACTAAGCTCCTGTCGTCTAACGGCTTAGGACACCGCCCTCTCAAGGCGGAGACTGCGGGTTCGAATCCCGCCAGGAGTACCAGGAGATAAAGATGCCAAAAGTTCACGGTGTCCACATGAGATGGACGCACCAGGAAGGGTCTTGCTTCAAGTGTGGCAAGAAGAAAGATCCCAAACACTACATGGTGGAAGTAGAAAAGACGATCATCTTGTGCTACGATTGCGTTCAAGCTTTTAGGGAGAGGTTCAGTAATGGAAACAGTAATTCTGGCCGGCGGACAAAGATTCCTCGCACATGACGAGGGTGATTGTATCGGAGAGTTTTGCTGCATCCACAATCCCAGCGACCACCACATGAAAGACTGGCCCCAGTTCTGGAGAGCAGATAAAGGAGTAATGGAGAGACTCTGTGAGCACGGAATAGGTCATCCAGATCCCGACGATCTTCTCATCAGCGGGCCAGTAGAAGGTAGATCCCAATGGGCTTCGATACATGGATGCGATGGGTGTTGCCGTGGATAATCCTCTCTGGTGTGAAGTAGCAACCCAATACGACAAGGATTACAAGAAGCTGGACGCTGATGAACCTTTCGCCTCCTTTAGTTTCATCCGGCTGACCAATCTCTATGCTGTGGCGTGTGTTTGCTATTACGAATACGATTTCTCGCCGGTGGAAGATCATATCTTCGATGGCCTGTGTCATTACCTCCTGGAATTCTACGATGAAGCCATGTCTGCGGGAGTGTGGGGAGGAGTCCTCGAAAAAGAAATGTTGAAGGCCGGTTCCGGATACCACTGCAAAGGATTCCGGCTCGCCATTCACAATATCGCCCACTACGTACGACAAATTACCGCAAGGAGAAAATATGTCGCCGCGACGTAAAAGATGTGCATATTGTAACATGCTCACGTATAAGTGGCAGAGCTACAACGGAAGCGTCACTCACTGCTACGATGGGTGCTATTCCACAACAGGAATCGATCACCGAACCGAAGACGGGAAACCTCTTTGGAAGGGTGGTAAAGCAAAAAAGGTAAGGTGACCGAGAGGCCGATGGTAACGGTTTGCTAAACCGTCGTGGTCTGACAATGCCACCGTGGGTTCGAATCCCACCCTTACCGCCAAGGAGATAACATGAACAGACTTAGAGGCGCGTTAGACTCTTTCTTCGCGGGGATTATGATCCTCCTCATCACTGTGTCTGAACAGCTCGCACGTAGGAGACGGAAGAAGAATGCCGATCTATGAATACCTGTGCGAGCACGGGCACAAGTTCGAAGAGGTTCAGTCCATCAAGGACGAGCCGATCAAGACTTGTCCCGAGATCATACCTTTTTCCGGACCAGACTTCACAAAATGTGACGGCGCGGTCAAAAGACTCATCAGCCGCACCTCTTTCATCCTCAAGGGTGATAGTTGGGCCAAGGACGGATACAAGTGATCCTGGTAGATGGCGTGCTACGAATTCTCGACGGGGAAGAAGGAGAGGTTACTTCTTTCAAGGCAATACATGCGGACGCTCTACGGATCTGCAAAGAGACAGGTTCGGTACTAGATCTGGCCGTTTCTGATGTAGATCTGTATCTGGAAACTTCAGATCTGGATGTAGCAAAGAGGGTCGCTGTCTGCTACAGTCCTAGTCTGAAGGTCGAGCGGGTTGGTCCGAAAGAATACCGTATCTTTTGGCCCTGAAATGGTCAATTTAGGTAAGTAATTATGCCCGTATGGCGGAATAGGAGTACGTATTATGGAAATATTTATCTTTATAGCGGGTATGGTAATACCTGTAGCAATAAATTTACTATGCTTCAGAACCTATAGCGGCCTCGGCGTCCTCGTGACCGTCTTTATGGAGTGGAAGATCATTAGAGTGGGTAAAGATTGGCGCTGGAAACCGTACATCAAGCCGGAATGACTTTATGGTAAAGTATACAAGAGAACTACTACAGAAAGCAGCTAAGGAGAGTGAGTCCATAGCTGGAGTCATGCGTGCCCTCGGAATAAAGAAGTAGGCAGGTGGAACCCATGCGTGGATCAAGAACAGGTTGCTGCACTTCGAAATAAATACTTCTCACTTTACCGGACAGGGACACAACAGGGGCAGCGAGGCTCCCAATCGATTGAATCCTGAGGACGTGTTTGTACTCAGGGAAGAGGGTGCTCGCCAGAAAAGGAATATCCTCTGGAGATGCCTGATTGAAGTAGGTCGAGGTGGTGTATGTGAAGAGTGTGGTCAGGGACCCATTTGGAAGGGTAAAGACCTCGTTCTTCAGATAGATCATATTGATGGAAATTTCTTGGACGACAGGGAGGAGAACCTCAGAATCCTGTGTCCTAATTGTCACACACAAACTCCTACGTTTGGTAGGAACAAAAACAGAGCAGGAGTGGCGGAATTGGTCTACGCAGCGGTTTTAGGGGCCGTACCCGAAAGGGCTGAGGGTTCGAGTCCCTCCTCCTGTACCAGTAATCAAAACAAATTATTTGAGTAAGTCAACCAGCACAGGAGATCATTATGTTTTACTTCGTTAGTTGGTACAAAGATTCGATCGACGACGCAATGCAAAAAGGTAATTTTTTCACTGCTCTTGGCTGCGGCGCCAAAGCCTACCCTGTAGGTGCGCGAATGCGAGAAATGCCCCCCGGCAGTTTGGTCATATTGGCTTCCGCCAGGACACGTGATGATGGGGATGACGTGTATAAAGGTTATGCGGTTGTGCGGGTAGAGAACCCAATCGAACGTGCACTTGGCCTGATACTTGCCAAAGTTATCTGGCCTAACTCAGGTTACCAAGCGACCAACGAATCAATCCCTCTGGTAGTGAGGCCTGAAGGAGTAGAGCTGGATAAGAACCTTTGGAAACCCTTAGGTAAAACTTTCAACCGCACCATATATGAGATGGAACAGGGAGATTTTGAGGCAGCAATAACCTGCTTCTAA